CATTACGAATCGTACATTCCTCGCTACTAAGTCATTACCTCGTCCTAAGGATGAACGTTTGATTACTGCTGGCGCTACATCCATCGAAACTCTAGTCATCTCGATGGAACAAGCAGTGACTCATCCAGGTACTCGTAATAACGGACAGCGCATTACGCTTACTCCAGATATTCTCTACACGAATAACAACGGCATGATTCGACCAGTAGACAATGCTGTCGTACAGGCCTTGAAGCTTCGAGACCCAGAAAGCCTGGCTACAGCAGTCACTACCGGAAAGTATTTATATACACCGTTCCATTACGTTATGGATGCAACACAAGATGCATTTGACGTAAGGCCGTATTACTTGGATCATCCAGTAGCACAGACTTGTCAGTTCATTACTCAAAACGATACGACAGGAATGCAAGTCAATACCTATCGGTATTCGCTTTCTAAAACGTCAGCTGGCTATAAGCTCCTGATTGAAACTAAGTCTAACGAAACCTATCGTGATTTAGACGACTCATTGGTTCATGCTCAGTTGTCTTTCATTCCAGAGAATGAAGAAAATCGTTGTTATCTGCAAGGTACCTTGATTGGTAAGACTGCTAAGAACGAGCGAGTCTTTGAGTTCCAAATCAGTACTGCTTTCGATATTGATCATAAAGACAATATCTGGCTCAAGTCTTTCCAGATGTTCACGACCGGTGCTAGGAGTTTATCTACTCCACTGCTTAAAGACTTCGATATCTTCTACAGCACTAGCGTTACTTTGGGTCCAGAGTGGAATCAACATATGCTTGATTCTGAAATTGGTAGGTTCTTGCTTCCTAACCGTATTGCTGCCATCACTCATGAAAAAGTAAGGCTGAAGTTCGGTGTACCTCTGAAGAACCTTTGGGCTAGCAACCGCAGTCTCCCAGCATCTGCTCCATTTCAGGTTTATGAACAAGACGTATACGAGACTTACAAAGAAGACGTATACGACAAAGATCCTGTTACTGGCTCTATCTTCAGCATTAATAATGGTGCACTGACGTACAACTTGAAGTATCGCAAAGGCGATACGGTAGTAAATCAAAACACCGGTATGCCAATGATCAAGCACCGCCGAGGTGATGTTAAACTGGACATTAGTGGTAAACCTATTGCTACTGGCCCAAATCTTGTGACTAGACAAATTGACGTGATGTTTATTGAAGGAGCGTATTACTTCGCTACTGACATTGCATCCGCTAATTATCGTGAATCGATTGTGTCCACGGTTGTTGATTGGATTACGATTGATCTCAAGGAGATGTCTACCAAGCTTCTGGAACAAACCAAACTGTTCTTCTATCCGAAGACCACGATGGGAAGTGTAAACGTTATGATCGAAAACGGTATCAGTACTGTGATCGAAGCAGGCCAATACTTTAATGTCAAGCTCTACGTAAATGATGCAGTCTTTGAAAATGCAGAACTCAGAGAAGCTTTAACGGTTAACACCGTGAAAGTGATTGACAACCAACTCAAGAACAGTACAGTTTCAATTTCGACAATTACCAGTGCTTTAAAGGACTCTTATAAGAACGACGTTATTGCGTTGTCACTTAATGGTCTTGGCGGTACTAGAAACCTGCAGATGTTAACTGTGTTGAATGAGGGAGATCGCTGTTCTATTCGCAAGCGTTTGACGGCCTTACCGGACGGCAAGCTTATTGTACAAGAAGACGTAGTGGTTGACTTTATCAGGCACGAACAGAACGTTTAATCAAAGCAGCATAAAGGCCAGTGGGGAAACCCACTGGCTCTTATGTCGGGAATATAAAAGGAGAAATCAAAATTATTACCTGTCTAACATTGAGTCCTACTCCGCACAACATCATTACACCTCGGAGTGTGTTCTATTTCAATTACGTATCTGAGTTTGATGATGCAGCTGGGATGCATGCTTCTAAGCTTGCGGCCATGTTTAAGATAAAGACTCCTTTCTTTTTCTTTCAAGATAATGACGATCCTTTGCCTACCACTTATCAAGTTCCTCCAGGTGGGATGGTCTACGGTAATTACCATGTAGTAGATGCTCAGACTCTACGAAAGTTTGAAGTACCCACCAAAAAATGGAATAAACTGTGGTATATGGAAAACCACGGTTTGATTCGTAGAGGTATTTATAATACTGCAATGGCTAGAGCTGTTGCTTCTAAGCTACCAAGAGGAGAGTATCATACTGAGACTTTGCTGCATTACTTTCTAGGAGAGGTATATGGTGGAGAAGTCAGGACCGACATGATAATGCTTTGGCGCAGACGCCCCGGTGGTATGCATACAAAGACAGAAACAGCAATTGATAACTCTATTGCTTGGATTAAAGAGAATAGTTCGAAGGTAATCTCTGCCTTGAAATCATGAGTCTTAAAAGCAGTGGGATACTCCACTGCTTTTATGCTGTGAAACTGTTTAGGATAAACAACGTCTATTATGTCGAGGAAACACAATGTCTATAGCACGAGTAATTACTAGATTTGGTAGTGTGAAAGATCTAGTAGAAATATTACAACAAAACACTGAAATTGCTACACAGATTAAATCGTACTTTCAACCGTATTGCGATTGTAATATAGCCGTTTGGTTAGTAGAACAAATCTACGACGGTAACATGGATGTAATTAATAAAATCAGGGAACTTATTGCATCTGATGACGATAACGTTATAAGTAGAGATGTTATCCATCCAGAATATAACTTTCTATTGCGTACGTTTTGCCAAGGTTCTGATCTCTACGGCGTGTATGCAGATGGAAGTGGCTCAGGTAGTAACTCATTGATTGTTCTCAATAGTAATAAGTGTTCTAGCTATTTTATTTTAGATTCTCTTGTGGGTACTGGTGAGTTAGCTAGGGACAAAATACCAGAAATTGGTAGTGGGTATTACAATAATATTGTTTTTGGTTCAGATGCAGTAGTAACAGAATATGGTGTTTTCTATCCACATCACTATATTTCCACAGGTTACTACATGCAGCCTTACCACCACAGTTCGTACTCTCTTCGCAATTCCACATCAATTGATACTTTTGATTTAGAAGCCGGGCTTACTCAATTAATATTGTTAGAAGATGGTTCACCTGATCAACCACAGTGGGGAGATGGTACTGAATTTGATATAATGTTAGAATTAGATCCAACAATTCCAGATAACAATCCATGGTTAGGCACGCCTTTAGCAGTCGGTGTAGTCACAAGAACCTATGTTAATGTTGATGGAAGTTTTAGTCCTATGGCTGCTTTAGTATTATTTAGTTCTTATAATCAATTAAGAGTTAAGTCTGACATAGATACAAGAGATCCATATGATCCTTTGTTTAATAATAGTGGAAATTATATTATTGATTTAGATGCTTACGAAGCAAACATGACTCAAGCACAAAAGAACGAGTGTAACGACGTTTTTATTAACGGAGTTAAATTACCTTATTTCTTCACTAGACGTTCTTATGATCAGAATAACAATTTTATTGGCTATGAAACAAGGCTTAAAATAAGAACAGGAAATAATAGACTTATTGTCGTTATAAACGATGTAGAAGTTTATAACGAAACTTACGTGAGTGGTTCAGACTTTAGCCAGGGTGGTCGTCATGCTGCTTATGTTTTCAATCGTTTATTCAATTGGATGGATGAAAATAACGTAATAAGATCAAACAACTACTGGTCAACAGATTATACGGCTGCTCAAAAACAATTTGTCAAAGACTTCTATGTTAAGCGCATCTAAAATACCAAGGAAACACAATGTCAAATTCATTAACAACTCGGTATAAGGCTATTAAGTCTTTGGTAGCTTTACTACAAAATACCAATGACCCTACTACTATGGCAATTATGGCGTACTTTCAACCATATTGTGATTGCGATTTACCACAATGGATTATTGCACAAATTGAGAACAATAATTTATTGGTAATCAATAAAATTAAAGAACTCATTGCAAACTTTGATCCTACTCCTTACAGTAGAGACATAATTAATCCTGGACCAGATTTCTTATTACGTACATTTTGTCAAGGATCTGATCTCTACGGTGTGTATGCAGATGGTTCTGGTAACAATAGTAATTCTCTAATTGTACTCAGTAGTGATAGATGTATAGATGTATCGGATTACTTTATTAAAGATTCTCTGATAGGTATTGGTGATATGGCTTCTGGTAAACTACCAGAAATTGGTAATGAATATCATACTGGCGACTATGGAGAAGAAACATTAGTGACGGAGTATGGTCTTTTCTATCCGTATCACAATAGTTACACAGGTAACTACATGGAATTTCATCACCAAAAGTTTTCTCGTCGCAACACCATACCAATTGATACTATTGATGTAGAGGCCGGGCTTACTCAATTAATATTGTTAGAAGATGGTTCGCCTGATAAACCACACTGGGGTGATGGTACAGAATTTGATATAATGTTGGAGTTAGATCCAACAAATACAAATAACAGTCAATGGACGGGTAAGATTTTAGCAGTCGGTGTATTGACCAAAACTTATGTTAATGAAGATGGAAGCTTTAATCCTTGGGCTGCTTTAGTGTTATTTAGTTCCTACGATCAACTAAGAATTAAATCTGACATAGATACAGATCAGAATGCTCCTTTGTTTAATAGCTGGGGTTATTATGTTATTGATCTAGTTTCTTACGAAACAAACATGACTACTGCACAAAAGAACGAATGTAATGACGTTTTCATTAGTGGACAGAAATTACCTTATTTCTTCACTAGACGTTCGTATGATCAGAATAATAATTTCATTGGGTACGAGACTAAACTTAAAGTAAGAACAGGAAATAATAGACTTATTGTCGCTATTAATGAAGTAGAAGTTTATAACGAATCTTACTTGAGTAATGCAGACTTTAGTCAAGGTGGTTTAGAAGCAGCTTATGTTTTCAATCGTTTCTTCGATTGGATGGATATTAATTCAGTAGTAAGACCAAATAACTATTGGCCAACAATTTATACAGATGCACAAAAGCAATTTGTTAAAGACTTCTACGTTAAGCGTGCTTAAACGAGTAATAAGGAAACATAATGTCAACGACAGCAAGAGTAATTACTAGACACGGTAGTGTGAAAGATTTGGTAGAAATATTGCAACAAGAGTCTGAAATCTACACTTCCTAATCCACAACTTAACTGTATTCCTACAGAAGTCTATCCAGACTACGTGCCTGCTCCTCCAGTTATGACATAACAGCATATTAGCCAGTACTGCTTTTGGCAGTACTGGCCTTTATGCCGATTAGTCGTTTTCAATCAGGAATTCGCTTTTATAAAGCTCTTTGATGAGTTCCTTCTTATCCTTGTTTCCATCCTTATCGTCAAGGACAAAATCTACTGGAGCAAATGGTAAATGTCCAATTCGGATCTTCAAGTTTACTTGATCAATCTTCAATCCAGCTTCTTGCAATTGTTTCACAAGTCCTTGTACTTCCACATCGATCTTACACCAAACACTAACAGTCTTATCTTTCTTTTCAAAGACATCGACTTCAAAGTTCAAATCTTTAGCTTCAATAGAAGCGCCACCCTCACCACCAATGACTAAGTTCTCTACACGAAAGACATAACGCGTCTTAGACATGTAATCTTCACAGATCTCTAGGAACTGATCAAACTGTTCTTTGGTAATAGAGATGTTTTTCTCGATAGATGACTTAACGCCATCGCTACGAGTGTACTTCTTAGTAGTTTGTACGTAAGTCTCTTCTCCACCTTCATTTCCATTCAAACGAAGGGGTTGAGTATGTCGTACACGGATCGTGCCGTTATCAGTTTTGATACTGGCCTGAATATGGTGCTCTACCTTGTAAGCTTGCTCTAAACCATCTGGGTTAGAGATCTTAGCATAGATAGTTACTTCATCTTCAGGATCTACGGATTGTTCTTCGTTAGCTAAATTGAGAAATCTCATTTAAGCACCTGAAGTAAACAAGATCTTAAGCACTTCAACGATAGTGCCAAAGAGACCAGTAATCACGCCATCATTCGTCAAGACGCCTTGCTTCAAGGTGATGTAGATAAACACACCAGCAAAACTAATAGCGAATAACAACACACATGTGAGAACAAGCCAGAAAGCAATTAACTTTGCTTTGAAAAGGGTTTTATCCTTTTCCAAACCAAAGATATTCTTTTGGTGTTCTAGTTCTTTGGGATCTGTTTGTTTAGGCAAGAATAATGTCCTTAGTATAAATTTTTGTTCTTCAAACGTAAGGTTATCAAAACCACGTAACATCAGTTCGTTGAAATCAACATCATTGATGTCTGTCTTTCGTTGTCCCCATGTACGTGTTTGTTTGACTCTTTTGTCTGGTCTGTTATTTTCCCTTTTGTCCGCTACCATCTTTGTCCTTTTCTTTATCAAAGAGGTCAGTTTGTTTGTCTGTCCATTCACGCAAAGACTTCTTGTCTTGGTTGCACAACTGTAGATTACGAGTTTGCTTTGCAGCGTACTTGACTAACAACTCTTCTTTCTTTTGTGTTGAAGCAACCATATAGTCATTGACCGCTGGCGGTGCAGAGATACTGCAGTCTTCCATAAGAGCAGCAGGTGGAGTACGCAGCACGTACTCAGTCTGATAAACAATTATCTCTTTAGTGAAGATACTGCATCCAGACAGAGTAATACCAACGAGCAAAGCCAGAGATACTTTTAACAGAGATTTCATTTCTTAAACCTTTCCGTTCTTGCATTGAGAATTAGAGCCATTTTCAGCTTGACTAGAAGCTTCGCAGTAAACAGCCCAAAGGTAATTGATTTGGATGCGGCTTACAGCGTCACTAAGCGTTTTATCTCCAGTACCTGAGACCGAGGTAGCTTCAGGAGACTTAGTACCGTCTACGGGCTTTTTAGCCACGTTGTTACCATTGGTCTTTTTGGCTTGTTTAAATTTCTTCTTGGTTTCCTGGATATCTCTCTCGCGCTTTTCATCCAGAGTTTCGTGCTTTTGTACGATATCTGTTTTCGTCTTAGTGTTGTCAGTCACAACACCTAAATCAATCTTACTACCCTCACGCTCTTTCTTAGCGCCTTCCTTTTCTTTATCGATGGCGTTAGTGAGTACACCAACCACAGTGTCATGTGCTGTATCTCGGTCTTTCTTGTTAGATTTCCAGATATAGAAACCCCCACCCAAGATGCCAGCCACAATTACAAGAATAAAAATACTCTTGAGTGCTTTCAATGGATTCGTCATAAAACCAGTAGCCGCAGCTACACCTCCTGGAATTAAGCCTGAGAAAAAGGTTTTCAAAAAGATTAGCAAAACAGTCATTTGTTATTTTCCAATCATGTCTTTGAAAAGTGATTTGTCTTCGTAGTCTTTCATGAGCTTTTTGACGAGATCTTCTGTAGTTGTACTATCATGACAAATTAGTTCAGCTTTCTGAGAAAGCACAATGGCATGTGTTTCCGATATCTTCTTATACATCTGTTGTTGATTTCCAACAATCAAGGAAAGCCCGAGTATGTTAAATATACTCATGATTATAATCACAAAGATCAATCTAGAGATTTTCTTGTATAACGAGATAACAGTAACATTTCGTGGTTTAGTGATATCGACCATATTCAATCTTCTTTTCTGTGTGTTTTGAGTTGATTGTATCTATAGTAACCTACTGCTAAAGCGTCGCTTGAATGTTCATCGAGTCCATCCATTTCTAAACCTTTTAAGCAAGGTAGATTAGCAATAGCAATTTTAACGAGATCTTTATCTCCGCTTTTACCAGACACACCAAGGCCTTTCTTAGCTGTGGCTGGATCTACGAGATAAACCTCTCGTCGTTTGTTCCATGTGTATACCGTGTCTTTGACTGCACACAGTACTTCCATGAGTACACCGTAAGCTCCTGGTCTACGGGGGTTGTAAAACGGTGACTCACAAGCAATGTATAAAGGATCGTAAATCTCTAATGTTTTCAGGAGATTTTCTTTATGTGCTTGAATTCTGGCAAAACGTTCGTGGTACAGACTTACGTTCCACTCATTAATGTTGGGTAGCTTACTGCCATAGATTGTCCAAGCATCGGCATTAACTATTTCAAATGTTTCTGCGTGTACTTGGAGCAATCCATAGCCGAGAGTCTCTGAACCAGGGTCTAATGCCAGAATGTTGAACGCGAAGTCTGGTCGGGGATCGAAGTCTTTCATTCCGGCATTCTTTTTGTTAAATTAAATCAATTGAAACAATGGCTCAGTAGCACCCACATCCAGCGTTGCAGTGAAACCATCACGCTGAGATTTCATAGGTTGCATGGTGGAGACATGAGTAACGATCTGTGCAGCGATCACTTCGTTATAAGTAACGTTGACCGAATTAGGATCAGTCACAGTCACACTACGATCAACACCAGAGACTAAAGCCATTTCCGTAATGAAGGCATAGTCTTCAGAGTTATAAAGAACTATTGCTGCATTCAGAATTTCCGTAGCATCAAAGGTATCGAACAAAATCTGAAGCTTAGCCGTAGCAGACAGGAAGTTACCAGTCACGGTATTGATACCACCGCTAGCTAGCGTAGGTTGCGTGGGGTTGAGATCATCCGATGTAGGAATGAAATCCGTGGTAGTGGTGATACCACCACTGACCTCATTGAGTTGCATCTTAACAACGACGTTGGTCAAATCCAAACGACGCAGATAGTAAGCAACATAATCCACACCACCGATGTTTTCAATACGGCGAAGACCATAACGCTCGCGCTCAGCAGGAGACAGATCTGTGTCTACTGGACGCAGTGCATATGGGAACATGCGGTAGCTACCGCCATGACTCGTTTGGTGAGGAAGAGACTCCACCAGATCAATACCATCAGTGCCAACCTTGCTGCGATGCCCACCGATACCAATCGAGAGATAACGCATCTTTGGATTTTCATTCACACCCAGTAATGCAGTTGGTTGAATGGAGAGCTTCTCATTCAGTGTGGTGTTAGGAACAATCTCAACAGGTAGACCCATCAAGAGACACGTTTGCAAATATGCGCCATAAATTGTTCTGCGAAAGATTTCCATTTTTGTTTACCTGGTTGTGAGAAAAATAACCCAATGGATCAAGGGATAGAACCCTAGTCCATTGGGCTTACACAAGATTTCAATTTGTATTAAATAACCACAGACTTAAATGACTAATTCAATCTCTCTAATGTCTTGACTTTGTGTAAAGTTAAGAGTACCTTCCCCGGTAGTACCAGCGAACAGATTGAAGAAATCAGTTAAATCAAAATGAGTGTAAGAAGAACTTGTATTAACATCAATACCAATAGTAGTGCTGTAGATGGCGTCGAGTGATCGGTTATGGTAAGTATTATTAGTCGGCAGATTAGTACCACCCATACCAAGCAGCCAGTTAAAGATATCCAGACTTCTAGAACGCATGATGAGTCTGAAGTTAGGCAAACCACGTACGGTAGTTACAGAGTTGAACACAGAGAGGTTCTTGTACTCGATGACTACGCTCATGTCGTCTAAAGACCTGGCTTGCCTGAATACCTGAGCAAAGCTTTCGATAGAGCGTTCAGTATAGGCTAGTTTGAAATCAAAGCTCTTAGTATCTGCACTAGATTCAATTCCACTGGCTTCATGGTGATCCATGACTTGTTCTAAGTCTGGTGTAGTACGAGTATCGTAGAACTCATAGAACGTATCGAGCCAGATACTGTCGGTAGTCATAATCGTCTCGTAAGTAAAGCTATTAGCAGTACTTACCAAACCACCTAAGTCTCTAGTAGCAATATAGTTACTAATGTTGAACTCATGACGAGCATAGAACGAATCCAATTCCAAGCCAGCACTAGCGTTATGCATTGTGTTGAAGATATTGAAATCGAAACTACGGAACGTCGGATAGAACGTTGGTGAGAACAATCCGTAGATAGTCCCTAAACCACTCATTTCGTATTCCGTATCCGTCTTCACACTAGGATCGAACTTATTAAGATACGACCAGCCACCAGAATACGTCATGTTAGAGTATTCGTTATCAAGCGGTACATCAAAGACGTACTTGATACCTTCAACCAATGTGTTGCCAGTATTGAGTGTAATAGCGCCTACATCGACTGGTTCAAAGTTCGGATAGAACGCATCGAGCTCTACTTCTGTAGTGCCAGTAATAAAGTGGTAAGTATAATTCGGTACGTAGAAGTAATTGAAAGCATTCACGTTTCTGCGACGATGATGCAGATAAGTCAAACCCGGTAACTCATCCGTAAGCATTATGTCGGTGATATCGACCTTATCGGGTACGATAATGGGATTAATACATTTCGGATAGATACTCTTGAGTTCACTGCGTTGCTCTTGAGTAAGTGAGTTATACCCAGAGAACAATGGCAAATTAGAATAACCATTGGCAGTATCGAATTCAGGTAAGTAACTATTATCGATAATCATGGAACCCAGGTCCATGAAGTTTCGACGATTAAAGTAAGTCTTATCCCTAGTGAATTCAATAGGCATCTCATGTAAACCAAAGTACTGAATGCCGTTATCGATAAAGTAGTTCTTTATGAAGTCAGCTATTTCAATAGTACCACGGTCGTAAGAATGGACTATTCCCTTATAAACATGTACAAAGGTGTCATGAATTCTGAAGTAAGCAAGGCCAGCAGACTTAAAATCACCTACTCGAATAGCAGCCCAATTCATAATCTGCACTGCTGCTTTGTTAACATCAGATACAAACTGAATGGAGTAACTAGACAGTTGTTCCATTAAGCTAACCATAGCGCGTTGCAGACTACTTACGTTTTCTGTCACTGACATCTTGTATCCAGTGACTTCTTCGTAAACGTTCTTATAGACATCTACCCATTCTAATTCTGTAAAGTTTTCAAATGGATAGTTGTTAGCGTTGAGCCAGTCTGTAAATACCATGCCTGGATAAGGAGATGGTAAAACAATATCTGCATACATTCTAGACACCATAGCGTGCACCAAACCACGAGTGTATTGGTGCTCTTGGTTAGAGATGAACGCAGTTTGTTTCATTACAGTGTCATGCACTGCTTCGCATTTAGCTTTGAAACCAGATAAAGACGTAATGACTTCTGTCGTTGGTTGTAACGATCTAATGAATGTAGCGTATTCCTCAGGAATATAACTGAAATCAGCTACACTCATCAAGTCATCGTTACTAGGCATCGGATCTCTTTGTACTCGCTCTACATTGAGCATCGGTACAGTGCTGAGTTTAATTCCAAGGCTAGCACAGAACCCATAGATAAAGTACAGATATGCATCCTTAGTATTGATACTAAAAAGTTCACCGTTCTTTGGATTCCTAATGCGTGCGTAAGCGCTGAACTTATCAGTCTGGCTCCAATAGATCCAGTGGTTTAGCAATACGCTATGCATTGTGTATGGCACTGCATCTGTGTAGTCAATAAGAGAAGATTCAAGAACCTTCGTAGTAACCACACTAGACATTGAAGCTTCAAACGTAGAGAGAATCTTCTGTTCATTAAAGACACGGAATTCTCTATTGCCAGGAGCCAATGGTTCTTCTTTATCAAGAACACTAGACAACGTATGGAAGTTATCCGTACGATCGTTAGTAGCTACGGCGTCATTCAGTAAACGTTTACGGAATGTAACTCTAGGAGTATTCTGTTCTGGTAAAACACTAACGTCATGTTTCATCGTGTATTCTGACAAAGGTAATCCACGATCAGTCATGATCTTCTCTACCAGCCAGAAGAACGTATCTTGTTTACCACTATTGCGTTCAATGTAATTGATGTTGCGATAGAAGAAGAGTGCTTGTTTCTTAGTCATCTGACCTAAGTAAACATCAAGCATCCCGTGAGATGCTAAATATTCACGAACATGATAACTATGTGCTTCGCTTGTCTTACAAGCTTTAAGACGCAAGTTAATAATCAGAGGCACCATAGAGAGGTGCATAATCCCAAGCATGGCTGCGCCATACAGGGAATCTGACAAAGTGAACTGTTTATTATTCCAGCGGATGTTGTAGTGATCTAACCAGATGTTGATATTATCTATCAAACTCATCTCGTTATCTTCTACCAAATGACCTGGATAAGCCAAGACAGATAGATCCGGAGCACTAATAGCATGTTCTAAATCAGCTGGATAGAGAATACCCAAAATCAGTTGTTCTTGATTAGGATACGTAGTCACTAGTTCCCGATAGAACCGAGAATTGTATTTATAGGCTTTAGCTGTAGCTGTATGAATTGCTAAGTTTGCCTTATTAAATACGATAGGTTGGAGGGTATCCAATGATGTGACCATCATGGGAGTATCAGTAAAGTGATACTCTCCTGCTACATTTAGATAGTATTTCCAGGTTCGTTTGTCGTGTTCGACATATGCTGTCGGACCCACGTAAGCCAGTAAGTATTCATTTAATCGCAATGCCGAATATTCTGACTTGATTACAATGGTCTCGGCGAGTTCCAAGACGCTCTCGATATAAAGATCGTAGTAGTTTTGACTCACTGAGTTTCTCCAATAAACATTTTGTTCTCCAACCTTTAAGGTGCATCCGACCTATGTCAAATAAAAATACATTGCGTGCAGTGATCCATGCACGGCAAGCTGGCAAAAGTTTTCCTGCAGTAGAGTTCGTAAAGACACAACCAGAGTTGGCTGCACTACTGAGTAAACTCGTTCAATCTGATATCCGGCCTACTCACGATCAACACGGTAATCGTGATATCTCTGTGGTCGATCAAAATAACTTTGCCAATGTCTCTAAAGAGATTGCGCAAAAGGGTACTGATTCAGACACGATTATGCAGCTGTTCCCAGAAATGGAACTGTCTGCACAGATCTTGATCAGCTCGATCATCTCTCCTAAAGACATGAACACCACGGAAGTGGCTTTCAGTCTGCCAGATACATTGAAAGTATCTCCATTGGCCGCACAACTCCTTGCTGCTATTGAAGAACATTTCACTAAGGTCTATAAAATTGAACCACTATTACCAGAAATACTGCGTCAGACGCTTTTTGGTGATGGTTCCTACCCTATGTTGGTCATCCCTGAGAACTCAGTTGATGACTTGATTAACGGTCAACGTGTTATCAGTACTGAATCTCTTAACGAGTACCTTGACAATAACTTGACCTTTAAACCCATTGGGATTCTTGGTCCAGTCGAACGTAGTACCAAAACAAAAGATAACCTGAGCTTAGAAGCTCTGGTTGCTGAAGGTTACTACAAGAACAACGTTACTGAACCAGTAGATAACCGTATCTACTTTGCTGATGGCATCACAAAGATTGCTCTTGAGCATTTGGTTGTGGTTGATAACTTCAACACATTGAAGCTACCGCGTATCATTGATCGCAAACGCTCTCAAGTAGTTAACGAGATTATCGTTGGACAAAGCCGGTATCAGCAAGCCAGTTTTGAAAGCATTAAGATGAGTTCTAAACTCACTGATGTTAATTTGTCTAACTTACTCTACAAGAACCGTGGTCCTGGCTATAAGACCGTCGTCAAAGCAAAGACTGATTCCGAAGTAGCACGCAGCACAGTGGGTGCACCTCTCACAATGAAGCTTCCAGCTGAGTCTGTGATTCCAGTCTTTACTCCTGGTGATGTACGCAAGCACGTTGGTTACTTCGTTTTAATTGATGGTGAAGGTAACCCTGTTTCTCGTACTGCACAGCAATCTCAATTTGATTCCATTCGATCACGCATGGGTTCTGACCAGATGTCTTCTAGTCTGCTCAATCAAGCAGCAAAGATCAATGGTGTTGATTGTAAACAAGTAACTTTCGATCAGGCTGCTCGTGTGTATGCTGAAATCGTTGAAGCAGATCTCTTAGCCCGTCTTCGCAATGGCATCGTTGGACAAGGCGTAAAGATTGCTGAGAACAACGAAGTCTACAAAATCATGTTGGCTCGTACACTGAAGAAGCAAAATACCCAGCTTCTCTATGTGCCTGGAGACCTGATGACTTATTTTGCTAATAAATACGACGATCGTGGTATTGGCAAGTCTTTGCTTGATGACATGCGAATTCTCAATAGTCTTCGCGCTATGCTCTTGTTCTCTCAAGTCATGGCATCGACTAAGAACTCCATTGGTCGTACCAAAGTCAAGATCAAACTCTCTGATGTAGATCCTAATCCACAAAAGACTATTGAAGTAGCAATGCATGAGGTAGCAAAGCTGCGTAACCAATCATTCCCTATTGGTACTAATACCGTTGGTGATTTGGTTCATTATGTCCAGAACAGTGGTTTGGAATACGAATACGAAGGACATCCGGGTCTTCCAGATACTGCTGTTGAGTTCTCTGAACATCAGAGTAACTATGCAAAGCCAGATACTGAACTCGAAGAAATGCTTCGTAAGCGCTCGATCATGTCTACTGGTTTGTCTCCTGAGACCGTAGATAATGGTTTCTCTGCTGAGTTTGCTACAACGGTTGTTGCTAATAGTCTCTTACTTTCCAAGCGAGTCACTCAGATTCAAGAAAGCTTTGTTCCTCAAATCACCGATCACTGTCGTAAGGAAGCCATTAATAATGGTTCTGTGATTAAAGAGATTAAACAGATCATCAAAGAAAACCTCAAGAAGATTACGGAAGTCAGTAATCCTGATGAAGAGGTCTCTAGTTTGGCTGGTACTGAGAACGAAGAACTCTTGGTGCATTTACTGGCTATGGAGTTTCTCTCCAACTTTGATGTCAGGCTCTCTCAACCAGATAGCATTACTTTGCAAAATCAAATGGAAGCATTTGATAAGCAATCTGAAGCTTACGATAAGGGATTGAACTTCTTTATCAGTAGTGAGATTCTGCCTAGCTCTATGGCTGGTGAGGAAGCATCACAACGTGTTGATGAAGTCAAGGCAATCATTAAGGCTAACTTGATGCGTCGTTGGATGGCACAAAACCATGTACTCCCAGAACTCTCAGAAATCATTGCTACTAACGATGATGGTTCTCCAATGATTAATTTCATGGAAGAACAATCTGAACATACTAATGCGTTGACTCGTTCGCTGGTTAAGCTTCTCGAAGGTGTTGTCCCTGTTGGACAAGCTGGAGACCGTGATGTACAGAACATCACTGGCGGTGAAGATCTTGGTGAATCTACTGCATCTGATCCTTCTAGTAGTGACTCCGGTGGTGATGATACTGGTGGGGGTAGCGACGGTATGGATGACATGGGTGGTATGGACGAACTTGGTGGTGATCCCACTGATGAAACCAACACCGGTGATGATACTGGCGATGCAGGTGGACCTCCGTCTTTTAGCGGATTCTAAATACTAAACAGCATAAAGGCCAGGGAGTGATCCCTGGCCAATATGTTGTCATCTCATCAGTTCTGAGTACTGGCGAGTTCTTCAATCATTTCAGTAGTAATAGCTGTAAACTGGAAGATACCAGCCAGAGCATCCAAGACACCCACGACACGGTGTTGTGCATCGTAGATTTCACCAGACAGTTGCAGGAGTGCTTCTAACTTAGCTTGTTGGATTGCATCAGTACCATCAATCTCTTTGATCTTCGTTTGTGCGTCAGCAAAGACACTGAGACTAACGTTATAAATGTTAACCAAATTGTTAACGTAATTACGAACGGTGTTATTGCCTAATGCTTTCATGAAAGCACCAAGAGTATCTGGTCCAGTGCAAGGACTATCATCAACATCACTAGTGACTTCACCAATCAAGTACTTACGGCCAGAGATAGAAACATGTCGACCCTGACTATTAATGATCGAGACAAAGTTATTGCGGTTATCACGATTACGAAACACCACGCAATAGCGCTTGATATAACTGTCGAGTAATGTGCCTTCAAAACCATGCGTAGAAGGAGCACCTTCATGAACAATATAATCTCCACCAAAATCGGAGAAGTTCATCCGAAGGAAATCAGTCCAACGGGTCTTGTTGTTAAAGATGAAAGGCACTTGTTCTACTTCATCACGATCAAAGCTCATCAGCAATTTAACAATTGCTTGATTGATGCCAATCAAACCGTCGACAAAACGACTACGGTTGTCCTGCCCTTGCTTCTTAGCAACGTCATAGAACTTACTAGACAAATCACTAATAGAACTTTTGAGCTCATCGTACTGTTTGTCAATGGTGGCATTCACAGTACTGAGAGTTTCTGCATACCGAGTCTTGGTACGATCTTCAGTAAAGAACCCAATAGGATTGTCATCGCTGATAAAACCAGGAGTCAGAGAGTCAATAACGTTAGCGTCTTCCACACTCACGCCGCTGTTAGTTACGAGCTCTTGACGAACCTCAGCCAATTCAGATGTAGTCTGTGCTTTGGATTTCTCCAATTCAAACTGTGCTACAAACGTAGGCAATTGTCCTTTGATGATTTCACCACTGAAAATGCTATCATCTGGTACGCTCTTGTTGTCAAAAGCTTCATCATCTTTAGGAGTATCAATCAGTAGATTAGGATTGCCTTGATCATCTACTGGACCGTACTCATTGTCGATCTCACTATTTAAACCCATTTTGTTTTCCTCGTGTTATTTGACTAGATCGTTAGTCGTAATGATCTTTGCAATCTTATTAAGAGTACCAGCCAAAAGATAACCGTTTTGAAAACAGTACTCAAGAGTTTCTGCTGGAACATAGTAACCGTACCCAAAGAAATGAGTTTGGTTAATCTTCTCATCGGAGTATCCGATGTAGGTAGTGTCTGCAGGAAAAACTAGATGGTATCGTACAAGCCAAAAGATCTTGCACAATTCCATCGTTTTCTTGACATCAAAAACTTTAACTGAATTAAAGAAATTGATAGCGCTAGATGCTTTTGGAAAGAGAGTTATTTTAAACTCCCTTTCCGGGTCTTCTACTGGATGAGACAAAAGTGGTAATGCATCCGCTACTGCTTTAGCAATAGCGTGCATCAATGCTTCTGTGTCTTTATGCTGCAATAGAAAACTAGCATCGTCACGCGACAGTCTGGCAAGAGCTGTCAGCGTATACATGTTTACTTCAGGAAAGAAAGCTTAGAGGCCTGGACAAACAAATCGTTAGCCATAAAGGTTTCGAGTTCACGTTGGAGTTCAATAGCTTTCATTTCTTTACGATTGCTAGAGAAAATGAAGTTACTGACAGTACGAAGAATTCCCTTATAGTCCTTAGCGCCATCAATCACTTTGTCAATCTTTTCGATAGATTCCAAGTGATGTTTGATAGTTTCCGCATCTAGAGTCTTATCCTTCAGATGGGTAATAATCTGTTCACGGATTCGTAAATAACGTACTCGCAAATCATCATAAGTGAAATCACGAGCACCGTCGCCACTAATGAAAACAGTCAGTACCATCATGCTAAGCATAAGGATACCTAAAGGGTGAAGAAATGTACCAATTGCAAAAACAGGTATACTGATGAGAACATGAATATCCACCCACGCTGTAAAAATGCGTGCTATTTGCGAATACTCAGGAGTACCGTAGAACTTATGGATTTTCTCTAACCCAGTCACAAGTTCTCGTCCAAGTCCGAAACGTGTAGCATACTGATCAGCCAGTGCTTCAAATGTAGTAGCGTCGTAATTCTTGGTACCTAATTCAGAACGCGCTGCTTCGTAGACTTCACGAACAACCACAGTCGTAATAACTTGATTGTTCTTTATATCTACTAAGTCTTCAAAAGCATCGTCTTTAAGTTTACCAGCTTTTGCAATTTCTTTCAGAATATGCTTATGGTTCTCACCCGTAGCATCACTCAAAGCTGCTTTATTTACAGCAGCCATAATCTGGTTAGTACGAATCGTGCGTGCAGTGAATTCATACGCAACAAAAACGTGCCCCATTTCGTGCAATAAAATGGCTGTGCACTCACGAGCAGACAACTTAAGATCACGAAGGAAATTCTGCGACATGAAAATTGGAGTTTCGATGTGGGCATAAATCCCACCTACCTTGGCGTTCTTCAGATCGACAAAGTTATCTCCACCATCTTTCTCGATCTTGCGAGTAATAGTTTCGTAATCGTCGGTAAATAATCCACGCATAAAGTCTGGCAAAAGAACACTGCCTGGATTGACAAGAGGTATGTAAACACAAGGGTGGTTTGGTGTATTTAGAGACAATCGAATATTCATACCCGTTTTCTTACGGATGATGTCTTCAATGTCTTTACGCTCTTTGCTGTCTGCAGCTTCTTTAGGTGTCTTGTACTTGAGAATCTCTTCAAAGTTCTTAATGAGTGCTTCAGAGACATCTTTACCTTGGAAAGCAATGGCTTCCGCAGCATAATTAAAAATAGACATGGGTTGTTCCTTGCTTTTTTCCGGAAAGTAATGGAGGAATTCGGTCAAATGATTAGACAATGAGACTAGAAAAAATAATAGGATTGCCTCTTACTATGTAGAGCAAAGCTAATATTTGTTTGATTGCATAGTAAAAGGAGAATTTAGATGGACGTAATGGAAGAGAACAAAAAAATAAAAGGCAAAGAATGCCGTTTCGCTGTCTATGTTCCACCGCTGGAATATGACCAACCAGATCTCCATGTAGTGAAAGAAATCATTCACTATGAAGACGGTACTAGTGCGCCAAAGCTCAATTTCCTATACGACTATAAACGTCCTATTTGGGTAGCTAAGAAGGGTTGCAGAAATTATGAGCAAAAGAAAGAATGGGAATCAGTAGACAAACTGATTAAGATCGAGACCACACAAACCAAACTTGTCTCGACTGCTGCTAAAGCTTTGGGTATGCATGGCTTCAATAGAGATCTACGTACTCTATCTGAAAACCCATATCTCTACGGATCAGATATCACATCTACAGCCATCATCAAGAAGGCTTACATGGATAAGTATCCAAATGTCAAAACTCCTTTCTCCATCGGAGTCATCGACATTGAAACAGATGTGATTCACGGTACTGATGAAATCATCATGCTGACATTCACCATGAAAGACATTTGTATTACTGCAGTCACAAAGAAAGCAGTAAGTGGTTACACAGACGTACAATCATCCGTAAAGCACTTGACACGTAAACATCTGGGTAAGTATCTGGATGAACGCAAGATTGAGCAAGAACTCTTTATTGTGGAAAATGAGATAGATGTCATCACTACTATCTTTAATCGCATCCATGAAATCAAACCAGACTTTGTAGCTATCTGGAATCTTGACTTCGAATTAACCAAATTCATTGAAGCTGCTGAGCGAGCCCAGGTCGATCTTAAGGATATCCTTAGTGATCCAGATGTCCCACCAGAATATCGTTATTTCAATTACAAACGTGGTAAGAAACAAAAGGTAACCTCCAGTGGTAAAATCACACCTATTAAACCCGCTGCTCAATGGCATACTGTCATTGTTCCTGCATCGTTCTACTTCATTGACTCGATGTGTGCATACAAACACACACGGATGGGCAAGCAAGACGAACAATCCTATTCCCTTGATGCAATTCTTACCAAAGAACTGAACATCACAAAACTCAAACTAGAGCAAGCAGACGAATACACTGGTTTGAAATGGCACCAGGTAATGCAATCTAACTTTATGTTGGACTACATTGTCTATAACCGTTTTGACTGTATCTCGATGGAGATACTTGAAGAGAAGATCAAAGACTTGTCGGTTGTTGTCCCATTGTTCTCAGGTACATCGGACTTTGAGAACTTCAAATCACAACCACGTCGTACTGTGGATGCTTTGCATTGGTTCGTGATGGAACGTAACCTTATCATGGGTACTACGTCTTCCAACATTGTGGATGATTTCGATGATGAGACTCTCTCCAGAGAAGATTGGATCATTACTCTACCAGCACCATTAATCTCTAACAACGGTTTGAAGATCATTGAAGAGAACTCTGATCTTTCTACAACTGTTTATGGGCATGTTGGCGATTAACTAAAAAATCTTGTTACAAAACCATATAGTATAGTAAACAACTTGATTGTGCTATATGGACTATCAGCTAAACTTTTCCGAACTTGAACATATCGAAGTCGACGAAATCGGTAATGTTAAAGAAAACAATAAACAACTGAAAGTTTTCGAAAAGAACGATCAGACGTTTGTTGAGATTTTATTCAAAAATAACCTAGTAGAAATACAGGTTGGTTTGTTAGCTCTTTTGAAAAAAGGTAAGAGTTCGTTAAAAACTGAACATTGGAAAGACGTTAAAGTCTTTTACATTGACGGCGATAAGACGAACAATGCTATTGGTAATTTAAGATATAGGTTTTTAAGGCTTATAGAGTCTGAAGTTTTTCCTGGGTTTTTTGTCATACCTCAGTTCGAAACATACGCGATTTCAAGGACTGGTGTTATAATCAGTTTAAAGACTTGCAAAGTTTTAAAATGGTCAAAGACAAAACCAGATGAACAATCAAACTCAAAAGGCGGTTACAAGTATGTAAATCTATTCCAACATGTTGGTTACAGGAATGAATTCATGCATCGTATTCTTGGTCAAGTTTTTCTTGATCTAGGCAAAGATGTTACGAATCTTGTAATTAACCATAAGGATGGTGATACTGAAAATAACGATCTTGAAAACATCGAATGGGTGACTATCTCTGAAAACGTAATTCACAGTTGGGAAACAGGCCTGTGTAAAGCGAATTCAGTTCCAGTCCTAATGAAGGATACGACGACAGGTGTTATCACTGCTTTTAGAAGCGCTTCTAAGTGCGCAGAAGCATGGGGTAAAACGAGAGAGTCTATCGTTCTTGGACGTATAAGAAACCCAGGAAAGCTATATCGTGATAAGCTACAGTTCAAGTTTGATGATGGTACACCGTGGCCAGAAGTTCAAACAGAAACGATTTATCGTAACGGTAGTTATCAGCCAGTAGTAGCACACAATGTTTTCACAAACGACAACGTAGTTTTCGATAGTGTTAACGAATGTGCAAGAGCTTTAGATGTTCAAGCAATGACAATTGGTAAAATGGCAAGAGAAAGAAAGTGTATCCCTACTCGTGGGTATATTTTCAGATATCTAGATGATGATGCTTTTGAATTCCCTAAGTATTCAAAACTTCATCTACAGGTTTTCAAAGACCATCCATTGAATCCAGGTAATGGTATATTTGTGTGCGAAGCCGGTAGAGACAAGCAGTTCTTTACTAGCTTTTCCGAAGCTGCGAAGTTTCTAGGAACAACAACGCGTACACTTTATCCGTACATCGCAAGAAACAAACCTTATTTGGGTAAATTCGGATTCGAAGTTTTTGATATTGAAAAGATCTAGGTCGCCTTTAAACTCTTCTAATTGCTGGGATATCTTGTTAGGTACGATCACTACAACGCAGCTAGAAATGGCAAGCGTGAATGTTTGAAAAGATCGTAATAGAGACAATCAGCAGCGAAGACGCTAAATACAATCGTGAGATTGGGTATGCGTAACGTTCAACGACTATCCCGTAAGGGAGTAGGGTTCAAGTGAACCCGAAACGGAGAGCCCTCTTTTTAAGAGGTGAAGATATAGTCTACTCTACATGGAGACATGTAGCTGGAAACAGGGCACCGAATAACGAACGGTGTCGAATATTAAGCTAGATGTATCGGCATCGTGAAAGGACGCGACTTTTAGGAGAAATCCTAATCGAAAAATTCCTCTAATTGCTGGAAACACTCTTACAAGAGTCAATCAGCAGCGAAGCTTCTAGAGAAATTTAGAAGAACGTTCAACGACTAGAGCGAAAGCTCGTAGGGCCAAGTGGCGTGTAGTAAAATACACTTATTCAACTTAGAATAACCGAAACGGGGAATATCTTACCAGATAATGCTGAAGATAGTGATATAGTCTGACCTCATAGGTGACTATGAGCGGGTGCTTTTACGTACCGGCTACGATTAACGACCGTAGTGGACAAATTGATCCAAATGGTGAAGTAGTCTTTAACATCTCTAAAGAAACAACCTCTAGAGAACTTTGTGATATAGAAGGTGTTCCAGAATCTATCTTCCGTGCACAGAACATGCTTCTATCTGCCGGTCATGTGAATTCAATTGAATACTGTACTAACATGTTTGGATTCCCACAACTTACTGATCTCCTTGAAGAGTTCAATAAAGAATCCGTAATAGCTACTCAGTAACAAAAAAAAAAGATCATAATAGCCAGGGATCACTCCCTGGCCTTTATGCTGTAACGACAGCATAGAAGCCGATCCTGGACACCATACCCAGGATCGGCTTACACACACCCAACAATGAAACACCCAACACGAACGCATTGGAGTGCCTTCTAGCCCCACCCCCGCAGTATGGAACTAGAAGTAGCCGTCGGTCAGAAAGGAAGAAACACACCGACAGCTTTAATTAGAGCCTGGCAACCACTCCAGGCTCTATAACATTTATGTATAGAGAAGAATTATTTCTCTACATCAGTAATGTAACTAATCTGTTTATCGTTCTTGAAGAAGAACTGTAACTTAACATTCCAGTTAGTTTTCTTGTCTTCAATGAAAATAACCAATGCTACTACTTGGGGAAAGTTAGGAACAGTACGAGGAAAACCATACATTAGAAAATCATCTAACGCTGTCTTAGCGTTATCGATAATGTTGTTAGTCTTCAAGTCCTTTATCATCGTCTCAAAGGCCGATTGAGCAGAGAAATAAAGATCATTAAGGTCTCCGGTACCATCCGGGAATAAAGAGGCTGCGTGGGTCACTGACGATACTGCAGTCCTATAATTCTGCATGTATGTATGATATTTTGTTTGAATATCTTCACTCATTGTGTTCTTTCAATAAAGGTGAAATCATAATCGGTAATTTCTGATAGTTTCTCAGACCAGAAATCATTACACATATTAACAATGGGAACACCAATACTACTAGCAAGACTAATGGCCAGCCCAGTGCCACCTGTCTCTCTAGTGCGGTGATGGTAGTCTTCACAGCCGTCTGGTGTCCAGCATATGACAACATTTGATTTGTGCTCTAGAGTAGGGCCTAGAACCTGATGTGCATTTCTAGCCATCAGTGAACGTACTGGGAAACTCAAGGCTTTCCACATCGGATGAAAGTTTGCTGCAATCTCATAAGCTTGAGGTAAGATTGAATAAACCTGTCTCTTACCTTCGAAACCATCCCAAGGCAAGAAACTAGTACAGGCAACCGCACCAGACTCAAATGCTTGGTCAGCACCAGGAGCACCACCACTCCAGAGCCAGAAACCTCGTTGTTCCATTGCAGTAGCAATCTGACGCTGTTTAGCTAGTATGTTTGGTGGTGTTTTACGACTCCCGATACCCGTGTAAGCACACCGAGTATCGAGAACGCTTTGCGGCGTAAGGTAGTTCATAGACGCGCTGGAATAGCTTCCAGAGGCTGGTTCTGATACTTACCGTTACGATCTGCGTAGGAGACCTCACACTGTTCTCCCTGATGATGGAAGAACTGCAGTTGAGTAATACCCATGCCAGCAGTCAGTCGAACCGGAAGCATTGTGGTGTTCGTAATCTCTAAAGTGATGTAACCTTCCCAGCCAGCTTCCAGAGGTGTCACAGTAACAATAACACCAGCACGAGCAATGGTGGACTTACCCATGCATACTACAGACACGTCACGAGGCACACGAACCTTATCCATCGCTACACCAAGGCAGAAAGACAATGGTGGCATGATAATAGCGTCAGCATCTGGAATATTTTCAATCACACTCTCGTCGAAATTACAAGGATCAATGATAGAACTGCTGATTGGAATGAACAACATTTCAGACTGGCCATTTTTCTCAGCTATAAACCTAGCTCCAGGATAAGATGGTCCAACAGTGAAACTTCCAATTTCTTCAGTACGAACACCCTGTTGTTTGAAGAACTTGAAGTTACGACCCAGTCGCACATCGTAGCCGTAGCTAGACAATCCATAGCTAGGAATCTTCTTACCGTTTTCCAGCTTATTAATAGATTCTGGAAAGAATGGCTCCAGCATAGGCAAAACGCCTTCAGGCAGATCAAGACACTTACTCTTGATCCATGCATCAGATTTCAAACTCATATTTTCCTCTTGTGGTTGATTTATTAACGGGGTATTAAATTACAGTGCGCTCTTTGAGCCACTTGATTGCAATCCATTCCTCACCAGATACCACTGGTTGGATAGAATAAATAGAGCGAGACGCTGCAAACGGTTCGCTATATCCAAGGAAAAGGACTGAGCCTCTCTTTGGAACAATGGTTAGACCAGATTCAGGAAACGTAATGTTACCGCCTTCCACTGGTTCTTTCAGGAAAACAATTACTGTACCAAGTCTGTTTCCACCATTATTCAAATGTGTGTGAGCGTTTGGTTCCATGACCTCAATAAAATCATGGTGAGTAAGATACTCTTGTCCGATCTGAAAGTTCAGCAAATAGGTATCTTCCGTCGATTGCTCGTCCCAATTGGTAAGCATTGCAATACGTGAATCAATTTCCTTGATTAACGCATTATGATGTTTAGGTGCTTTCACATAAACACTAGTACGCAGATCACGACTCCTACCAATGTCAAATGGTTCTCTTACTCCAGGAGCAGACTGGAATTGAGTCTTGCCATATTCAATCAAAGCATCACATTCGTTAGGCGTGATAAAGTCTTCAACCAACATTAAATGTGGGTTATCCATCTGAAACACTACTGGATAGGCCTTATCAGCAATTGTGATAGAATGCTTGTTGTTTTGTTTCACTACGAATGGTCGCTTGATCTCTGGAAAAGCAGCAGTCGGCGTAACTATTAGTGGTGGTTTACCACTAGAGAATGTAGGCTTCATTGCCATAGCGCTTGCTCGCAGCTCTTTGGCTCTTTCAATAAAACCTTTGGTAAGCTCTGGCGGTACATTAATGTCCATGAGCTTAGTGGTCATAGCAGCATCAGATGAACCGTTTATTAATTCCGTCATCAGTAGCTTATGTATTTCTGGTGTAAACTTCATACGGGTTCCTTTCTTGAACACAAGATTCTAAATACCAATTAAAAATTATCAGCATAAATGCCAGTCCCTAAGCACATGGCTTAGAGACTGGCAAAGACTGTTACTTAAAACAGATTAAGGCTGGTTTTCAGCTTGATCACCAGCAACCGGTGCATCCGTAGGAGCAGGGGTTTCTGCAGGAGCTTCCACCACAGGAGCCTCAGTCACAACGGGTGCTTCCGTTACCACAGGAGCTTCCGTTGGTGCAGGGGTTTCGGGTTCGGGTTCTGCCGGAGCAACAACCTTATCACCCAGAATACCCGTCAGCTGCACCATCACTGCCTTACCCGACAGAACGGTGATATCAGCCGTACCCACCAGATCTTCTTCGCCAATGCCGGGATCGGCATCAACCAGAACGCTCACTTGGGTAGAGCCCTTCAGACCACTGGGAGTAAACACAGCAGTCATGCCATCTTCTTCCACAGCGAGCGAACCCACTGCATCATCAGACAGGCTCCACACGGGCTTAGAGCCCAACATATCCACTTCGTTGCCAAACGAATCACGGAACACAGGCTTGAAAGTTACCACTTGATCATTACGCATCACAGTCGACATTGCATCTCCTTCGACGGTTAACCCGTCATTAAAAATCATCTTCAGACGAAAAAGCCCGGCACGAGTACCGTAGCCATAAGATTTGGAATCAAAACAAAAGATCTTACAGAAAAGTCTTTTGATGAGACCGAACACATACAGGATTGAGGTCAATCGTTTTGTCCCCCTACATTAAGCTTGTCGAACAACTTCCTAAAAGTATCAATATCCGAGATACTCTCATAAAGATTCTCATTGGAAGGTCGATTAAACCTAAGGTGAGGAAGAATCTCCTCTAATCTAGTATAAGGTACGTTGTGTACCCATACGTCCTCAGAAAATAACTTATTGTCAGTAATGTCTTTTCTCAGTAGTTGACCATTCTGAGAAACTAAACTGAAAGCTTCTTTTCTATTAAGGAAAAAGTATTTGTTAGTTAGAAAACCATCGGTACTAAAGTCGTTGATTCCACCTACAAGATGAATCAAACAGTTATGAACGTGATGGTGCCTAAAAGGACGAGGAAGAGAAAAAGCGAAACCTTTGTACCTCACCGCCACATGGGTAATCATGGGCAGTGAGATATTGGTCTCTCCAGAAGAGAGAGTCATTGTTTTAACTAATTAATAATGACCACCCATGGGCATCGTTTTGGCGGCCAAATTACGTACTTCAGAACGCAAACTATCGAGTGCTTTGGCAGTATCAATTACCAAACTAGTCAGTTGTTCATTAGACAAAACTTCCTCTTTAGTGGTTTTGGATTCTTCTATAGTTGCTGTACTAGAAAATTGGGATGATTTGTCGTTATTAAAAGTAGGAACCAAATAACTCAACTTGCTTTGATTCAGAAGCTCAATGATGTTAAAAGACGATGGTAAATTTTTAAATCTAACACTCATTAATTGCGTGTAAGTATCTAATAAAGATGGGAAATCTGCCAATTCTTTACAAATATACACAGACAACTGATGAGCTATTTGAGTAGAGTACGGCGTCTGTGAAGAATAGTTGATAATGTCTATCTCGTACAAAGTGATGTTTTTGCTAAAAACATCATCAAGTTTGTTTTCGTAATTCAGTTTAACTTGTGTAATATATCTGGCAAGCGAACTAATGAGATTAACCAAATAAGCGTAATTGAAAACAGAACTTGGTTGGTTAAAACTACTGTTCATATTAGGTGGAACAAAACGTCCTGGAATCGGTGGCACGTCTCTAGTAGGAATATTGTTGAAAATCGTTCCACTTTGTTGTTCAGCCATATTAGGTGGTGCGTCATCAACACGCTGTGATGAAACATTGCGCGCCTGCATAAGACCCGCTCTCATAGCTTCAACATTATTAGGACCCATAGAATCGTTGTGCATGATTTCTTCCTTTTTCAGTGTGGTTGAATAGTTAACGAGCTTGTGCTCTGAGATATCGTTTAGCTGCTTTCTTAGCAGCTTTGCCTTTTATGTTTGCAGTAGGCGACTCTTTGGTCTTGATGGCTACGACCATGTTATACATATTGGTTGCAACATCTCCAGATTGAGTAAACTTACTAGAGCGCGCCACAGCGTGTGCAGTACGATGCATGTCAAGCATGGTATCGTAGAATTCCCGAGAATCAATACCATCCAATTGATTGATCTTGTTGGATTTTTGTCTCACTAGTGGATCAGTAAGAATACTAAACTGAGGAATAGACATAATTTAAGAGTGTGAGAGTTAGAGTAAGAGTCTTAAGCTTTGTTAAGCTTAGCTGCTTTCTTAGCCAAACGCTTGGCTTCAATCTGCTCATTGTGAGCATTGCGTTCGGCAATCTGCTCTGGAGTTTGTTTAACAATCTTGCTACGGCGGTTATTAATCTTAGCAATCCGACTTGGATCTGATGGATCGAAAACATCACTAAAGGGTGTATAGCGCTTCGTCGACATAAATCCGCTAACACCAACCAAAGCACCCAACAGTGCCAATGAATTCTTACGCATAATCACTCCTCATTATCATTTGTTTCTGTGCCTACTACGTAAGCACTGTCTGAGAAATACAACTTAACATTGATATCCGGCAGTATGTGGTTGACAGAGTCTAATCGCATCTGCGGACTATCTGGCTGAATATTCCATCTGTTCATACACTGTCTTATAGTAGACAACATTACTGCTTCTTTAAAATTGAAAGTAACAGGCTGAACAAAATCGATACCGGTAATTACTAAGTCTAAAACAGAAAGATCACGTTTGAATTGAATCTCAATACATGATACAGACATTGGCAGTAACATGGACGAAGAATCGAATAGATTAAAAATCTCATCGAGTATTTCAATTGCTGGTAATTCCTCTAGTTTGAAACTATGTTGATTAGACTTAGTAACACCACCTAATCTGTATCTTGCTTTAAGACACAGAGTAGAGACAAAAAACACAATTGTATCACAACAGACAGAAGGCAAGCCATCCATGTCAAAATTATAATCAATTGGTTTGCGCTTTTCCATTGTTGTCTTTCTTTACAGTGGAGTGTTTTGTTCTTCTGTACAAGCTCTACAGATAGTCCTACGTTTGTGACCACCGAAGTTACGTCCGCAGTGTCCACAGACACATTCGTTGTGACCATGCTCTGAATGGAAGTCAGCTGGATAGTCCCGCTGGTCCCTAGTGGTATCGCGTAAAAGCTTGTAGCCAACAGGCACCTGGAACTGGCCTTCAGTATCTTTCATGTCTTCAATATCACGAAGAGTCTTGTCAACAAACTTACAGAAGTACTCCAAGATACCTGCGCCGGTATTGTGATCGACAATTACACCTTTGTAATAAATCACAGACGTAGGTGTAGGCATCATGCGTGATACAATGTTTGCATAACGACGATGCTTAGCTACGTTGACCTTTACGATCTTCATTCTGCCAGCATATTTCTTAGCAACGTCTTGCAGCATGATTGCAAAACCATGGCAAGGCATACAGTGAGGTGCCCAGTAATCAACCAGGACAGGCATATCACACTTCAGTACTTCTTGCTCAAACTGATCATCAGTAATGTCAGGAATATTGATATCACTCATTTGAAACCTTTCAAATTCTGTCACTAAAGCCTTTGAGATAGACTTTATCTTTGTTGTTATCAATCCACCAATCTACCAATTCATTAGTCCATTCAGAAACACCTAACTTACTATGATTGGGTGGTGGGAAACTAATCTGCACTCCTTCAATTTTCCAGTTACGCCTCCAGCGTTGGAAAGTACCTATAGTAATACCTAACTTGTTAGCGATGATGGGAGCTGTAAGAAACTCAACGTTTGAATCCTTTACAGCAAAGACCTCCGCTGGAATTTTTTTGATATTGGTTTTATTAACCAACTTATTCTTTACCATCTCAAGGTGTTCTACCTTGCAATTCAAAAGACTAGCAGCTGTAGGCAGATCCGTACTCAATAAAAGAGTAGATTCTACTGCAGTTTTCAGACGTTCAACAGTAGTCAAAAGCTCAGCCACAACCTGTAAGGATTCCTCACACAGTGTTTTACTATCTCCGAAGAGTTTAGAGAAAGATTCAATTCCATTCTTGCAATCACGAATGTAGTGCAGATCCATATTACTTTAAGATTTGATTGATGGTTAATGGTTACAGACAATTATACTCGCGTATAAAAACTTCTTAATGGTTAAATCCATTACCAAAAGAATGATATATGTTTGAAAATATTTGGAACTATAGTCAGCATATTAGCCAGGGATTACTCCCTGGCCTTTATGCAGTTAATTAACCACAGCTACCCAAGTAACCGCAGCTAGTGCAGTAGCTGCAACCATCTTTCTTGATGACTGCATGTGCACCACATTCAGTACAGCGCTTACCAGGCATGACAGTTTCCTGACTGATTGGTGCTTCTAAAGTAACTTCCTCATGGACTTGCACTACGTTAGTAGCAATATCCTTGAAGGAATAAGGAGTACCCATTTTGTCAATGATTCCTTTCTTCTGCAGAATCTCTTGCACCGCGTAAGCAATACATCCCACATCAGAATCGTGCCAACGAGGAACCTTAGTTCCATCGTGCTTCACGTAGGTGCCATAACGAATACTGCCCTTATCAGACTTGATAGCACGACTGTCGACCAAGGTACGACAGAACATGTGCAGGCCAGATCGAGCAAGCAACGACAGAGCCCTAGCGTAGGCTGCAACCCACTCACCAGGCACACCGTCTGGATACGCAGTAATGAAGACCTCTACCGGCCGAGGAACCGTTACTGGCGCCCCATCGAGCATGCCCTTGACGTTCTCAAAAGAAACACTGACGTAGAAAGTATTATCACCCAAAGAGGTCATGTATTTGACCTTCTTCGTAATTGCTTCCAAATCGTTATCCGAACGACGTTGAATAACAACATTAAGCGGGTCTACGTTTTGAGGAGTTTCTTTTTCTACAGGTTTTGCCTTCTCTTCTGGTTTCTTCTCTTCAGTACCCAGACTCAGCACAGACCCAATGATGTTATTAGGACGATAAGTACTCACACCCTTAAGGCGGTACGTGTGTGCGTTGTCGTAGATCTTCTTGAAGTCTTCAAAAGGATAGTCAGCAGGAACGTTTACGGTCTTGCTGATAGCAGAATCGATATATGGTTGAATCACAGTCAGTGCAGACAAATGCTCATTAGCAGTCAGCTCCATTGCTGTAATCAAGCTCTTAGGCAGTACGTCCTTGAGGCTATAAACCTGACCTTCGTATTCGAACTCAGTCTTATAAGCACAAACTGTATCAAGAATCTTCTCAGCAAATGAAACTTCAATAGTTCCAAGGAATACACGCAGACCATGGTCTACCACTGGATACTGGGTAGTTGTGTTGTCGCTGTTGCGCTTCTTGCGCAGGTATGCCAAGCTAAACGGTGGTTCAATGCCGTTAGAAGCATTGTCACAGAAAGCCAGACTCACAGTGCCAGTAGGAGCAATAGACAACAGATGGCTATTGCGAATACCGTACTTACGGATATCGTCCTTGATCATCTTAGGCAGACGCGAGGCAAATGTACCTTCTTCCAGATACTTGTCTGCATCGAACAAAGGGAATGCTCCCTTTTCACGAGCCAGGTCTACAGATGCCGCATAAGCATTATCACGCATGGTACGTGCAATGTCTTCACAAAAGTCCAAAGCTTCCTGAGAACCATAGACCAAACCAAGCATAGCAAGAGTATTACCAAGACCAGTGAAGCCTACACCAACACGCCTTTTCTTAGAAGACTCTTCAAGTTGTTGTGGCAAAGGCCAAAGAGTAGCATCCAATACGTTATCGAGGAAACGAACCTGAATGGTTACAGCTTCACGGAAAGCTCCCTTATTAAAACCACAATTAACCGAGAATGGTTCAATAACAAACTTGGTCAAATTGATAGGACCAAGGTCACAACAACCATAGTTAGGAAGTGGTTGTTCACCGCAATTGGCAGTCATCAGACCGTTAAAGATACCAGAGTGATTCTTATCTTCAGTAAAACAATAGACCTTGGGTTCAAGAGTATTGCGCTTTTGTTTAGAAATCAATTCAATATTGTCTTCAAAGATATCTATATCCTTGAACGCTTGTGTAGTAAAAACATTGTTATCGTCTTTAAGCATTCGCAGACGATCAATAGAAGGCTTAGAAATTACCAAGTCCCAGTTATTTCCCTTCTTAGAAAGCTTGGCTGTTGTGCCTAGAGTATTCAAAAACCTGATTAAGTTTTTAAAGTTAGTATATTTCTCATCACTGAGAGTAACGCTGTTAAAGTCACCATTAATTTCTTTATGGTTATCCAAAAACGAATTAATCCATTCTACTTTTGATTTAAATGAATCATTAATAATCGTATCTTTATCCAACACTAAGTTGAATACGCTACCACCAGTGATAACAGGATAGTCAAACTTAGCCAGTTTGCTATTGAGTTGCAGATCTTTAGCTTCTACACGAGTACCGTCAGCAAGAATGAACTTGTGATAAGGAGTGCAAGCTAATTTAGTACCATCGGAGAACTCAAGATCAAAGATCTCTTGATTTTCTCCAGTTACACGAGGAGTAACGTAAGAATATTCAAAACCATTCCAGACCTGGACTTCTTGGTCAACTACAGAATCAATACGGACATAACCACCAGAGGTGAGAATAACTGTATCGCCAGTAACACAGGGGTTTGTAGCCTCTAATCTTTCAACATAACGAAGGTTGTTATCGTTATTAATGTTGTCTTCAAACAGAATACCTGGCTCAGCAAAGTCATAGTTAGACTTCATGATGTTGTTCCAGAGTTCAGCAGCATTAATCTCGCTATAAACCCACAATCCGTCTTCTCGCTTAAAAGCACCCTTATCTTTCAGTGCTTGTGCTGGCTCGGCCTTATGGACTAATTGCCAAGCAGTATTCTCGTTCTTAGCTTTCATGAATGCATCAGTCACAAAGACGGACACATTAAAGTTATTCCAACGACCAGGCGTACGCTTAGCTGTCACGAATTCCATAATATCAGGATGACTGATCTTAAGCACCCCCATTTGAGCGCCGCGCCTAGAATTAGAGGTATAGATACCATCACCACTGAGCAAGTGTACATCTTCGACTTCAACGTCGAAGACTTCCTCAGAATCTTCAACCGTAACAAACTTGATACGATCAGAAACAGTATTGATAAGTTCAGGCACTTGAGTCTTGGAGACCAGTGCGTTCAAGGAGATGTTGGGGTGAGTGCGTTCGACACCACACCAGAATTCGTTGACATCAGAAGAGCGAACACCAAACTTACTGACATTAGCCCAGCTGTGGCTAAACCCAACACGGTCACGACTGGAGATAGACACCAGAGTGTTATCCATGAAGTTACCAACGGTTGCATTGAAACGTGTCTGTGCAACAGGACCGTAGATACCTAAGCAGAAGATATCTTTCCAACCGTCAATTCCCATGCGTTCGAGTTTCAGCGTAGCTGGTACACCGAATCCTGCAAGAATGACTTGGATATCCTTGAGGAGTTTCTTGGTGATCAAACGCAAACGAAGATTGGACTTGGTCTCGCTGATAGTTCCATCGGCTTCCATCATGCCAGCTACATAAGCGGCACGAACACCATCTGTACCCTTGAGGATAAACTCAGGTACACGCATTTCCATACCCTTATTAATACCCAGGGAATCCCAGTTCTGGAAATACTTAGTGTCGTAGATACGGACTTCCAAAGTGTTTTCATTTGGATGCTTAGACTTCGACGGATTAAGACCCAGTTGTTTAGCAAAACCAACGATCTTATCAACAATGTTTTCCTTGGTGGTATTGTTAGTAATACAAATACCCTTTGGATAAGTCGACGTTTCGTCAGTAGTAGCGCAGAAACTCCAGCAACCATTACCTTGGAAAGCACCAACCAGATAGGCAGTCATCTCATCATTAGACCAAACAGGCTTAACTTCTTGACCGTTAGGAATCAGAACCAAGACAGAATGATTATTCGAGAAGTAAATGTCTTTCAGTTCTTTGGTAACAATCTTACCGTCTTCAAACTGAGCGAACTTGTGTTCCGGAGTAACACGTACGTTATAACCATATTCAGTAGTAACGTTCCAAATTGGCTTGATACCATTCTTGAACTTAGCTGTAATGGCTTTTGGACCCACGTGGGTCATTGCGTAGAACTGCTTATCAGATTCTACGATCTCTTTAATGGTAACAAGACCGTCAGTAGTTTGGATCAAGGTATTGCCTGCGAAGCAACCCGCAGATTCCACCGTTTTACACGAGGCGTCAAACACATCCATGTAACTACATGGACCAGAAGCAAAGCTGTGTGTACCTTTCACAAACGCATTGCGAGGACGGATACGACTAAAATCATAACCGACACCACCACCACGCCGCATGGTCTCAGCAGCCTCACGAATGGCTTCATAGATGCCTGCAAAGCCTTCATCGTCCTTACCTTGAATGCAATCGCCCACCGGCTGGACAAAGCAGTTAATCAAGGTAGCTTTAATGCCAGCGCCTGCAGCACTCATGATGCGACCAGCGCCCATAGCTCCATTTTCCATGTTCTGGAAAAACTTCTCTTCCCATTCCACTTGCTTATCAAGCGTGGATTCTACAGAAGCAACATAGTGAGATACACGCCGCTGAATATCGACAGCGTTAGTTTCGTTACCTTTGGCATACTTCTCAAGTAACACATCGGTGGAAATTGATTGTGCTTCTAGTTGAATTTTGGTTGTCATGTGTAATCAATAGTTGGTTGATATAAAAGGTATTCTTGATTGGCTTGGTTTTCACCAGCACAGCATTTAGGAACAAAAAGAAAAAACATAAGCAGCATAAAAGGAACCCAATTAAGGGTTCCTTTTATGGTTATGAAATGGCTTAGACTACCGAAGTAGTCTTATAAATATTGTCCCACAATTGCTTATAACGACCACCTTTCGATTCAGCAATAGCAGTCAAATTTTTGTGTTCAGCGTCACCACGACGCCATACGTTAAGATCATCAGAAAACTGATAATGCTTATCGTGACTTGCTACCCGATCGGCAAAAGCGTCATATTCGGTATCGACCACCAGCTGATCTTGCACCTCTGGCGCAGTCGCGCCAGAGACTTCTTCTGGAGGTACTGTCTTCACCGATGATGCCGTTGGAGATGGTTTCTCAACATTGTTATTCTCACAATAAATATCGATCAACACATTGGTGCCATCTTCGACATCCGTAAAATCAACCATACTGTTTACCGCAGTATAACCGTTTTCTTCGTTGCCCACCACAACGATTGCCACGGTTTCCTTATTGAGAATATCAATTGGAAACCCATCTTGCTTGAACAAATCCTTGACGGAGCCTTCGTAATCTATCACACACATGGTCTTGTTAGCAGCACCAATCGTGTACGAATAAGTCATCTCGTCGTCAGCAATCACAATCGTGTTTTCGAATCTGACTTTTGATTTATCACCAATCAATGCTTTAAGAGCAGTGAAATCAAGAGCAATAAGACCCACAATAGTGGCATTTTGAGTATTGGTCATTTTAAGTACCTGTATAGTTAAATCAGAAATTGTTCCCAAGCTTTAGGAAACCAACAATTGATGGCACCCCTGAACATAGGGGCAATGTCGCTAAAATGGTGGCCAGCATATCCAGTTCCGATCGGAGTCACCAAGAAAGTCTTATCAGGATTATCCAATGTATATTGAATAAAACGATGTACACCCTTTTCTATTTCGCTGAGTGGTAGGCCATGGTCATGAGGCCGCTCTTTGGTTGGGATTGCGTACGAGAGACCGGTTGGTCCCTCACCTACGCCATAGACTGCTCCGCAATACTGATTAGCTGCTCTTGCAGCGCCAGCTCCATGGATGCCTAGTCTATTGGATCCAAAGACGAAGAAGACGCCAGGAGCTGGAGTGACATAATCTTCTTCGTAGTAATTATTATTACCGCTTAGTTTACCTACTTCTCTCATCTTAAGATCCTCCTAAATCCATTAATTCTTGCTTTAGGTTGGTATAGAGTAATCCTGAGATCTTTGTAGGTTTGACCATTAAAGACACTCAGAAATCTACACCAATTTCCTTAAAGCTTTCACGGATGACATTGCGGGCATGCAGTGCAGCACCCACACTCGAATCGCCATGTGGACGAACAGCTTCCATACGTGCCATTCCCATGATATCGATATCGATCACGGAATTGTGCATGTTAGGATGTCCTTCGATAAACCGGAATACACGCAAGAAGACATCAGGCCCTTGTTCACGATCCCAGTAAGCACATACAAGAAATTCATGTACGGTTACATTGTCAACATAACGTGTCAACTCAAGCATCACCATGTTAGTGCTGTGCGTGAGCTTGTAGTCGTTGTTGATCAAATCGAAATCCGTCTTGCGGTGATCAATCCGTACACGGTAACGCATCTCGGAGAGAATGCGCGACAGATGGATACCGATGGCGATATCCTTTTGGCGATTATTGAAGTCTACCAGGAAGGCCTGGCTCTGCTTGAAGTTTGTGCGATTTAACATGTTAGTCTTTCAAAGTTACCCTAGTGGGTGATGATTCTCCTCATTTATTTTATTTGTTTTTGAATAAGATTTGTTTTATTTTGTCTGTTAGTTTTCCTTTCCTTGAGTAACGATAGTGTTGACTTTTTCTTCTATCGATGAAAAATGCCTTTTCCGAATAGAATGCGACATAGCTGCCTGAACTGTTTTTTCCAGTTCAGGCATGAAATGTTCTTCGAGATATTGATCCATTCGTTTCTGAGCTTTCTCACTCAGGTAGAAATGCTCCACCTGTTCTTTGATCATAGTGCGAATAGGACCTTCTTCGTAGATCACTCTTGCACCATCACCAGTAATGCGTTGACGCAGCAAAGCCGTGAGTTCACTAGCGACCACATTTTTGTAGTCCTTATAGAACTGTTCTTCGGCTTCCTTTCGGATCTTAGCCAATCGACTCTCATCGATGCTGACGTTATATGACATTTAAAACTTTCAGAGTTTAGGATTATGAAGAATAGATGTTAGCACCCACTCATAATTTCACTACTATCCTTCAGAGAAAGATTTGTAACGATTCGTCAGTTGCTTTATCAAACTGATAAGCTTCTTAGACATAACGTCACGTTTGTCACGCAGACCACAGGTGCGAGTAACATAACCGTCACCGACACCATGAATCTCGTAATACCTCTTACCAAAACTATCAATCACACCGATATGATCAACAGGTACCTTCGTTTCACCGTTACCAATGTCAACTTCAATGTAGAACATATTTGCTTCTGTATAGCTGATACGTCCTGACTTGCTATGTTTCACCCATTGACGGTAGTAGCGTTTGAGATACTGGATGAGTTGTTTGAGATCATGGTAAACCTGTGCCTGCGTTCTTTTTTTGAGGTGTATGCGTTTACCACACACCCAAATAGCACTTGCATAGTAGAATGTTATTTCACTCTCCCACCGCAAATTGGTAGAATAGATAAGCGTTGGCATTGTTGTTTCATTCGTGAGGATCTGCGAGACCAGCCATGACACTAGCCTCGTACGTAGAATGACCATCTTCACGAAGGTCAATGAAACGCTGTGCATCTTCAGCAGTACAACCGTAGTGAGCCATGATTCGTTCTTGCCGAGTCATTGGCACAAACGCTTGAGCTTCTTGAGTTTCAGTCATTTCTTAACCCATTCATATTTGTTAAGTGGATATTCTTTAACAGCATCTTCGTGAGTAAGAGCACGAGTAGTGAACGTATCATCATCGAAATACGTTGACATCTCGTAGATAATCTTACCATTTTCGATCACCACATCGTAATGAATAACAGTCTTCTTTTGGGACTGTTTAAACAACCTGTGTAATACATTAGCAGTATCGTTACTATTTGCTCCAAACAACTCAACAATTTCTTGCAGATGAGTCAATAGTTTTTGTCCAAAGCCCGTGTGCTTGCCTGGCCAATCGTTGTGAATGTTGGCCAGATAAGCATAGGTCAGATGGGCTTCAAACTGAGCAGGCGTCACCGCTCTGTCAAAAGGACGAATATTTGTTTCTACTTGATATCTCGGAACAAGAGTAAATTCACCATCTAAGTTATACGCACACTGCTGAAAAGCTTTACTCATTGCGAAGGCATGCATCGTGAAAAGAAAAGCATCACGAGAAGTATGACCACAGTAATCATACCTAACGTCTTTGGCTATCAGTGTGAATTTAGTATTGCCAGAATAAAGACTCATTTTTACACCTTGATGTTGTAACGTTTTACCACTTCAATTCTCTTTCTAATGGTTAAGAATGATAACTATCAGTGAACTCTCTAAACGAAACTTCTTCAGCATAATTGTCGTAAGTTTCAAGAGTATAAGGCAATTCGTTAATAATGCAATGCTGTTGAAAGCGAGGAGCTTTTTTCAACATTTTAACGAATTCAACTACAGCGCTGTTGTCTCGAAAACAAATATTGTATTCGATAAGCGTACCAACGTATGCGCCCCCACCCATGCGTTTTACGCGTTTTTTACGACCGATATGGCTTACATCGGTGCTACCGAAAGAAAACAACCTATATGTGTTATGGTAAGAACCACGACCACTGCTAGTAGATCTGGCATTAGAAAAACGCATACCAATTCCTCTCTTCATAGATGGCTTACCATCCAGCCAAAGAGTATCGACAAGAATATTGTCAAGACTCAGAGTTTCACGTACATTCACGTAAAGACCTGCCTTCAGGTCTTTTTCTTTAGTGATCTTGAAACGCTTGATTTTGTTGTAAGCCATCAAGAGATCAATATCTTGATGGGTGAATTCTTCGTACTTATAACGTTCATTCATTTTAACTATCTCCTTGAATTAAAGGGTAAAAAGTTGCTTAGCTTCAAAAGCTAAGCTTCTTCAGACAGAAGAAAGAATCAGTTTCTGTATTGACACTATCGTAATGTAGCATCTTCTCTTCCATGGTGTTCTCGTTATAGATGTTCATGTAATCGTGCTCGCACGTGTTGATACGCCACATGACACCAGCAATGCTCAGGAAAATAGATTTCTGAGCAATTTCCTTAATGCTCTCGATTGGTTGTTTCATGTCAGTACCAAAATTGGATTGCCTTGTTCATCAAGCTCTGCACGAAGCAAAGCTTTCTCGTATGTTGCTTGTGCCTTTTCAGCAGACTGCATAGCGTAGTTTCTACCACGCATAGTCAGGTTGTACGCGTAGATGCTACCGCCAGGCTGACTTGCATCACGATGCTGGCGAAATAGCTCAATAGTAGCCCTGCTACGCAACAGGGTATTGATTCTATTCATTGCAGTTCGGCGTATTGGGACTGCAACGGTTCGTGCTCTGATTCGAGCTGGTCTACCAACGTAAGGTAAACATACTCGTAGTAATCTCGTTTTGTGAAATTACTAGTGAGGTTGCTTTCCTTATATTCGTTTGCATCTTTCAGAGACAAATGAATGCTCAAGTCACCCTTGGGTTCGCATGACAGAAACTGTTCCAGACGGTTAGTTGATACCATCCGGCTGACGTATTCACGTCGACTAGCGTATTGATTACACTGACTATTGAAACATTGGTTAACCGATGCAACGAATCGATTGAACTGAATACCTCTGTCGTTGTCATAACAACGCACAGACATAGGTATTATCAAATCAATGATCTTACCTTTAGTATTAGCGGTAGTTTTTACTACCACTTTTCCTTTTATAAAAACTATCGGCATTTTAAGATTCCTTCACGTTAATGGATTTGTTTACCCATCTCATTTAAGATTAATTTATTATTCAGATATCTGAATAAGTTTAACGCTTTCATCAAAGAACAAAGTTGATCGACGAACCTTACTCTTTGGAAACATCACCAGACTCTTGAGTACTGGTGGCCATTCTTCTTTCGAAGTAATAGGTTGAAAGTTGACTTCAATCGATTTCTGATCGAGCCATCGGCGAATCTCGGAATTAGAGGCTTGTTCACCTTTCTTTTCCACAGACATGAATTTGCATTGTGAGTGCAAATCCAACACCACTTGAAGTGCTGTCTTCATCGAAAATCCTTAAATAAAACTAGAGTGGAATCTCACGACTGGACTCTAGTAATTTGTTTAACATTAACGTTTGCAGCCTGCCTGGCGTTTCCAGTGATTGACATCACCCAAGTGTTCCATTGCACCGTCTGGCTTGCCCAGAATGAGTTGGTCATTTGTGGTATCTGTAATCAGAATATGTCCAGTACCGTTATAACTATAGTCACGATAGTACATGCTAGACAAACTACGCGAGATTCTCCGATGTTGGAAAGACTTTTGATTGTAAATATCAGGCAATTGCTGCTCTGCCCAGTTGTACAAACAATCGATTTCCTTGAAGTTAGTCAAGTTGTATTTTTCCCAGATGTTCTGGTACTCATTATTGACTCGCGTAATACTCCCACCGTTATCAGTCGTAACACTGAACGGTGCATTTGACACAGCACGGACATTGTTAGGACATGCTGTTCCCATGCCAGTTTTGTAGTTGCTGTTAACGCTGTCAGGCGTAATGGAACCATTGTTTGCAAACGGGCCATTCCAAGTGGTGCCGAAGTAAGGCATATTTTCACAAGTAATGGTTTCAGCTTCACGGTTATTTGAGCTATAAAACTCATTAACTGTGATGACGTTCCCGGCCAAACCACCGTAACCTTTGTAGTTATCAGTGTTTTTAACTTCAATGGTACCAATCAGGGTTTCTTCACCTGTGGTGTAGTCGATAACCCAACCACCCCACTTCTCGGTAGAACCATTGTAGCTATCTTTCAGACGCCAGACACGCAGTTTGTATTCGTGTCCTGCTTTCCATTGGAAAGACTTGAGACACATTGCACCCGTGCCTTCATGGCCAAAACGCTGGCAGTTACTGGCTACTGGGAAAGCTGTTTGAGCATTCCCTTTATCCCAAATAGAAAAGATGGCTTTCTTTCCTTCATAATTGTCTTGTTGCAACCCGGTATAACCACCACCGCCATTTTGAAAGTTGAATCCAAACTGGGCATAGAAACCCATGGACCGAACGTCAGGTTCTTTATGCCATTTGACATGCATATCGAGATTGAAGAAACCTTCAGTTGCTTGAGTGTTGATCATGTAATTGTTATACTGCAAGTGTGCTGGGATCTGAAGAGCAGATACCCAAGTACTAACCATCATCATCAACGTAAAAATAATCTTTTTCATGATAAAGCTCACTTCCATTAAGGTTAAAGACGGAATAAACAGTATTCCACGATCATTATATATTGCTGAAAATAATTAGATTCGACATAAAAGCCAGGGATAATACCCTGGCTAATATGGTCTTAACTTGCATGAGTATCTATAGTAGATATAACTACTCTTGGTTTGATTATAACTACAGAGTTGCCATGTGTATATTCTTTAATTACAATATCGCAACTTTTCATATTGCACAAAGGTCCATCTACGTGAGAGCAACCTACTCTCTTATAAACGTTACAATGTTTAACTGGGTCGTTATCAAAATTAGTGAAACCACCTACCCATTTAATAAATTTGTTTAGCATTATTAATCCAAAAAAAAAGAACTGGTTCTCCATGATGTCCTGGCAGCAAACCAAGATACCACAGGCAACCAGCGCTAGTCACTTCTATTTCTAAGATCAAGGAGATAGCTCGCCTTTAATTTAATGCGTAAGCAGATCTTAGTTGCTCCCCACCGCCTTGCGTGGTCCAAGCTGTCTTAGAAACCCATATCAAAAATACAGGTACTGCCTTTGATCTTTCGATCATTGACTTCAGACATCGAGATGCAATAAATCCTCGATAGACAAACGCTCGAACGTTTGCGTTACTAGCCCGGTAGTTATAGACCGTGTGGTCTCAGGCATGGCTACTACTCCAACAGCGAGACCTTATCTGTAAACTAATGCACGGTATCCCAATGCACCAGACAGAGTTTGTCAGGCTAACGACATGTTAGTGCCGTGCTTTTACATCTAGGTCGTATCCTGCAACAAACAGGCGACCACCATACTTTTCTTCCAAAGCCAAACGAAATGGTTCATAGCTTGGTTCAATCTCAATGCCAGCAGAAATATAACCAGTATTGAAATTACAAACAATGTTTGATTTGACTTCTAACATGAAGAGGATTAGATCATCGTCTAATCCAGGAATGTCAGCCTTATCTTCAAACAACGGATCTCCAGAAGTAGTTACTGACCCAACCCGAATTGCTAAGTTAAAAGTAACATTTTGACCGACTTGACCAACATTATCGTTATCAAATTTATTATCCAATAACTTGCTCATATCAAATCTCAGAATCTTACTAGTGTCGGGATTGTCAGAATCACCGAACGTCAGATATAAACTTTTGAGTTTGATGTCTGGGTCTATAGTAGTTTGTGGTGTGATGTAGTTCTCATTGACTAAGAGATCGTTAGTACATATTTGAATGTAGTTCACCACACTGTAGTTTTGTATTGGTGCTGTTTGTAACGACACCATTCCGTTAGTGGTTTTAACTTTGAAAATCTGAGCCAACTCTGTCATCAGGAAATCTTTATTCTTACCGGTATTTTCATTAAATACAGGAATGAGAATAGTCATTATATATCCTTTACTTTCTTGTTAGTGTTTTGGTAACTTCACGCCAACAAGCTGTGACGTTCCTACCAGTAATAGTCACGTTGTACTTGGTTTGTTCTTTTGTACTAGTAACAGAAATGAAACCAAGCTTTTTCAACTTTGGTAAATACTTGGAAAATGGTACCACTATGGAATCACCATGTTTGTCAGCTAAGTCATCCATGGTGAAGGGCTTAACAAAACCACAGAGAGCATTGAGAAAGCAAATTACGTTTCTTTCTGCAATACCATTACCACTGATGCCGTAGTATTTGATCTGAGCTAACAGGAATAATAAGTATTCCATTCTGGCCTTTATTGGTTCATACGTGGTGAACCATTCGGCACTATTGTGCGTAAGTTTCCTCAATAGACCAAACTCAGTCAAAACGTTGACTGTCTTCTCGTTCCATTTCCCATGCTCTTCATCTGCATTCTTACGCAATGAATGAACAGAGCTAATGCGAAAGAAACAATTGCGATACGCGAGCATCAGTGCGATTTCTGATTTACGCAAGAACTGAAACCCATCTCGCATTTCAAGGGGTAACCTACCCTTTGCATCATACTCGGGTGAACTAGGCATTAGTTTAAGATTTTTTGTTAGAGTTAAAGTGAGAAACCAAATACCCAAGGAGAGATAATACAAGCAAGAGTATAATAAAATACCCCCTTTTCGTAATTCATCAATTCCTCTTTTTTCATCTTCTTGCGAACACGGATTGGGTAAATTAACTGAATAACGTAGTGGACTACAATAGCCAACAAATACCCAGTCAATGCCTTCATGAGAAAAATCTGCATACTACTGTGGTCCTTTCTATACGTTTACCTATTCTGGTATTTTTTACTTTAATTAAAAGGATTACTAGTGAGTCTCACTTCATCGTAGAACACCTTAGTGACTACTACAGGCAGTAGTTTCAGGTTGATATAGGGATTAAGAATAAGTTCTTTCTTATTCAAAACCTTACGTTCCTGAACCTTACCATCGTGGTATTCCAAAGTACCGAAGTGTTTATTGAAATACTGGACAATAAGAACCTGACTCTTCAAGCGTGAATCATTCACTGACCGAAAGTTGATTTTGCTTTCAAAGAAATGCTCAAGCTTAGAGTCACCGAGCAGATAGATATTTGCACCAGGTTCAGCAGCGAACTTCGCTACTGTGGGGTTGAAATCAATCGGGTTGTAAACACTAAGGTCTTGAGTCTTTTGTTCCAGCAATGTAGAAACAAGAGTTTCCAGATACAAGTTTTGTACACCACACATGAAGTGAATGTCCGGCATCTTGGTATCTGTGACACAGATGTGATGTTCAGATGGTTGGTAACCAGATGTTTCAGAGTAAACAATGGGTTCGTAGATTTTAGGTTGGTACTTCATTTAAGGTTTCTCTTATTGAGTTTTATCAACGATAGCAGTGGAGAAATATCCACTGAATACACCATCTTTACCATTTTCATATATGGTCAATGGTGATGTTTCAAGACACTTACCAGGGAATGCTTCTTCAAATCTGGTGCTGAGTTCATCATAAAGACCAGAGTAAAACTCTTGGTCTGGGTTGTCATTGTCTAATTTTGCTTTATGCAAATCAGGCATTATCATCAAGACATCAATGTATTTTTTAACAGTATTATCAGTATCATTGACTCCACTGAAAACCCAATTGGCAGTATCACCTAATTGACCATAATCTGCAAATGGGTATTGGTTTTTGAAAGTAATACCACTAGCTGAAGATAAGACGTAACCATCACAGTCTTTCTTACCTTCAGTATCATGACGCCGTGAGACTTTATGATGTTCAGAAACTGTAAGTACTTCAGTTTCAAGACAGTTTTTACTAAAAGGAAATGGTAGACGTTTTAGAAGAAATGGATGAAAATATCTAACTAAAGAATCAGATTGGCCTGCTCTAGCAACACGTATAGTAAAACAAACTCCAAAGATTTTCTCACCAATAGAGAAGCGCCCGGTATCAGTAACGTTTTTCATAGATACTCCTAGATTAAAAAGGGTTTAGCTATATACACCAATTAGATTATATATGCTTTAAAAATATTGTTTTCAATTAGCTAGTATGGTCTTCGATGACAATAGTTCCCTCTGGAGAAGCTTGTCCCCAGATTTGTCCAGCATGCATGTAAACAGCTTCCGGATTATCATCGATCCAGATATCGATCTTCAAACCAAGATCTTCTACAACCTTGCGTTTTGCTTGGCGCGAGGTAGGAATTATTCCGTCTACCGCAATTGCAATACCGGGATGAATACTCCCGAGTTCGGATTCATACCGCATAGTAACAAGATAGACTTTATGTCCAGCTTGTTTTAAGAGATTGACAATCTTCTCAAAAGTGACTGGATCGCCAGTCACGGTTCCATCGTAATCTAAACCAAAGTTCATTTCTTTTCTTTCATGTCTAGAGTTGAGTCAAGAAACTTCATCAGATTCTCGAAGTTGTTATGGACTGCATCACAGAAAGCGGCATCATCAGCATGACGAAAATCAGCAATGCGATAGGGTTCACGACCATTACTCACCGAAACGGTTTCATGAGTAGATTTACCCTTCTTCCATTCACCTTTAATCGTGTGTTTAAAAAGTTCTTTAAGATCAGAGATTATTGTTTTGATCTCATCCAGGACAACCACTTGTTCCGCTTGTACAGCAGCCAGCGCATCACTGAGTTTAACCAGCGGAATCTGTACTGGATTACATGTACAATACCCAGGTGTAGGGTCATAGACAGCGCAACTAGATGAATGCTTAGAACTCAAATGTGATACAACATATTTGTTCAAATCAATCTTTTGCATTTTCTTCTTTCTTAAGGCATGGCATTACAGAAATGTCTACCCAGCGTGGATCACCGAATTCTGGAAACAACAACGTCCACGCAAGTCGTCCATGTGGTTTAACGCCAGGTGGATGACCATGGAGTCTCAATCCACAAGCATCCTCGATGCGCTTGATAAGTTTCTCTGGATCACTAGCGTGTTCCTGCCACGGCACAGCAAGTAAGTCCAGGTCTCTTGTGAAAGAACCATGCATGGCTAATGCATAACCCTCATTCCAAGCAATAACCCTCGCTATAGTAAAGACCCGGGCATAGTCCGGGTCTATTATGCCGTATGGGAGTCCAGATGGTTCCTGATTGTCATCCATGTGTTAAACCTTTTTAGAAACCAGAGAGTCTTTATAGTCTTTATAAAAACCCTTTTCTGTAAGTATTTGTTTGATTTCCTTCAGATCAAGAATACGAACATCAGACCACTTACTGAAAGGTGCGTCTGTGTATGTGTGGTAAACCAAAGAACAACGCTCATTAGGTGTGAGCTTAGCCAGCGCTTCCAACCGTTGCTCGTTGTAGAAAAACACCTTACCAAACACGATAGGATGACTATCGGTCAAGTAATCACGTATTGTGACTACTGGTTGATTGCTAGTGGTAATAAAAGAAATGCTAGCCTTACCAATGGAGATGTTATCGTATTCATTAGAAACACAGATAACGAACTTACCATCGAACTGCAGAACTTCTTGGTCTTGAATTAATCTACGTTCCTGATGATTTCGCTCTTGTTCTTTTATGCAGCCATAATTAACGGCGTGTTGTTTCATTTCTTCCAGTCGCTTGTGGAAGATTTTCTCGAAGATAAAAAACATAGTGATTTTAACTCAGTAAAGCAACAGCTTCTTTGAAATCAACTTCATTGATTTTGTTATAGAGTTCGTCTCCGATTTTGTAAGCAATTGTTTTTGGTTGTATATTGGAAACAGATGTGAAAAACTCCAATGCATTTTTAGGAGTTTCGATGCTTGAATATCTTTCAAATACTTCCAAAAGTCTAGGACTTGTAGTGTAAACGAAGTAAATATTTGAATGAAACCAAGGCAGCGTATTGTTGGTTGTATTTTGATTGAGTTGTAACTTCTCACATAGCTTAATCGCAAAAAGAAAGATAAACATTTCTTTAGGCGGTTTACTACTGATTATTGAAGCACAAGTTTTGAGATGATAATCTCTTTTGGTGCCTTTGCCAGTAAGTACAAACCAAAAGCACTTTATAGTACTTATGATTTTGTAGAATTCAAACAAAAACATATTAATAAAAATATGGTAATTGTGATTGAAGAGTTTCATGTAGTTAGTCAGAGAGTACATTTTTTATTCCTTTTACTAGTTGGTTACTTATTCAGTTCTCTCATCTCTTTTTGGACACCGAAAAACAATTCATGCAACATAGTTGAGATAACATTGTTTTCGTAATAGTTTTCACCTTTTTCAATAAGGTATTCTTTATCGTTAGGATCTGTGACTATAACTAAGTCTACTGCAGGAAATTCACTGCAACCATCCATCATTGCGAGCATACCAAAGACAGCACCTTCTGCTGCGTCCTTTTGTGAAGTATTTGGTAAGTTACCCCAGTAGTCAGCTATGTGTACACATTCTTTAAGAAATTGATCAATTACTTCTTCTTCTGTGAAAGCGCGGGGTTTTTCTTCTTCCATGATTGTCCTTAATCAATTTTAGTGTTTAGCTTTATATACAAGCCATTTACCCTCAGTACGATTTTCATCTACCATTCTCATGATCTCATTGAGCTGATCATCAGTAGCAGACACGAGTAAATCGTAGTAAGAGTTATAGGCATCCAAGAGAATGATCTTATCAGACCGAAACCAACAGCGATCACGTCTGGACTCAACGCTAACAATGACTTCCAATAATGCCTGTTGTGCTACCGTATACGACTTATCTAATTGATATCTCGTAACGAAAGCACGCATGATGTTGTTCATCACGACGACTTTCAAGAAGTGCGTACGTAGTTTGGAGTTCTTATTAATAGCTGCGATAGCTAGTCGCGCATCCTCAAGAATCTCGGCTGTGTCTGGAAGAATAGAAGAATCGATATTCATTATGATTCCAAGTCTTTGATAACGTTCGTACGTTTATCAGCAATCATGTATCCATCACCAGCGACGATGTGAGTCATCTTTCAATCCTTTACGTAGTTAAGATTAAGTTGAGATAAGTACAGCATAAATAGCCTGCAGTTAAGCAGGCCTTTTATGCTGATAATAAACAAAAAAACAAATGAGTGGAAGACCCGAGGGATAATACCCTCGAATCGTCCAATCTGAATTAGGGTGCCCTGCTCTCTGAAGACAAACAGTGATGTTACTCACTGGCAGGGCTATCGACTTTATCTAGGTTGGATCATTATCACCGTGCTAGACTCTATCGATAAGTTCGTGCTTAGGCCGCGAGGCGTTGAGCAAATTGGCTATCGTTTGCAGATAGTTTCTGTGGCGATTTTTAACGAGGTATACCTCCTCGGGTAGTCATGATAGATCTATTCACCACGTCGAAAGCCGTGTCTACCCCAATAAGACTACTTGTTAAAATAAGCTTATTGGAGTAGTCGGGAGTCGAACCCGAGTCCGCGCTGCGTTGATTTCTCAATCTCGCTGAGATATCTCTATCTCAACACACTACCATAGTTACTGATGACGAGCACCAGATTCTTTCTTTGGAATGAACCTGCCAAACCAAATGAAAACGTAAGAGATACCGACTAAATGATACCTGTTAGTTACTACCATGTTATAGTGTTTTTATGTAACGAAACGTTTTAATAGATGGACTTTTATTAGCTTTTTGATAACCGTGTTTATTGTAGAAAGATATGGCTCTAGCGTTCATTTTATCCACGTATAGATCAATAGTTTTATATTTATTGTCTATAGCTATTTTTTCAGCAAACTCAAGCAATTGCTTAGCAGTAGTTCTTCCATACTCGCTTTTTAAGACACTGATTAATCTTATCGTTAATAAAGAAGATTTTTTAATTTCCAGAGTGAAGAGCTGCCCTACAATAGAATTATCACGAAGAGCAACAAATGCCTTTTTATCGTCAGACTCTAGTAGAAATTTTTCAGCATCTTCTTTTGTAACCTCATTCATCCAGTCGTTTTCTATTTTGCTCTTTTTTCTGAAATCAACAAAAGAGTTTAAAAGTTCTTTTTTCAAACTTGTGATAATAATATCAGAATGACGCAACATTTTTGCGTAAGGTTGCCTACGCCCTGATTCAAAGTCTTTTAAATATTGAAATATAGCCATTAGTAGACCTTTAACGAAGACTTGGTTTAAGAGTGCTTTGCTCTTGAAAGACAAACAGTGATGTTACTCACTGGCAAGGTTGCTCTCGAGTGTTTCCTTTTAAGAAGAAAAACATCAACTCCATACTACCAAAGATTGAAATGAAGGAGGGAGAAGCAGGCCTGATAGCATTGCTGCTAGAGCTGATGTTTATAAAATGAACGATTTCACGATCATCGCATGGTAGAACGCTTAAATAAACCCATGCTAACAATCACCACTTCTATTTTTAGCGTTTCCCCGTTATGCATCGAGAGTTTTCGGGGTTGTCTCAAAAGTAACTGCAGGTCGACGAACTGACCACACTCACCGTTGATTGTTTTGCTTTTACGCAATCCATAGTGTTTAGAAGCAGCGAAGGTAAGGAACTCTGTCTCAGACCAACAACTGTAAACCCTCTATAAAAGAGAGTACATCTAAACACCACAGGTTACGTTCTCAATGCTTTCAGTACAAGATGCGCATCTTTAATCCACCACACCCTAAAGAGAGCGTGCTGATTTTCCTGTTACGTAATCGTAGCAGGATGTACAAAAAGCCTCAAGAAAATAGCTTCCGGAAGAGTAAGATTGTCAAGTCTTTTTCTCCCAGCGTTCGGTTCACTGCTTGACAGGCAGTACGGTTATATGCTTCCTCCTGAACAGATTAACACCGAAAGTTAGTCATCACAGGCCATTTGACAATCTAGGTATTTAAACCCCTAGATTGTTTCTGCTCTTGTTTAAAGTCCGAGCTTCATCAGAAATGAGACTGTCTTCACTACATCATATATTAGTGCTGTAAAATTATCATCACTAAAGTTAGATGTTGTTATCTACTCACCATTATCATATATGGTTGAAATCTTTTTAAGTAGAAGCCATCAGATGTTCAATCAGACTAGAGACAATGTTGTCAATCTCGTTATTGATATTAACAACATCACTATAGATAGCATCATCACCAGTTTGGTCTGGGAAGTAAAGAGCGGTAATTTTCTCCATACCGTTCTTCAGAATGTCTGTGGGTTCATCACCCTTACTGAGCCCTTCACCAATGCCAGCAACCATTTCAACCATGATGTTACGCAGCGCAACATGATCATTGATCTTCAGAATCTTGACCTGATCACGAATCACTACATCGACACATGCAACAATCTCTTCCATGACATCTTCAACATTTTGGGTAGTGGTCAGTTCGTTTTGCATTTTCTTCTTCCTTGAAGGTTAAAAAGCCAGGGAATTAACCCTGGCCTTTATGATGATTTAAAGTTCTTTTGCAGCGAAATTACAACGACTACATATTTCGTCTTGTGCTTTCTGAATTTGAGCAATATGTTCATCAGAAGCCCAGATCTCATCAAATTGTTTATCTAAGAGATTACCAAAGTTGTATTGCATTTTGTAATCATCACAACACAAAAAGAGATCACCCTTAGGACCAATGTGTACCCATTCATAAACACGTCCACCACCAGCGCTACTTGCGCTATGGTTACAACCAACCACTGGTTGCTTAGAATGAACAGAGTACGGTAACAGAACTTTGTGTTCTGTCAGTGAGCCAGCTCTATCAGACAGATGCTCTTGAATCCAGACACCAATGTTTGGAAACAGCTGGAGAAACTGCTCCTTAATTGCTAGTGCTTCTTCGTGTGTGGTATAGATTCCTTTATCTAGTTTCCTATCACCATTGAGCAGACTATTTATCTGTAGTGATGCGCCATTAAAGTTATCGTTAAGATACTGAAGATTTCTCATCAATACCTTATGGACAGAAGCTTCAAAGCCAGTCTTTCTCATCCAGTCTTCTTTTTCGATGGCTGGAATGTTCAGAGCGATTCCCGTAAGTATGTCGGGATTTGCTTTGATGAAATCAATCTTAGCAGGAGTCAGTGGTGTACCATTACTAAGGATGGCTGTCTTAAAACCAAAGTCTCTGAAGACATTCATCATGTCATCAAAGTCTTTGTGTAGTAAAACTTCATTGTAGTGACAGGTATAAAGAAACCTAGTAGTCTTAGGAAACAAGTTAGAGTTCTGTAGATTACTAAAGATACTAGCTAACTCGTTAGGAGTCATCTGATTGACATACTCCTTAGGATTACCTTCATACCTAACAGGACAAAACCAACATTGAGCATTGCATAACCCATTGATATCAATTTGTCCCATGTTGATAGGAATGGACAGGAGATTCTTTTTAATCTCTTCCTTAGTACGCCCTCTACCAATCACTTGCTTGTTCCTTCAGGAAACGGTTTGAACTTACCGTCTTCATCAAACGTACCACGAGTACGCGTACCATCAGGCATCGTCTGAACGATGATTGTAGGGTTTCTCTCGCAGATTCCATAGCGTGGCACCTTAGCCACTTCAATTCGATCCATCACTTGACTAGACCTGATTCTGCTAGACAAAAACGTAGCTAAAGTCTTTAGCATTTATTCTCTCCATTTAACGTAATCTTCAATATGAACGATAGAGTGCTGATGTGAAACTGCCCTGCTTATCACCACAACATCGACGTTGAAATGAAGTTTCACATATTCACACTCGACTTGCGCTTCATTACTGCGGCGATGATCTTCATCACAAATAATAATAAGCTTATTTGGAAAACTCCATTCCTTATCAACAAGAGAAGATTCTTTACGCATCACTTCAGAAGCAAGAAAACCAATAATGGAATTGGAACCGATAACATGCATGTTGGCGATAGCTACACCATTATTCTTTTCAAATGGAAAACTACTCATGATTTAGTCCTAAAACAAATAAACATCATAAATGGATACACTGGCAACCACCAGTGTATCCATATCAGATATTAAACTGCATCGCCCTTATTGTTAGCGCGATGTTTATGCAGAAATGAATACAAAGCAACAAAGCCAGCTGCTGCCAATCCACTACTGATACTGCAAATGCAATACCCTGCATTCGTTTTCACATTTTTGGTATCAGCTACCAAGATATAAACACGGTAGTGAAGCTTGACTCCACACCACACAAATTTAAAATCAGGAACATATTCCTGATCATTGGTAATCTTGATTTCGTTGTGAAAACCGAGATTCATATCCGATACGACACGAGTCTTCGCCAGACTACTAAGATTGAGCAACGTGGTATACACGCGCTTTTGCTTATTACGGACTTCCATCTCAAACTGCGTCTTCTTTTGCTGATAGGTTTCAGCAGTAATAGCGACCATTTTAATTTCCTTTTCCAGTTATTTGTCCAACATGGACGATGCGGTGATAATTTAACAACTACACCACTTTCTCTTATGATGGCTTTATCTTTTCAGATACCATCTTAATAATCACTCGTTATGAATGACTATTAAGATGCTCACTATTTCTAGTGAGCCTACCACTATAACTTTCGTTACCAATCTTTCGATTGTTTGTGGTCTAAGACCATTTAACCATAGAAAAGAAATGAGCGACTAAACTAGTCTTTAACCTGGCATGACTCTTTTCTTATACACAACTGAGCGTCTAGTAGATTCTACTAGTTCCGTTGGCTTCTTTAGGTTCTTCCCTTTTGGTCTCTACACCTTTTCTCTCGATCGTTGTCAGGCTGGTATTTCAACGATGACTCCACGGGAACTAGCGTCCCCGCTTCACTGTCTCCCAGCTATCCTAAACATCAAACAATCTTTCTATTTACTTCATAGCCCGATAGCAACAACGCCAAATCCCGGCGAGGTGGGACAAGCCATTAAATGCGTAGCTACTTTTCGTAGTGAGAACTGGCACGGCTTACAGCAGATTTCTAAAAACTAATATTTGCTATTTTCCACCTTTAGGAATAATAACAAAGCAAGTGAGGATTTTCAACTAGAGTTTTTTCGATTTCACAGCTTTTGCCGTATTTGAGAAGATTCATCAGTGATAGTCTTTAGACGTTTATTCACTCACCAGGATCCCCAGCAAGAACGTTCAGAGAACCACCCCGAGCTAGGCTTCAAACCATGAGAGCCACCCTGGACCCTCGCTCTATCACTCTTTACCGCCTTTCAGTTACACAGTTACACCTCCATGCGTTCGCCTTACTAACTAGGTCTCCGTTAAGAGATGCTGCCAAGCATTAAGGGGTTACCCTCTATCCAAGTATCATGGGCTGACTACCCGTGTATTTTTCGGTGATGCTCTTATTTAATTTAGTTCAGAATGCTTCGCTAAAGACATTCCCGCAGCATTGTCTGCAGCTTACTATTACTAGTAAGATCTACCGTTCCCAGCTTGGGTTATCCGTTAGGACGTTCAGATATTACTCTGAAGGGTAAATATCCATTTCTGGATATAACTTTGTTTAACTAGGATCAATACACTGACCTCTTCGAACTTACCATAAACGAAGAACAGTTACTCAAGTCAACACTATCAGATAAGCGTGTTTGAATTAGTTGATGGACAACAACCCACACGTATCGTCAGTTAACAACGATTCCCCTAGTCACCTCGTAACTCAGTTTTAACAAAGTTTTACTACCTAGTAGGGCCTTGTGGATATCCTTAACGTTGCCTTGGTTATACAACCGAGTCCGTTTCCTAGGTAGTTATTCAGTCTTTCGATCGAATCTATTTCAACGCTTTGCCACGAATCTCACCAAGACGGTAAGACTCCTTGACCAGCTTAGCAATCAACATGCTTTCCGCATACCCCATCCCAGTCTCTTTACGAATCCAGCGAACCAGCTCGATATTAGAGATATTGAGAATAGAGATCTTGCTAAACTTTTCAGTGATGGCAGTAACGTCGGCAGCTTTCATGAACCTTCTCCTTGGTTGTTAAGGTAGAGTTTTCATGATGTCCTTTCTATAAAGAAGTTAAATCTATTTTAGATCACAGTGAGCTTGTCACGCAGACGAAAACCCAAGAGTTCCCAAATCTTGTTTTCTGCATCTTTGTAAGCTTCTTCACGACCCTTAGTCGCGCTGTGTTGCGCTGGATCGATAGCACCATGGTTCACACCAACAATCTTAGTGCCGTTGCGCAAAATCAAAACACAGAAAGTCAATTGTTCAAGTCCATCGGGAACCCATTGAGCTAAATCTGCTTCGTCATCGTTCTTGATCTGTTCGTTCAGTTTGGATGCCTGAGCGCCTTCCTTAGCTGTGAAATAATGAATGCTCAGAATCTCATTCTTCACATCTTCTGGAGTGATGCGTTTCTTAACTCTAGCGCTTTCAATCATCATGATGAATTCCTTTATTTGAATGGTGGGAAGAGGGGGATTTGAACCAATAACAATTGGAATATAAGTGGTCGGATGACCCCGACTCGAACAGGGACCTTATGTCTTATGAGGACACGGCACTAACCTTTATGCTATCATCCGTTTGGTGGGAGGCACGGGACTCGAACCCGTAAGCTTGTTTAAAGCGATTGATTTTAAGTCAATTTCGTAGACCAATTCCGACAGCCTCCCAATGAAACTTTTTCAGTCTCTCGCAAATCATAGCTAAAGGCTATAATTTTTTCATTCAATGCGGTAATGCATCTATTTGTTTCAAGACTACCGCAACGAAAGCGCCAGCAGTAAGAAGTAAGATTCCTACTACTATCAAAATAGCATAAGCTATTTTCTTAATCTTTTCTTTGTTCATGATTAGTTGAACTCAAAAATTTGTTGAATGGAATTCTTCGCATGGTTTCCATCTTTCGCATAGATGTTATTCAGTGCGGATTGGTTGACCATACGAAAGAGTTTGAAGTAGTCATAGAAAGCTTGACCAAAGCGTTGTGTTCCAAATTCGCCTTTATCGAATTTAGCACAAAAGATTTCATACTGACGTTTTTCCAATACCAGTTTCTGATTCTCTGCCATTATTTTCTCCTTAAAATAAAAGGGTTATTTCTTTACCACATCAAACTTAGCCCAGATATCGGGCAAGATGAATTTGTTTTTATCATGATAGTTTACGAACAACTCACGACATACTTGGATTAGAAACACTTCTGTCTCTCGCTGCACCCCACGCATGAAGTTAGGCAATATGTACAAATGGTCTTGATCCTGCGTTGCAAGGTAGTAGAGCACACGCAGACTGTGGTCAATCATGTCGTGTGGTATTGACTTGACCATTCTTTCGTCTTTTATGATGATACCATACGTCGAACCTTTGTGGGTCTTTTGAAAGCCATGTGGTCCAATTGTACGGCCATAGTGTGTCTGCGCAATACGGTAACTATCAGTAACACCTGACCCACCTTTGTTACTCGTGAACACAAACACATGCGGGCTTGTGATTTCCGTTACGTCCGAATAGAACGTATTGAGCGAGCGAGCACGATCGACTTGTGCTTTTGTAAGCATTGACTGTTTCCTTAAGATTATTAATAGTGTATCAAATCAATAATAAGTAACTGAATATTTTTTAACTAGTAATAAATGCAGCATAATTGCCAGGGTATAAAACCCTGGCAATTATGATGTTAAAGTTTAAAAATGCCATCTTTAGCATTTTGCTGTACTGTTCTGTCTTTGAAGTTCAAACCAGAAAATCTCTGGTAGTCTTCCAAAGAACGAATAGGACCTAACGTATATTTGTCTAGATCCTTGAGCGCTTCTTTATCGGTAGTCTTCTCTATACCTAAAAGATGTTTGATCCTAAGCTTAGCGAGCCTATCGTTGTTACCCCAGGCTGTATGGTCGTCCCAATGCCTTCTACGAGGCTTCTCTATATCGCCTGGTTTCTCATCGGTGTAGTAATGCCACATAAAAGGATTGTTAGGAGTATAGATATTGAATCCATGTGTGAAAAGTCTCACAGCCATGGAAATCTCTTCTCCTACGAAATACAAATAGGGATCGTAAGGAACCTTATCGAATACTTCTCTAGCACCAAATGCACATCCACCAGCAAATAGCGCGTTCATATTTGGAGTAAGAGGAGCAGCAGTTATATCAAGACCGCCAGAACTAATATTAGGTAACCCTTCCACACTGAACGATTGTACGTTGTGGTAGGTATATGCCATCTTATCTAGTTTATCTGGTGGTTTATATCCAGTAGGATAATGAGAGAGCACAGCTTTGCTGTCGTTACAAGAACTATAGTTGTCAAAGAGTGCTTCATCCCAGTGTTGGATAAAACGAGTATGACTATCAATTTGAAATACATAGTCTTCGTTTTTACGAAGTCTAGTAAGAATCTTACTACGTGCCCAGCATGCTCCCAGGCTGTCCTCCCAAGGAACCATGATTTGCCTGACTTTAGGAGAGTAAGGCACGACAGCGTTTCTGTCCTCATCATGATCTATCTGAGATAGCAACCCAATAGTAATTCTATCTGGATACTTAGCTTTAGAGAATATCTCCTCAATTGTGATAGGAGTCTCTGGATCACGATAACTAGCAATAGATACAAATAAAGTCGGTTCAGTCATTGTAAGATTGAACGATTACATGAGCAAGACAAGGATCGACTCGTTGTGCTTCTTTAAATCCAGTGCAAGCAAGACAAGCTTCCGAGCAAACTACCTTGTCATTACTGTGTTCCATCAGGATAGACATAATAACGCCAGTGAAACTACCTATCAAACGCCAGTCATAAGCCTTGCCTTGATGTACAACAAACCAAATGGCTGCAGGAAGAGGGTTCTTCTTATAAGGAATGATATCCCACTTTGTATCATCTATCACAATACGTTTCAAGCGAACGCCACCACGTTTACCAGCGCGATATGTGGAGTGTGCTGGAATGAAATCCGTGCCGTCAGCACTACCACACCAAACAGCACCATTAGCGTCGGGTTGCGTGGTTCCATCAGGCATTAGATGATCTACGCCATCGGATGGTTCAAATACTACTTCGTTGTGACTGTAAGCACCATTAAAACGCTTGCGAATGAGTTTATTGAATAAACCATTGAAACCCTTACGATTACTAGTATACGACGCTAACTTCATTTGATTAGTTCCCCCTTAGATTAGATAGAATATTTTTATGTATACTCTATAGAATTTCTTTACCATACTACGTTTTCAACTTCAGCAAATGTAGTTGCTGTTTCAACAGCCGTTTTTAGCTGCTGAGCTTTAATGAAGTTGTTTATGCCTCGATTATACATTGAACTATAGAACGATTTCCATTCTTCAACCGTACTAATTGGGACATAGTCGTTATCCATTGTTTTCCAACCACCAGGCCAAACTGTGGGTAGACTACCAAGATTATTTATTTCATCATTGGTGCCTGTGATGTCACGCCAGCTTAAATTGTCGCAAGCGATAGTTTTACCAGCATGCGTAAAACTACTGCTATTTGCAATTAGCCTCCATTCATTTATCTTTACTTTCTTCTTTAGTTTAAGTTCTAATAACTTAGAAGCGTAAAGTTCCGGTGGTATGTTTTTAACTACCCAGTTTTGTTCTAATCGTCCATCTACCAAACGAGGATATTCTTCTTCAACAACTTGATCGTCTTGAGATTCTGGTTTAACAACATCGTCGTACCATTCATAAATTTCATGACTCAATCCTAAAGCTACTGATACAGATGGATATTCACTACAAACATATTCGTAACTATGACCATAGGTTTGGTCTGTTGTTTTAATGTATGGCATTTTGACTTACTTAATCTAATTGTTGGGTGTTTATAAATGTGTTTCAGTACTAAATGAGTAACTATAAAAAACCAAGGGGCCTGATTGCACCCCTTGGTTTTTTTATGCCGACAAAGTTGCTGCCATAGATGCTGCTTTCTTAGCGTCTAATGCTGCATTTCTACCATCAATAGCAGCGTTTTTACTTTCAATAGCGGCGTCACTAATGGCAGTAAGAGATGCTTGTTTCGCTAGTAAAGGTATGTTGGTATCCAGTTGTGTTTTAACATTAAATATATCTGATGATTCTGCTAATTGTACTTGCGCACCAACAAAAACATCACCATATCCGTTATCACCGTATCTTACTTTCTTTTGATTAAGATACGTACTTGCAAGCATTAACATACTTGAGTTGTAACGTTCTATATAGAAGTCTGATCCAAAGTAATCACCCACAGTAAAGTATTTAATACCACTACCTGTGAATGTAGCTATAGTAGTGCCTAATAGCGTTTTCAATATAACCACATCTGTATTGTTAGCACCTCGGATTGTGATGAATGCATCACCAGGTGTCCAACTACTTACATCTACAGTTGTAGGGATACTTATTTGCGTCACTACAGTGTATGGGTTTGTTACTAGAGTAGTCAGCCTTAGTCTGATTTCTAAGCCAGTATCACTAGAGCTATAACCATCTAAGCTAAGGTTACTAAAAGCTGTAATTAAGTTTTCTTTAGTAAATGATTGGTAACTAGGCCAAGAGTAACCAGGTACCCTCATAGCAAACTCTGCAGTCATTCCATTACTACCAAACGACTGTTGTGTTCCTAGGGCAGCACGACCGTGACAATAAGCTATACCTGGTTCTGTACCACCTGTTAAAGCTGTACCATTTACTGACATGCTGTATCTATTAGCTGCAATTGAACCAGCTAGAGTAATAGTTAATCCAGTTGATAATGCTCCAGCTACAGTAACGTTACTTGCTCCAATACCAGGTATTGCTTCTACAGCAGTATCGATTACTGTGGTGGTTGCATTGTAAGCTAAAGCTGATGTAGTACCTAATAAAGTACCAGCTTCGTTAAACATAGAAATAGTAAATGTACCACCAGTTGGTACACCCGGTGCGATTACAATAAAGACATTTGTTTTAATATCTGGACCATCAATCCATAAAACAGGCATTACGTCCTGCATGCCAGTTATGGCATGCAGTGGGTAAGGAATTGTAATGACTGCAGAATCTAGGGCAGTGGGTAAATACAATCCGCCTAATTGATTTGTAAAAGCTGATCCAGTTAGCTCTAATCCATTACCAGCCGCTATGGGGCCGAAAGTAATGTGCCCGGTAGTGGGTGTTAAGCTTGTATCAACGAAATTACCACCAACGTAGTTGTTAATCCCAGAGAACGTTTCAGTAATACCAGCTACAGAAGATGCAACTACATCATAGACATTATCTTGCCCGGCATCTAGTCCAGCTGTTAATTGCGCTGTACTAAAAGTAGCTATCATCTTACTAACTAGTAATTTATTACCTAAATACGTAGTAGGTAAATCTATAAGCGGACCTGTTCTAAGATTTTTAACTACAGCGTTTTTGATTTCTAATCCACCAGATTGTTGTAACACAGGTGATAGCGTGTTGTTAGCACAGTCGAAATCTACGTCGTAAAGTTTTAAGTTGATTGATGCAGCATCAGTTGCAAGCAAGTAATTTCTTGGTGCCATTGGTCCAAAATTACGTAACCTAGACATCACAACGTTGGCACAGTTTGTAGTACCAATAGCTGACATTACGTTGGTGGATATCTGTACAGAACCAATACCATCAGCATAACTAATACCATTAAAAATGACATTAGCGCAATTTGTAAAATTTATTTGTGCACCAGCTGCATATAAATCTTTAACCACAACATCTGATGGAAAGCTAGTGATGTTTATAGCTCTATTTGAAACTGCAGTACGTGCACCATAAAGTATTTGAGTAATGTTTTCACCATATGAAAAACCCGGAAGATTGTTTAATATTAAACCAACTGTGCCTGGTTTACCTACGGATACTAGATTCCTTACACTACATGGACCGAGAACAGAAGAAATTTGTGTTGTGCCCTGTATCGATCTTGGATTTTTACCAACACAAAGACTATTGATTTCAACTGACCCGTTGGTGTTATTCAGTTGAAAAGAATCACCACCAACACCAGTGTTTACAAATCTAGCCATTTTAAAAATGTCAGTAACAATGCGTATTTTGTTACTAAAGCAACACCATTCGAAATCACCACTACCAGAAGGGGATAGATCCACTAATGATAAATTAGTACCTGCTGCCTCTAATACATAAACGTAAGGTGTAGTGCCACCTGTTAGTGATTGTGTACCGACTCTGAGACTATGTCTATTATTAGCCATTGAACCAGCGTAAGTAATAAAAACAGTTGTAGGTAATGGACCACCGCTGCTAGTAATAGTGCCAGCACCCATACCTGCGATGCCTTCTAAAGCTGCATCAATGGTGGCTAGTGATGCGTTGTACGCGATATTGCCTGTGGTACCCTTACCTTCTATAGTTAAAGTAAACGTACCGCCGGTAGGTACTCCAACTGTTGAGACACTATAGAGATAACTTTCAGTATTTGTTAAACGATTACTAATATAAATATTGGGTATTCTAATATTAGAACCAGATGGTACTGGAACTGTTGTGTTATAACCAACACTCAGTGTTTTATTAGTATCACTCCAAAAGAAACCTCTAGACACTCTATGTGCTGCACCTGCAAATGCAGTATCGTTTACACCACCGTAGATTCTATTTGCAGCGACAGATGTATCGTACAAAGTGTCTTGATGGTAAATAGGCCATGGTTCGTAAACATTACTACCTGGTGAAGTTTCAACATCTATATAAGTAACCTCAGGAATAACACCACCGTAAAGTGTTGTAAAATCCCACGTTTGTCCTGCGTCATTGCCTTGTCCTAAAATCATAGGCGCACCGCGTACTTCAAATACTCCATTGCCTTCAAATCTAAAATCATGAATCATGTCGTAGAGATTAAAAACAAGTGGTACTGTATCAGAACTATTTTCAATTCTTAGTTTACCAGAAGTAATGCATGTTATATTCCCAGGCATTGTAGTTGGAGTACTATTAACTGTCAGCACAGCGCCACTAGTGATAGTTAATGTCTCCGCCTGAGCATAAGTTACTTCAGTGAGATTTTTGTTAGTAGATATGGTTGCCATATGTTCCTCTTATGTTTTCGTTGTAACGATGTTGTTTAAAGTGCCGTTACCATTATAGTTGTATGTCTTAGTTACTACAGAGTTACCTACGTAATAGACAATAGAACTAAGAACACCCGATGAGTAATTGTACAGTTTATAATTACCAGATGCATAATCAATTCTTGTAAGTGTTTGATTTACGTCATATGTGAAAACAGGATCTGATTCTTCACCAATTAGGGTAGGATTAACAATATCACTAATAGTTACAGTAGTTGAATCTGTTAATAACACTCTCTGTATTGTTGCAGAATTTATAACTTCCAGCTTCACTTTACCAAAGTAACGTGTTTCTTTGAAATTACCATAATCAGCCACTGGTCCAGTTTGTGCAGCTGAAGCCGATTCTGGCATTTCTGTAAGAGGTGCCCAGAGAGGTGTGCCGTTTGAACCAAAGCTAAATCCTCCGGAACCCACTATTTTGAAATCATAAAGAAAAGCATTTGCGGAAATGTAATTACCAACAAAATCCATATTCTTAAGATTACCGAGTAAACTTGTATTTAAAACACCAGGAGTAGTTTCTGGGAAAACAGCTAATGCCCAAGTCTCAAAATTTTTACTAATACTTAATGCTCTGATTGTGTTGCCACGTTCTTGAGTATCCCAGATATTCGATGGTCCACTGTCAGACCAGCAAAAGTTTTCGAACATATAAGAATCGTTAGTATTTCTTGGCAACACTTGATTTGTTGGGTTATATGTAGTAAAATTAACATATCTCCAATCGCCACCACCCCATGGTAACTCAGATACATTATCACAAGCAAAGTCATGCACCGCCCATGCGTTAGCACAATACGGTAAACTTTTACTGTGTACGTAATTAACACAATCTATCTGGCGTTGTCTAGTGTTATTGTAATCGAATCCAAACTCATCTAGAAAAATACCATCAACACCAATAGAGTCCCATTGATCTATTTTAGTTTGAATTTGTCCAATAGTTAAACCACTAGTACTTAAACCAATAGGAACATAACCGTACACTTTAACACCATTTGCCCTCACTGTATTGATGATGGATACGGTACTGGCGTACTCTTCATGAGCAGGATCTTGATATGTGTCACCAACTACCCAGTAATCAAAGTTGTTAGATAACTCTTGGGCTACAGATGTTGCGTTCCAAATACCTTTATAAGCTACTGGATATCCGTAATAAATCAATAGTTTATTTAATGTCGGTAAACCATTAAGGGTTAATCTATCAATTATTATTTCGTCACCTACTTCAAGTGGTATTGTAAACGCTATATTAATACCAGTAGTTGCCGTATAGTCTATCCCTGGATATAAAAGTAGTCCATTTTTATATACTTTTACATAGCCTGGCGTATAAACTATCTGTACCAGAGAAGTAGTTACAGATACAACTAATGTATATAAAGATACAATTTTTGATTTAGCTATATCTGAGGAATCTAATCTAGAGTATATTTCTTTAATATCACTTCCTAGATTATTTATAAAAGATAAGAGTTTAGTTACTAATGACACTTCTTTTCCCTATCGATATGTTGTCCAAATTTTGGTCTGCTCTTGTCCTGCTAACATTAATGCTTCCACAAGTTCAGCTACAGTCACTGTGGCTGTAGCGTTATTTGATAGGATCCATTCAGTAGTAGGGACTTCATTCATTTGTAAAGCTAAAAATGCTTTAGCTATTCTGTTTTGACTTTCTTCATCAGCATCAAAAACAATGTCATTTATTGACTTTTAAGATACACTTAATGGATGCTCATAAGTAGACAGTATGAAGTTGTTGTTAGTAACAGTCGAAGCATTAGCTAGACTAACGATCGTGGGTTTGTTAGGTTTACCTAGTGATGAATTAAATCCAGATCTTGTTGCTGGATTTCTAATGAATTTCTTAAGAATAACCGAACTTTGTTGTGCTAAGCTTTCAGACATTTTTACATTCAATATTTAATAAGTAAGTTTATTGACAGTCGTGTAGTCATCATAAGATCTAAGGACTGGTTCAGTTTCTTTAGATGTATAAACATCAACCATAACAATCAAAAATATCATAAAAAATTATGATATAACCAGCTATTGGTATGAAAATAACAGAGATAGGGCATAATGACCGATACAGCTTAGCTGTATCGGTCATTATGTGTCTAGCTATTATTAAGCTTTTGCTGCTGTATAAGCAGCCACCAAATCTTGTTCGGTATCACCAACAGCTGTCGTGAGAGCAGTAAGACTAGCAGCAGAGGCAGCACCAATGTTATCACGACCTTGAGTCTTTTGTTCGTTGGTGAAAGTCTGAGCAGCATCCACTCGTACCCGCAGACCCAATTCGTTAGCAATGGTAGTAGCAAACGAGGGATCATTACCCAGCGCAGTAGCCAACTCATTGAGAGTGTCCAATGCTGCAGCAGAACCATCGAGCAGTTCATTCTTAACGGCTTGCTTAGCGGCTTCGATCGTATCGAAGATCTTGTCAGCAGACCAAGTCGACGTAGTGTCGCCATCGCCAGCCAGGTCATCGATACCGGCAGCGCCAGCTTGCAGAACACCAATAGCAGTATTGAGTTCGTTGATGGCTGCAACCAGATTGGTCTTAGCCGTAGTCGTCAGACTAGTGAGCGTACCCTGTCCTTGGTTCAGAGCCTTGATGTCAGGACCAATGGCATTAATAAGCGCTAACAGATGTGTTTCGAGAGACATGTGATTTCCTTAAAAAAACGGTTTGATTACGATTTGGCTAAGATGTAGTGAGCAAGTAAATCGATTTTGACTTCTGGTACGTACAGACCTCCGTCTGATCCATAGACTAAACGGTTTTCTAAATCTTCACTAATGAAGACTAAAAGACCAGTGGGTCCAGTAATGTTACCGTAAGGCAAATTACTCCACGGTGTAATTCCATTACCAATTTTAAACTTACGAGTATCTGACTCCAATCCCACTTCATCCAATAGAAGAATTGGATTCTTCAAAGCCCACTGCTGGGCCGAATCACGCCTAAGCCTGATGTGCCACGGATCAGTATTGATGGGCATAAAACCTCAACTTTGTATGATTGCAAACCCTATCCATACTTATTTGGTGATTATTCCTCAGCCAAAGAAAAAACAACAGCATATTAGCTAGAGAACCCTGTAAAAGGTTCTCTAGCATTTCTAATGAGTATAACCAATTACAATCGGGTGATCATTAATCTGACCATAAACCAAGAATTCCTGCATGATTTTCATGGCTCTTGTAGTCAGTAAATCACAATTATCAGTCATACCAAAGAATACCTCAGTACCACTAATAACCCTACCGTTGTTGTCAAACTTACAATATTCAAATGAAGATACTAAAGTGGTATCTTTCACTACAGGGTTAGGTGTAAAATGAGTACAGCGATTCTCTGTCCTATTAGCTATCTGAATAGTAGACATTACTTTACTATAGTCTATAGTACCTAATTTAGCAACAGTATTTGAGGTATGGATATTAGTCGATATAACAATGTCTGCATCAGCACTACTAAAACCTTGTACTAAAGGGCAATGCCACATTCCATTACCACTAGCAAAGAAAGTCAGTAAGTCGTTATATATCTTACCACAGTAATCACCTGTAAAGAATCTACCCCTTACTTTATTGATCAATTCAATATCACGTTTAATGTTTTGTTTTTCTATGATCTGTTGCAGCATTTAAATGGTTTTCCTAATCCAGTTAGATGAGGTAGGAGCTGACGCAGTCCACACTAATCTATTGCCTAACCAATTTCTGAACTCAGTCATGGTGGCTGAATAAACAATGATGTTTCCTTTATGTCTGATATTATCAGTATCAATCATAGAGTCTACACCAAAGTCCTTAACTTTCACAATCTTAGAAGGCTTAGGAGGAAAGTCTGCTTCATGGAGAATGCACAAATTGATTATCTTGGTCATTTGATTAAAAAAGAAAAAGAAACACTCATCCCTGGTACCGAAGTACCAGGGATTTATGTCTATTAAAGAATAACAGCAGGACGATCCGTGCTTACACAGAGCACTGCTCCCTCACTCCACATCTCATGCGGTTTGAGATACTTGGCAATGTATTGCCGAGTAGAGAGTTTGTCTGCGTAGATACGCCAAACCCGATGGGTACGAGTATCCTCATATCCTACAAAGAATTCAAACGTAATCAACGCATTGATACAGGTATCATGGAACAACGGTTCAGTGATGGCCATGGTAGGTACACTGATAGCATTCCCACGAGTACCGTAGAATGCATGATGCAATCCACGACGCAAACCCATGCGTACATTCTGGAAATGGCTCATGTACGCACTCACATCCTCACGTACGCTGAAGTCCTTGAGAAGCTCCATTGGATTGTTAGAATAGAGCACACTGCGCAAAGCAGCGCTCAAGCCCAACAACATTGCTTGCACTATCGGTTGCTGCAAAGCTGTAGAGTCTCCATCATCCAAGTTGGATTTGAACGGCATAAAGTTTGTGTAGCGTGCTACGTGATCCACGTACTTTCGCAACGCAGGCACTGGAAAATCAGGATAGTAATGAATCTGCAACAACTTGGATGCGCAGTTATCCATTGCAGCGATTTCTGAATTGATGAATTCAGAACTAGGCATGATCAGTGTGATCTGATCACCCCACTTCTTAAGCTTTTTCTGATCCAAGAAAGCATAAGAGTCACGATATGCCGTGAGTGTGAGGTGAGTAGACTTAGTCACACACGATGTGAAGTCGTATTCCGACAACTCCACACCAGCACAGAAAATGTGCTTGTATTCCACCATGGTGTCCAGACCATTGAAACGGTCATAAGGAACCACAACGATACGACCGAGTTTGGGATCACCCAACGCAATCGCAGCAGCGAGCATGGAATCCAAACTGAAAGGATTATAGAGTAGGTGAGTCACTACTCCATCTTCAACTGTCTTAGCACGGACTTCGATGATGGAGTCAGGAAACCCGCTGGTGCGAGTTACGTCGTATTGAGTATTGGTCATGACTTACTTTCACTTAAGTTTAAGGTTATATTGAATAACAGACTGCTATTCTTGCCAGTAATATATCACTGAAAAGATTTACAATCTAATTATACTTATCCTGTATTTTTCTAAAACACTACGTAGTTAATCATTAACTTTTAATCTTTGCTTTGTTTAGTTGTGCTTGAGTAACTAGATAGCCAGTCAATTCACTAATACCTTTATTAATTGCTTTAGTAAGACGATGTAATCCATCTATAACGTAATACTTACCATTTTCCTTAGTGAAAAGGATAGGTGTATCAGTGTTTGCATTTGTTACACGTTTCGGGTCTGGTTTACTGTACTTCATGATCCATTTGAGATCATCTACTTTTACAGTCTGAAGTTTAGCTTTACTATTTTCTAGTTGTTCATGAATTTTATTAATGGAGTACTCAATACCGTGGTGTGTAAAGGTAGAATCATTTTCTTCTCGGTAACCTTTAGTATTAGTACTGTTTGTTTCATTTTCAATTACTACAACACGATTAAGTCTAATCATAGAAAATTCTTTTATATTAGAAGTTAAATAAAAAATCTACTCAAACCTATTGGGTTTCGGATAGAATCTGAGCCAATGCTCTAGCTTGATTTACAGGACCATTAGAAAAACTATCTCTGAGGGTATAACTATTATTAATGGCCATCTCTCTGAGTTCTTTCATTTCGTCTGGATGGTCCAATGCCCATTGTTTCCATAGCTCTAGATATCTGTTATATAACTCTTCACGAGTCATATACGTCTTTGGTGGTTTACCTTTACCTAGTTTCCAATTGGTCCCGCCAGGATCGAAATTTTTGACATCGCACTGGTAGTGTTGTTCAATGCATCTACCGTCTTTTAGTTTAGCGTAAAACGCACTAAAGCGTTTATCACCCATACTAGAGACTTCATACCCAGTATGTCTTGAGTATTTAAAGAGCGGTTCACTTACTTGTTTCTTAAGCATTGATAAAACTACCTCTTTAATTTTATCACCATGACAACGTCTGGGAGCACAAAAGCATCCTAGTCTCACAGGTTGATCTAACATTAAAAGATCTACTAACCTTTGGAGTTCCTCCGAAATATCAGGATCTTTGTTTATAATCAGATTATCCAGATAGAGTGAGAACTCATCACAGACTTTATCTCGTTCTTGTTCTCTATACATCCTAAAAGGATTACCGAGAATGCTGCCTCTTCCAATATAGATAGCCCCTGGACACTTGTGATATTGAACTACCTCTATATCTGGATTAGGTAGGTGACTTGATTGGGACGTTTTTGAGGATGACATCTGTATCAAATTCCATGGTTTTATATTTACCTAAGATTCTCATCCAGCCTTTACGCTCTAGTAGAACAGTGAGCTTATTGGTTTCCCAATCTACGTCAGTGACTACCACGCTTGCGTAGTCCTTATCTAGAAACTCAGTACCAATCTCAACAAGATTAGTAAGAGCACCAGACGATCGCATATGGCCATAAATGACCGGATGAATAGGAGACAGATGACTCTTAAAGAGTCTTACCTTCATTGGTTTAGGATCATCCGTCTGTCCACGCATTACGCAATCGGCGTAAATAGATTCTGCGTTACAAATAAAGATACTACTATCATCAATGAGTTCTGTCTCAGTGATGGAGGTAGCTCCTTCCTTACCTGGATTCAAAATCTTAAAGATATACAAGATGTCAATGCCTCCATTAAAGGTGGAAGCACCCAGCACCTGCATATAAAGCTGTGATTTCTTAGAGAAGATCACAGCACCAAATGGAATAACCGTTTGTTGGTAATCTTTGTTTTTCGGATTCTTAATCACTGTTACCTTTGGAATTCTGAAAAATGACATCTTCTATTTCCCTCATTGCTTTGTGTATAATCCTAGGACCATTTTCGTGCTGGGATTGAATAGCGTAATTAATAAAACCCGTATAGTTCTTTTTGATCACTACTTCCTTGAGATGTTTAATAAAGGTAGTAACCAATTCACTACCAGTCATATTGAGCCAGTAATCGAAATGGATAGTACCAGGAATACCGTATTTGTCCACTACAGCAATTGCTGCCGCATTGGTACGTGCACAGATCTGTACTGTATAGGGATCTGGTTCAGGAGTACGATCATCATCAATGAAGAGGATATACTCGCCTTCTGTGATTGTCAAAGCAATTTTATCTGCTACCTCATCAGCAGACATATCTTTGTACTCTGGTATGAAATGCATATTACTGTGAATTTCAATATCAGAGAAATAAGCTTCATGCTTATCAAAGAGTTTATTCTTCAAACTTGTACAGACCAATTCATTGAAGTTAAGTCTGATTCTTTCACTGATTGGTACTGGTGCACTCGTATTAACGGTACGAACCGGTTTATTCTTCTTGACTTGCTTGGGGTTAAACTTGACCATGGGTGTGCTCACTATAAGAATGTTGAAATCCGTCAGAGGATTAGACTACTTGGTAAAAATACCACTACTTCTTTTTTCTACGTGGTTTTCTGAAACAGACGTAGAGTACAAAGCCATAGATAAGAATAAATGGAATGAAAATAAGAATTGTTGGAAACATGACAAAAATAAAATTAGGACATATTAGCCAGGGAATAAACCCTGGCCACTATGACGATTATTCGTAAAAACCTTTTCGGATCAAGTTCCTTACCATTGATTCATCAAGACGTTCCCCATAACGAGAACATACATGACAAGAACAAAGGCGTGCAGTATGAATGAGCATACCGACGCGTCTTGCATTAGGAACATACCTAAAGTCTCCGATAGTTCCAGTGCTGAAAGAATTGTATCCGTAGTAGTTCTTACGATTTTGTTTCAAACGTTTAGCATGGTGCCTGCGCACCGACCGACTGAACTTTTCCATTACGCTCTCCAATCACAGTCGGAGGACCGGCGGCCCTCAGCGACATGATTAGATTACGCAATACATTGTTTTTATTCATTGGTGTCTCCAAGTAGTCTGGATCTGATATCCGTCACGCTGATGAATAACGGTGTTACGACCGTATAGATCAGAAGAAACACTTTTTGGTGCTTCTTTCATTTCTACAGAATCAATCACGTCTACAAAACCTCTACCTTTAACATACAAAGGTTCTGCCTTTGATGACATAACTTTGGATGCATTGGTAATGTGAATCAAGCTTGACTTGATCATATCAGTCAAATGTAACGCAATAGCATCTGCTTTGTATTTCAGATAGAATTGAATTTCTTTTGCTGTGGCTGGAAGAACCTCAAGGATAGACGCTTGGATTGTATCCTTATTGTCTTTCCTTGGAAACCTCGGACGTGTTGCATCAGGACGAATACCAACCTTATACCTTGGCTTAACACTACCGTTTGGAAGTATGAACCAACTATCAATGTACACCTTAGCTAATTGCCTAAGTATACCGATGTTAGTGTGATTAGTACATAGAGATGTCTGAGTATGAGCTCGACACTCAATAAGACTGTGTGGTTCTTTAAGAAACGACAGTAGTTTCTGGTTAGTGCTCATCATCTGGTTACTAACTTATTTCTTGGATTAAACTCTGGTAAACTCCAATACTTAGCAGCAGTAATGGAGTACAGGTCATTGTCAGTACGGGTCACCACGTAAGCAGCAGTGTTTGTTGCAAACACCAACATGATGACTTCTTCTGACTTATTGAAATTGTTGACAGCTTTCTGATCTGGCCGCGCTGGAGTATTAATAGAGATGATGGTTTTGTCATCGTTCTTAATAGCAGAAGACAGGAGTCGTTTCAGACTCAGGTAGTCTCCCATTGCACCTTTGAGTTTAAGACTAAACTCTTTCTTGTCCAGCCGTGCTGTCACTTCATTAGCAGGCTCCATTGCAACTGGAGCAGCTACTGTAACAATTGGAGCACCACGTAATGAATCAAAGATAGCGTGTAATCGTTTAACTTTACGTGTTGCTTCCATGCGTTGTGTCAGCTCAAGCGGGTTCTTCTGGCTAACCAGATTACCGATAGCTGCTACCAACAGGTCTGCTTCTTCTAAAAGGGCTGCGCTCATCTGTGAATACTCCGTTATAAAAAGAGGAAAGGTTTCGAGTTCACAGAATTGAGCCCTTAGATAAAAGTTTAAATCATCACCATCTCCAATCGAAACGGAACGAGTTCGTTATTCCGATACAGTTTTTCTCTAAGTCTTGGAGTGTAATGGGCTTCACGAATGAGCCATTCTCCTGCGGCCTCCTTAGCTTGGATTTCCACTGTTATTGGGTTGGTAACAGAAATGAAATCAAATTCCATATTCTGTATTAACGGTTTACCTGTTCCACGCTCAATAACGTCCATCAAGTAATGAAGAACCATCACGTACTCCTTATAGGGTTGAATATCCTTCTGATAAAGGAGGTACTTCCTTTTGCTTATCTTTCTTCTTTTTCTTCACAATAATCTCCCCGTCGTTATATAAAGAGAAAACCCACAGTTCTTTGGTCTTACTTTCAACCATAGAAAGACAAAACTTACGATAATCGCCATGTGAATTTTCGATATAAAATTCAGGGACATTATTTATAAGCATTGCCAGTGCATTTATATCGAAATTTAAGAAAAGTAAATCTTTATTTACGAGAGCTTGTTCTATTTTATCACGACACAATGAGAGTTGGTCTTCTTTGAAGTCTGTTATTTTGAATTTGAACTTATTAGGTTTCTTATTCTCTTCACTAGATTGTTCTGTTACCACGGCATTGTCTTTCGTCGGATCTTGTGCAGCAACACTAGTGAGACTTCCTCTATATCCTGGTAGCAACTCAAGACGCCCCCCAAAGAAGTCTCTAGAACCAGTACTAAAACCAACGATGGAGCGTGGTTGCAACGGTCTTAAAAAGCCATTAGAAGGTTCTGGTTGCTGAGATTGGTTTTCAGATATTTTATTGCCCTTCATGATGTTTTCAATTAAATGCTTAGCTTCGGCTAATGGCGGAACACTACCACCGTGTGAAAGCATGTCCAGAATTGTGGCGCAACAGAGCTGTTCCCAATCGAGCCATGAAGCTCCCTTTGGGAATTGAATTTGCATAGCTTGATGATCATTTTTTGGTTCCATGGGTTCAATCACTATGTTAGATTTATCACCATCAATAGTTACCTTAATGGTTGCATCTGGACCCCAGCGTGTACCTAAAGGAATAACACATGTTTCAGTTAAGAAAGACAGTATTTCTTTTTTAAGGTCTGCAATTTTCTTTTTATGTTCAACCTTGCAACCTTCAGTAAACATAATGACTTGACCAATTCTCATCTCCACGATCTATTCCTTTACGTAACGAACAGAATTAAAAAAGCCAGTATCACGCAAAGTGCGCAAATACTCTTCTTTAGTCTGTCTACTGTTAATAATGTCCAGGTTTGTTCTAATCCTTTTTGGGTTTAAAAGCAATACCCGTTCGGTGGCGTTAAGTTTGAGTATACCGCCAAGAGCTTCATCACTATAAACTAACATGGGTCCATAGCAGGCGAACACTACACCAGTAATGTAATCCTTAATAATTGGCGTAATTGTTTTAGGCACCCAACCAACAATTTTACCAACTACTAAATCCTCTTTATAACCACCAACAACAATGACCCCACTAGCGTAGGTATTTTTAATACCCAGCTTACGGACTTCACTAACGTCGTATGGTTTACAAGAAATGGGTTTCTTAACCCTCAAGAGTTTCAGGAATTTTTTCATATACAAAGTTGTTATTGATGTAATCTACAAAAGCCTGAGCACTTTCGGGTTTCCAAAACTCAATGTAGATAAAGCGGCCTTTTGGATTTTCAGAACCACCTTGAAAAAACGCACAAGCATCTTTATGTAGCTTATAACACGGATCTGTCGTTTGATTGGTAAGCATTGAACTAATGAAGTGGTGTAATTCTTCAGTAGCGAGCTGACCATGGATAACTAAACCCACTGTCAAGTGGTTTGACAACGAGAGTTTAAAATGTGGTTTGAATTTACCATCAGGCAAACCTTCCAGATTGTGTTCTTTATAAACACTATCGTAAAAGTAGAAAAATGGTTTATCAAGACCAAAGAAGTACTTATACATGGCGAAGAGCTTACCATTGAGACGAATTTCTTTTTCACCAATGGTCACAGATTCCGCAACATGCATTGGAATGCCTTCTGCGCAAAGAGCATTAAGAACATGTCCGGGAGTGTTTGGCTCATGGTTTCCAAATGGTTGATACATTTAGATCTCCTTAAATTAGTTCTTTGCACGAATGCATTGAAATGTATTTGGTTTGGCTTTGAGATCACGAGCAGCTTTCTCACAAAGCTGAATAGTTTCAAAACCATGAATCTGATAGATCTGTCTGGTAAACCCATTACTAGGAGTAGTACCGACTGCTCCACCATCAAGAAAGAGTACAAGAATAAATGTTCCAACGACTGACATAAGAGTCTCCTTGAAATAAAAGGGTAATGACAAAAAAGAACAGGCTATGCTTCTGTAACCAAGAAGGTAATATGTATTTGAATTATTTTTCATTCTACACATTACCACTTGGTTACTTATAGCTTATTTAGACACCAATCCAAGATCTTTTGCAGTAGCAAAAAGCTCATCTGGCGTAAGAGTAGAAATAAACCCAGCAGCATGTGTGTGCCCACCACCTCCGTACAAGTTAGCAATTTTGGATACATTCATTCCATACCTGCGAGACCGTAGAGAATAAGCAAACCCACCAGGCACTTCACTAAAGGTAATAGAGAAAGGTTTATTCTCACTGAGAATAGAGCCAGCTAGAGACGCATATTTCTTCTCTAGAAGTGGACACTTCATCGTTGTCTTAACACCATCAATAATGAAAGATGCATCGTAAGGTGTATCCAGTATGATCTTCTGAATCTTTTCAACGGAAGAATTCAAAATTTCTCTACCGCTTTCAATGGTTTTATCAATGAACGAATATTCATAAAGGCACTCGCCAATCCTTAAAGATTGTTCTGACCATTCTTCTTCGTCTAAAGCACTGATACCGTAATTGAAAGCCAATGCATCACTCTTTATATCACCGTCATGTAACCAGAGATCCTGTTCTCTGGCTAACCATACTACGTTAGCGTCTGGCGTGTTATAGAACCTGAAATCAATTTCATCATCAGTGATATTATTAATAAACCTAAAAACCAATGAAGAACCACAATCACCACCACTGGATCTTTCTTTACTAAGGATATAATTGAAACGAATAAAACCATCATAATTAACTATTTTTTTAATAGCTGATACATGGTGATCTAGAACAACAACTGTATTACCAGCAGTAGCCATTGCGTTGAGTATTTCTGGACTATACGAGAAATCCAAAATAATTACCAACGAACCAGGTTCAATTTCTGGTGGTTCTTGATTGTAAGAAACACCGGTAGCTTTATATGTGCACGAATGTGATTCGTAGTTAACATCAAAATAATCATCCATTAAATAACTCGCGACCATTCCATCTTGGCAATTGTCATGATAAAGAATATGGAGAATATCTCCTTTAGTGAGTGAGTTTAATAAATTTTTAATATCAGAGAAAGAGATATTAGAGTAAAAATACTCTTTGTTCAATTCTCCAGATGTAACTGTCTGTTGGGCAATAGTACTTTTGAACATAATGATATTCCGATCAATTAAAGAAACTAAGAGACAAAATGGGTGTCCTTATAGGACACCCATTTATGCTGTTATATTAGGCAGTAAATCCTACGCGGTTCTTATTGGTTCCCACATTAACCACCCTGGTGCACAGAACATCAGCAAGACTGACTGGTTCAGTAAAATCAATTGGTGGCAATCCCATGGCATTGCGACAATTAACAGCCTGCTCTGCAGTGAGTTTGTGAAACTCCACATTACCGTAGGAGCGACCACTGCGTTGCAATGCGTCGAGCACCTTATCGGAGTTAGTAAGGTTAGATGCAAGCACAATCTTGACATCAGTCTTCAACACACCAGAAGACATGGAAAGCAATTGGATAAGGAAATCATTGCCTTCAGATTTCTCTTGAATGTATTTATCCACCTCTTCAAGCAAAAGCATCGGGCGTTTGCCTTCAGATGCCATCATGCGAACCTTACCGATCAGTTCAGATGCCAGCTTAGGGTCACGATAAACCAGTGGGTTATCCACCAAGATCACATGGCGGCCTTGTGAGCGAGCAGCAACCTTACGCATCAATGTGGATTTACCAGAACCAGCCAGACCGTAGAGGTTCAGCACAGAAGACTCATCTGCCAGATAGCTGTCAATGAAAACAGTAGCACCACCGACACCATCGAGCATCGGGTATGCTTGATCAACGATGATACCACTGTCGTTGTTTTCTTGGCGAACTTCCTGCAAACCTTGATCGCCAACGATTATGTAATGAATGTAACCCTTTTCGATAGGTTCATACGTGGTGCAAAAATCCTTGACGATTTTCTCACAATCGGTATATCCAAGGCAATGCTGAATCATGAGTCCGCTGGAGTACAAAACCACCATGAGAACGCGTTCATCATCACGCACACACAACCGAAGAGTTTCTACGTTACTTTTGCCTTTGGTGTTTGTCAAACCCTTTTCGATGCTTGTAACGAAACCGTTCTTCTCGGCTTGAAGAACAACAGCATCAATCATCATGAGTATTGCATGATTGAAATTTTGCATCTCGGTGCCAAGACGAAATTCATTAACCGTAACCTTGAGACCCTGAATCAAAGACAGGCTATGGCCTTGAGCCAAAGCAAGAGAAGGACGCAATACTGCTTGCGCATACATGACGCTGGGGTGAGCTTTAACGAGCTCTCCGAGGCTACGGACATAGTTGGTTGCTGCGGTGGTTGCTGCGCTAGTTTCTTGAGTGTTCATGATTGTTGAGTAAGAGTGTGGTTGTTGAGTAAAGAAACAAGTTAGTAGTTATAGGTACGCACAGGACGAATTGAGGTTTCGTTGATGTTAGTATAAACGAAAAACAAAGATGCGTAGTTTTTGAGGGTATCCAGAATACTTGGACGAACCATCAGGAACTTATTAAGGTTGTACGTTGGTGTCATTTTCTTTTCCTTTAAAGATTTCTTTATAAAACAATTCAGTGTTCTCTACGAAAGGAACACTACAGACGAGTTGCTGGACCATGCTGTTATGTGTATCGATGATGTCTTGTATATTGCGACCGTTTCTAAAAATTATTCTTATTCTTCTAGATCCAGCGACACAATTGGACTTACTCAATGCGAAAATAAAATATTCATCGAATACTGCTGTGTGATTCAAAGATAATAAGTCAAAATTTTTTGGTATGTTGGGTTTTGTTATACCAACTAGACTAACAGCATAACTGTCTATGTCTGAAATATCCATCTCTTCACAATAGAGCGGATTTCTTACTTCGTCTAATTTTTGTAGTTTCCAGGCTTGGTAGAAGAAGTCGTTGTGAAGGTCTTTTCTTTTAGACATTTGTAAAACAGTTCTGTGTTCTCATTGAAATTAACGACCTTCAGTGCTTCATCTAAGTAGTTAGAAAGTCCTATTTTTGTTGCTAAGGTAACTCCCTTAAAAACAGAAACAGCTACTTTTATATCTTCCTGATCACGATCTGCAAGCGAAAAACCGATTCCCATACAAAACGGATCTTTAAACACATCAAAAATATCAGAGTATGGATCAAAGCTTTCGACAAGATCGTCAATAAATACTTTGCTGTAAAAGAGAGGATTAGCATTACCAGATCCAGAATGAATCGCTGAAAACATATGTAGATTTTCTCTACCCATTAGTAGATTGTTTTCTGAAACATGTTTCAAACCAAGTATATTAGTTAGATTTGATTTACGTTTCAGATTACGATCTCTCTTGCGCTCAAAACGCCTTGAGGATTTCATGAAAAATCTTTCTTAAGCAGGGAAATACTTAAGGTGTTGTATTTCCATCATTGCATGGTTTAGCTTCTTAACAAGTTCAATTGAAATTTCTAAACGCTTTTCAATCTTCATTTTGAAGAAATCAGGTGAAAGTGCTTGCTCAATAAAGTGCGGGGTCAGCACCAGTATTGTTTCTTGAGACAAGTAAGGACGCATTTCAGATGCGTATTCTTTCTTAACTTTCTCATGCAAAATCGGAGCAATTGCGATGTTGCTTTCGATTCGTTGCTTAAACCAAAAGTCTTTCAATCGTTTCTCTGAGCAAAGACGATCTAGCGCAAGATCTTGTTCTGAGTAATGACTCATGTTAAGTATCCTTTTTAAATATCGGAGGGTTTTATTCCCTCCGATTATGCCCGTTTAAAGTTCAGTCAGGTTGCGAATTGTCAAAAGCGTATACATGCAATCACTGATAACATCATCAATCATGGTATCGTGGTCGAAGAAACGAATAAACGTTTTATTGTAACCTGAGTTAAATGCATCAGCAAGCGATGTACCACCAGCATTCGAAATAGCTTCTACAACTTTGGTATGTTGACTGTTAATTTCTATCGTATACCAATTACCCACTGCGTCAGAGTTGAATTTCCACGAGAACGATTTGTTTGGAAAGTTCTTGTAAGTAGTTTCTGTTTCCTTAGTGAGAAATTCCTTACCAGCTTTACCAACATAATCCGTTTTGACCCAATTGAAATATGCAACACAACCACTGAGCAATAGAAACAAACAAAACTCAACAGCATCCTCGTAGTTGTCCTTATGAAAAACAGCTATGATAGCGTTATCATCGTCTGGAGTCAATTGCTCAAACCGAACATTGGGTCTTAGCGTAAAAATGTTTTTGGCTTCGAGTTCATCTTTTTCTGCACGTACACGCCAGTATTTGTTTTCATCTGGCTTATAGAGAAAGCCGAATTGCTTAGATAGTGCCATCATGAGAATCCTTTTGAATCAGAAATTAATGATTAAAACATTATTCGAGTTTTTGCTATCCGTGAAAGCAAAGTTCTTTGAATAACTAGTACTAAGACTACTGACGTTTATTTAAGTAGTTCGATAATCCCAGCTTCATCGACAACTGGAACATTAAGCTTATTTGCTATAGCAGATTTCTCACCACCACCAGTACCAGCAAACAAGTAATCTGTTTTACGTGATACTGCAGAAGACAGTTTTGCTCCAAGAGAGATAACCTTCTCTTCTAACTCCTTGCGAGTCATGAAGGTAAAGCTTCCCGTAGTAACAATCGTCTTACCCTTCAGGGGATGATTACTATCGAGTTTCTCGACGTGTTCGATAGTTAAAAGAGTTTTAAGAGTTTGAATAATCTCACGGTTGCGTGGGTCCTCAAAGTAAAATGTTAGATTCGAAGAACCTACTGGTCCCATGTCTGGAACAATAAGTAAATCAGTACTAGTGGCAGACATTAGTTTATCAATGTTCTTGAAGTGATCAGCTAGGTCACGAGCTGTGCTCAGACCAATGTTTTCAATTCCCAGTCCATAGATAAGACGAGTCAGAGTAGTGGTTCTACTTTTCTCAATGCTTTCTTTCAGATTACTCGCTGTCTTGATACCCAACTCTGTTTCCAGTATTGAGATAAAGCCAGGCTTATAGAAATCCGTGAAATCATTAATGAGTTGTTTCTCCACTAAGGACTTGATGTGTTTCTCACCCAAGCCCTTGATGTTCAGTGCCTCACGAGAGACAAAATGAATCATCCGGTAAGTCTTCTGTGCAGGACAGTTGAGTCCTCCAGTGCAGTAATGAATAGCTTCGCCTTTGAGGCGATCTACCTTAGATCCACAGACAGGACATTGTTTAGGCATACGAAAGTTATTCTCGTAGAACCTACGTTTGTTAGTCACTGGAAGAATCTCAGGAATCACATCACCAGCTCTGCGAATAATAACCGTATCCTTGACACGTACGTTACGTCTACGTACGTCAAACAGGTTATGCAGCGTGCAATTGGAAACGACTACTCCACCTACGAAGACTGGCTTAACGCGTGCCACAGGTGTCATACGGCCCGTTCTACCCACTTGTATATCAATGCCTAACACAGTGGTGGTTGCTTCTTCTGGATTGTATTTGTGTGCTACTGCCCAGCGAGGCTCTCTTCCAGTAAAACCCAGTTTCTCTTGGAGATCATATCTGTCTACTTTATAGACTACTCCATCAATATCAAAGGGAAGATTAATTCTCTTTGCTTCCATGGACTTATGGTACTGAACCATAAACGTAGCTGCCTTAGCATATACGTTAGAGTTGTAGGTATTAGCTACTGGTAGCCCAAGATGGTTGAGCAAGCTGAGCATTTCTGAATGCTTGGTAGGAATACCAATTTCAATGCAATTATCCCAACCTTCGACAGCACCTACTCCGTAAGCATAGAAAGCAAGTTTGCGTTTACTAGCTACAGCGGGATCGAGTTGCCTGACAGTACCAGCAGCAGCATTACGCGGATTAGCGAAAGCTTTGCCTTCTTCAGCCAGAATCTCGCTATTGATTCTGTCAAACTCTTTCCTTGGCATGACAATCTCACCACGTACACAAAGCAGCTCTGGTGCAAAGTCAAGAAGGATCATCGGAATACTTCGGATAGTGCGTACCGTGTGCGTAACATCCTCTCCAGTAATTCCATCCCCACGAGTCGCAGCACGCACGAAGACTCCATGTTCATAACGAAGTTCAATTGCTAACCCATCGAACTTAGGTTCAAGGACAAGATCAATCCCGTCAGTACCCAAGGCTTCCGATATTCGTTTGAAGAAATCTTCTGCTCCTTGTGCTGTTGTGTTGGTTTCTGTATAGAGAGACAGCATAGGGATGCTATGCTCTGCTTGTTTGAACTGAGACGATACCTTACCAGAGACTCGCTGAGTAGGAGACTCCTTAAGGATAAGATCTGGGTTCTTAGATTCAAAGTCTTTGATCTGTGCAAAGACTCGGTCATATTCAGCGTCGGTTACTAAAGGCTTATCGTTCTGGTAATAAGCCACATCCCAATGCTGGATGTTGTCAATAGCAGTGAAGTACTGATCGTAGTTCATTTTTCTAACCTTTTAAGTCTTACTCGTTTGATTACGGCATTTGATAAGAAAAACATCTAGCCTTTTGCTGAACACATCAGGCTTATCGTTATTATAATGTATGACTGAAAATGTTTTGAATAGCTTCAAACACCAAAATAGAAAAGAGCCTTATGTTCTCAGATTTCAAAAGTTTATTTGGTTCTGTCTCTTGTGAGGAGAAAGACGGAATCGTTACAATCTCTGGTGTACCCACATATGTAATCGAGAGAGATATCGCTAGGTTGTGGAAGTCATCCAAGATTAGCAACAACATCATCATTGATCATGGTAGATCGTATTTCTCATTCTACTCGTTCTTTGCTTTAGAGATTGATTATGTAATCAATAAACTCCTAGACCAGAGAACTATTCGTGCTAGTCGCAATACCTTGAGAAAGATTAGTGACGAGTTACGCACTAATACTTGGATATCTAAACTCCATCTAATGAATGGAAATCCAAGACCAGATCACATTTTGGATTACTCTAAACTCATTAAGTTTGATTTGAAGCCATTGGAATACCATCAGCGATTCTTCGAAGAATTTGAATACGCAGTATCCCTTATGAGACTACAGGGTTATATTTTAGCTGGTGCTCCTGGCTCTGGTAAAACTCTGGTAAACCTCATGCTGGGCGAAATGCTTCGAGTAGATTATATTTACATCGTTTGTCCAAAGAACGCTACTATCAATGTTTGGGAAGATAACATTGTTAAACGTTACAAAGTTAAACCCACTTACTGGGTAGAGCAATATAAGAAACCCTATAACGACCAGAAGATCGTTATAGTGCATTACGAAGCATTAGATGCGTTAACGGAGCTTTCTAAGAAACACACTAATAAAAATGTGTTGATTATTCTTGATGAGTCACATAACCTGAATGAACTCGATACTGGAAGAACACAGAAGTTTATTAAACTATGTAAGTCTATCAAGAAGAAGTATGTGGTCTGGGCTAGTGGTACTCCTATTAAAGCTTTAGGAGCTGAGACTATTCCTATCTTCTCTACGATTGATCCACTCTTTACTGACGAAGTAGTAATAGCATTCAAGAAGATCTATGGTAAGGATGCCAATACTGGTTTGGATATCTTGATGCATCGGATTGGTCTAGTAACTACATTCATTGAAAAACGTGAACTCAAACTTCAGGAACCAAACATTCTGACTATTCCCGTAAAGACTCCTAATGCAAACAAATTCTTACTGAGTAACGTCAGAGAGAAAATGACACAATTCATTAAGGAGAGAGTAGAATACTACAAAGAACGTAGAAAAGCAGATGAGAAGCTCTTCTATGAATGTTTAAAGAAATACGAACTCTACACCAACATTGGTTTAGATACTGAATACATGAAATACAATGTGTTCTTGCAAGAGATCATAGGTTCTTCTAAATACAGACATCTGAAGGATGAGATGGCTTTCTGTACTAAGTACGAGAATCAGGAGATCATTCCTAATCTCCCTAGTCATTTGGTTAATGATTTCAAGGACGTACGTTCAATCATTAAGTATACTCCTTTGAAGATTCAAGGAGAATGTCTTGGCCGTGTTCTTGGTGGTATGCGTATTGAGTGTATTACTGAGTTAGCCAAGCATGTGGACTATCTGGAGATAATGGAATCTACAGAGAAGAAAACTGTTGTGTTTACTTCTTACGTTAATGCGTTGGAAGCTGCTAAAGATACTCTTGAAGAACTCGGTTGCAAGCCAGCTGTGGTTTACGCTAAGACCAATGCTAATTTGAATAACATTATCAAAGAGTTTGAAGTCAATAAGAACATCAATCCTCTAGTGGCTACCTTTGATTCTTTATCTACTGCTGTTCCGCTTACGATGGCTGATACCATGATAATGCTGAATGTTCCATTTAGAGCATATGTGTACGATCAAGCCATTGCACGTATTCATAGACTGGGTGCTAGTACTCAGATTACTGTGAACATTATCTCTCTAGATACTGGTAGTGAACCTAATCTTTCTACTCGGTCTGTAGATATTCTGAAATGGAGTCAATCTCAGGTACAGGCTATTCTCGGTATTGAGTCTCCTTATGATCTTGAAAACAATGAAATAGCAATTGAAGAAATGATTGACTAATCGGCATAAAGGCCAGGGAGTGATCCCTGGCCAATATGTCGTCATTAGACTAGAGTCATCTTTTGTGGTTTCATAGGGCCAGCTGCAGCCATTTGCCATTGCCCCATATGGTCAACAGACATTGCAAAGTATTCTCGATCCATACTTAAGTGTTTAAACTCAAAAAGACCAGTACCTTCTTGACTCCATGTTTCACCAACCACTACCTTAGTGTAGAAATCAAACAGAATAACTTTTCGTCTGACAGCCACATCTGGACTGCCTTTGATTTTAACAGTGTTTTTAACGTAACCGTTACCACCGAATAAAATACTAAACGCTTGTTTGTGTGATTCTGTTTTATAAGTACCATAACTATCCACTGTAGTAATCGCATTACCACTAGATAATAAATTACTACTTAGATGGATATTTCTATTTTCTACGTAATCGACATCGTAGTTGTACCCAAATCCAGCAATAAAACCGGATGGTACCGGATACATAAAAGGATCCTGTCCAAAATTAAAAGTAGTAATTTTATCGGTAGTATCACCTATATTTGTATTAAACCCAGTAATAACAGACAAAGATTTACCGCTAAAACTAAGATTAAAGTAAGGTTTTGTAACACCATCTATAATGTATGCTATTCTTGAGTTATCGATGTCTACCATCATACCTACAGTTTTACCAACAGCCAGTGTTACACCAGAATTTGCTTCATAGTCAAAAGCATTAACACCATTATTATGCCAGATTCTGCCACTATTTAAAAAGAGTGCTGCAGAAAAAGCACTTTCACCGGGCCAGTAATTTGGGTTTCTGTCATTAAAACTCCCAACACCCACAGCTAAATTTCTATACCCAATAAGAAATTCAAAATAGAACTTACCTCTATTTAAATAAAAACTAGTACTAACAGTAGCATTATTAGTAGTTACTATATTTAAATTAGTAATTCTTCCAGTATTATCTATGTTTAAATTTTTTGAATCGTTTATAAATTTAGTAGGAAAGACATTATTAACTAACGGATCTTGAGTTAAACTATAATCGCCAGGATATTTTAATCTATTATAATTATTTAAATAATTATAGATTATCCAGGTTAAATTATCGTTAGAGTATTCTAAAATGAAATCTGAAACAAATTCATTACTACTATTAGATGATCTTATTTTTAAACGTTCTACATCAAGTTGATTACCTGCGCCAGCGTCCCAAGTAAATATTAAGTTATTTTTAACAACTTCTGGACTAAAGTAACATTCAGTAGCGAAAGATTCATCTCTTAAGTTACTAAGCACGCCTACATCAGGCATGTTTGACGAAGTAAATGCTGCAGTTTGGCAAACGCGATTAGTGTAATTCCAGAGCTCAATACCACAGATTTTTATACCAAAACCGTATCGAGCTTTTAAACCGATAACTCGCCAGTATCTTGCTAACACTTTATCTCCATGGACCAGTTATGTCGAAAAACACAACACCAGCATTGTTAGCACTACTACTGCCAGGATTAATAGCAAGTAATCTTTTTCCAATAAATTGTTGCTGACCATCAATTACATTTCTTGTTGTAAAGTGATTCATTGCAATCTGAGTACATGATAAAATACCAGGCACAATACCTCTTCTACCGTATTCGTCGTTATATTGATATTGTGCTAATATAAGACCATTGTTAGTGATTGATGGATATTTGCCATTAATCATTGAACCACCGCCAGAATAACCACTACCTGCAGCCATGTGATAGAATTTTATTGGAATGCTTGTGTTTAATCCATTAGCACTTCTGTTAATACAGTTGGTATTAGTATTTTGAGTAATAGCATTTGCAATCGATGCTGACCAGTTATCAGAATAAGAAGTAGTGGTGCCCAATCCATTTACTATGATTTTGAATGAATCATTACTGTTGTCCGGTATACCATCACCAAAGTACAAAATACATCTATAATTAGCATACACGCTATAAGTGGAAACTTGTGTAGAAATATAAAAACCAGAATCATCACCAATGATTTCCCAAAGAGTTGCGGTTGTGTTTGCGGTATCACTCTTGGGTACAACACAAATACCGGAGTTATAAGTTAGTGCTGGAGTTCTATTGCTACCACTATTAATGTCTAGCATATTTTCGTATGCTGCTACCTGCATAAAGAATGCACTCGTGTCATCAATACGAAAGAAAGCACCACTACTGAGTGGATTCATCATCTTGTAAGCAGCAAGACTCACGCCACTGAACTGCTTAGTAAAACCAAGAGGCGCTACTTTAATTGTGATAGTTCCAGTAATAGGACCATCTGGCTCAATCGTAGGCCAAGAAATGAAATTACTACCACTGACAGTAACAGTGTTTTCACCATTGACAGACAACACACTAGCACCAGTCACTAACACGGTGGTGTCAATATCAAAACTCTCGTTGTTATTGAGATTAATAATAACCATGCCGTTGGTAATATTGGCAGATACGGCATTGACCTGACCAAAACCATTGACAAAAACAGCATCAAGAACTGTAATCCATGAACCAGGAGTACCGTTCTTTATTGGTGCTCCACGCATACCAGAATGATAATATTTGACTTTATTCGACATTTGTAAACCCTTATCCAATGGAAATAAAACCACCAGGAACACCCTGGTGGTTTTATGCTGTTTTGTTGTTAAAGAACGTTTAAGAAAGATCAGTAATTGTGATATCGTAAACCTTAGCAGTACACGACCTCATGAAGAGTCCAACCTTAAGCATTGCAGTGTTAGCTACAGCACTATGCGTTGTCTCAACCACTAGCACATCATTGACCCAGTATTTATAAGTACGAGAACCATCGGGATTAGGAGTACTACTAAAACCATATTTACGAAGTCCTGTCGCAGGAACAGTAATACTTCCATTTGTGAGATTAGCGGCTAACCCTAAATTATTAACTCCATTAGATCTAATGCTACCCCAACCGCCAGTAGCATGAAATATAAGATTTTGTAGTAAGTAAGTGCCACCAGTAAATACACATCCCACACTAGAAGCATTCATCTCATTAACAGTAATGTCCAATATTACTTCCATCTTGACTGCATTTAATGCATCCATGTTTATCATGAGTGCACCATTGTACCCGCTAGAGTAAGCCAGTATGTGATCAGACCCATTGGTAATAGTCATGGTAGCGGAATCGGTAATGACATTTCCGTATCCCGCTGGTAAACCATTGTAGAAACTAGGAGTACCACAAGCATCTGTGTCTACATCTCTATTAATTGTAAATGTGCCACCAGAACCATTTGCAACTGTATCGACTCTAATGAAGTAATTACAGGCAGTAGAGATAACAGTGTCTGCTACGGGGTAAGAGTAGGTGTAGGAGTTGGCAATGGTTCTACGAACAGAATCAGACCAGGGTCTTCTTCATCAAATTCTTCCTGGAACACAATAGCACTCAAAGTAGTAGGCTCTAAGTTAGGATCAATCTGATTAGGAGGAGGAGTAGCATTACCACCACCACCATAATCGTATCCGCACTCAACCGAATTACTTTCCATCAGTACGTTATACGTACCACCTTCTCCATCTGAGTAAACACCAATCTTAGTAAAGTCATCACAGAAGCTAGAGATAAATGTACCCAGTGGTTTGTATCCACAAGCGATACTTCTAACTTCTGTTAAGGTAGTGTAAGTACCATAATTACCGTCAGCATAGTTAGTCCATTTGTCCTCACCTATACAGTAGGTATTAAGTACAGTACCTGCGGGTTTTGGTGGTACATAGCCACACCCAGTAGAGTTAACTTCATGTATCACAGAGTAATTACCGCCATTGCCGTCAGCATAACGATACATCCGGTTATACCCGCTGCAGTAATTAGTAAGGTAAGTACCTTTCTTTGGATGTGGACTAGTAGGAGTACCAAACCCACTGATGAAATCAGATGGTGGTCCATACACTTGTGTATCGTTACCAAAGTTAAAAGTAACGTTAGTGCTAGTACTTACACTAGCGTGACTTGCCATCGCGTGGTACGTACCAGTTAAGCCAGTGAATGCTACTCCTTGACTTACACCGCTGAGAGTAAACTCCAGAGTCTCAGCAACGAAGTCTAATAAGATACCAATAACTGATCCTGGTATTACAGTACCACCATAGGGAATCCTAGTGGAAACTTCATCATTGTGAACTAACTCACCAGTGAGTAAGGACCAACCCCACCCACTATTGTTAAACCCAAGTATGGTAGATGCAGCAGCAGTGTTAGTACCAATACCGATAATTATATCGTTGGTATCAGCTGTAACTTCCCAGTACCATTTTCCAGAATATACAGAAGCAACAGAGCGAACACTACCATCCACTAAAGCCTGATATCCATTAGGATCAATTACTGTATTACCAAATACAAATCCAGTATCCAGTACGGTAGGTGTAAAAGCAAGTGGTGGTGGAGCCACATACCCACAAGAGGTATGGTTAATACTCACCAATACATTGTTCTCACCACCAGCACCATCAGCTACTCGTTTATAGTAGTCTAGTCCTTGACAGAAGTACCCAAGAATAGTACCAGCATCTGGTGAAGGTGGTACATAACCACAATTAACAGCATTAGCAGTCTTGAGTTCCGTATAGAAACCAAACTTACCATCGGCAAGTTTTCTACGTAAATTAACACCGTCGCAATATTCTTCAATTAAAGTACCTCGCTCTATTGGTGGATTATTAAGTACACCAAAGCCCGGATAATAATCGTTCGGTACTGGATAGACAAACTCTGCATTACCAAAGTTTGTAGAAGCATACGTACTGTCTTGTGCGTTGACAATCGCATAGAACTTCACATTGTCTGGAAGATCAGAATAAGCAACACCAAGATTAACACCATTGAGTGTGAAACTCAATGTATGGTCAATCACATTGAGTAAAACACCTACCACGTCTCCATCGTTTAGAGATGCAGGTCCATAGAAGTTTTCTGTATCGTTAGTATAACGAGTACCCTCGTGTGTCCACCAAGCCCAGCTATGGGGCGTAGAGCCTACCCAGCTACCCAAGTTATGGCTACTCGTAGCAATACCAATAGTGACAGTGTCTTGGTCTACTGTGGGTTTAAGGATCTTGACTTCCCAATACCATCTGCCAAACAAAGCACTATAGATAGAGCGAGCAGAATCAGTTAATTCTCCGTAGAAGTTTCTATCGTTATTGGATAGAACAACGGTACTACCTTTATTGGTAGTATCGTACCTTGTAGGAGTCAGTAGTGTTTGTGGGTTTGGTACCTCGGGAGTATAACCGCAATCAGGATCATTTCTCTCAATAACATCCAGATACGTACCGTCAGAGCCATTAGCGAAAATACCCATGTGGTCATAACCAGCACAGTACTCACTAATCAAAGTACCTGCTGGTAGGATTATGTATCCACACTCTGCACTACGATCATTGATCAATGCCGTATAAGTACCACCAACACCATCAGCATACGTACCCCATTGGTCTACTCCCTGGCAAAATTTTCCAAGGAGTGTACCAGGTGGGTCTACAGTAAGGTTATTGATCTGAAAGGTCTTGGATACCGGTTGCTTATTCTTGAGCTTAAGGTTACCTACTGGTTCTTTGATAGAGACAGTAAATGAATCTCCTGGATCAGTGATACCATCATTATTAATGTTGATAATGATTTTGAGTTTATCTGTACCAGTCGGTAAGGTAATTCTACCATTAGTAGGAATAATTGTTTCTACACCATCATTGATACTGTATTCGAAATCATCGAAATCAGCCATGGATGTATTTCCATGCATGACTATAGAGAAATCGACATCCGTATCTTCTAGTGTAGCTGGAGTGAGTGTATAGGTTGCTATTGCTGGCAATCCTTCATTCACATTGGTGTTCAGTGTAGAATCTACAGTAACGTTGGGTTTACTGATTCCTGTCTTGAGTTCAACAATAGTTTTTAAACCGTTATCAACAACCAGGTGTCCATTGATAGTAGGTACTACGTTAAACATTACAGAGTCATCATCACGAGTCGACGGATCATTATTGATTCGTGCTCTGATTCTAAAGCTGCTGACGCCAGCTGGTACAGTAAAGCTATTAGCATTAATCGTTGCAAAAGAACCAGTACCAATCTTGACACTAGGTTCCGTCATCGTAGCACTTACGTTACTGTTGTAGTACGTAATAGTTACTGAAAATGTAACTGGTAAGGGGAGAGTGTGTCCAAGCTCGTAACCAACCTCGACAGACTCTCCCGGCCAGATAACCGGGAGAGTTGCCATAGATTACACCATGATACCGAAGCCACCCACAGACCCTACTGCATTAGCAGGGTAAGCAAAGGCCGTAGCACCAAAGTTAGCAGTCACAGTTTCAGTGTCTGTTGAGTCAGAACCACTACCGGATACAGCCACAAACAACGGATCGGTGATCGTGTGTGTATGTGTGCCAATAGAAACACCATTAACAAAGAACTCAACAGTTTTAGCGCTGGTGTTAATAAACATACCAACCACATCGTTGAGTGCAAGCGCTGGTCCCATTGCCGAATAAAGACCATCAAATACAAAATTTCCATTATTACCATAGATACCAAAACTATTAGTATCTTGACCAATGTGTGTATTGACATCAGTAGCTGCAGTAGCAATACCAATATATGGTCCATAGAACAGATTATCAATAGTAACTTCAACAAAGTAATTACCAGTGGAAACACTAGTAGCGCTCAGAGCAGTAGATGTGATGTAACCTTCATACGTCAGATTACCATTAGTAAAGATAGCATCGTTACCACTAATTAGTGGATCAAACGTATCCGGCACTAATGTAGTACCGGGAGCAGCACCAGTGCTGGTATCCGTAATAGTAATCGTGGTCACGAGAGCAGAAGCATTCGTGATCTGTGTATTACCAACAGCCTTATCAAGCACCAGCTCGAACGTCTCAGTACCTTCAGTGGTGAGGTCTTCAGCATAGTTAATACGCACCACCAGTTCAGTCTCACCAGCAGGGATAGTGATAGTCTGTGGCAGAGTAGCTGCAGAGAATGTACCATCACCAATACGGTATTCGATGGATGCAATATCACCAGCAGAAGCCGTGACATAGTTCACATCAAGCACCAGATCGGTATTGTTCAGCAATACATCAGACAGTTCGTACACTGCGTAAGCCGTACCATCTTCACCAGTGTTAACCAAAGTCTCCAGCAAGTCAGCCGTAGCGCTCGTGGTATTAAGGATAACATCTGTATTGGTTGCACCCACAGGAGCTGGACCAGGATCAACGTATCCGCAATCCACAGAGTTGACTTCAATATCCTGGTTGTAAGTACCGCCCACACCGTCAGCGTAGACACCCACCTTAGTGGTTCCACTGCAAACCGTATTCAGGAGCGTACCGTTAGCTGGGAACGTCGGAATGAGAGGCGCAGTAGGCGCAGTAACCGTAGTTAAACCACGCACAGCACCGCTAATCAGAGTAACATCACTCAATGCACCATTGAGGTTAAACATACGCACCAGCGTGATTGTAGCGGCTTTCGTAACTGTGTTGTAAACATAGTTAAATTTAAAGATACCGTTACCAACCTGAGTTAGATAGAAATCACGACGGTTATTACTGAACAGAGGAATCAGTTTAACCTGACCACCGTTATCACTTGGAATGTTAACCAAGTGAATAGTGATATCAAACTCACCATCTTCTTTCAGACGGTTGAGTAGAATCATCTTCTTGTCGTGATAGTAGATGATAGGTACGTAGTTAGTTTCTTGGTATTCCCACAGATAGATTGTTGCTTCTGGTTTGAAACCAACCAATGCTGGGTTAGTACCACCGAACAAGTCATGATTGGTAACCACATCAAGGTTATCTACAATCTTCAGGCTATATACATCCGTACCAGCAATGTTCTCGTAACCATAGACCACATGGTCAATGTCAAGGAACTTCACATTGTGCTGAATGTCAAGGACATTGAAGTTACTACTAATATTAGCAGAATAGTTAGTACGGCCAAACTCTTCTGCAAAAGGCTGAGCATTGTCAGTCGTGTACTTGCTATATGTAGTAACTGTATTGGTATCGTCGACATCCCAAGTAACGAGTTTCTTAGGAGCGTATGCACCCAGTACATTAATGCCAAAACCACCATACTGAGTTTGTTCAGCATAACCACGATCAGCAAAGCTATACGGACCCTGGCGAGAGGTAAAGAGCATTCGGCTATCCAAAGCCATATCAGCTTGCAAGTCATTAGCAACAATATCCACTACCTCGATACTGCCAAGCATCTTGACATCGAAGATTAGGTTATCACCGACTAATGAACCACCAATGAAGTTACCAGGAAGCATCTTAATGGTAGCAGAACCAATGATGTTGCGTTCTGGTTTATCAGATTGATTCTGATTGTAGAACACTTCAGTTTCCATGAAGTAATTCCAGCTATTACCACCATCGGTACTCTTGAAGAGTCCAGTTTCGATATCGCTCCATGCAAAGAGGTTATCACCACTTGCACCCACGACTAAAGGAATCTTGCCGATGAAAGCGTATTCTTCACCAAAGACCCGCTCTTGCAATGGAGTATTGATGATGTCAGACACCAACCACTTGATCTTACCCAATGCATTAGTACCGATGAAACTATAATTGATATCGGTCTTATTGACTTCTTCATTACTATAAACATCAAAGACATAACTAGAGTTCTGAGTCTCCAGCACTGTAGGTAGAGAATATACACCACAGGCAGTAGTAGACAGCTGACGATAACCAGGATGCTTTTCAAGTAGAATGCTCGAATCGAGCAAAGCACGGAAACCAGAGATATCGTTATCTTCAGTGAAACGGATACGACCAATTACGTTCTCTGGCTGCATGATGTAATGCATCCGGCGTGTAGGAGACTCTACTACAATCTTAGAATGCGGATTACCAGCACCCAGTGCAATATCTGATTCCGCCCAGTTGTTGCGTCCTGCAGGACTACGCACAGAAGTGAGAACCTTTACACCGTAGGACAAGAAGCCACTTTGTGTACGTTCTTGGTGATTGAGATAGGTCTCAAACCCTACTTCATCGTCTTCCACCATGCAACCGATTTCCACTACATCCAGGAAGTAGTTAGCATTCTTTTGCAGTGGGATAGAATACGAAGTAATGAACTTGAATTCCTTGTTCAGTGTGAACTTAGACAAGCCAGAATTGGTAATGACCTCTGCATCATAACCAGTACCATTGAAGACATATTCCACAACCGTATAACGAATACTACCCTTGAGCAGCGTGAGCGCTGTAGCACGAGGAGTAGCCTCCAAGTCAGTAGCTGGAGTAGTCAGCGCCCAAGTAGTGTATTGTGGACTATGATCAAACTCTACCTGAGTGTTCTTAGCTTTGACCAATGAATCATTCAGATCAAATGTAGCTTGATCTCCGGTAGTAAGATCGAAAGACTCAATGCTCGGATAAGCATCAACACCGTCGTCATAACCAGTCAGTACCCAAAGCTTTCCAGTATGGATCATGGAATCGATTATGGTAACATAGTCAGAATCCCAGTTTGTGTAATCCAAGAACTTAGCAGTAGCAGGTTGAACAGGCGTAAAAGCATCAGTCCAAGTAGTGCCGTTGTCTTCACTCTTCTTAATAACTACATTGCTGTTAGCAATATCAAGAACTACTCCAAAGAGCATACCGGTAGCAGATTGTTTTACAAACTTAACTGGTGCCTTGGTTTGCACTTCTCGCACATTAGCCAAAACAGTCAGGTTAGTGCCTAACAGATTAGTTACCAAATCCCAACCAGAGCTACCGCCATTCATCTGGAGCACATCACCATAGATGTTAACTGCACGCACTGCATTCGTGGTAGAACGCCATGAAGAGACGATAGGTGATTCATTACCCATCAAAGCAAAGTCATCCTGACGAATCATTCGCTTGTAGAGATTATCAATAGAGTTGACTGTAGTCTCATCAAAGACCATACCGTAACGACGGCGAATCTTATCCCGGTCAACCGTAGTACTAAACCCATCAATGGAGTATGCCGGTACTGCATCCAATCCAAAAACAGTAGGAGTCTTAGAGTAAGAGAAGAACGTAAGCTCTCCAGCAAACGGAGCACCTGATCCGTCTCCATTACCTCCTTCTACTGGATCATTATTACCCATGATGATCCGGGTACCACCATAGAAGACTATCGAAGTAGGACGGAAGTTCAAATCAATCTCAACTTCAGTCTCACCAGGCAATGCAGTAGGCAGTACCGAGTCGTAGATATCTATTGGTTGAATCAAGATACCATACTTCTCATTGATCTGAGTAAGTAATTCGCTCACCGTGGTAGCAGTACCACGAGCTACTGTGATCTGTCCTAACTCACTGACATGGATTCGGTTATAGAAGATATTGCGCACACCGTAATAACCACTGTGTGCTTTGGGTGCAAAACGGATTTTGGTATTCCGAGTGGGAGTCGGTACAGTGACTGCGATTGGGTCACTAAAATCAAACTCCGCAAGAGTGTAACTCGTACCGAGTGCTTGGTTCAGACTAGCGAGTAAAACCGCACGGCCTTCACCACCGGCATCGATAGTGCCTAAGATAATTCCAGACATCTTAAAAATTCTCCTGAGGTTTAGCAAACAATAGCATTTACTGTAAAAGCGTTTTGTTCTGGTATCTGTTAAAATGTTCCTTAACAGTCAAACTATTTCTTCTGATATTTAAAAAGACAGCATAAAAGCCAGGGTAATGAAACCCTGGCCCTTATGATCATGCAATAAAAGATTTGTAAGCAGTTTCAATCTTACCGGAGTAATTATGTTTTGCTTGCTGTGGACCATTGTAGATCTCAGCAATACGGACAAAATTCTTGGTAGTAATTGCGTGCAATAGCTTTGGTTGCTCCATGATGAAACTCACGACAGCTTTGAGGTGCAGGTCTTCACTAGCGTACATGGCATCGACAAACTCCTGTACATTAGAGTAACCACAGATCTTAAAGTTAGAACCAAGAATCTGGAACATACCCCAACTAGCAGACTTCAGTGCACATTCACGATCAAAGGTAATGGCAAGGTTCAAGCGATCGTATTCTCGTTTGTAACCTAGGTAGACCTTAGCATCCCACACTGGATGACAGATAGAAGGCTCCTTAGCCTTAATCTCTTCTGCTTTCGCAACACCAAACTTAGTCTTGATGTTTTCATAGAACTTGTGGCGTTCAAATAAAATCAATGGACGACCATCAGAGAGAAAACCAGAGCCCAAGCCTTCTACTTTGCGAATAGCGCGAAGCATATTGGGATCGATTCCTTTTTGCTTAGCAATGGCCTCGATATCACCAATAGAGACAAAGCGCTTGTTCATAAAGTCCCATAGCTCTTTATGAACGTTACTGTCGAATATTCCAGTGACTGGAAAACCGTACTTCTTTTCGTACTCTTTGAAAGTCATCTCAGTGATACCACCAAAGCCACCATCTGGTACTAACTCTTTCTTGAGTTTCTCATTGAGAGCTTTTTGCAGCATTTCCACATCAGCGTGAACCATGCCTTTTTTCAAAGTAACCATATAACCTTCCTATTAGAAAACAGCATAAAGACTACTACAGGATTACGCCTGTAGTAGTCTACTCTATGTCTTTGTTCTATTACTGAACTTGGAAATAGCTCATCACGCGGTTGCGAGCATCACCAGAGAACACGTTCTCCATCATGGTGCGACCCAGATCAACTTGTGCCGTGGTAGCACGGTGCGAAGTAGAACCAGCAGCAACCTTGAGCAGGTTGATGACACGTTGGAAAGCCTTGGCTTGGTCAGCATCCAGAGTAATGCTTTCCATACCACGGAAGACGTAGCGCTCATGGAACACGTTTGCCTTGAGGTTACGGAAGTATGCGATCAAGAGGGTGAAGGTCTTCTCGAAGTTCTCTTCGGTTTCCAGCACTTGCTTGATAGCACGCCACAGACTTACCTGAGCAGTATTCATGGATTGCTCCGTAACAGGACGGCCAGGAGCCATATTGATACGGTAGTCTTCCAGATACGTAATCAGGGTACGCTCTTGCAGCGAGCCATTAGCCTTGACGTTTTCAATATGGGCATTGAAAGCAGCCAGGGGATCTTGCGAAACCTCAGCAGTCGGTTCAGCAGATGCAACCGGTTGTTCGGGTTCGGCAGTAGTGGTTTCTTGCACCACCTCAGGAGCCTGGGTCACTTCGGGCTCTTGCGTCTCACCTTGGACTTGGTCAGTCACTTGTTCGTTCACAAAGGTTTCACCAGTGACTTCTTGATCAACTGGTTGGCCGTTTTCTTGGGTTTGTTCGGTCACAGTGGTATCCTTGTTTTCTGTAATAGGTTCCTGGATAGGAGCCTGGGTTGCGATAGGGCTACGAAAAGCCTGACGATTTTTAGCCATGAAGACTCCGAAGTGGTTTCTTGCAAACGATTGAATGTAGGTATAAAAATCACACCTAATGACAGAACACAGTGTTCATAGGTATTTCAAACGAATTACCTTAGGTAATGGCGTTCTTAATGTTCACTTTAGCTAGTGCCAATTCTTTACCGTGCATAGCGCTCATGAAAATTGCCATCATAACGCTGCCTTCAGCAGTAATAGCCATGGACGCACCGTCTTTGTTCTTAGCTAAGTTAGTACCAACACAATACTCACAGTAGTCAGTCTTATCTAAGATACAATACATAGGAGAGCGCACCATGAGTTTAGTACCCATGTACGCACCAGCTTCTTCCTTACTAGTGATGAGTTTAGTCCCAGTACTCGTAATGATTCTCTTATTAATTAGTTTATGAATGTTGTTATCAGCAACATGTACACCCAATCCTAGCTTAGTGCCACAGTCACCAGGCATGATGCGAATATTGGATGATGCCCGCAAGAGCCACTTCACAGCCTCACCACCGAGCATGGTCTCAGCACCACGGTCATATGAGCCTGCACGCAGTGCGTTGTTCATCTCTGGGAACTTATCTAATTCCCAACCCTCACTCAGAGAATTCTGAATCAAGGTAGTGCCTCGCTTTGCACCCAAACCAGTTTCACCACCATACATAAGAAAGAGTTTCTTTCGAACCACCTTACGAGATTTATTGGTAGTGAGGAAGTTCTCACTAGGATCACCCTTCAAGAACTCTGAATCAAACTTAACGAGTTCTGCATCAATGCGTGCAATGGTGGCTGGATCATCTAAGGAGTCCTTATATTTCTCAATAAGAGCTTTCTTAAATTCCTTGATACCGGTAGGAGCAATGATTGCTTTCTCAGTAACACCCCAGGTACACAGCTGAGTAAACTCAGTCAAGTAACTAAACGATGCACAAAAGCGAAGATACTCATCAACATAGATGACAATATCTTTTCTCTCTACATCTGCTGGTGGAGTGTCCTCTAATAATCCAGCAATAGTGCTTTCCAATTTCTCAAGGAAATCATTACCAGTAACGAATGGAATCTTCTTACCAAAAGCTGGAACGATTGCACACAAATTAAAAAACAAATTACCAATGATGGTCTTTGTATCTTGCGTGACATTAGCAATGTAATTAGCTGGTACTACGATTGTGTCCTTGAAGGAAAATAACGGAGTACTTGGATCAGCGTCATCAATCTTAATTAGATTATCTGATCCATCTGGATTCACGAAGAAGATACCAGAAGGAGTACGCACCAGCCGATATGGGTAAGGTGACTTCTTCCAAGCATCTGCTCCTTCCTGGGTTATAGAAAATGCACTCAGTACCCAGACTCGCTTTTTATGGAGTCCAGCACTGAAAGCTTGGAACAAGTAGTCAAGCTTTTTCATGGTTTAAATGGCTGGTGATGTATAGGAGAGTTTGAACTTATCGAACTCTTGAATGTGTCTGGTTACCAAGGTTTTAATTTTAGTAATTTTGTTCAGATCGTCAAACAAGATATCGCTGATCTTTGAGAAACCTTCAACTGTGTTGTTGTAGGTATCCTCGCTCATGTGAAGCAATACAAATAATTCCTTTGCCAATGCTTCGTCTTGCATTGTTTCAAATTGAGCTTTGAGTAGCTCAATATAGAACATGATCTGCACACCAATAGGAACACCGCGTTTGAGTAGACTCAGTCCTAATGCTTGTCCTTTAACAAAGACATTAACAATCTTGAGCTGATTGAGTAATGCTTCGTTTTCTGTATTGGTTTCTTTATCAGATTTCATGCTACGGACATGAATCTCCTGGAGCTTCTTAATGAAAGCAGGAGAGATATAATCAACCATGGTAAACACAGCAGTCTCACTAACGTGACTCACCATATGAATGAGTTCAGCGAACTTCTCCTCTGGTTCGTTGTTCACTTCAGTAATTCGAACGATAGCATCGTGATCGTCCCATTGCTGAAGAGCCTGGATACTCTCAGCAATTACAATGAGATCTCCCAATGGAGAGTTCTCATTGATCTGAATGTCATGCATTCCAATAATCGTTTTAAGATAATTGAAAATCTTGGTGTGAAACAAATCAGCAATATCATCGGGCTCGTACATCTCTGCCGACATAGCCAGGTCTGTAAGCTCTGGCTCAAACTGTTCAATCTCGTAGTCTTGTACTAATTTAAATACACGGCGGTATTGGTCTACTCTGTCAATAGGACAGAGGTTGTTTACGAATGCTTCTAGGGATGGATTCATTTTTTACCCGTAAGTATTAATTTATTAACAAATGAACATCTTGTAGGACAATGCGCCTAATTTTGAAGATATTCGCAATATCTGGTTTGGAAATTGAGGTTGTCATTTCCAAGACTCAAATCATTGACTCGTTAAATAAAAACGTTTTTTAACAACTACATTTTCCAAAGAAATAATCATGACCAAGAAATCCCTGGCTCGTCAAGAGCGTGACAGCATTGCTAAGAAGTCCCATGAAGAACTCGAACAGTTCTACGCATCCAATAAAGGATGGGATGAACTCAATGAACTCTATACGAGTGTGGCTACTATGCTAGCCACTAGCAACGATAACCTCCTGAAGGTTTACTCTAACAATGACATTGTCACTAACTTGAGCAGCGAGAAAGCCCAAGAGATCCAATTGACTCTGGATGGTATCCGTAAGGACTTCGAGCAATTCGCTAATGAATTAGTTGCTATCCGCGAAATGCATAAGGATAAGACTGGTGGGATTAAGAACGTTGATGATAGCACCAAGGTCATTGGTATCTTTGAATCGTACAACACGTTCTCTGGACGTTACCACGCAATCATTACTCCTAACTACACCTTCTTGATGCAAGAAGCAGCTTTCGCTGAAGCACGTCTGGCTGCATCGCTTGACAATAGCGCTACCGATCCTAACGTGATTACGGACGTTGTGGTCAAAGAACCCACCGAGCAATAATCCTTAAACATCAATCTCAACAAGAGAAAGAGAAATCACATGCAAGATCCTAATTTGGAAATTGATGAAACTCCTGAGGCTCCAAAGCCACAGGAAGTTGTACAGACTCCTGTAGAAGCTGAGTCTCCTATTCAGGAGAACGCAGAACCCGTGCAAGAACCAGTATTCAGTACTGTTAAGCAACAAAATATTGTTCAGGACTTTCCAGTCTTTTCTGATAAGAAAGAAACTGGTGCTGGCGCTGCTTATAGCGTTAATGGTCCTAGCAATTTTGCAGATAACATTATTGATGGATTAGATCGTTCGTCTAACGTTCGTTTGGACGATACCAAAGAAGGAGCTAAGTGGCTTGGTTCTTTGATCTCTGGTGCACAGGTTTGTGTCAAAGACGATATCTTCCGCGAAACACTGGAAGATCCTACTGCTGAGTTTGCTCAGACAGTAGATGCCAACGGCACTCGTTTGTATCCTGGGTCTGCTGGCTTTAAGTCTGTACAGAACGAGAACCTCAGTGGTGAACGTGGTTTGCTGCGTTTCATGAACCACGCTGGTCTGGGTTCGGTGTTTCGTATTCCTTTGTGGCATACTGGAATGTGGCTGACTCTGAAGTCACCTTCTGAAGGACGCCTTCTGGAACTGCACCGCGAGATCATCAGTGATAAGATTGAACTGGGTCGTAATAGCGCTGGTATTGTTTATACCAACACTACTGTTATTACTTCTCAACGTTTACTTGATCTGGCATTTGAACACATCTACCAGACTAATTTGAAGTCCGATAAGACTCTGGCTGATATCATCAGCTGTCATGACCTGTTCACGATTGTCTGGGGTCTGGCCTGTACCGTTTGGAACAATGGTTTCAATTACCAGCGTTCTTGCAGTTTCAATGTAGAGAAGTGCAACCATGTGCTTGAAGAGCACCTGGATGTGAGTAAGCTTCTGTGGGTTAACCGCAAGGCTCTTACTGCCTGGCAAGTAGCTCACATGTCTCGTACTAAGATCCAGTCTATTACTGACGAAGATCTGGAGCGTTATAAGAACGAATCTCTGAAAGCACAAAAACGTACTTTCATTGTGAACAAAGACCAACCCAGTCAGTTTGAAGTCACACTGAAGATTCCAACCATTGCACAGTACCTCACTAGTGGCCAACGCTGGATTGGTGACATCATTCAGATGCTCAACAGCAGTTTGGGTATGGATGTGAGTACCAATGAGCGCAACAAGTACGTAGCTGACCAAGGTCGTGCTACTGAACTGCGTAACTACATTCACTGGATCGATAGCATTACCTTTGGCGATAACAACGTTATCAATGAAGTCAATCTGATTGAAGACATCTTTAACCGGTTGAGTGCTGAAGACGCAGTGCGTGATGAGATCATTGAACAAGTACAGAAGTACATGAATGACACCGCTATCAGTGTCATCGGTATTCCTTCTTACAAGTGTCCTAACTGTGGTGGTGAGAACCACGTTAAAGATTCTATTGAAGCATTCAAGGGTGTGATTCCTATTGATGTGTATCAAACTTTTTTTACGCTACTCGTGCAAACGGTAGCCCGGGTTCGGTCGCGTCTTCCGGACGACCAGGACAAGGGATAAATGATTTCGTACACGTAGCTGATCCTTATTTCGGCTACGGTGTAGATCCACGAGTGTTTATTGCAGAACTCATTGAGAAAGCACCAAAGATGAACTCCGTAGAATCAACACTGGTTCTACGGGATTTCTATGAAACTCATTATGGGATTTATAATCATCTGTCTGGTTCTACTGCAAGACCGTTGGCATCTGTGGCAATGCACGACGCAGAAGAAAATGGCCGACACAGTTCTGCATACGAAATCATTAAAGTAATAGCTGAGAGTGAAGTACTCAAACATTTCGGTATGTCATTGATTGAGTTCTTATCTATGCCTAGAGAGTACGTTACGTATATGCTAGAGGTTTCCTCTGCGATTACTAATAAGAATAGCAATTCTGTTAGTGATCAACTAGACGCACTCAAGGGTATTGGAAACAAAAAATAAGACACCGGCATATTAGCCACTAGTACCCGTAAAGGTACTAGTGGCATTTATGCTGTTGTTACACCCTACGGTTATAGGGAATTAAAGTATAGGTAGCTGCTTTCTCACGCATGATCTGTTCCTTGTCTCTATGGTAACCTAAGTGTTTAGGAACATCTAGACAGGACAAGAAGAAGAACTTCACATTCACGTCTGGGATCTTTCTCAATCGTCCAAGTACTTGGATGTTAGCTTGAATACTCTTTAGTGCAATTGTAAGGACTGCACAGGTTAGATTCTTCACATCGTGAGCAGTACCGCCTGAGAGAACAGTTGTGACGCGTATATCAGAATCTAAGTAGTTAGTGTACGGATCTCCTTCAACATATCTGTTTACAGTCAGCGTTGGATATGCCTTGGATAAGTATCCAGTAATAACACTACACATGTCTTTACTAGCAGCAAAGACAACAGCTCTTTGTCCATCTACCTTGCCCTTTATATACCCATAGTCAAGAATCTCTTTAATGAGCTTACAATAACTATCCTTAAAGTGTGGATTCTTTAGGATTGATTTCTCAAAAGCAATGTGGGAATAAGTAGATTGTCCAAACTCGCTAGTGCGTACCTTTCTATTGTCTTCCAGATGGTAGGCTACTCCGTAAGTCAATGCGTAACGATCCCATACACCCCCTTGATATCTAGCCACCAACGGATAGGCTAGTCGATACATTCTTTCGATAAATGGATCATTGTTAAGTAGTGTAGCAGATAACGAAATGCTTTGTTCTACATTAGTGTAGAGATCAATCTTGAAGTTCAGATGGAAGTCCATATGTACTTCATCGATAAGACGCATTCCGATGTTGGCTATGTTACATAACTCATCGGGCGTACATCCATATCCCATCTCTTTGGTTTCTTCACCAAATTCCTCGTAGAGCTTGATCCACATCTGGAAGGTCTTATTAGACATCACAATAACTTTTGTGTTATCTAACCCGCCTTCAGTCTTAGCTAACTCGATAAATGCCTTAAGATGGGCACTACCTTGAATAGCCATCGTCTCCTTCTTGATATCTATCTCAAGAATCTCTTTGATGTCCTTTGCCCATTTACCCATGAACATAGGACGAACAATAATCAAGAGACGTTTACCAAATGTGACAGCACCCTTTAGAGCCGTTACAGTCTTTCCCTTACCCGTTTGTATACCTACAAACTTAGAGCGTGGTGTAGAGGGTTCTAGGTAGCTTAGAATCGGTAGCTGATCATCTCTAAACACCCAATGGGGTTTGATGACCAAATCTACGCTATCTGAGATGTTAAGATCCATGAGTTGTGTGGTGTAAACACTCTCAGGAACTCCATGCCTCTCTAGTAACTTCTTAAAGTCTGGTAATGAATTGATGTGAAATCTGAACTCACTACGATTCTTGGTAGCAGCACAAAACACCGTCATCTCCGGTGGTGCGTCTCTTGGTCCTTTGTTTTGATCTATCTTAACAAAGTCTCTGACGAATTCAAAAAGAATCTGTCTGATTCTATCGTTATATTTAGTAATCTTAAAGAAATGCGTTGCTATAGTTAGCGTAAAAATAGATTGATTCATTTTCTGATTTAAAACTCTTGGTATTATAACCGATACATTAGACGCCAATAGACGCTATTAGACGTTATTAGCTTGCATTGGACATAACACAAAAAACAAAATAAGCTAGTAGACACTAGGGTATTATCCCTAGTGTCTACTTATGCTTTACTGATTACGAAAGAAGTTAGGCACCCTGTCCATCACAGCTTCCTGTGGTTTGATGAAGACATCGAGTGGGTGACTCGGCCTTCCCTCAGGGAATGTACTGCAAGGATTCATAATCGTATCTTTATGCTCCTCATATGCCATTGCTCCGCCTTCACTGCGGTTAGGAATGGTAATTGCAGTAACACCCAGACCACGACTAGTACCAACCTTAGGAATATTGAAGTTCCTATGCTCTACAGACTGAACCATTGCACCCAGTACAATCACTTCCAGCAATGAGAGATTCACATTCAGCCGAGAATTGACAGCATCAAACAACTCAAAAAGCATTGCTTCTGGAGATTGATCTTCACCGCGTTTCTTCAAGTCTGCCTTGTTAGACTCAATGATGGACGTAATCATCTTGGAATGATCGGACATATTACGGTCACGTTCAGGTAACTCCAAGAATTCCTTAGAACAATCCCACCCCTTGATAGAGATGACATATTGGCCAGTAGGACTAATGTCCCATCCATTGCACTGAATGTATTCCAGCATCTCGTATGTGAAAGAAGCCTTACGCCTTTCAATGTTTACTGTCAAGTCAACAATGTCTTCAACATCCTTTTCACGGATAATCAAAGCAATCGTTTCCATTTCAGTCACATGACTATTACCCAGTTGACGCACATTACGTACGTTTCGCAGGTCAGTCAGACCTGGAGCATCATCTGGCGAGATGGATATACTCACATCTTTACCAGCTAAATGTTTATTAATAAGATACCCAGTGCCAGTTTTAGATGGCACCACATACCTTTGATACTCCAGTGGTACAGTTACAGACTCCACAGTAGATGAACCAATGTGGTGTTTAGTAGATAGTACGTTCTGGCTGGTCTGTTGTGTCATGGTGCTTGCACACAGGTGACCAATGTTGGTGTTGTCAGGAATCGACTCAGCCAACTGACCAAAACATATCTCACAGATCCCATGTGGGTCTGGGTGCGCACATCCAGCAATGGGTGAGCGTAGTAACACTGTTTTACCGATTAGATGGGTATCCTTCGGTGTAATGGTCTTAAGAGTATTAGTCTCTTCGTCCATATAGTGTTTACCATGCAGAAATTCCAGATCACATTTGCGATCAAGCATTCCACCCGTACCGACTTGCGCAGACCGTACTGTCCAGCGTAGATACTCTTTACTACCGCAATCTCCCTTATGAATAGTTTCCACTACCTGGCAAAGAATCTGCAACTTACGTGCAAAGTACTCAGCTTGACGCAGTGGTGCCGTGCTATAGAAAAGACTCATAGCAGCAGAACGAGACTCAATCAACGCATCATGAAAGTATCGAAGGCCCTTTACAAAGCCTCGAAGAATTGGATGCCTGAATCGATTAGAGTCAATATCTTTACCATAACCGCGTGGTCCCAGACATTGATTTACCTGAGCAGCTCTAACTAAACCAGAACGCACTGCTTTACTGATCGCGTTGTGTGCAAGATCAGGAGTTTTACGCAGAGCAATATCAATGATATCATAACACTCATCGATAGATTCTGGTGTAGGTTGTACATTATCCAGAGTAGGCTTGACAGTGGGATGTTCCATGATCTCGATATAATCGAGAATATCCACGGAAACCACATACTCTTCTAAGCCAGCACAGGTCTCGTTATAGATATTGTTAGTAAGCTCATAGATGGTGCGTGATACATCATCCATGATAGTGGGTACTGTGCTCTTATAAGTATCAATCACACTCCAGCCCACATTACCCAGCATTTTCAGATGAGTATTGGATCCAAGGAATGCAGTACCAAGAACATCCCGTACGTGATGACTCTTGAGTAAAGGAGTCTGTGGGTACAAGCGATGCAGCTCCCACCCATAACTACTATAGACAGTCTCCCTTGCAGTAACTTCCATTTCACCATCATCAAAGACTAGGATGAAATGTCCACTGAGTTTAGTGCTCAATTCAGCCGTACTGTTAGTGAGCATTGCCCTTGCATTGAAACGTTTGAGTTCTGTCATTTATTTAAAGCTTGAAGGTTTGACGTACCGATTGATATTCAAACTGCCATCCACCGCACAGGGCCATGTGGTTAATGTGTTGAAGCGGACTACTAGATCCGTAAGGGAATTCCTTTCGATTAATCAACCGTTTGATGTTATTAGGCTCAGGAGCTTTCAAGATACTTGCAGCCATGTGCTTATGCACAAGAGTATTGTTGTTGCGATCACAGATTTCTGCGACTGCTACAGGACCAGAGTACGATGCTACAATACGACCTTCAGTCTCGCCCATGAACTTAACTGGTTGTGCTCGAATAGCATTCGAGAACTTATCTGCCTTTGACAGCTGGGCTGGTACACCAAAGTGTTGTACCTTACCAGAAGAAGTAGCAGACCAATCATCAGCTGTTTTCTCTAGTAACATGAAATACACACTGGCAATGCGTACAGGGTTTTTAGTAATGACCTTACGACCACCGTAACCCACGTATGACACTGGACCAAAAGTTGGTCTATAGTGTTTCTCCAAAAGCTTAACCATCTCTACGGGTTCAGGAGATGACTCAGGCGGTACGTACAAGTACACAAAGTCTTGAACAATCACTGTAAAGTGTTCAATCATTTCTTCTTCAGTAACATCACACGAATACCAAGTATACATCTTAGGACTGACGATCTTGTAGTACCCAAGGAGATACTTGTATGCTACATCGAATAGAGTCTTATCGTTGTGATAGATTTCCTCAACCTTAGTACGAGCATGTTTTTCACCATGATTGATGTTAAACAACTTACAGATGTGTTTACCCACATCACGAGATGCACCATTGACGTATTGTTCGTAGAGTCCACCGATATTCATTCGGTTGATACGAGCATAGGAATCCATGATGATGTCAGCACGATTTCCATCGGCATCTACCGGCATTTCCTCTGGCTCAGCAATATGAACAATAACTCCTTTCGGTGTGTTCAGCAGAGTGCGTTAAGCTCTGCCCGCGCCATTACGCGCAGCTCTAGGATTTCCCTAGATGCCCAGACTATATCTTCTACCACAATAGTGGCAGCCTCCTATTTCGGATCACTTGATCCTACTCCGTGGTAACCGGATAGTCGTTGAACGTTCTCCGTACCCTTACGGGCCTTAGGAGCTTCGCTGCTATAGGGACTCTTAGAGTCCACGGTTGTCCATGTATCCATTCCGTTTTTATACCGTCGCTTTGGCTTTCGCCTCGCAGTGGTGGAACAGCTTTAGGAGTTTCCAGCAATTAAAGAGGATTTTCTTAGCCATTACTGACTAAGAAGGCTAAATTAACCACCGTGACAATCAGTTAGCTTAAAACCAATGGTAGGTACCACTTCATACTCGATCGTGAACTCTACGCGGAATGTATCGAGTTCTGAGCGACGGTAGAGCTTAGTGATCTTTCCTTCTTTCTCGTCTTCAGTAGCTACCAAAGCGTCAATCACCAAACGATGAAGCAATGGTGTCAGTTGCATACCTTCACCACGAGCACGTTGTACTTCACGCACAACACTCAGAATCTCCTTGTAATACCTGCGAGTCTCGGTAATGTACTTTTCCAGTTGTTCATCCGTAGGAGACAGACCAGCAGAAAAGTCACCATTGGTATCGATCTTAATATCGATTACCCTACCGCCACCACCATCTGCATAGACGCGCTTGTCAAAGATGAAATCTACATTCATCATGTCTTGTACACTTTGTTGTACAGGAGACAAACTACCGTTAATACTACGCAGTGCCATCAAGATACCATCAGCTCTGACGTAATCTCCAATGTCTGGAAACGGTTTGTAAACATCCTTATTACCGTAGAGATTCAAAGGAATCTTCTTCTTACCCCATTCAATGACACGAGTCTCGTACTTCTTAATAGTAAAGTACTTGAGTACATCACGACTAATCACAATACCATCGTCAGCTACTGCTGGATGACTCATGAATGCTACATTGAGTTCCCTGCCGTACATGTAGTTATTATGTCTGGTCTTACCGGGAGTATCGAGAAACACAGTACCTTTTTCGATATGTGCATCTTTCTTGAGTTGCATCATTCCTTCACGTTGTTTATATTCAAAGCCGAAGTACGGATGGTATGAACCGTACGTAGGTAGATTAAGGACGCCAATCTCACCAGTACGTTTATCTTCGTAGATAACGGCAGTCTCTGGATTGAGTTTGATCGAATGCATTCCAATGCCACGAGCATTGTAACGATCAATTAGTTTGAGAATACGAGCGTCCACCGGCATTTCCACGGTGAATGTGTATTTACCAACTTCTTGTTCAACACCCGTTTGTTGACGGCGTTCATTCATTCCGCTGAAAACTAACTTTTGACCCAGGTGTGATCCAAGCATTTGAATGCGTGATGCTGAATCGTTATCAGGATGGGTATTGAGACCACAGATAGACTGCAGATCCCTGTACATTTGACTAGGTATACCTTGCATCAGTTTCTTTCCTTTAAGTTTACTACGGGTTATTTACTCAATGGAATGATATATCACTGAAAACTTTTCAAGTAAAAACTCCCATGAAAATATTAGACACAATCTCTGACAGTGGTGCGGACATTTATTACAATAGTAAGTTTAGAGTAGTACTGGAAGATCACATGACTTTCTTGCGATCACATCCAGACAATGACTTACTCAATGTAGAACCCGCACAGGCTTACAAATACGCTGGTGATTTATTTGGTATTTTACAATATTACAATCTCTCGCCATATATCCATTGGATTACTATGCGCGTTAATGGCATGACTTCTCCTACGGATTTTAGGGATACGACTACTACACTAGTGATTCCATCTATGAGTGCAATAGCGACCATACGTAATACGCATATGTCTCAAAGTAAAATGAAAAAATAAATACGCAATAATGACTAGGCGTTGCTGCCTAGTCATTTATGCCGTTACTCTTTAGAGCATACCACCACTACCATTTACATGTCCGTTATACCCAAGGCTGTACTGCTGCTGCATTGGTTGTTGCATCGGTTGCTGTACACCCATTGGCGTAAAGGTAGTAGCACCCCAGACATTTTGCGCCTGCTGTGGTTGCTGAATCACGGGTTGCTGAATCATCACCATGGGTTGTGGTGCTTGACTTTTACTCACAAAGTCACTGAGTGAAATACCACGAGGTTTCTGTGGTTGTTGTTGTGGTTGATGCGTTTGCTGAATAGCGTTGTATTGTTGAGCCACTAATGGGTTACCCAACTGTACGTTAGGACTGAGCGGCAACACTGGTGCAACTTGTTGAGGTGGTTGCTGTGGTGCTGGCATTGCTGGCGATGCAGCAATAGCAGTACGGTTAGCTATCTCATCACTAGTACGAGCACTACCGTCACTACCCATCTGCTGAGGTACTCCACGAATATCCCGGATATATGAACCCAGGTCATTCATCTCGTCGCCCCAGTTAGCTTCAATCAGCATCAGGTCTGCAATACGGATGAAATCACGATAGCGTTCAATGCAATCGTTGATATCGCCAATCACACTACCAGCACCGAAGTACATAGCTTGCGTAAATGGAGCCACATCAGAATCACTACCACGGCTATAACCTTCGTCATCCTTGATGTTAGGGAAGATGAATTCCAACAACGAGATGATAACGTCTCGATCTGCTTGTGGCAAATCGATCTTGAAGCAATTCTTCTCACCTTTCTTCAGTTCATTGTAGAAAGGAAAGCTAACCATGCAACTACGTGAGTAGGTCTTACCACGGATGTTACCACCCCGGCGCAGATAGAACTTCACAAAAGCGTCGCTATAACTATCAGCCATTGCAGTTTGTGCCATGGTGACAAACGCCACCATTGTTTCAGTCCGTGCGTTCTTAAGAACACTAAGGATTTCAGATTGCTCAGGGTTGAGCTTCTCATGTTCCTTGTAAGACGTAGCCAAACGCAATGCTTCAAGCATCAAACGGAAGATAGCCCAATTGATACGCACAGACATTGCACGGCGAAGCCTAGCAAGCACAGGTGCTTCACCTTTAGTTGGGTTTTCATTCAATGGATGAAACACCATCACATTAGACATACCGCTATTGCGCAGTTGTTCTTGTGTTGGCAATACCAGGCGTTTACCTTCCAATACGAAAGGTGTAAGCTTCTTGGTACCGACCTCGTCCTTTTCTTCAATTTCAATCTGGCTTACCAGGCCAGCATCATCACTAGTGGCCCAAGCTGTCTCCAGCATGGACTTATACAAACTGATCAGTCGAGGAGTAGACATTGTTTTCTCTTTCGCTTTTAATTAAAGAAGGACACCAGGGGAGTATCCTGGAAGACTATTTGTGCTTTGGATAGAAAGCTTTGGTGGCAAGCTACTGAAAGTACGATGGTTGGGCGTAGTGTGCATACTCACTTCATCATTGACGATAGATACCAATTGCTGGATATCTTGCGAGATCTGCACAGAAGCATCTCGCGTACCAGTAATCACAGGAGCCATCATTCCATCACAGAACGTTGGCATAACGTAATCTTCAGACTGGTTTCCATTGATACTCACAGTGATGCGAGTCTCACCAGCAACGTTAGATTGCACTGAAATGAAATACGACAACTGATTGTCATATGTCAAATCCCGAAGGACACTGGTTTCAAATTGCGCAACCAAAGTCATGAAGTTACGACTCATGTCGACATCTGAGAATCCAGCACCAGCACTAATAACAGTATCAGGCACGCCCTTTTCCATGTTAGTGGAAATGAACTTAACACTAGCAATCATGTTGCTCATCATCAAAGACGGGATAGCATGACCAATTGTAAATGCCCAACGTGTCTCACTACCAGAACCATGCCAGTGTGCGGTATGACCGCTTTGATGCACTTGTGCTTCTTGCCCCAAGGCATTACGAACAACAGTCATGCGGCCAGACAAAGGATGTTCAAATCCTGGATCCAATGCTACCAGATCACGAAACTTGAAGATACCAGACACACTCTGGGTAGTGTTGTATTCAGACAACCTAGCCATGAATGCATTCTGATACGGATTAGTCTCATCCACCATACCAGCAGCAGTAGCAAAGATTGCTTGCGGATTATCACTCAAAGTTGCCTGACTAGAAGCACCCAGGAAACCATTGATGATGTTAGCAGCAAACTCAGTACCTACTGCATTACTACGCCGACTCATCTTCGGAATAGCATTGATAGAGTTACCAGTTCCATACACTGTAGCACCACTACCGGCATTACTGACCATGTCAAGACCAGCCAGATTGTTGTATACGTCTACTGGACGAATCAACGATTTCTGTTTGGGGTTCTTGATGTCGAACTCACCCTGATCAAACACCACATGCTGGTTAGCAATCATCACTGGCTGTGTGACTACACCCATTGGAGTACGACGTGTTTGTTCACGCATGGTTACGATGTTGTTGACATAGAACATCAAGTTCTTATCAACACTACCAGATCCATAGCTTACACCCACATAGTCAGTATAACCTTGGATGTAGTAAAGCTGTACGCCACCAGACTGGAATTCACAACGCACACTCAAGAGAAACAGCATGCGTTTATCACCCCATCCGCCAGCGATAGGTACTGGTGCAGTCGATTCGATGTGAGAACTCACACCCAAGATACCGCCCGTAACACCACAGAGTTGGTCTGCAGTAATCTTGGCTACGTTATTAGTAGTAGCACGATGCACTACCTGGGCCACTGCATTCATGTCCACATTGGATGCATAGGGACGCAAATATTGATTGTTGTAAGTACCTGTCTCACGGATAATAAGTTTCACCACGTTCATACGGGTGATCTTATTACTGGGAATCATCGGTTGCTGGGTTTGAAACATAATTTACTGATTCGCTTCGTAGTTGTTGTTGAGTCGTGGACGTGTTGCCAAATACACAACGAGTTCTGCTACCTTGGTCTTGAAATCATGCGGGATCGTGATACGACGCACCGAAGGAGTCCTTGGATTGAGGATAGCAACTTTTTCTGGACTGACATTAACCGTCCATGATACAGACATGAAAAGATCTACCATTTCATCAATAGCCTGCAATACGCCATTGATGACCTTACCTCCTCGGGTTTTCTTTTGATAAGGATAGAGTTCTGCAAGTTTCTCGGCCAGTTCCTTGTTGATACGACCTTTAGAGTAACCACCACTGAGATGTACATCACCGTTGTGAGTGGGAGTCATTGTAGCTGTAGCTAGTCCAGCCAGTAATTCATGTCCATGATGCCAAAGCACTGCTTGAACCACACACAAGCAATTGATGCGTTGCAAATGAGTGAGTAGTTCTACTCCTTCAGGTGGAATCACAGTAGCAATTACCCATTGCAAAAGCAACGTTTGTGCTTGGTATGCTTCGTACTGTTGCATTACTGAAGCACACTGCAATGCTTCTGCTACCAGTTTTGGATCGATACCAGGAGCTAACGATTGAGCGACAGCATAGGGGTTAGATACCAGATGTTCAATCAAAGCGATCTCACCAATGGAGATCTCTGGTTTAATCTTGTATCCTTCCATCCGAGAGATTTGATTTTCATCACTCCCCTGGCTCTCCAGATCCAATTTCTCACGAATCATCCCGCCCTTAAAACTGTTATCGCTACGTTTGACACGCTCGCGCACATGACGCGAGATATGCCTTACCAAAATAGGTGAGGGATCTGCACCACGGATATCTGCCAAGCAAAGCCTGCGCACTACCAGCAAACCAAGATTCCACAATGGGAAATCTTCGCTACTGATAAATTCAATAATTGCTGATTTACTTCCCTCTTTAGGAACAATGGCTGATACATACACCGTCAGCTTAATCAAAGCTTCAGATGTAAAGAGATTACTACGGCTAAGGAGTTGGTAAGCATAGAACTCTTTGAACTGAGTTCCGGATGTGTTCTCAGTACGTGCAATGTACTCACCCCAAATTGGAATCATCAACCGTAGTTGAATGATAAGACATACAAGTTTTTTGTAGTCGTCGATGGTGTAGGTTTTATCACGACTATGATTTTTGTCAATTGATTCGACGAATTCCGGCAAGAGTTCTGGGGGTCCCGGAAATTTAATGTCTGAGGAGAAGGACATCCATTGAAAGATGTCTTCAAATTGATGCTTGTCGTACAACCGTTTGATCAAGTCAAACAGCTTAACGTCAAGCGTATCCACCGCCAACGTGGTTGTGAAGGCGTTGTAGATATCTACATAGATATCGAAAATCTCTTTTTGTGCATGTTCAGTTTGTTTAGCCCACCATTGGTTGATATGCTGAAACATCCCTACATCACGCTCAAAATTCCCTCCGTTAAAAGGAGCTACACTCCATTCCAATCGCTGCCCTGCATGTTCAACGAAAACTGTTTTTCTGAGTAACAAGGCATCATAAGACGGTAGGATAATTTGCACGAGGTAATTCCTTTCATGGATTAAGGCAACACGTTGCGTTGCTCATTACCATGATATATGACTGAAATTATTTCAAGTACCCAGCATGGATAGTGCTGGGTACTATGCCGCTATCTAATCTACACTAGATATTAGAAGGTAATGTCATCATCTGCAATGGATTCAACAGCCTTTTTGTTTTGCTGTTGCTGCCAGTTGTTTCCGCCGCCCTGGCCACCGCCTTGACCGCCTCCACCACCCTGACGATTCTGCCAGTTACCACCACCGCCACCTTGGCGGTTCTGATAATTACCACCACCGCCACCACCGCGATTAAAGCCACCACCTCCACCGCCACCTTGGCGGTTTTGCCAGTTACCACCACCTTGGCCACCGCCTTGACGACCTTGCCAAGCACCGCCACCTGTACGTGGCTGATACGCGGGTTTAACAGTACCTTCTTCTTCACCAGCTTTACCCAGGCGTTCAACAGCAAAGTGTGCAATCACGTAAGAGATTGTTGCTGGAGCAATACGCAGGTAACCACGAGTAAAGAGAGCCGAGAGTTCACCGGCAGCTGGAATAGAACCATCAGCCTTAACCAGAGAATGCCAAGCATTAGGCATGAAATAGAAACGAACAGTAGGACGACCCTCTTGGAATACAGAGATCCAAATCTTCTCTTCATTATCCTTACCTACAATCACGTCGTTAACGTGCTGGGGAGTATCGAATTTCTTGTTGTCCACATAAGTAGAACGATTAGACAATTTGTCTTTCCAGCCCGGTGGCTCCTTGAGTGCTTGTTCAAGCAACTCAAATACCAAACCAGCAGTCAATGGAGACAACGCTGCTGTAATCTTACCGTAACCATTAGTTTCGGTTGCTTCCTCACCAGTAGTGACTACCAAACGAGGATTGCCATCGAATACGTTCCAGCCTAGACTAGCGCGACCGTTACCAGTAGATGACTCACCATCAATGGATAGACGAGTAAGATAAACAGTTTTACGCTTGGGTGGTGTGGGTTTTTCTGCTACTGCAGGTGCTGCTACTGCTTCAGTCATGATTTGAACTTTCTCTTAAAGGGTTATACAAACAATATCCTATTTGTATAAAAATTGCATCGTCATGCCAGAGTCTTAACGATGAATGCTGCGTACGGATTCTTAAGGGTCTTAATGTCCGCTTTTACTTTGTCATGAGTGGTTGCAAATGTCCACTTCTTTTGTTTAGATAACTCAATGATTTCACGCCGTAGCGTAATGTTCATTGGATGAAATAAGTCATTATCACCAAAGACCTGCAAAAGCGTTCTATTGAACGGAAGCATTGGTAGATCTTTACCATTGTAGTACTTAGTATACCAAAGGTTCTTGGACTTGAGTACTCCAGTGTGAGATTCTAACAAATCAAGAGATTTGAATTTTTTCTCACTCAACAGATCATGGGGAGCATGGGTCAGAATGAGTGCATCTATTTTACTAGTCGGTTGCAATTCAGAGTCAAAGATCTTGATCTCAGAAGTCTCACTATGAAACATGTCAATGATGAACTGAACAGTCTTTTTATAAAGGGCGTTATAAGCTAATTGTTTTTCTGTTTGGACTCCACGGATATTCGCATGCGGGTATTGAATACCCAGTCTCGAATAGTTACAGATGTAGAAAACGGTTTTGGTAAGCGAGTACGAATCACTCCGGATAACCGATTCGATAATCGACATCTCCTGCAACAAGGCATCAGCGCAATCCCTAGCCCTGACTCTTTCGATGTCAGTTCTAGGAATAGCACCGTGCAGGTTACGGAAAAGCGTACCAATGTTTATCCAGAATTCCTTGTAGTCACGTATGTTGACGTGCTGAGGTATCTGTCTTTCGGGATCATAGGGAGTACCTCCTGAGTTAGAGATAGACTCCAGACTCAGTGAGGTACCAATCGATACGGCAAAAGCCGAAACAGCTCTACTCGCAATAATTTCGGAACTCATTTCAATTCCTCCAATTGTTGCTTAATAAAATCACAATCTTGCTGTGATGTAACTTTAGCCATGATTCTATCCATCATTATTCCAACGACGTTATCACGGCTAATGTGTACGGGATGCCAGTCATCGAATTCAGATACCTGGATAGTTACTCCAGGAGTTTCATCTTCTCGATCTTTGGCTAGTTTACTCCATGTAAGTGTTGGATACATTTTCATAACCTCGTTCATGTTAGAGAACAAAGGATGAGAGGGTTCAGCTTCTACACGAATAGCGGCATTACCAGGCAAATCATGAATCTGTTCAGCAAGATACTTTAGAGTAGCATCTAATTCCATTCCATAACACTTATAGGTCTTATAGATTCTAGCGAGTTTGTTTTCAATAAAGTAAACGTTTGCTCCTTCATCAGGATCAATCTCTACATAGACATACCCTTTAGCTTCTTCTTCACCGTGTTTTAAACGATCAGTAGAACCTTGGGCTACAATCTTTCCATTACGACTATGTGTGTGTACATGTCCTATAAGGATAAGATAGTTTACTAATTTTTGATATGCACGACTATCATGACAAGGAATGGTTTTGATATCTACTGGGAGTTGATACTCAAACTGTCCATGCATGACGGCTATATCTACGGTATCTAAACCACGACTACTAAGAAGTTCCCTAACGTCTGCAAGAGTTTCGTCAGTAGTGGGTTTATATTCATCTGGGATGTACAGGATGTGCGCATCAAATCCAGGATGATACTCTATCTCTAGAGTAGTGATGTATTTGAAATCAACCTTAGATTGGATGATCTGATGGATCGTGACGAATCTCTCAGATTGTTTTCTGTCATGACTAGGAGTACCTTCGAGCACTCTGAAGGCTACGTTATGTCTTTGACATGCGTAGAACAACCTAGCAATCCAGTTATCAATATCAGCAAGGTTAGGATGACCCAAGTCTAGCAATCTATCGAACACATCACCAGCAAATACTAACAAGTCTATCTTCTCTAATAACTTGTCAGTATGAATCAATTGATCTATTGCTAAGATAATATCAAAAGCTGAATTGTTTCTATGTCCTAGATGGATATCACTGAAACAAGCTAGTCTCAATGGATTCATTCGAATTCCATTTCGTCATCAGATATATTGGTAGTAGGTGTTTTACTATTAGAGTTAGACAAAGTATTGAGTTTACTACTATATCTAGCAAAGATACCTAACCAGATTGTTTCCTTATCAGATAGCAAATGTTTCTTTTGGTACATCTGTTTGAACTTATCTGTCAGGGCTGAGTCGATATAGTTTTCTGATGCAACTGGGGATTGCACTTCAAACTGTTTAGCCATAGCAACAATGTCACTAAAGGACATTGCCCCTTCAGCCCGATGTGGATTGAACACATTAGTGCTAGCCATTGCAGGCACAGTAAACAATACCTTACCACTATTGTCCAGAATATCTACTTCCAGATATTCCGAACCTGCTACCTTGAGCCAGTTAGTAATGTAAGTATCGTTATTCGGTAGTGGTTTCTCACTAGCGAAGAATGGCAAGAAATAATCCACAAAGATAGCTTCAGGCAATCTACCTTTGATCTCTTGTTTACTTTGAGTAATGACAGAATCAAACTCTCTGATGAATTTGGTCAGTACATTTTTCTCGTAGGATTTTTGATCCGACATTGAATCTTCTCCTTGTTATGTCATGCTACCTGTATTATTAAGATTCACAATTTTATTTATTTTAGACTCAATTACCTGGACCATTTTAGCCACAGAATGTTCTTTGCCAGTGCGATCGACTACACTAATGAAAATGTGAAGATCTACCTTAGAGCGAGTATCACCACCATCATCGTGAGTGACTTCTACAGTGACTTGAGGGAAGTACGCACCAAAGTACTTCTCTAACGTATCTTGCATCTCACGGACTGTGCCGCGCATGTTTCCTTGGTTATTCTGAATGATCCAAGGAAGAGAAGAAACCTTTTTATACCACAGCTGTGACTGGCTGTATTCGGACAAAAAAAAGTGACTCAAAAGATAGTCCGCCATCTCAGGCGGATTACTCACCCAACCGTCTAGCGAGAGTGAGGGTACGACTGGAGTCGACATGGGGTATCCTTTTTGTGTTTGAACAAGTAGGGGTAGTGAGGTTAATCACTACCCCGTTGATTTATAAAGTCTTACAAATCATTGTTCCATGGACTCGTTGGATCTTTGTGTGCTGCTCGCATGAAGTGCTCAAGAGCACCCCAAGTCTGCAATACGCTTACTTGATCAATGAAATCCATCTCAGTTTCACCAGGATTGAGCTGTTCGTACACATGTGTGAACATTGGCCCATCTGGTTCTACTTGTGCGATACCATTCATCACACGGCGATAATCGTAATGATCCCATCCAATCTGACCAGGACTGTGGTCAACATAGGAATCAGAATAACCATCGCAACGTTGTTTGTGATAAACTTCTCGAATCACTGGATTGGCCATAACCCAGCGTTGCATTTGACTACCGGCAATTTGCAGATTATCCATGTCAACCAAAGGCCTGATGACATCAGCTTGGAAAATACCGCGCACTTGGTTGAGTGCTGCCTTCGCAAAATTGATACTAGTCTCGTTATAAACGGAATGGTAAAGTTGCTGTGCTTTCTGATAGAACGCCTGACCGATATCAGATGTCATACTGGACGCACGAGCTACTTGTTGTTGAAAGAAGTTCTGATTATTAGTGCTTTGTGCACCAAAAGCCAGAGCATTGAATGCATCGTCTCCGCCATAGACTACTTGCATTGAGTTCCTTTCTTATGCACTGAATTCAAGCATCCTGCTTTGATCGACTACTTCGTCTTCTTCATGAATCCATGCGCTAATAGTAGCTACCACGGGTTTTGGAATGGACAAGTTACTCGATACAGACCGGATCTTATTAACATCGAAAGTGCTCTTATGCGGTTTGAAGTGATTCATTTCCACAGACATGACTTCATCGAGCAACAACATGCAAGAGCATGCATCACCGTCAAAGTCAGCATTCAAACCTACCACACACAGGCTGCTGAGCATAATGGTGGGGATTGTAGGGTCTTTGTGGAACTTAGTAATGTGGAACTTCTGAATAGATCCACGCATCAAACTAGGATTACGACAAAACACACAAGGCACGCCACCTTCTGGGTTCTCAGCAATTATCTCATCAAACATTTGATCGATGAGTGGGTGGTACTTCTGAGCATGAGCACTTAGGAATGCACACGCTTCATTTCCATGCCATCCCCTTGCAGTGAGTTTATTGAGTAGATGATAAAACAAAGCTCCTACACCCACACCCCAAGGAACAGAGAGTTTTTCGTACTTATGCGGCTGTGTGATTGATGAGATCACTGCACGAAAGCTCCAGAATGCCCGTGTACCCATAATGTGTTTACGGATAATACCAGGCTTAGTACCCAAGTTGTTCTTGTAGTACTTGGCATAGAAGTCGTTAGCCAAAGCTGATAGAACTTTTACTGATCTGTTTTCTTTCTTTCTAACAGTCAAGTTGTTGTGGTTGGTATCAATGCCTGCAAACATAAGGATTGCATCAACAGCATTGACAATGATCGTATCAAGAATACGACCAACAGTAGTATCCTCAATCACCAACAGTGATTTATTGGGTAAAGGAATATAGTCACAGAAGATCTTGTTTCTGTTTTCTTTAAGGAAACGCAAGATGTCTTCTTTTCTTGCATGTTTCCTAAAGCGCCTGAGAGAGAACAGAATCTCGATGTATTTATCGAAATTCTGAATGAAGTTATTAAATCCATTCATTACACCCAGGTCTTCAAGTTGTGAAACTTCAATCGGTGTTTTGTTATTGGAAGTATAACTTGTATCGCAAATCCATCGGATTAGATCAAAACCACTTGCAGTAAAGGTTGCACTCAATATTCCCCATACGTAAGGGTTGACTAGCTTTTGTACACCAGTTGGTGCACGCATCCACAAAATCGGAGCCAGGTCTTGTTCTGATGGTGACACTACTGCCTGACCACAGTTCTTACAGACTCTACCACGATTGAATTCACCACTCAAGCTATCAATACCATCACAACCACAACGAGGTACAACACTCATTACGTCTGTGTCATACTTCGTGAAGATCTTCTTTTTGATTGCTTCCTTATCCTCTTCGGAATAAATACTGATGTCATTGATGATCATCGGTTGTACTGGCAACTGATTGAACACCTTATCCAAGTCTGCTAGTTTTCGATAGATTGACAACTAGTCTCTCCTTAGTTACTTGAAATACCAGATGAGCAAATGAATCAGAAAGAATGGAATCCCTATAGCAAAAATATAGAGAACACATGCTTTAAGAAACATTTCTGTGAAGATGAATACCGCTCCTTCGAAGTTGGCACGCATCATAACTCTTTCTTGATTATGTAATTTTTTCATCATAATAAGATTCCTTACCAAAAAGAACATAGGCATAAAAGCCAGTGCTAGGTTTTACCCTAGCACTGGCTATTTACTCTATGCTCTCAACTGAGCATTAAGCCCAGCGACCGTAGGTGCGGTTGGTAAAACCAGCACCGTTAGCCATGGGAGCACCACGTTGCGAGAACACGCCATGGTGAGCGCTAGTCATCGCTGCTTGACCCACGAACGAAGCCACACCCATCTGTGCCGACTGACCCAGAGCGTTCATAGGAACGTTCAGGTTAGCGCGCAGACCAGCGTCGAACGCTGCTTGCACCAATGCATTGTTGAACGAACGCGAAGGCGTAACACGCTGAGCAAAACCCGTATACACAGTCTTGCCACCAGTCACTGCATCGATGATCTGCTTGCGGTCAGCCATGCGCTTACGAGCATCCACGTTCGTTTGATAGAACGTGTTATGCCATTCAACGACACGGCTGATGTCCTTTTCACCCAGGGCGTTCAGGACAAACAGGTGATCGACTTCACGGATGTCACGACGAACACCACCACGGTCTTCGAAGTAACCCAGGTGCACGTAGTTGTCTGCTTCGACAAACATTGGCTCCTGCGTGGTTGCGTACAGACGCGAGAAACCACCGTTGGTCAGTACGTCAGCCGCATTGACAATCGCGGTGATGGCACCTTGATCACCGTTAGCAGCAGCGCGGAACACTTCCATGTACCACGACTGAGGGCCAATCACAGGCACATCCAGCGAGAACGACAGACCAGGGCGGAACATCTGCATCATGTATTCAGCAAACTTCTGCGGTTGCAGATCAATGCCTTCCATGTCCACACGTTGGCCGATGGCGCTAGAGCCAGCAACAGCACCGTGATTTGCTTGGATGTTCAGGGCACCAGCATCACCGTAGTTCACTTCACCGATTTGGAGGTGATCACCGATAGTGCGCTTGAGAAACGCATTGAACCAGGTGGCACCTTCACCAACCGCCATGGGTTGCAGATACATCAACAGCAGTGCAGGCAGAGTACCCAGACGTGCAGGGGAGATATCCGTAATCACCATACGTGCTGCAAACTTAGGCAGCATGGAAGTGTTTGCAACCGTGGCTTGACCCCAGCTGTTCTGGACATTGTCCATAGGAGCCCAAACAGCGTCGATAAAACCGTTGGCAGTGCCAAAGATTTCTTCACGACGAGCATCGTTCAGAGATTCGATTTCACCACTGGTGTTCTGGCCTTGTGAGCTAAACACGATGGACACATCGGAACGCACTGGCTCACCTGCTGCGTTTTCCAGCGTACGACGCTCAAACTTCACTTCCACTTGCAGATTCTTATCTGCACGAGCAGTCGACAAGTTCAGGTCGCTGAACTGGTTGCTGCTGGTGGTCAGCTCGGTTGCAATAGCAAACGAAGCGTTCTGCAGCAGACGGTGAACAATGCCTTCGTCTTGAACGTTCAGCAGCGACGACACCATCATTGCACCAGCATTGATAGTGGTGCACTGTGGGAATGCCTTGTTGATGGTCTCTTGCACCTTGGCCACGTACTTGGCATCGTACGCATCGCCAGGAACACGAAGGATCTCAACAGGGAAACCACCACGGTTGTCGATGATTACAGAAGGAGCCTTGTTGGAGGACTCCAGGATCAGTGTGTAGAACGACACCACCGTTGGGCGAGCAGCCTCGCGCATCACAACGATGATGCTGCTGTAGTACATATGCTCTTGGCCGTTGTCAAGAATCAGGAACGAGGTCTCGTAGACCTTATCGCTGTTCTTCTTGATCATTTCACCGAGCTTATCACGAAGTGAGAACAGCTGGTCACTGGGCAGAACTGGATTGATGGGGCCAGAGACTGCCGCATCACCGAACTTCCACGATTTGACTGCTGCTGGACCTGCGGACGTTTGGCCGCCCATGTTGAATGCGCCAGCACTTGGAGCTGCGCTTTGTTGCGTTTGGTTGTTCGAGGAACCAGAAGAATGAACTGCCATTTTAAAGCTTTCTGAAAGGGGTATACAAACGTTTGTTGCAATCGCATTGCTACGACTACATAACTATCATATATCACTGAATTTTTTTACATTCATATTCAATAGATAACGATAGATACATGCAGTAAAAGCTGATGAGACAACATACGGCTATAGTAGTCCGCTAGTTATTGCTAACCAGTGACGTGTCTTGCGTAGACTACTATATAATAGGGTGTACGTATATAAAAAAATACTATCATTGATACATTTGGTTATAGTGTTACCAATCGTATGCTTACAAGAATACATCCCCCAAGACATAACCAGAAAAGAAACATGCAGACTTTCTTCAATAAGGTTACCTCTGTTAACCGACAGATTCAAAGTAACCCAGCCTGGACTTATGCCAAGGCTGGACTGCAGCGTAATCTAAAGAATATTATTCAGTATTACCGCATCCGTCCATTTGCTGTAAAAAGCAATCACTTACTCGCTAAGATTATCAATACTGTCTCTGTATCTCATGCTACTAATACAGAAAGGTTCTACGACATTGTTGATGGTAAAGCTCTTAATTTAGGAATGACTCATAAGCTGACTTCCTCTATTCATAGGGGTAGTATATTTGATGGAGTCTTCTATGGTCCTGGTACTAAAGAAGTTATCTTTGCTGTTAGTCAGTATTTAGATCCTTACTTTATTGAGAAGAACTGGAAAAACGTTTCTCCAGTAACTGTTCTTAATCACCCTCGTAGTGATTTAGAAATGCTATTGCCTAACGGTAAGGGTTACTCTGTAGAGACTGGATTGGCTTGTATTGCTATTGATATTCCAATGCTTGCCATGCAGTTTAGAGCTTTTGCTAAAGAACAAATGTTAAAGTCTGAAGCTACTGGAAACAATCCATTGGCTGTATCTAACTTTATCCATATGTACGTTCTACCTAATATGTTACCATCTCACTTAGATGTAGCACTATTTAATAGAGCTATGAATTTTGTCAATGGTGCTCCTATGGGTGAGGCTTTAAAGAAGCATCCGTTTACAGTACTCGATTATACCAGACAGGTAGACGATACTTATAAAGACCTTGTTAAGTTTGTAAAACAAAACGATAGGGATTTTACGACTATTCTTAAAAGTTTTCCATGTGTATCTGTGGAGAACTTTGAAGCATTGATGAGATTACCGGAGCAAGCACCTACTAGACAAGTCGGTTGGGCTGAGGTAGTCACTAGACTCAAAGCACTCGATTGGCTGACTACTATCTCTCCTAAACATGGTTTAGCACACAACGCTAGTGATATCAACTACCTTACTAAGAGTTTTGTAGCATATGCTTCTGATGGTGCGTTTAAACAGATACTGGATGATGATCTATATCTGGACACTATTCGAACCATCAAGGACATTGCTGCTAGAATCTCTCCTAGTCGTTTCCATCTGGAATAACAGCATATTAGCCAGGGAGTGATCCCTGGCCTTTATGCCGTCTTAATAACGATCAGACACTAAGTTAGTAACGTGTCGGTTCAATCCATAGTAACCAATGGTTTCCATGATAAGATAGAAAACCTTAGACAGATCAGATACAATCTTTCGAGAGTTAATGGCTTCTTGTAGTTCTACAGGCATTCCGTGGGCCATTACTGCTGCTGATGGAATTTGCAGAGATGGCAGGCGTGCTTTGTTGTGAACCTTAAGGAATGCATCAATCTTAGCCGATAGTTCTTTATCTTCCATGTTAGCCAACCAAAGTGCAAGATTGGTGTGGTTGTCTAGAGTAGTCGATAAACGAAGTGCTTGATAAGGTGGTTCACCGTAAGAGCCGTACTTACTAGCAAACGTTTGTTCCCAGAACATGTGGTAAAAGTAAGGAGATTGTTCTTTCTCTTTGGTATAAGACTCAGGTGTCTTAATTTCAGCCAAACGAAAGATAGCTTTATCACCAGTAGCAATACCACTATAGATACCACGCTCAATGTCTGCTATTTTCTTAAGAACACCAGCCAATGAAATTTTCTTACCTTCATAAACAGTAGTCATGATTTCATACATGAGATCTGCTGCTGCTTTAGTCAGTTTCTTAGGAGCATTAGAAGATTTAAGGTGAACACCTTTAATCTCAGTTTTAAGTTTATCGTAGACGTTACCTTCTTGACAACTAATGATAGCAAAGTAATGCTTAGCCACCTTAGTAGGAATAAAGATAGGAAAGAAGAATTCGTTCTTCATTGCTACTTGATAAGTGCGGTCCTTTTCAAATCCAGCATTTACAGACATACGTGCTAATACATGAACAATAGCTTGTGATGCCAGAAAGATCATAGTAGATGCCACAGCGATTGCTTGAGCATCAAAAGAGATTGTTCCTTTAAACCAAATCACCCAGTCTTGTACGGTAAAGATAGTGGAATCAGTATCTGATGTCAATGCTGATCTACGGATACTATTAGGGAAATGAGATACTGAAGCAGGAACATTATCACTGACCATTGTCATTCGGATAAAGTCTTCATACTCAGTAATGGCATTCATCACATTAAAAGCAGTAGCAATCACAGTGCGCAGTTCTTTCTCTGCACCAGATTGCTGCATCTTAAAGTAATCCTTACCACGACCTTTCATTTCCTCAGCACAGATTTGGTGTGCTAGATTCATGTAATCTTCACCGATATCTTTAATCTGAGCAAGACGTTTGCTCTTCTCATCGAAATCTAGATTACCTTCAAATCCTTGAATTGCTTTACTAGACAACTTACTAATGAAATCTTTCATGAAGTCGTTATTAAACTTCATGACGTGGTAGAGATCTCCCGTATATACAAAAGATGCTCTTTGGATGGGAGTCAGTTTCGACAATAATGAAAGAATAGCTGCGTCATATTTCTTGCTACGCCAGTACAGTTCACTCGAATAATGAATAACTGCATCGGCTTCTTCTACTGTTGGATAATGGAGATTATATTTCTCCATTACGCTTTCTAACAATTTATAATCAGTATTGTTGGTAATACTGATTATGTTATTAATAACAATATCGGGTGCCCAGTAATGACGGTTGCCTGATAGAAGCTTTTCGTTATTAGCATTACCATAACCAGATGTCAGTCGACAATTTGAAGTGAGAGTCGAGTGAGATGTTTGATTATACAAAGGTGTAGATGCACTAGCGTGTGCACCAGAGATAGCGTTGTTACTGAGTTTGGTATTACGCTGATTGATATCTTCAAAGAACTCAGTGATCTTATCACCACGAGCTTCGGCAGCAAACATAGCCTTTTTAGCAACACCACGTTTCTTAACGTTATCGTCAATGTATTCCATCAGCACTGACTTCTTCGTACTAGTGGGCAAATACGTAGTCATGGTAGGAGCCAATAACTCACCGGAGATTACTGTCTCATTGATATATTCAATAAGACCACACTCTTCCATTACTCGATCACCGTTTTCCTGACGCTTTAGAAACTTAACCTTTGGATCCCTAACGTTTTCAAATCTCTTGTTCTTCAAACCGTTTCTTACAAAAGCTTCACACTCGTTCAGTGGTTTACCAGTTTCAATATGTAGATAACTAGCAGCCTGAGAGACATAGTGTTTGATTGGTTGAATGTCTCGTTTGTAAGATTCTACACCCGGAATAAAAGGGTTGATGAAAGTCATGGCGTCCTCTGTTATGCTTGTACATTTCATTGGTCAAATCAATAAAAAATAAAGGTACGGCATAAATCCCCTAGGCACCGAAGTACCTAGGGGATAGATGCAAGACACGCCACGACTCATTAAAATATCCCGAGGTGTTAATATTGGCAAGAGCCAATACAGATACGAGACCTTTGTCAGCTTAGTCTATCCTGCAATCTGCAGGTCGCTCTACTAGTCGACTCAACCGGTAAAACACGGTGATGCATCTCAGACAACGCTTTGATGGGACAGTAGCACGGAGCTAACAATTGTAGGTCTTTGGTCGTATCGTCCTTGCGTGGCAACACTTCTAAGATTGTAGGACTCAACCTTTAGCCACCTCGGGAACAAGATCGCGTTTATACCACGCAAATTATGCTAACTCCAAAATCCATCTGAACAGCATTAAACCAGTGAAGGGATAAGTCTGTGACATGTTTGCTTTCTGGCGCTGCTAGACGCAATAATGGAGTTTCGCATACTATTAACTAGAAGAACCAATGTTAGCTATTTGTAGCGTAACGTTGTTGTATCCAGCCAATGCTAAAATAGCCTTGATTTTCTGTGCATCATTAGCTGATGCTCCAAAGATGGAAGCCGTTACTACCTGGTTAACGGTCTCTTGAATAGTAGCTTCACGAATCCATGGATAAGCCATGGCTATTGTGTTACCGGTTTCGGTTTCAAACAACAGGTAGGTATAATCCCGTGGATCGTTAGGAGTACCGGATGGCAGATATGGGCGAATTGCTGATTGTAATACATCGATATTAGAACGCTTGATAGCGTTATTGTAATCGAGTAGTCCAGTGATCTTTACATTCTTGAAAGTCTCACCTAAGTGAGCAGGTGCTATAGTATCAAAACTATAGACCTTACCAATTTGAAACGAGTACATTTAATAATCCTTGTCGTATTGAAGTAGTAAGTGTCTCTCTGTTATGTTTTCCAAAAAGAACTTGAACTTACCATCTGGTTCAAACAATTTGTACTGGTTACAAAGGAAGAAAGCCCTAACGCCAGCGGCCTTATACGCATCTGTAATCTTAATGATACCACCAGATGAAATAATTGCAGGAACCAAATAAAGGTTTTCAAGTTTTGGTGGTGCAACTAACGTACTAGCTGTGTACTGATTGAAGTCGCCATGCATTCTATCAAAGAGTTGCCTGATCAGCTCAAAAACTTGAACTACGTTAAGTGTGTGTGGTATCAGATGCACAAACTCACTGAAGATTGCATCGTTCTCAGTTAGAACACGAATGTGTCGTTGGGGGTCCAATTCCATGGTTTACTCTTTCTGTATTCTTCTACCACATCTGATGTTAAAGCTTTTCTTTTCTCTACAAAGGCAGCCAACTTTGGAGTAGTACGGCTATGATAGCCAAATACCAGATCGTCTCCTTTATAAAGTCCAAGAGTATTCATCTGATGAAAAAGTCTTACACCCAAACTATGACACTCATTTAGTAAGTACGTATGTTCGTCACTACTAAACCAATGCAGGGTATCACCAAGGCCAAAGTCATTAGAGACACAAAGCAGTCTTAACTCTAACTCTTCTATCGCTTTGGATTTCTTCTCCAGACTAGTCAAGATAGTACCTAGTATTTCTTCGTCATCTAAAACGATGCCGAGTCTAGAACCGATTTCATTAATAGTACTGATAAAGAAATCAATATCCACTAAAATCACCGGACCATTGTAACAGGATAATCCCTGTTCCAGAGACCTTCTTAAAAACATACGGTAAACGTCCATTTGGTAAGAACCCTATTGCTCTTAACCGTTTGATGAGTGAATCTAGATACGCAACGAGTAACGCATTGAGCATGTGATGCATCTCAGATACTTCCCTATAGTCTAAGGTTTCAAAGACAATCCAATGTGCTACCTGTCCAGAATCTATATCACCACTAACGACATCGTTGATTGCACCAAACAGAATGTCCAATGCAGCTTCTAAGTCAATAGTGAAAACATCGTCACGGTTGATAAAATTGATGATATCTCGTAAGACCATGGTATCATCCATGGTCTCATCTGTCAATAGGATATACTGAATTGGTGTATTTTTTGCTTGTTGCTCAATCATCGGGATAACCTTTGATGAAACCAGTAAAACCTACGAGCTTCTCAAATTTGTAGAAAGAATAAGCTTTATCATTGAAAAGAGAAAGACATTGCTCAATCAGCATGTTGTGGAATTTACCAATTGCTTGGTCTATCGATATCAGAACTTCTGAATTAGTGTCTATGTTTAACTGGGAGTCTAATAAAGACCACACATCAGAATGAGTACCAACACTAACACCTATACAAAGTGTTTGAAGAAGTTCCTCTATGCTTAAGTATTTTGATAAAGGCATAAAGCCACCACTGTCATAGTGGTGGCATAAGCTCGATAGATCAACAATCAAGACATCACAAACTTCTTCTGATTGATTATCCTTTGTTTGTGTCATGTAAAGTCTCGTACTGAAACCATGGCGAGCAAGTTATTATCGTTAGCTGAACCTAGATTACATTGAAAGTCTTCAATCCAGTAGTTAGTCTTATCGTCTAACCCTGGAAACACCACAGTCGTTGTTCTTAGGAATGACATTTCTATTACATGAATAATAGATAATGCCATTTCCATTTCTTTGCCATGCTGTATGTCTGTATATCCAGCACTCTTAATAATCCCGATAATGGGTTCGTTCAGTTGCTCATTGAACGTTTCGTTACCGGGGCTTTCTTTCTGGATCTGTTTTATCAACTGTTTGCACACTTGATAAATAATACTCTTGATTATGTACCGACTTTCATCAAGAATAAAATTAGATACGCCATTGACTGGATCATTCATGACCACTACAGACTCAAAAGCCTGTAGCGTCTCAACAACCACTTGGGATAGATCCATGCCAATGTGTATCAAAACACTAGTCTTAATCGGCGCTTGTGGGGTTAGCCAGGTCATATTGAAGTTTAGTCCACTCATAGATTCGGTGATCCACTGATTTCTCAATGATCAAGTTTGCGTTGTACATTTTGAAGAAGTAATAATTCCAGACATCATCACCAATAAAATTGATGAGGATCTCACGAGACTTATCAATCGTGTCTTCAATGTGAAATTCAGTATAGATATAACGGTACTCTGGTTTAAAACACTGGAGAATCTTATTCTCTGTTCCAGTCCTTACTGCCCAGCGGCAACGTGAATGAACAATGTGTTCAAAGAAATAACGCAGTAGAGTGATTTCCATTACTGGAAGTGTCGGTCTGGTTAGAATGTTTTCTTTGCAGCGTGGTGCTGATTTCAATGGCAATACACAAATACCAGAACGATTATAGATATCTTCTTCAATCGTACTGATATCCTTGGTAAGGATAGTGAATGGCTTTGGATCAGACTTTACAAACAGAACACTGCTGTCTGAAATAAAGGGTTCTGCTTTACCAGGTAAATAAAGACCTGCTGGTGGATCAATGAAAGCTTCTCCGTAGAGTGCTTTGAGTTTCCAAGCATTGTCCTGTAGCTGCAGAACCATTGCCTCTTTTGGTACTAGCAAGCTATTAGGATCTTCGACTTCGTTTTTGTTCATACTCGTGTGCAGTTAAAAATATACAAATCTGTTCCAATGAAAACTGTCTTGACGAGTTCACACTCGTTTAGTGCAGTCCATTGTGTCGGATGGATGCTTGACTTTACGTAATGGCTGAGTTGTCTCTCTACTGTACCGTAGACGTTGTTGAACGTATTGTTGGGAGCACAGTAGTCAACCAAGCCTGGTAGACACAGGGTATCTTTCAGAAGCTTAGTGAAAGCCCACTGATACCAGTTATCTAAGTAGTCTACAGGAACTACATTGTCATCAAACGCTTTCAAAACCATTGGTTTTGTCAATTCGACTAGATCTTTTACATTAACAATAACAATGATTTTCATAGGCGAAGATTAAAAGTTTTCAGCATAGAGACACCACTCCGTAGTATTACAGAGCGGTGTCTTTTTTACACTGTTTTAATTAGCTTACAGAACAAGCCCATTATCAGTGGGTTTGTCATTACCACTGAGCAAGCTACTGGTGGTACGGCGACTAGCCAGCGTAGCTTCGTCAAACTTTTCAAGGCAAGACGAAAGACGGCTATAGTGTTCAAGCACCAGGCCATCAAAGATACCGTAATGCATGGGTGCAGTCAGGTTGATGTTGCTGGCATTATCCGGACGGATATAACCAGTGCAACGATAACCCACAGGAGTACCAGGCGACGACGAGAACTCATCGGTCGTCAAGGTAGCCACAGCAATCACATGTGCTTTACCGCGTACGACAGAGCCAGACTGGAAAACCATGGAAACAACCTTAGGCTTCGAGTCAGTGACCTTGTTGTATTGGAGCAGATTACGCAGGTCTGCAGAATCGAGTTCACGGTTTTGACGCGAGAACAGAGCAGCCAGTCGAACGATTGCTTCACGAGCTTGGGTATCCACGGCAGACAGCGGTTCAGTTTCGCTGTTTTCATAGTGTACCAAAACCACAGGCTTATCGCGCATCTTGGAGACAGCTTCGTAGGACTTCAAAGTCTTGATGCTGTTTTCAATTTCAATACGCGAGTCCACACTGGAAATACCAATCACGATCACATTGGCATCACGCTGCAAAAGCTCAGACACCAGAGATGGTGCAATCACAGAACCAGAACCACCCGACAGAGACGACATCACGATGTTGAGGTCACCAGGTTTGAAGTTCAGCAAGATGTCGTGAATGCTTTCAGCGATTTCACGATGGTTCTCTGCACGAACCTTACCGGAACCATCCAGGTTTTCCACCAAGTAGAAAGCATCCGGACTTGCCTTTGCTGGCAGGTTAGAGCGAGAAGTATCGACATAGACAGTCTGTACTTCAGCAAAACCGCCTTCAGCAGCTTTGCCACGGAAGCTCTCAAAGTGCTGAGCGATATTAATGCCAGCGCCGCCACAGGCGTACAGAACTACTTTACCAGTCATGCTATTTTCCTTCGTATAAATTTTGAAGATTAAGGACACTTATTATCGTGACCATGTGTATGATATATTTCTGAATAATTTTTTATTCATTTTATATCAAAAAAGAAAACAGATCATAATCGGGTATCCATTATGGATACCCGATATTACAATAGTCTTCTTTATTACTTAGTACTTAGCATCAGCTAAGACCAAAGCATTGTTAGAAGGGAACTGTACCCTTCCTTTGTGAAAGTTTCCAACAGATGCAATAGGCAGTTCCTTATCAAAGCGTTGTGCAATCAAGTGAGCACTGACACGCTTATGGGATTTAGCCACCTTCATCTGGTATTTCTTATCACCTCCACCGTTATAACAAATGAGTGCACGATTCACATTGTCTTTTGCTCGGACAAGACAATCGTGCAACACGCGAGTACCGACCTCAATCGATACAGCCATCTTCAGGGGGTTACGCCCTTTGAGTTTATCTTTGTGCCAGTAAGGCACTACCTGCATCAATCCCTTAGCACCATGGGTAGATTGTGCTTTAGGATGAAATTCCGATTCCACATGCATCACCGAGAGTATCAGTAACGGATCAATGCTATGTTCTTTGGCTACCTCATAGACCTTGTCAATAATGAATGTAGCGCTCTCTAATGGCAGGGGACGCTTTGCGTTTTCCTTTACCCATTCAACCAAAGACATTTTCATGTACACTTCGGTTTCTACGGTGTCGTTCTCATCGTGTGTGAGGGTCTGAGCGATTGCATAGCCAGAGACTACGGCAATCAGAAAAGACAACAACAATCCAGTAATTAGCTGAATTTGTTTCTTCATACTTACTCCTTGCAGTTAAGAATGGCTGACGTTTTATAGTCTTACCATAGTAGTGATATATCACTGAAATTATTTGGATTAAGGGGATCTACAGATGAATCCTATCGTCAAAGCAGTCAATGAAATTCTTTATCGTATTCCACGAGAGGTATTGACAGAGGTATTTCAACCCAAACATTATCGCTGGAGAGATACTCCCGTAACCATGGATGAACAAATCATCAATCAGGTCATCCGTCCTAGGGTGATGGTAGATTGTGATCTGGTCGGTGGTACTGAGGCATTAGTTTCGCTTGAAGGACTTTCTCCTGAAATTACTGACCGGTTTGTAATGGTGTTCCATATCCCGAAAGATAGAACACAAGGACGCAGCATCACTAGCGTATTGAGTTTGAGTTATCTCAATGCTTCTGCTGCACAACAACTAACATCACAAGGCAACTACCTGCCTTGTAGTGTTACTCCCAGTTTGGTTGCCGGTAAAGCGGTTATGGACGCTATGAACCTTCAACCAGTTCCTTCATCTGCACGAGTACAGCTTGTGGCTGAGAATACCGTGATGATTCGGGAAGTACAAGCTATTACTGGCACTGGCTTGCTACGTTGTATTCTTGGAAATGATGAAAATTTCTCACATCTACAAATGAGGAGTATTCCTTACTTTTGTAAGTTGTGTGAGTTGGCTGTAAAAGCATACATTCACAACGAATATACCATCAAGTTAGACAAGGCCCGAATTGAGGGTGGTTTCGAACTTGGTAGGTTTAAAGAGGTAGTCGATATGTACGCTGATTCAGAACAGCAGTACGAGGAATATCTTTTAGGCACTTGGCAACGTGTTGCGTTTATGAACGATCGTGAATCTCATGAACGCCTAATTCGCACAATGCTCGGTGGTTTCCGTTAATACAAACAAAGAGTGAGATTTCAAATGAGTAATATCGAAGTAGTCAACGCTGGTCACGTTACCACTAATCCAAATGCTAGCGAACCAATCGCTAAGGCAGTAGATACCAGTAGTGCTTCTAAGGCTGAGAATACCGAAGAGAAGAAAGACAATTCCTTCACTTACGATGAAGGCCAAGGCGTCAAGGAAACTGTGATGCTGACTGGTCCATTGTCGGAAGTCTATACCCGTGTTCTTACGCATTGTTTTGCTAAGAAAGAACTGACAGGTACCGATGACCAAGAAGTGCCAGCCCCTAGTGAACCCGTTGTTGCTACTGAATCTCAACAGCTGGAAGAGCAAGCCCTACAAATGGTCTTGGCTCAATCCACTGGCGGACTCAATGATCCGGTAGGTAATAAGTTTGATTTTGCTGATGAACTGCATGAGCCGGAAAACGTAACGACTAAAGCTTATCTCGTTACCCCAGGAGCTGCACTGATGCCTGAGGTAGTTGAAAATGTGCAAAACGTTGCACAGAACACAGATAAGAAAGTCATTATGGTTATCACAGCCAGTCCCAAAGGTGAGACTATGGGTGTTGATATCACGAAACGATTTGTGCAAATCGGTGGTGACGTGGGAAAGAACTCGCTATACAATGACGAAGAGCAATTTAATGTTGCTGCTGAATCGCTGTACAAACCATTCGGCGTCACTGTGGTTCACGGTATTGGTGGTCTGGTTAACCATCTGCGTAGCCTGGTTTAAAAATGTCTAAGTCAGTCGGCCAAATTAAGGCCGCTTTCGAGAAGGTCTGTGGACACGTTAAAGCCGATGTTGCATTGGCTAAACGTATCTCAGACTTTCAAATCGAATTCATTAATAAGAACGAAGATCACATGTCTTTCTTCGGTGGTAATCTCACCGGAGTGCATGTGGTTCGCTTTACTCCTCAAGATAAGGATAAGTTCTTTATCGATGTCTTGAAGATTGACGAACTGGAATTAGAAGACGAGATTGCTAACGTGAAAGCTATTCGGCCAGAGTGGCACGTATCTCGTGATTCCTTTAATCAAACCTGCATGTGGCTTATTCATAAGTTCGCTGTATCTAGCTTACCAGATAAAGTAAAGCATGATGCAATGCTCAACTGTGCATTGATCTTGTATTATCGTTTTATCACTAGTGTGCTTTATAATTCCTTCAGGTATCCTGCAGATCCCAATCTAGCTAAGGCTACCTATGCTCAGCTGAACAATAAGTTTTCCATTAAGCAATATGGCTCATGGCAAGCTACTTTGGAAGCACGCAGCGAAAAGCTCATTGGTGAAGATAGCATCCATTATAAAACGTTCCTGTCCTATGATGACGATGACCAGATTGTTTATCTGATCAACGACTCTCAAGGCCGTATTCGTGACATGATCAAGAACATCTACGGAATGATGCTCAAGGTCAAGGCACAAGGCGATCGAATCAAAACTACCAGCATGCTCTTTGAACATGATGGAGAACAGATTCTGAAGGATAAAACTAAGAGCCTTACTGTCTATACTCGTTACATGCATTCGATCATTGGTGATGAACATACCTTCATCAAGCAAGAGATCCTAGATGTGATAGAGAAGATTGTACATACTGCTTCTCCTAAGCTTGTACATCAAACTCTGAAATGGTGCAGTGTAAACTATAAGTTTGCAGGCATTAAGGATGTAGAAGACTTAGTAGAGAAGACTCTACTACACAGCTTTACTTACCTGTCTGAGAACCGTACAGTCTTTAGGGAAACTAACGATCTGAGCGTGTTACTCTCAAGACTCAAAGGTATCTATACTTCCTCTAAATCTAATGATAAAGATCTCCTTGAGATTCGTACACTGGCTGAGAGTATTATTAGAAAAGCTACTTCCACCAAAAACGCTAGTGCTATCGCTAGCGTTCGTACTGCTGTTTTGCTGTACATTGTGATTCGTGCTTTCACAATGTCCCATTATAGTGGCGTCCAATGATTCGGGAAGCAATGGTTGGTCTATGGCGGCGTATGGTCTTCTTGCTTATGGGAAGATGGGTCATGCAATGCCTAGAACCATCACACATAGGAAGAGAGATCCTTACTGAAATAAGAACTAAAGACCACTACATGGTTGTTTACTGTGAAGTCATTATCTACAAAATGTCTTTTAGACGTTGGTGGATTACTGACAAGAGCTTTAGAGTTTATAAGGTGAGTTCAGTATGTGATGGTGATGGACACGATAAGTTACGACAAGTAACGAGTGAGAGTGTTTATCTGCCGGAGTTACCTTCATGGTCACTTGATTCAAAATCACATCGTACTCAACTAATCAATGTTTATATTGATGTCATTATCAGTAGACTCAAGAAGCTCAGTCACATATGAAATCAACATACAAGCCAGTACCAGGGATTACCCTGGTACTGGCTTGTATGCCGTCTTTATACAAAGTCGTTTAAATTAAACTGAGTAGGATCACGATGCTGTTGAGCAAGTAAATTAGGATTGTGATACCTATCGTAGAATCCACCAGAGTTCTGTCTATTGTAAATGCCACCGACAGCACCGGCTGGTTTGTTGCGTTTACGCTCTTCTCGCATATTGCGAATAAGATCATCCACAGATAGAGTTTCAGATTCCTGAGTCTCAATAAGAGTACTTAAGTGTCTTGCTTCTTGTTCAAGCTTTTGAGTAATGAAATAATCAGACTCACCATTGAGTCTTTCCAATACTTCTTTGAGTTTCTCACGATACTGCAACTGCAGTCTGTTGTGATAAGTCTCTGCAGGAGTTTCCATCTGTTTTTGCTTAACCTGAGACAGAACATATCCTTGGGGCAGATCATAGAACGATAAGTTCTTAGCCTTAGTCATGAACCAATGACCCAAGAGCCATGCGATAACCATATCGTCATGTTCTCCTGCTGGGTGATCGACTCTACCGTTCTTTACGATCAATGCAGTAATTTGATCGATAGTCTTCTTGTCTTTGACCTTATCACCAATTTGTTTAGCAGCAGAATGAAGGACACTAGAGTACAGTTCAGAGCGAGAAGTAATACCAGAGCCAGAGGTTGCAAAGCCAAAATGTTTCTTGTATTTCACGTAAACATCTTGAGATCTTCTACCCATTGGTAGTTGAATCTCTTTAAACCGTTCGGGTTCCTCGTCATAATCGTTCACAACGCGGTTAAACAGGCGTTTAAAGGGGTCAATTCCTTTTGATGGTAGGATGAGTAGTAAATGATCTAAAAGCGTAGAGCCGGTGCTTCTACGCTCAATCACTCCAACGATGTTAGGATACCTAATAAACCATTCCTCAGTAACCCATTCAGCAAAGGTGATTAAGTTAGTCTCGTTATAAGTACCCGCAGCAATAGTCTCTCCATTCTTTACGTCAATGAGTCGTAGAGAAATATCATCATTGCCAGCAGCTTCACTCGTGTCCATAGTGAAGAGATACTTACCGTTAGCTAATCTCTCAGCAATACAGTTCTCTGGAATGAACCAACGAGTAACGTATCCGCCCTTAGCAGCAATAGACACAAAAACTGGTTCTGATTGACTATTACGAATCCTCTCAAGGTCTTCAATAGACAAGGGATTAGTCTGAGAACCAGAAGTCCATCTATTAAAGAAGTCTCGGTCTGCTTGCTCTGGAGTAATACCTGGAGTATTTTCAATAGCCCTACGAAGCCATGCGTCGTCCTTGCCTAATTGCTTATGGTTCAAAGTAATATTAACATAGAACTTCTTACCAGGAGCACAAGCACGAACAATGCGCTCTAAGTCTGCATGATTTTTAGCATCCATGAACTTCTCAGTCCATTCGGCAGAATCGCAAAGAATGTCGTAAATGTATTTCCCACCCTTTTCATCTTTCTTACCGGCAGTCGTAGTGAAGATATTTCCATAGGGTTCACCTGCCCGCGCAGCACGTTCACGGGCATCTGTACCAGCAGCGAAAGCAGCCGGTACAGCAATCTCAATGTTAGGCTGGAATGGGCCTTCATCCACGATAGTAATAGAAGAGGTCAAACCACGACCCACGTTATTAGCAAGCTTAGGAGAAGCTTGTGGTAGGTGAGTAACGTAACGATTCTTCAATGCGTTAACAGTGAGCATTTCCGTGTTGTTAGCATCACTTTTGGTACGTTGTTTTAAATAGAAGGGGAGTTCACTATCGATTTCTTTGAGTCGCTTAATATTGTTTACTCGAAGAGTCTCATCTTTAGTAAGCAAGTTAATGTCAGTGCCACGACACCGTACGTTCAAGAGATAAGTAGCTAACTCATCCACACTCACTGATTTACCAGTCTGACGAATCTGAATAAGAAACGTTGTAATGTGATTGAAGAAACTCCAGAACAAAGCAATGTTACCGCGATTGGCTCTAAGCGGTACAGCATCTTCACCGGAACCACCAGGCACTCGTGCAATTTCCCTAAAGTAATACCAAGGATTAATCTTGCATTCCAGAGCAATAGCAGCCATGGTCTCTAGTGATAGGTTTTCACTAAAAGGGTCTACATCTTTTAACTGAGGGTTTATCAGCGCTAAGTGAAATGCGTGATTAGCAATGCCCATGTACTTATAGAGCTTAGCTAACTCTACGTAACTTTTATTAGTTGTGTCCCAATCAGGCTTAGCCGTTGGAAACTTTAACCAGTCTTCTGCAAATAAAATCATGGTCTGTTGTAGTTGTAATTAAATCGTATCATTTAACATTACAGCATAAAAGCCATAGCTTTTAGGGCTATGGCTTTTATGAGAGTTTGCCTTACGAAGGCTGAATAGCAGTCTGACCGAAGTCTTGCACTTGAGGCTGGTAACCAGTCTTGGCAGCACTAACGTCTTGTGCCAGTTCTTGAATGAACGCAGCACGCAGGTTAGGATTAGCATTGGTAACGTTGATGGTGTCCATCAGCTTTTGAGCCATGACGTTCACACCCAGACCCACTTGCGTAAGAGCAGTGAACTCGATGGAGAGTTCTTGCAAGCTCAGAGAAGTAGTCAGGTCACGTTTACCAGTAATGTCACCAGTGCCCTTGGGGAACATATTGGTGCACAGCCACGACTTGATAACCTTACGGTGCGTAGGATCAGGCTCAATGAAGAGCACAGTCATAGCGTACTGATCAGGCAGCATGTCAGTAGGACGATCGCCAGCGAGGGTACCAATGTTGGCAACCTTCGTAGCAGGATCCATCATGCCGTAGGTAATCCAGTTTTCCAGGAAGGTCTGGAAAGGACGACCGTACTTTTCATGATAAGCGAACACAGGGTTCGACCGATCACGAGTCACATTGATGAATTCTTCCTGCACTTCACCAGCACCACCCACAGGGGTGTCGCCCACATCAACCTTCAGACCCGAGTTCAGGCCTTCGATCGACTTGGGATGCAGTTCAATCATCGACCGCAGACACGAGGTCCACAGTTGACCGTCTTCCAGATAACGGAAGAAACGTGGCGCTTCGATCAAAAGAGCGAAGACGTTGCGCTGCACATATGCAGCATTGTTAACCCACTGACGCAGATCCGGACCATAGCCTTGTTGACCGCCATAGACCGGGTTGAGCATCGGATGGGTACTACCCTTGGAGAAGACTTTGCCTTCCAGCAAAGAATCCGTGATTCGTGCCATATTGACCTCTTTATTTGAATGTTCAGGAATTAGTTAACACTCAGGGGATTTCTCCCCTGAGTGGGACACTAGACTATCAGCCCTGTGGCTGGTAATCACTCATGCGATAAGCCTGAACATAGGTCGTCATAACCGTCTTCAAGCTCGGTGCATACAGCTTAACACGGGTAGACCAGCTGTAACCGCGAGCGGTATCAGCTTCCGTGTAGTACGTCTCAGGCTCGATGATGAAACGGTCATCGAAGCGGCCTTGGGTATAGCGCTTGATGAATTCGTCCACACGCTCTGCCAACTGACCATCGGTCAGGTTGCTGACGCCCGAGAAATAACGCCATGCGCGCTTGCACACCTTGTTGATTTCGCAGATAGCCATTGCAGTGAAATAGCTGTTGAGCACCGACGTGTCGTCGTTGTACACAGTCTTGAGTGCAGGAATGAAGTTGGAGCGACGATCGTACGTCTGCACCCAGTTCAGGCCAGCATCCCAGTCACGGTTACGCACAGAAGCAGGCGTCCAAGAAACGCTCACGTCATAGATCAGATCCAGGATAGAGCCAGGAGCGCCATCAAAGTTCTTACCAGGCTTCCAACGACCATTACCGGCACCCATGTAGCGAGCAGATTTCACAGCCACTTCATACAGGGGAGAGACACGCTTGTTGTACTGGCTAGCACGGATCTTGCCAGAACGACCCATCACCAGACCACGCATCACATGGGTACCGAAGTAATCGGACTCAGGATACATTTCCAGGCGAGTACGCAAAGCGATAGCCACAGAGTTGTCTTCCGAAGCAGTCAGGGTCATACCACCGACTTCATGCGTAGACAGAGCAACGAAGGTATCCTTACGCTGAGAGATGAACGAGCACAGAGCGTATTTGGTATCCAGAGGGAAACCAGAGTCGTACAGAATCGACTCAACGTTCATTGCAATGTCCATCAGGTTGTTGTTGGGGTCGAGATACTCGACAGCCTTCTCAGCAACCAGATCAGCAAACAGGGTGTCATTCATCGTGCCGTCAGACGAACCAGTAGCATAGATGTTGACGGATTCGCCCAAACGGGTCGAACCAGTACCGGAGACCACTTGGAACGTGTGATACGGATAAGCTTCCGTAGACGTACCAGTGAGCATGTTAAACAGCCATTCGTCACCAGCGGTTACGCCAGCGGCAGATGGGAAATCGTGCTTGATACTTGCAGCGTTGACAGAGTTGTCGATGTAATCCTTTTCGGCTGCGTAGAACATGTCCAGCAGAGTTTGGATATTACCGCTATAAACCTTAGCATCACCGAACTCACCGAAGAGAGGAGGATAACGCAGATCGGTCAGATTGCGATAGGCATCGAGGAACACTTCATCGAACGACATCTTCGAGTCGGTGATCGGATTGATCACGCCTTGCTTGAAGGTAGTCAGAACGGATTGTTCACCAAACAAGGTCTCGGTAACCTTAGAGGTACCGGTCTTGGTGTTACGACGAATCACCGATGCACGGAAAGGATAAACCTTTTCACGAGCCAGAACACGCTTATCAAAGCCACCACCAGTGGTAGCGTTTGGTGCCCACAGACGAATACCGGTATTGTTACCGTCTTCGCCAACGTAGGACATCTTGAATTGAGCGATAGGATAGCGCTGCGAGGTCGTAGCACCGTCCACTTGATCACCAGCAGTGATAGTAGCTGCACCCCAGGCGGACATACCGGCTGCAGTGTTAATGTGCGTGACATGCCACTTCACCTTGAAGCCAGGGATAGGACTACCAACAATCACAGGCAGGCCAGTCACACCGTTCATCTTGATAGAACCATCGGTATTACGTTCGTAATCATCGACAGTCGTCTCAAGCACGTCCAGGGACAAGAGAATGTTAGCTTCCGGACCTGCGTCCGTAGGCAGAACACGTTGATACATGGCTGCATTGCCTTCGGCATTAATGCCGTTAGCAAACACAGTCGCATGGTTAGCCCACTTCTGACGAACGTCAAAAGTATCTTCGCCGTAAATCAGCGAGCGAGAAGCACCAACTGCAAGCTGAGGAGTCGTGGGACCCTTTTTGGCGTACAGATAGATTTTCGGGCAATGAGTGGGAATGGCTTCCGGTTCACGGGGAACTTGCCGAGTACTCAGATCCTGAGTACCAAGCATGTTGGTCATCGGCGCCGCATTGATGATCGCGTTGTACGACATCTATGGATCTCCTATAGAAAAAACATAAAGCCAGGGTCCAGGAGACCACTAGCAGCTCAGGCAACATTTCGAAATGATGTGTTGAGAAAGATTCAGGAATTTTTATTACGAAAGACCCGGATCATACCTATTTCATTTTTTTACAGCGACAGAGAATAGTAGTCTGTTGAGGATGAGACCTCCTTGGTGAATATTATCTTCAATAGTGATTTTTACATTTGTCATAGAATATTTTGCTAACCCGGTAGCTGGTGCTTCAGTCTACCTAGAAACTTTTGAGTAAAAAGAACTGAGGACCTTTAAGATGACCATTTTTGCTACCGCTTACGACACCACGGTTGGCCAAGGCTTTGTGACTGCACCGATTGTTGCGGCACTACAAGAAGCAATTATTCGCAACGACTTTGCTCTGAAGAACATGCGTTTGCCTGCTGTAGGTTTTACTGAGAAACCTGGTGAGTACAACCCTTCCTTGATTAGTAACCATAGTGCTGAAGAATTAGCACTACCGTTTTATATCCATCCGATTGCTGTGACGTTCCCTGGCATGAAGAGCCGGGAGAATCAAAAGTTCATTATCGGTGACGTACGTCCTTTTCTGGCTGGTAGTCATACTACTAGTCAAAATACTGCTGATCTTTTAATTAAGAATCAGACAGAGTTTTCTTTGATGAAGATGCGTACTGCATTGACCGCTCACTGGATGAATGGTGGTATCAACGATATCAAGTACTTATCCAGTAACTTGCTGTCTATTTACTGCAGCTGGATCTCTGAGAACATTGCTCAGCGATTTGCTTTGGATCGCAAGGATCAACAGATCTTGGCTATTCTTGCTGGTTTGCTTTACATGAGTCTCTACACTGAAGAGAATGAGTTCTCGGAATTGCAAAAGCAAAAGATGACTGCATTGATTTCTAAAGCTACCTTTGCTACTAGCGAGATGGTTTTTGATGTGCTCGATCAAGCCAAGAAGATGGGGAACATTCAAGACTTCTGTGATGCTGCTCGTGTCGTAACGGAAAATCCACGGTTGAACGATTTGAACCATGGTTTGATGGTAGCTATCATCTCTAGTACTTGGTATGGTACCAATGCAAAGGGTGTGGCTGCTGTGGCAATTGAGCATCCTCCTACCTTTGTCTCTATCGTGTACGGTGGATTGGTTGAGCGTACCTTCAAGAACTCCCCGTTGGCTCGCATCTGTGAGCGTTATCGTGGTAATAAAGGTGAAGTGGAATTCACTCGGAGTCTGAAGGTTCTCTTGTCGAAACTTTACTAACAACGTAGACAGCTAGAAAAGAGCCGGACCAACCGTGCTCTTTTCTATGCTGTTTTTATTCCAATAAGACAGAGTACAAAATGGATCAAGATTTCATCAAAGATCACGCATTGCGTAATGTCTGGTGTGCCCCTAACCAGGATACACAATTCATTATCGAACCAAAGAAGATTACACCAAGACACGGCAGCATTCGTCATGCTCGTGTCCTTTGGAAATATCTTCCATTACCAGATCGCACTAGTCGTTGGCATGTCTACCAAATCGGTGGTGTACATCCTTTGGTTTTCAACCTATTCACTAAGTGTTATACCTGGACTAGTTTTGCTGAGGCTTGTAATCAGCAAAAGATGGTTGTGAATATCTACACAACTACTGGCGTTCAAGTACCTCGTAACGATACCTTTTATCGTTATACAGAAGATCATAACTTGGTTGTTGCTGTTAAGCTCAACTCTAGTATCTTCCTGAATACTAATTTCGAACCCATCTATCTGCGTGTTTATACGAACGCTTTCTTCAATTCAGTGCGTGCCCAGCCGATTGGTCAGGAGATTCACGTTGAAGGTAAGACACTAGAAACAGCTCAGGATAAGACCAACATCTTCGATGCCTACACCAACTATTCTCAAATGCCTGGACACACGCATTTGTTTGTCAATGGATTGTCCTACGATACCTGGCAAGATACAGATATCAACATTGGCGATAACGTAGAGATTTTCTATGATGCTAGTGTCAAGCGTGTAGTTGAATTAAAAGTTGGTGATCTACCAGTCTTTGAAAGCACTTTGGATTTGAAGCGTAAGTTCCTTTTGCGCTACTCTGGTGCAGACGAAGGTACTATTGATTTCCAAGACGATATTGATGTTTACATCTATCGTAAGATGCCTGATAATACTAAACGTGGTGTTCTTTATCACAAGAACAACGTAGATGCCTTACGTAATCTCACACACCGTGATTACTCTATTGTCTCTACCTACGTTCGTCGTTATGTCGATACGTTTGAACTGATGAATACTCCACGGGAGTATTACGAACCAAATGACTTCTACGTTAAGGTCTTCATTCGTAATAGTGGATTCCAAAGGCCTTTGGTTTTTGAGAATAACCGTATTCATGAACTGTACAAAATGCAAGACAGCGATATCGTGGGTGCCATGGTTGGTATCAACGCTACTGTTGATAACTGGAAGGCTGCTACTCTTGAGAGTTCTATGTATACCGCTATCATGCGGTATAAGTGCAGTGAGGTTACTAACCTTGTTGTGGAGAACGCTTATGGATATAACGCTATCTCTAAGATCTTAGCAGATACACCTTCTAAGACTGAAGACGACTCTGGTCGCAAAGCGGTTGATGTTCCATTTAAGTTACAGTTTGGTTGTACCGCTTATGAGTACGACATTAACGGACACTTGATCGGATGGCGTCATCACTATGTTGGTACTCGTTATTATTGCGAGAGTAACGATGCTGAATACGTGGAGCTGATTGCTGGTTTGGGTAGTGATATTCTTGATGAGAAGTTTGGAGTAGCTACTGCTCCGATGAAACGCAAGAACACCTATCGTGTTTATATGTGTCAGGCTTTTGGTGGTATTCCCAATAACAACTTTGTAGATGTTACCGGCGATATGACTAAGTACTCCATGCAAAACGAAACGTTTACATGGATTGATCCAGCACCGACTCATTATCCGATGCTTCGTAGCGATGCTCGCTTCTTGGCTCGTGACTTTAAACTACAAATGCTCGATGGCCAGTTGTCATTTAGCTTGACTTCAATGCAAAACCGTGAGGGTAATATCTCCAACTGGGTTATGCAAGTGGCTATGGGTCAGATTGATTTGTTCTTGAATAAGAAGCCATTGATCCGTGGGCTCGATTACTTTGTCAAATTCCCTCAAGTCTACATTGTCAATAAAGCACACTTGAAACTGCCTTTATCTGAAGAGCAAGATATTCACGTAAGGTTTACTGGCTTTTGTCGTCCTAATGGTGACTTACTGGAAGAAGGTGATTTAGGTTTTATTGAGCACGGTGTGCTTTCTAACAATTCTAAATACGACATTCGTGACGATAAGGTCTTGCGTATTGTTGTTGGTGGATCTCTCAAAACGAGAGAAGACTTGATCTTCTCTGAATTCCATTCTGGTGTGAGCATTATCAATGCTCTCAACGGTACACCTTACATGGTCAAGGACATCTTAGTTCCTGTGAAAGCGCATACAACGTCAGATACTTACGTTCTGCGCGATATGTCTAGAGCCATTGATAAAGAAGTATCCAACTACCTTACGCTGAAGATTCCACAACCGCCTCGTAATGCGCCTAGTGCAATTACACAGCGTTACCAGCTCTTTAGTCCGTTTTGCTGCAAGATCATTATTGATCTGAAACACGGCAGACTCAGGATTCCACACTTAGCTGATGGTTACAATCGACAACAAGTCATTGAAATCTGCAAAAGCTATGAGTACTTGCTCGCCTTTGATCCGTCTCAGCCGGAGAACAAACAAGACGAGCGTTACGTAGTGATTCACCCACATAGCTTCAACCATGTGATTGATCTGCCTCACTACGAATACCAATTCATGTATCAGGTAGTGCAGGAATATACCAACGGTCTGGTATCACTGTCTCCGTCGATACGCATGATCGAAAACCCTTAAACAACGAGGCTAGATAAGAATGGCTACTATTCCTGCTATCACAGGCTCCGATGGCTTTGCACCCCAGTATGATCCAGACGCACGGTGGTGCTACTGGAACCTAGATGAAATCTATACTGGTGGTCCTGGCCTTAACCGATACGTACCTAAAGTAAACGATTGGGTGATTGATCGTAATACTCGCAGTACTCTTGAAGTAACCGCAGTAGATGCGTTTACTCTGATTCCTACTCTTACTCCTTTGTCTTCCATTGGAGTAGACGGCTCTGAACTCATTGGTCCTGGTTCTGACTCGTATCGCGTCTATCTGGATGTGAGTGTTACTCCTCACGTTATGGCTGTGGATGCACGGCTTAAGATTCATGGCTCTATGAATTCTTTTGCTAAGATTTTCCGTGGTACTAACGTAGGTAACACAGGACATGTACTGAGTTTCCTGTACGATGGCAATGGTCAATTCCTGACGAATAACATTCCTTTGGAATTGGCTGCTATCGATAACCATACTAACACCACCATCAAGTGTGTCTCTGTTTGTCACACGAATGAAGAACTCTCTGATGGAGAACTCGTTACGATCGTTATTTATAATGAGCAAGGACACGTCGTTACTAAACGTGCCTTGATTGTGGAGAATACTTCGTTCATCCGTAACATCGGTGCAGGTACTCGTTACATCTCGCATATCAGCGTCAAGAGCGCGTTCCTGAGTGCATCTGATACCCATCTACTGGAATACCCATTGAACGTCCCTCTGCAGGCGTTTAACATGGTTGGTGTGGTTCATTATAGTGATGGTGATACTCTTGAGTTGCCTGTGGATGGTGGTAAGTTCAAGATGCTTGGTTTAGAGCGTTTTGTATCTACTGTTCCTGGACAAGAGATTCAATTGGCTCTGTCTTACGCATTGGAGACAAATGAGGTTTGTTATGGTGCTGTATCTGCTGATGGCAAATACGTGACAGAAGCTTTCCGACTGATCTCTGTACCGCAAAACGGTGCATTCACTGTGAAGCTGTTTGGCTATCCGCACTGGGTTGATTCTAGTGTTGGTTATGTCATGAAGTGGATGATGATGGATCTTAATCGTGACATCCTCTTTGATGTCACACCTTACGTCTATTACAACACCAACTCTGAAGTGTTCTCGCCTCTGTCGTATAACAACATTCAGAATCTGTCTGTTCGCATTAACCTGCGTGATGTCAGTGGTGCGTTTAAACCATACATCCATACACAGACAATCGCTGTGGTGTTGAAGGAACCTGGTGACGCTCTGACTACTCATTGGGCAGTGGGTTTTGAACCAGGTCAGAATCCGTTCTATGGTAACAACTTGTTTGCTAAGACCATTATGGTTAACGCAAATCTGTGGAAGGTTAATATCAGTTCTTCGTTTGCTAACCAGACAGACTGGCTGCAAGCACTGTACCATGATAGTAAACCTCTCATGGATCGCAGGACTGAAATTACTGCGCCTACTCCTACCCACTTCGTTATCATTAAGGGTGCTTCTCGTGAAGAGTTCCCAATTACTCAATGGAGCGAAGATCTCTTTGTTGGAATGCCTCTGGGCAGTACCGGCACCTTGATGGTTGAATTCATCAAGCGCACTACTAACAATGATCTGCGTTTGGCTGTGGCTGGGTTGCCAATCATTCCAGTGATCTAAGCCAAAAAAAAAAGATACAGCATAAAGGCCAGTACTGCTTTTTGCAGTACTGGCTAATATGCCGGTTTAATGATAAACAACGAATTCGATGCGCTGACGCAGCCGAGGGCCTTCGAGAATCAAGACAGATTCCGAATCATCGTTACATGCATCAATGTTGAAGGTACATTCATTACAAACAGTCATAATTCTCAGCATGTCCGTAATGACTCCATTGACGGGTGCTGGTAACTGATTGGCAAGCTTTTCTAAAAAGCGATTGAACTGACCGATGGATTGAGGGTTCTTTACAGCGTTGATAGTTTTATGGAGTGGAGAGTGAGCACAGAAAGAAACTTCGAGTTTAGGTTTCTTTTCCGAACAGTTCAGAACGTACTTGTGTTTATTGACGCTGTCGTGTTTATTGGTAGTATATACCAGTTCATAGCCAAGCCTACTACCAATGCTGCAAAGGTGCTTTTGTAGTTGTTCTATTACTATAGTCTTTTCATTAAAAAGATCGTTATGCATGCGCATCTGATACACTGTATCAGGGTCATCTAACGCTGTTGATGGGATCAGGTTTTCTTGCACGATGGATGGTCCAGTTGTTAAAAGTTATTAATCCATAAGAATCAGATATCTCCGACTCAAAGGATTAACAAGGTTCTCTAACAAATAAAAAATAACAGGCGTCATAAAAGACCGGGATTCAATCCCGGTCTCTTAAAACTCATTCAAACTACCGATGGTAGCTTAATTATTTCTTCAGTGCTTCAGCAGCGAGCTTGTTGACATTGTCGAACACCGAAGCGATCTGGCCCACATTGGTGCGCGTGCCATAGACTTCGTGCTTGAGAGTCATGACGCCATGCTTTACCACCGGAGCTGCTTCAGGATCGTTGGGTACAGGGTAGCTGCGTTCACGCTCAACGCTAACGCGCAGCTTGTCCTTATGGAACATCGACATGGTCGATTGCACGCGTTGCAGATCCTTGTGATCCTTCATGGCAGTTACTGCCAGCTTGCCGATTGCATCTGCGCTGCCGGTGGCGAAGTCTTCTTCAACAGCCTTGGCTTTCTTGAAGGTTTCAGCATCGACGCCGCCCATGTCCAGGGCCTTTTCCCAAATGCCTTCAGGAGTGTTCACAGTAGCGTTGGTGCCTTCAACGACGACCTTGCTGTCCTTCCGAACGATTTCGGAGATTGCTTGTGCGTTATCGGTGATCTTGGATGCCATTTTAATACTCTTCTTTGTTGATGTAAAATACAGGGTTGAAAAAGCGCTTTTGTCTATGGATAACTTTACGTGCTAAACCCTCCCGCCTGGACGGCGATCGTTATAGTTACGTTGCTGATTGCGGTCAGCATTACCCATAGATCGATAACCAACACCTTGTCCTTGATTGAAAGTCTGAGAGCTTTCATAGACGATGTCGGCTTTTGCCTTCTTGAGCACATACTTGCTCAACATATGGCATTTGTTCATTTCCTTCAAAGGCTCTTTGGTCTTAACCAAGACCACGTACTTGCCTTCACGAAGAATAACCAGTGAGTCACCGAGTTGATCGGATACCACAGTTTCATCGTTGATCTCCAACAGCTCTTGCTTAATAGGAACTACTGCGCATTCCTTACCTCCAGCAAGAAGACGTTCGAGGTTGTACTTGATTCCATTAAAAGTTACTTGCATGATTTCCTGTTGTGTGTGAAGTTAGTTCACCATAAAAGGATGTGAACCGATAAATTTTTAACTTACTGTTGCATTGGACTTCCATTACTCTGAAGCTCAACTCAATAATAAGTGACTGAAATTATTTAGAATCGTATTTTTATTTACCCTATATAGTGTGGTAGCGTAAGCTGCTCCTTTTAGGGTTGATGTAATTTCGCTTAGGGTATGCGAACAGGTAGTGCTTTGCTGTGAAGCGTCTGCGATACCATCATAGGGGCCAGGGAGTAATCCCTGGCCTTTATGTTCTAATGGCGTCATAAAGGCCAGTAATGCCTATTACGGCATTACTGGCTTCTATGCTGTCATCTTACCATTTCATGTAAGTAGGCTTATCGCTTTGTTTCCATCCGAAAGATGCAAACAACTCTTGCTTAGTCAATACGGCAGACTCCATACCCATGCTTACGGTCTGACGATCGATAGCACGTTCCATTTGAGACTTAGTGAAAACCCTCTCAGAGAGAACTTCAAGACCTGGGTTCTTAAATTTCTCTGCGATGTGGATACCGGGTTCATTGACATAATCAAACGTAACGATGGTACGCAGATCACGACACTTTACACCCTTGTTCCAATAGTCTTCAGTGAAAGACCGAATAGAGAAACAAACGTTCTCTTTAGGATTTTCCAAAGCAGTCTTGAGCATTCCACCCATGGGACCACTCGGAGCGAGCTTACCCATGATGGCAATGATAGGCGTACCGTCATCGTTCTTGAAGTCTTTAAAGTTCAGATACACTTCAGCGAAATGTACACAAACATTACGTTCGTCAATAGTGATGATTCGAGTAGCGTATTCGTCATAGGACTGTCCAGGCAGTGGTTTGGGATGACCCACCTCACCACGCAGTGCACCGCGCTTGACGCGACGCATAAACGTACTAGAGTCTTCGAAGAGTTGTTTTGCACCCTCGTAGGTATAGTACTGACCAGCACTATTGAGAATGTTCATACCTCCGATGACCATATCGTAGTAACCGTGCTCATCTGGGGTAATGATACCTTTCTTGCCATTGACAAGTGATGTGCAGGTGAAACGAACATTGTTCATTTGTTTTCCTTGAATTAAAAAGTCAACGCCTGAGGATTTCCTCAATCTTTTCAGTGCGGTCTGCTGGATCGACCAGGGCAGATTTAACACCTACTGCGAAATAAGACCCAGCAAGCTTATTCGTAGTATTGGTAGCAGCGTAGGTAACGCTCTTTAAGGGGATGTATGCGGGCTGCTTATCTACTAGATCTTTACGTGATTTAATAGCAGTCCGATAGTACTTAGTACGATCAGACGGATCACGAGAGATTAGAGAAACTAAAAGTTGAGTAACTTCGGGAGATTTACCAACGTTTGCATTAGCGTGATACTTAGCAGTATCAAAGATATTGCCTAGATCTTCATAACCAATGTACCATGGAACGTTTCCTTTAGAGAAAAGTTCATCATAGATACGGTAAACCAACACGTCTTGTTTCACCAACTCTAGTGACGGAATCACAATAGCGCCTTTATCAAAGACACATTCGTAGAAATCCTCACTACCGAATTTTACTTTATTGACAGCACTAGGCGTCAATCGCATACTTGCATTGATGTTGCAAACAGCATAGTAGAGATCTTCCACCACGATAGCGTAGAGACCGACCACTCGGACCTCTACGCCAACCTCACCTAGAGAGCGTTCCGTAAAGCGACAAGGGAAATAGATTTTACATCCATCCTTAGTAACTAACGAACCGTTCTCTAGTTCTTTGAGTTGTGAGTGGACTTTCTCAGCATTACGAATGTAAGCTTTGGAGTCCATAGCAACTTATCGAAGAATCTTCATCTGTGAGCTAATGAAGTCACAGACATATTCAATACGAGCAATAGCGACTGCGTCTTCCACTGCCAGTTCTTTGTTAGCGGTGGTAGCCTCATCAATCGTGCAAAGGATCTTGTAAGAATCGGTATAGAAATACCGAGCTTTACAAACCAAGCGACAAACAGTACGAACAATATCGTTTTGATCAGAAGTAGAAACCTTTTCCAGTTCCTCTTCAAGGATCTTAGCAATCGTTGTAACGTACTGGCTATTTTGTTCCAGGAGTTCTTTCTCTGCACCTTCCAGGTTCTTCATATCCACAAAGAACGAGGTACGCAGAGATTCGATGAAACGATTGAAGAGTTCATTACGGAACTTGGTATTAGCCAAGCTTACATAACGAGTCCAAGCATCGATACACTTAGGTGCAATCTTATCAATGGATTCAACCGTGTTGTGCACTTCACCAGAGACAAGCATACCAAAGAGAGTCTCGTTCTTACCACCAGTCTTGATCCAGTTCTTGTAGACTGGACCAGAGACAGTCACGCGTTTGCGCATGGTGTCACGACCGAGCACTAGCAATGCGTTCTTTACATTGCGTTCAGACGCTTCCATGTAACGAACCAAAGACGTAGCAGTAACCTCGATGTATTCTTGGCACAGATCGTTGAAAGCAGACAGACTCATACCCGAGTCTTCTGGTACTTCTTCTTTAAGCTTACGAGTGATCAGATGGATCACAGCAGCCGCGTCGATACCAGTATCTGGGTGAGAAATGCTTTCCATGAAACCAATGGGTTTTTCCACATTGGCAGTCATTGGAGAACGGAAATGATTTTCCCAGATGTTAACCAGGAAAGTATCACCGATACGAGCACACCACAGACGCACTTGCTCATCAAATGAGGCAGAGCCAGTGAACATCAGTTCCATGATCTCCTGGGGGCCTTTAACACCGAAGGTAAAGGTACCACGAGGCTCAATATACATACCGCCAGCAAGACGAGTCACACTTTCAAAGAAACTCGTTTGTTGCATTGGGATAGGCAGTTCTTTGATCACGATTTCAAAATCAGAAATCGGATTGACTTGCTTACCGTTAAGATCTTTCATCACAGCTGCAGTGATTCGTTCAATTGCAGCAGTAACAGTATTCTTAGCAAAAGCAAAGTGTTGATTTACTGCATCAGCAATGTTTGCTACAAAGTAGTCAAAACGTTCATTGTGGGCAGAGTTATTCGATTGGGTAGAAGCAGCAGTAGCCAGCTCGCCCACTGCTGTAGGATCACCCAAAGCAGTAGAAGTGGTGATGGGGGTTTCCCCCATCAGACTCGTAGTTTTGTAGAGTTCATGCAAAGGAGTATTTTCCTGTGCAAGAATAGTCGTGTCGTTTTCTGCTGCGAGCTTTGCCAATGCGGTTACGGCTTCGAAGCTAGTTTGGCTGATCATGTTTACAAGCTTTCTTAATGTTAATCAAGCGTTAGACTTGATTTTCAAATTGTTTTGAAAACGTGCAATAGCGATCGAGCGCACTGCATCGAGGGTGAGTTCTTGACCATTGATCTGGTTGTATCGACCTTCACCAGAAGCTTGCACCACCACTTGGGCAGCCAGTTCTGCGGCATTAGCCAGAATAGTACTATTCTGATGAAATACCTGCACTTGGTTGTCATTCATGTTTTATCACCTTTGTAAATCTTAGCGGCTTGTTTGCCAGCTTTTTCAAGCAGAACATTAGCGGCACCAATAATGAAAGCACTATTCACAATACGATTAAAAATCGATTGTGCTCCGAAGATAGCATCAATGTATTCACCACTTTCAGAAAATACATCGTACTCTCTGATTTCAGAGAACACTGTTTTCATTTGGTTAGCGAACACGCCTTTCCTTTATGTTCAGATAGACTCGTTAATTTCTATCCCGTGCACTTAAGCACCGCTATACGTCTCCGTATAGAGCAGACTATATCTTCTACCCAGAGGGTAGTCTCCTGTTTCGAACCACTTGGTTCTAAGGGTGGCAAACCCCATAGTCGTTGAACGTTCTCCGTACCCTTACGGGCCTTAGGAGCTTCGCTGCTGGTTGACTCTACCTACTCATTTTCAAACACGTTACGTATTAGCTTTCGCTATCCGCTTTGGTTGAGTAGTCTAACGAGTTATTCCAGTCAATTAAGGAGAGTTCAGTTTGATCATTACTGATCAACCGGACTTGTTGTTAAAATACATTAACAACTTTAATCGCCAATTCCCGCAGGAACATCACTGGTAATGTAAATACGGATAGCCATTGAGTCGAGTACCAAGGATTCTCCATCCACACGGAACGATTCATCAATCGCTCCAGTATATCCAGGTTTGCCTTGTGCTCTATTGCGTTGTGCGATTTCTCTATCGGAAGCATCTGCCAAAGCTCTGAGGCCAGGAGACATATCTTCCTTATCACCGTGGTAGTAAACCTCGATGCGTTCAATGATTCCACTGACCTTAGCCGTTGGAGTTTGACTAGAGAGAACCCTCAAAGTATTAAGAGACTCCTCATCAAAGAGCCCTGCATCTGACGTATTAGCGTCTTGAATAACACAGAGAATCGTGTCGTGTTCAACCACTGTACCAACCTTCAGAAGGTTAGATACTTTCTGATCAAACGTTACTACAACGTTTTTAACCTTAGTAGTTTTGGTGTTGAGTTTCTCAGATAGACGTTTAGAAATAGAAGAAGCGTCTTCATGAGTCTGGCGAGACTCTAAAAGTGCAGTCTTAACAGTAACACCAGCTTTCCATACCAGAGACTTCGGATTAAACCGATCTTTCTCAAAGAAGCCAGAGTTGTACATAAGTACATCACCTTGCTTGAATGCATTACCGACTTGTAATTCGGAATACATATCGTGAGCGATAGTAAGACCACTAGCATTACCAAAACGTCTTCCGATTTGAAAGCCATCTTTAGTACCGTCTTTGTATTCAACAACGATACCTTCGTCAGTACGAGAGATAACCTTACCGTCTTGCTGTGCTACCTTACTAAATCCACTACCAGCACGCTGTGCGATAATTTGTTCGTATCCAGTACGCACTGCAGATGCTTGATAACCAGAGCAAGCAATACCGTGTGATTGCTGAATAGACACAAAGTTTACTCGTTTGGGCAGTTATGTTCGACAGAGTTCGTTAGACTCTGCCCGTGCACTGAAGCACTGCTCTAGGATTTCCCTAGACGCTCAGACTATATCTTCTGCCCAGAAGGCAGCCTCCTATTTCGGATCACTTGATCCTACTGGCTGATAAGGCCATAGTCGTTGAACGTTCTTCTAAATTTCTCTAGAAGCTTCGCTGCGGATTTCCCAATCTTTGTTTCTTTTACCATACCCAGGTAATTATTCTGGCCATCATCTATATTTCTACGATGACTTGGTGTACAAAGCTGTAGAGGGGGTTCCCGTCAATTAAGGAGGATTTCTTTAACCATTGCTGACTAAAGAGACCATTTGAGACTATACAAATAGTCTCATTAATCATCACGATCTGAACCTACTGAAATTAATGCAGAGGTAGACAAAAGAGACGATGCTTTTGGATCTTTCATATCGAAGCGTTTAGTAGCGCCTCGTACGGAAGTAAAGTTAGGGTTAGCAGATGTATAGGTATTGATACCCACATCAGAGCTATCACTAGTGGATTCAGAAATCACACCCATGTCTGATGGATGGAACTCACGAGTATCACGAGTCATCGAGCGAGAATTACGACCACCCACACCGCCGTAGGTTACGGCTTCGGCTTCTTTCAGATTTTGGATAGGATTGATGTCGTTTACCAAACCAATCGAAGGATCTTGAGTAATACGTTTCCAAACAGCATAAGGATGCAGATCAATTGGATAGTTACTGCGACTGACACGAGAACGATGCTCACGTACTGAATTGACAATCTCAGTATACATAGCACCAGCAAACCGTTCATATCCCTTGATTCGCATATGTTGCATATCCAGAGCATGTGGGTGTTGGTCGGTCAAAAGTAATTCTGAAGCACGTACCAAAAGTCCACGGAACGTGATTGGCTCGTTCATTTCCTTAAGGAGTTCTTCAGCAATTGGATCGACAAACATTGCATCGATCAAATCAATCTCTCGCAGATACCTAGCAGAGATATTGAACTGCTCTAAGACGTTCAGATATACTCCGGTCTTATCGAAGTTATAAACGCTGAAGTTCTTGGTGGCTCTTTCGTATTCACGAAAGCCAGAAAGAATCATTGCTGCGAGTCTATCCTCTTTGGACAGGATGAGTGTCTCATCACTGAAGACGATTGAGTATTCGTGATCTTGAAGATTCAAACGTTGACCGGCATTGACACGACGTGGTGACACTTTAAGCATGGTCATGAGTTTATCGAGACCGAGCTTATAACCGAGCACTACACCAACCGGGATAGTCTTACCGTAGATTTTGACTTCAGAGAACTCTACTGGTGAATTTTGAGCATCGATGCCAAGGAAGTTTTCAATAGTTCCTACTGGAACCAAACTTCCAGTATCTGTGGTGTAGACAACGTTATTGTTATCCATTACCAGATGTTTACCATCCGCAGACAAACCAAAGAGAATAGAGCCAGACTTCTCGTACTTCTTCAAAGCTTCTAAACCAAATACTTCTTCTCGCTTTGTGTGATCAAAGTAAAGGTCGTATCCGTTGACAGTCAAACCTGAGAAGTGCTGTGCCATCATGGAATAAGCACGAGGGCATTTGAACAGATTATCAAAGACGTTAGACGGCTTTAAGTTAGTGATCTTGGTGTCTTCTTGCAAGGATGCAGACATCACATGGTCGTGCAACCAAGTACCATAGTTGTTAACTTTCTTCTCATTTCGAGTAACAAAGGTTTTACCGTAGTAGCTAGTCAGTGATACACGGGAAGGAGTAACTTTTCGAATTGGTAAGTCACCACGTTGCTTACGCATCCGATAAGTAACACCACCTACTTTGTATTCACCGCTTTCATCTACGGTAGGCAACTTGAAGCGAAGAGTAGAAGGAACACCTTCAATTGGACTGATACGCAGAGTATGGTTCTCGTATTTACCGAGAACATCTTCAATCTTCTCTACTTCGTAATTTGTAATAACAAAGCCTGCCTTTTGTGTAGCAAGTCCCATGCTAGCAATGTCTTTGGACATTACCTTAGTAACGTAGTTCTTATCAAAGTCAAAGAGACTACTCTCCAACATGGATTTATCAGGAACAGTGATAATGTCCTTGATAGTAGTGGGTTTTTCGATCTTGAGTGTTTCTGGTTTGATCTTAGCATATTCTACTAATTTCACACCAGGTACTGGAGATTCGAGTTCTTCGAGTTTCTCTAGTTGTTTAATGAACTTACGATATTCTGCACCAGACAAAAGTCCATCATCAGCTAGCTTATCACAAGTGATTTTAATCTGTGCTTGTGGAGTAACGATAGTATCAAATTGAACTGGATCTATATCCTTGTCTTTGATAACGCTCTTAGCAGCCTTGAGAGTAGCACTCTCTTCATGGTGATCACTATCGTTAGCTTTCTCAATGACTTCTAACTGATGTAAGTCAGAATCCATGTTTTCTAGGATCTTGTTGACTTGATCGTGTTTAGTCTGATCCTCATCAACTTGTGCTACTTCGATAGTAGTATCAGGAACCACTTCGTTAGGATCTTCCTCGTCCAGTACATTAGCAACAGTACGGTTTTCCATCATGGTCATAGCACCACGAAGGAATCGTTTTTGCATCTGGATAGGATCTATCTTGATTTTTTGTTTGTCATCAGATACACCTTTGACATAACGCCATTCATCAAGCACACCAAGGTTAACCACAAACCAGCGACCAGAATCTTTAACGACTACATTTACCTTCTTGCATTCTTCAGTAGTAAGGCCACCGAAAATACTGACAGAGCGATAATCTTCACTCAGCCATTTCCAAAGTTCAAGCAAGAAAAGACTCTCTGCATTTGGAAAGAACTTCAGAGTAGTCTGATCGAACTTACCACATGCCAAATCAAGGCGTTGTAGCGAAGGAAGAGTCTTTGGTAAATCCACAAACACATATTGAGTGCGTTCAGATTTACCAGCAATAGTCTTAACGTTTTGCCAAACTGTCTTTTGAATGTTAATCCAATTGTAGTACTCTTTATAGAAAGAGCGCACATATCGGTAAGCACTAGGCAACAAAGCGTAGTTTACAATACCCAGGGTGTTCTCATCCGTAGGTGCTTCTGTGATATCTAACGAACGCCTAAAGCGTTTATTGCGGATATGAAACTCTCGCACATAGGGTTCAAAGGAACCACTGACTTCTCGGGGGTTACCTTCAAAGTTGGTGAGATCGAGTACGTGCTGGACAAAGATCTTCTTTTGGATATCTCGCAAGAGATAATCCGAAGAGGATGGCCCATTTTCAATCGTATCGAAAGTGATGTAATGCCAGATAGAGGTCTTTGGAAATTCAAACGTCTCTAGTGTTGGCATAATAGGTGATACCAAGTGTTGTGGTAACCTTACACCGAAACGTTTATAAAACAATTCTTGCTGAATCATGAATGCTTTCTATTTTACTGTGCTGGATCACCAGTCATGTTTTTGATCAGGTGTCGAACAGTGTCGGTAATCACACTGAACGAAATCTTACCATCGGTATCTACGTAATAGTTTCGACTATTGATGAGACGTTCTACTTCTGCTACTGCTTCTTCAGAGTAGACCGCGTTCAAAGAACACATGTCTCCATCGAAGTCAGCATTAAGACGACCAAGACGAGCTGGGTTAGGACTCATGGAGTTCACAAAGCTAGCACCAGTGATTGGGAAATTATAAGCAGCTGGTTTGCTATCATCGACCTGCCAGTCATCACTTAATGGTTTACGTACCTCTACAGCCACAGTAGGCTTGAGATACATATACGAAGGATAGATACTACCATAACCCGTCACAGGGTAACGAGTCACGAATGCTGGGTACTTATTAGATTTCTCATACACACTCAGATACATGAGCTCAGTGAATGTGATTGGGAATACCAGGCTCTTGTCACACTCAGGAGGAAGATCATCAATGTCTTGGAACAGTTTAAATACACCAGGACCCTTGTAGACCAAACCAACGTAATAACCTTCAATCTCTAGGACGTTATGCCTTAAGGATTCTTCACCGTAGAGACTGATGACTTTGTCCATGCCTTCTTCAGTCATCCATTGATCGAAGTACTTTGGCTTTAGATTAACACTGACTTTCTTCAGTGTTTTCTTATCTGTAAGGAATGCTGGTACACTAGGGCCAGTAAACACATTAGATAAGAAACCATTTCGAATCTGGTACTTAGAAACTGGAAGCGTAGCTTTAAGGTATTGGTACAAACCCACTACCGTATGGTTAAAGTCTACGTTACCGGGAGAAGAGAGTTCATTGGTCTTAATGTTAGTACTCGTAATAACGTTACGTGTACCGTTCCATGTAGCGCGAGTAGCCCACTTTCCCATCATGAGTTTGCGCTTACCTTCAATCATGGATTCAAAGCGCTCGTAGAGCTTATTAAAAGCAATCTGAAGGTTATAACGAACACCATTGAGTTGTTCAATATTACTCTTGATAACGCCAGGCATCACGGAGTTGCTAATAGCAAGGATTGTGCGGTAGAGGTTGTTGAACTCGTCTTCTGCTTCGCGGCCATCAGACTGAATTTCATAATCACGAAGACCAGCAGGCATAACCACAATCTTACTGGTCAGCGCTTGCTTCTTGAATTTGTTTATCAGACTGATGTTGGTGTTTCGTACATCGCTATCGCGTTCTTCAAAAACAATATCTTGCCAGTGTTCTACAAAGAACTGAAAGCCAGTACGACCATCAATTTGAGTAGCCTTGACAAAGTCTTTGATTTCATTATCCCAAATTGCATACGTCTTGCCAGAGATAATTTCATGATAAAGTTGCCTGAGTTGACCCAAGGTATGATGAATAATCGGATGAAAGACCGATACCTTGATGTCTATGTAGGAGAACCGTCCATTGCGTCTTTCCTCACCAACCCGTCCGAAAATCTCGGTAGAGAATAAACCATCAGTATGGAAATTCTTAGTAGCACCTTCGAAGATATCCAGTGAACGAACAGGACGCAAACCTTCCAAAGCTTTATCGTTCAATTCCAGAAGTGTAATGTTAAACGGGATATTGAGATTACCCATAAACTGTTCCTATCTATGTTCCGATGCTTTTGGCATCAAATCGTTTGAATTAATAAACTCACGACGAAAAGCCTAATAGTATTTCTAGTAGCCTTTTCATTAGCAATCAAATCATTTTAGGCTGGAGTTTTTTCTGATGGCAGATAAAAAAGACTTGAAGCTTGGTTCAGAGGTAAGTTTGGATGATGAGCTCAATATTCCAGACTTTAATTTCGATCAAGCAGATGTTCCAGATGACCGGAACGTTACCACAAAAGTAGCAGATACAATTAGGCAACAGACTAAGTCTAGTCTGTCTAATCCTGCTACCTACGCTAAACTAGTAAAACGCGCTTTACCAAACGAGTATGGTGAAGCCTACGATAAACTTGACGATATCGGAACAAACGTCAGGGATATCTACGAAGACGCAATCAAAGAAGTCAAACCAGTCGCTGGCGATCTTGCTAAGTCTATTGGTAACTTTGTACCAGAGAATGCTAAGCGTACTAAGTCTGTACTCAAGCGTATTGAAGAATGGGCCAAGGGTCACGGTATCAATACTGGTCCTAGTGAAGAGCAGCAACGCGAAGCCAATATCCAATTGGAACTCGCTGGTATCTTCAAGACCCAGATAGAAGAGCAAGCTAAGACTCAAGACCGTGCAGAAGCTAAGGATCGAATTCAAGAATCCTTAGGCATGATAAAGCATCGTGATCAGATGGAGGCTTTGAACTCCATTGCTGCATCCGTTGGCAGTCTTGCACAATACAACACTAGAATCAATGCTGCATTCCAACGCAAGACGTTAGAACTGCAATATCGTACTTTTCATATTCAGTCTGATTTACTGAAAGAGACCAAGCAAAGTAATGCATTGGCTCGTACTAGGTTAGATGCAATTGTAAAGCACACTGGATTACCAGATTTTGTAAAGCTACGTAATACCGAGCGCTTTAAAGAGCAGATGCGTAACGATCTGATCAGTGGTGCTACTAGTGGTCTCTTTGGTGATCGTTCTCAGTTTGTGAATAACTTCTTTAAGACCATTCGTGAGAAGGTTGTAGAAGCTGTACAGGTGGGTTCCTCTGCTGCTGGTGCTGCGGCTATGGGACTCGATACCATGCACAGTTTTAGTGACATGGGAATGGGTCCTAAGAAGGGCTTTGCTGAAATGGCAGCTGAGATGGGAACTGATGAGTTCATCAAGTTCTTGGCTGGCCGTGCTGGTACTGCTCTGGGTAAACCTCTTCAGAAAATCAAGGGCGTCAAGAAGGGCGCCCGGATAGCTGACAGCTTTGTCAACAATCTTCCAGAGATGATGAACGAGCTTCGGTACAAACCTACTGAAGATACTCGTGAGGAAGGTATTGTTGGTAAATCTAAGTTCTATGGAAAATCCATAATCAAACATCTTATCAACTTAGGCATGCCAGGGATGGAGCCTAAGGGTGAACTACAAAACGATAAGTTTGGTCAGGAAAGACAGCAAGCTATTTTCAGTAATCTTACTAACAGAAGTATTACTGAGATTATTCCTGGTTACTTAGCTCGTATCTTGCGTGAACTCCAAGTGACTCGTTTAGGTGACGATAAGATTGGGTTGACGAGTTTTGATCATAAGTCTGGTAAGTTTGACTTAGACAAAAATATCGTAGCGTCCATGAAGGACTCTTTGATTCCTGCTAGATCTAAGAAGAACTTTGCAGATAGCGTAGATAACTTGTTTAGCGATATTCCTGGCATGGAAGAACTAGATGCTGAACAAAAGAAAGAACTGGCTATTCAGCTTTTAGAGAATCGTAGAAAAGGCTTTCTGCCTTCTGCCGAAGCACTCACGAATCCAGCTACCTACAACACACCTGGTGCTGCTAAACACGCTAACTTGTTTTCACAAATCTTCTCTAACCATTTTGATACGGATGAGAAGGGTCGCCCACGCACTGAAGAAGGCGAAGAACGTGCTCATGCCTTTACTCGATCTTCAAAGAGACTTGGTGACGACATTGAAAACACAATGGGAATGTTCCAGAACTTTGTCAATAGTGGACAACTCGAACAACTCAAACAAACTGGTTTACTCAATGCTGATGGAACCGGTATTGATTTTAGTAAACTCTACAGAGAGTCTGCATCTGAGGTAGGTAAAAATCGTACTGCTGACTCTGACGTTACTTTGAAAGAGAACATCAAGTTCATGAACCCGCAGCAAGCGCTGCAAAGTGTCAAGAACATTGGTATCTCTTCTTGGAACTATAAAGACGGTAATAAAGCCAGTGATGGTGGCAAGCCTCATTTTGGTCCTATGGCTCAGGATGTCAATAGGGAGTTGGGTAACGAGTATGGTCCTAGTGGTAAGAAGATTGATTTGGTGAACATGAACGGCCTGACTATGTCAGCCATTCAAGGACTCGATCAAAAGTTTGATTCCTTTAGTACTCAGTTCTCTAAGAACTATGCTCCAGCACAAGGTACTCTTAGTACTACTGATCAATTCCTTAGTCGTATTGAACAGAACACTGAAGCTATTGCAGCTTTGATGACCATCAATGCAAAGGGTGTGCCAGATGGTCGTGGTGGTGAAAGCGGTATGTTCTCTAGACTCTTTAGGGTTTTCAAGTTAGGTAATAGAAACGAATACAAACTTGAGAAAGTCAATAAGACTTCCATGGAGCGAGTAGGTACTATTGCTGATGAAGCTACTGAACTCGGTAAGTCTGGTCTTAGCACAGCTATGCAAGGTATTCGGTGGGCTAATCGTCAGGGTATGCGTCAATTGCGGGCTGCTAAACGGTTTGTTACTCCATTAGCCGAGCAAGCTGTAGAACTTGGCAAACAAGCCATTCAGCGCACTCGTGACATTGCCGAAGGGCAATGGGACTTATACGTAGAGGGTGAGGTTATTCCTCGTATTACTCGTTCTAAGTTATTGGCTGGTGAATACCGGGATAAAGCAACTGGCGCTGTTATCACTAAACTCAAAGACATCAATGGGACAATCATTGATGCACAAGGACAAATTGTTCTTACTCGTAAAGAGATTAAAAAGACTTTTGTGAAGATGGGTCTAGGTGGTAAAATTGCTAAGATTGGTAAAGACCTCTTTAGCTTCGCTATGAATACCCAGCGTAATGCTTTCGACAATGCAAAGCAGTTAGTACGCAAAGCTTTTGATAAGGTAAAACAAATCGGTACCGCTATCGGTAACATACTAGATGAACCCCGTGACATTTATGTCAAGGGTGAGACTCGTCCTCGCCTCTATGGATTTGCAATGCGTGATGGGGAATACTTTAATCGTAGTAGTGGTAAAGTAATCAATCGACCAAGTGATATCACTGGTGTTGTTATTGATGCTAAAGGTAACGTATTAGTTAATGAGGAAGATCTTAAAAAGGGTCTGGTAGACATTGACGGTAAAACCGCTGTCTCCCCAATGAAACAACTCATTGGTCTTGGTGCTGCTGCTATTGGCACTAGTCTTGGAGCTTTGCGTAGCCTTTCTCAAAAGGGTTTAGAGGGCATGAAAGATATCGGTAACTTCGGTGCTGATGCTTTCAACTCCATGATGAATAAAATCAGTATAGGTTTTGGCGGTAAGGAATCCCTTGACGTACTTAAACAAATCCGAAACATCTTAGACTCTAGACTACCAGCTATGTCCAAGAAAAAGAAGATTCTTGGGGACCATGACGGAGATGGCGATCGTGATGGTAGCTGGCAAGATAAAATGCAGCAAGCAAAGGAAGCTAAAGCTAAGGGTAAGAGCGACGAGTACAAAGCTCGTGGTGCTAATGATCCTACTAAATATTCTTCTGGAAACACTTTCGATCGAATCGTCAAAGGCATCAAAGACTTTCGTGAAGGCGGAATTGGTGGACTCCTCGGCTTAGACGATGATATTCCAGACATTGACATCGATGACGATGACGATGACGATGGCAAAGGTCGTCGCGGTCGTCGTGGTAAAGGTAAGGGTGGTGGTCGTCGTGGTAAAGGTAAGGGTGGTGGTCGTCGTGGTAAAGGTAAGGGTGGTGTACGCGGTAGGGGTAAACCAGGTCTGCTTCGTAAAGCAGCTGGTAAGGTAGTCGACGCTGGTAAGGCTGCTGGTCGTTATGCTACTGGTACTGCTGCTGGCAAAGCTATCACTTCCGGTGCTGGTAGAGTCGCTGGTAGAGTCGCTACTACTGTGGCTGCTAAGGGTGCTGCAGCTAAAGCAGCTACCATGGCTGGTGCTAGTGCTGCTAAGTCAACTATTGCTAACGCTGGCACTGGAGCTTTTGCTAGATATGGTGGCCTGAAAATGCTTGGTTCAGGGATTGCTAAAACTGCTACAGTTGGTGCTAAGGCTGTTGGTGGTGTTGCTAGTCTTGGTGTTAAAGGCATGGCGTTAGGTGCTAAAGCTGCTCTAGGTGCTGGCAGACTAGCCATGATGGCGTTACCCTACGCTTCTACTATTGCTGGAGCTATCTTCTCACCTGTTGGCTTAGGCATCATGGCTGCCGCTGCACTAGGTTATGGTGCTTATAAACTCTATAAGTTCGCTACTAAGAAACGTTACAAAGACGTTTCAATGCTTCGGATGATTCAGTACGGCGTTACTGCTGGTGATCAAGACCACCATCAGAAAATCTACGCTCTGGAGAAACTCTTAGAACCCATGGTAAGTTTCGACTCTACTAGTGGTGTTGCTGAGATTAAAGAGAAAGACTTAGACTTCAAGAAGATCCTTGATATCTTTGATCTAGAAGCTACTGATGAGAAAGAAAACGATAGGCTTTCTACCTGGATTCGTGAAAGGTTCAAACCTGTTTATCTGACTCACATGTCTGCCATTAAAGCTATTAGTGACGGCACTAGTGTAGACGCTATTGAGAAACTACAACCAGAAGAGAAACTCAAGTTTCTTGACAAGGTTACAATGCCTGATGGACCGTGGGATGTTAAAGTCCTGCCATTCAAGGGTATTGGGGACTCTATAGTTGATGGTAGTGCTATTGCTGAAATGGTCGATCGTGTAAGAGTCGATCTCAAGAAACACGTTGAAGAAATCAAGAGTAAAGAAACTGGCAAAGCTGCTGGGGCTTTGGGTAAATCAATTACTGGTGGTGCGGCTGTGGCTGCAGCAGCTGGCGCTGGTGTGAACCAAGGTAAGGTCTCTGGAGGCGGTGGTGGAGGTTCACCTATGGAAGGTGCTGCACAATCGTCTAAAGCGTCTTTAAACGCCGTTACAGCCGCTGGAGCAGCGGGTGCTGTGGTTAACTTAGCTGGTGGTCCTACGACTACTGTCCAAAGTAATCCCGAGAGTTATTATTTTGGTTCTGATGTGAAAGCATTAGAAGCCGTAAAGCTCAGGGCTTATGGATTGGAGAAGTTTGATCCTATTAAAGTACAAGCACTTCGTTATTTAGAAGAAGCAGTTTTAAAGGATACTACTTTTAAAGCTGGTATTACAGCTGAGTGGAGTGGTAAGGTTGCTGAGTCTTTAGAGAAGGCTCGTAAACTCTTTGGTTTCTCGCACACTAACCAAAAGCAAAACATCGCTTGGGTTGAATGGTTCCAAGGACGGTTCTTGCCACTTTGGACTGAATATGCTAACGCTGTTCAGAAAGCTACCGGTAGTGATAAGATTACCTCTAGTGCTCAGTACTTAAAACCAATTGCTGCATTGGGTATTGCACAACAACTGATTACGATGTCTAAAGCATGGCGAGTAGCTAGCTCTCCATGGGAAGACATTCCAGTTACTACTGATCCTAATACTACTAAAGAGAACGTTGAATTCTTAAAGAAGGAAGCAACGACTCAACAAATGCAGGAAGAGAAGCTAAAAGCTGACTCTGGTAATAAAGATAAGCCTGGTACTAATCAAGATAGCAAAGCACCAGCTAGTGCTAGTACTTCTGGTAGTGGTAAGCCATCCGATGGTGATGATCTTAAGAAGTATATTGAAGAGTCTCGTGCAAGGCAAGAGAAAACTAATAAAGATCTGGGAATCGATAGTACTCACACTCAAGCTAGTAGTAGTGAAGGTGAGGAAGAACCAAAGACTGCAGCTTTGTCTGCTAAATCTAAATCAGCTTTATCTGGTATTCCAGTATTGGCTGCTGGTGAATTAGCTAATGGATCTGGTGCTGATCCATTCATGATCTTGCAAAATGGTGTTACTTTAGATGGAGTACATCCTGAGTTACTGACTCTCTTTAAGGGTATGGTACAGGAATATGGAGAACTGTCTGGTAACAAAGCAGTCGTTACATCTGGCTTCCGTACTACTGAACAGCAAGCTGAAGCTTATCGTAAGGATCCTAAGAAGGCTGCAAAGCCTGGTAGGTCATTACATGAATTTGGTTTAGCTATTGACATGGATTCTAAAACCGCTAACAAGATGGAAGAACTGGGACTCATGCGTAAGTATGGTTTCACTCGACCAGTCGGTGGTGAACCATGGCATCTGGAGCCAGCTGGTATCCAAACTAACCTTTCTTTCTTCAAGGGTGATCCTGCTTCTGCTGGTTCTGCTATTCAAAGTTCTGTAGGTCGTGGTGGTGGTGGTTTTGGCACAGTGAGTAATGCTGCTAAATATAGCCGCAATCCAGAGATGGCTAAGAGCCTCTTTGCACTGAACACGACACCAGATGACTCCGCTATGAATGCTGGTGCTGGTGGTTCTACTAAGAACACTACTGTGGCTGATGCTCGTGGTTCGATCAGTGGGGGTGGAGCTGGAGGCTCTGCTACGCCTAGCATTGATCCCAGTACTGCAAAGGGTACTAGTACTAATGAACAGGAAAAGAAACCTAGTGTTAGTACACAACCTACTATTACTCCAGGCAATGGTGATGCTGTAACAGCGTTGAAAGATACTGTTCCTGGCTCTGCTAACGCATATGCTAACATGTCTACTCCTACCGGAGATAAGGGATGGAAGGCAATGGAGAAAACTATTATGGAAGCCAGTAAACTCACTGGTGTTGATCCTAAACAGCTAGCCACTATTGCAGCTATTGAATCTGGTTTCGATCCAAACGCTAAGGCTAAAACCAGTAGTGCTACTGGATTGAATCAATTTACTAAAGCCACATGGAAAGACATGATGAACAAACATGGTGCTAAGTACGGTATCGATCCTAATACTCCACCAACTGACCCAAGAGCCAATGCTATCCTTGGTGCTATGTATGCTAAGGAGAATAAGAAAGCTTTGTCTTCTGTAAAAGACGATGTGAATAACACCGATCTTTACATGGCTCACTTCCTTGGTGCTGGTGGTGCTAAGCAATTCTTTAAAATGGGAGACAACGATATCCCTGCTCACGTTATGCAACAAGCTGCTGCTGCCAATAGCAGTATCTTCATGAAGAACGGAGTTCCTCGTACTAAGAAGGAAATTTACGACCTAATGAATGGTAAGGTAGAATCTGCCTTGACTAAACATGGTGTAAACATTCCAGGCGATAGCGGTGGAATTGCTGTAGCAACGCAAGAGCAAAACCAACGCAATGCTGGTGGTTTTCAAAAAGCTAGTTACACTCCTACTCCTGAGACTAAACCGGGTGCACTTCCTTATCAGAATAGCCCTCTGTTTAAACCAGTAGAACCAAGACCTGGTGCACCAGTACCACTGCAGACTTCTCAGCAAGTATTGCAACAAGTATTACCTGGTAATAATCAAGCCAAGAATGATCCTGTCGTTCAGTCTGTACAACAGCGTGAGAAAGTACTCACAGGCATGACAGACATTACTACTATCTTGCGTGACTCATTAACTGCACAACAGATGATGGTTACACATTTAGAGACTCTCGTTAAGACACTGCCTGAAGTGGGTAAGCAAAATCCTCCAGGTGGTCCAGTAAATGAACCTAAGCAGAAATCTGATAGGCCTTCACCGACTATGACTAGTTATAAACCAGACATGTCTGCAAGACCAGTCTCTCCTTCTCATGTTTCTTTGAAGCATAGTACTTAAACGTCATATTGGCCAGTATCGGGTTTAGTCCCGATACTGGCTTTTATGCTATGTAGATAGAAATCACAGAAATAGAAAGGTTGTATGGCTGAAGACATTTTTGAAGGCGGGCCGGTCATCACACCGGACTACGTCAAGAGGAAAGCAAATGAGTTATTGAGTAAGCGCTCGATACTCAACATCGATAAAGTCGATAAAATCAAAGACATAGATTGGGTTAAAGAATCTATGTTGGTTCAAGACACTACGCTTGATCCATTAGATGAAATTACTCGTTTCTATAGTTCTGCGGATAGTAAATTTAACGATACTACTTTGGGTGGTAACTTCGTTATTAATCCAAGACCACAGTTTACTCGCTATTGTGATCCACGAGCCGTGGGTATTCTCAGTGGTCGTGGTGATACAGACATTACTAGTTTCACTGGTAACATCGGCATGGGGATGTATTATGCTGAAGCTATTGATGATACACACCAGACTATCCACATGCGTTTTGGTGTACCGGAATATAACTCCTTAATTAGCTTCTTTACATCGTTCTACGATAATGAGACTGCACAGTTTGCCAAGAGTGGTAGACTACCGGAGAAGATTGGTTACCACGTAGCTAAGAGTTTGGGTCTGGTTTTAAACCTCGTGTTCTGGCCACTACTTGTAGCGCACAGCATCGGTGTGATGGCTAGGTTCTTTATGAGAAAGCCAGCTAGTAAGTTTTACTATCTGAAACCCACCATGACTAATTACTGGACTGCAGTAACAACCATGGTAAATCAGATGGCTGTGTATAAGGGTATGCTTCCTATGAAGGAAGACAAGATTCCTTTTGATACAGTGGAAAAAGCTGCAGACATGGACCAAGAAAGTATGCGGGCCATGCAGGTTATGTTTCCTAACCTTTATTCAGATAGTGGTTTCTTCGATATCTATAAGGTTGCTAATCGTGCACAACGCATTAAGAACCTTGCAGAATTGGAAATGGCTGAACAAGCCAAGAACATGTCGTATGATGGCTTTAGAGAATTCTCTCAAAAGTTTGTTAAAGACAAACTCTACTACGGACAAGGTAGAGGATTACACGAAGCCACAAAACAATGGGTTGGAACTAAAACTGGTAAACTAGCTAATCCAACAAGTCCAGTTTTGGATGAACACATTCGTACTCCTTCTAGGGAAGAACCTGGAAAAATACCAGCAGATCCAGATGGATGGGCAGACCACATGAAGTCTGAGTTCATGGATGGTTCTCAGTTTGCTACGTTCCGTGTGGACTATACTGGACCAGTAGATGAATCGTTTTCTAGTAGTACTAGAGAGTCTGATATTTCCACTACGTTTAACAGTCTCTCAGCAAAGGGCCGCTCAGCGTCTTTTAGCTTTGCTGGGGGCAACATAGATGGTGGCGTTTTAACAGGCATTACAGACCTGATTAAAGGCGTCTCTACGGGTCTTATGGATGCTGTTCACTTAAGCGGGCTCGCTTCTCTGGCTGGTGCTGCTTTTGTGGATATTCCACAGCACTGGGAAAACTCTGCAGCTAACCTTCCAAGGATGTCATACACCATGCAGTTGGTGTCTCCTTATGGAAACGCTATGTCGCAGATGATAAACATTTACATTCCGATGGCAATGTTGTTATCTGCCGCTCTTCCTATCTCTACTGGTAAGCAATCTTACTCTTCTCCTTTCTTGGTAGAACTCTACGACCAAGGTAAAGCACAGACTCGTTTAGGAATTATTGATTCCTTAACGTTTGTACGTGGCACTACCAATCTTGGTTTTAACAAGAATAAGAACTTCATGTCTGTAGACGTTAGTTTCAGCGTGAAAGATTTGTCTTCCATTATGCATATGCCTATCAATAGTGGTTTCTCTCTGAACCCACTTAAAGGCGTGTTTGATGAAGATACTGTTTATACTGATTACTTACACGTACTTGGATCTGCTACGCTTGGACAGAATATTTATCCAATGCGTAAACTGCGTGAGAACCTGGCTAACAAGGCTAATAGTTTTAAGGCACTTACTTCTCCTGCACGCTGGTTTGGTGCAATTCACGACATGCCTTATATTGGCATGATCGATGCATTCTATAAAGACACTGATCGTCGTTAATGACAGCATATTGGCCAGGGACTTAACCCTGGCCTTTATGCTGATTAATCGTAGGAGATAGGATCTATAGGAGCATCGAACGTTTGGTAGAAAGCAGGGAAATGTCTTTGCATTTCATCATCTACCGAATTCTTGCGAAAGACTTGACCTAGTAACATGAAAGGTTCATTATCAAAACTAGTAATAACTTCTCCACCGGAAGTCATCTGACTAATTTCTAAGTCATTAGGACCTACTGCATCACCCAGAGTAGTAAAGTCAATATCTCTAGCCTCAACGTTAGATGAACTAATTGGTTGAATAACTACACCAGAGTTAATTGGATTAGATACAACCACTCCATTGACCACGGGTGTATCCTCGTATCTCACTCGTTCTGGATAAGCACTTTGTGCATTGCTCAGATAGTTATCCGGATGCATGAATTCATTCATCTGGGATCTTACTAGATCACACATAAACGGATTGGATTGGATAATAGCAGTATTGACTACGGTACCACCAGGACGAGAGTAATCTTGCCAACCGGGTTGCACTCTATCCATAGACGAACGCATAGACTGATAATACCTAGGATACTCTTGCTGTGCGAGATAGGTGGGTTTAGTCAGATTAGTCATCAACGCATTAACCATACCTGGTACTAGACTACGCATTTGAGGACCCACACTAGTGCCAGCAATGTTTCTGAACATATCAGAATCACCCTGATGAATAGCACGCTGCAGTAGTGGAGTAGCTGCAGCCATTAAAATAGCTGGATCAGTAACGGTTTGTGCAATAGCACCGAAGACGTTAGGTAGATTGAGCTTATTGCCAATGTGACTCACAGCAGATACTAAAGCTGCTAAACCACCACGATTAGAGATTTGTGCGTTATAACTTCCATTAGTAAGGTTATTAGTAATAGAGTTGATTGGGTCAATACCACTGTAGTTCATGCCAGGAGTTACTCTGGTCATTACACCACCCACGGATGAGAAGACATTATTCTTTATAACGTCTAACGGTAGTCCACCATTCATCATTCCTTGGAATTGCCTAGGTAGATCACCAATAGCAGAGAATACATCACTAACGCCATTTGTGATATTGTTGACTATGTTATCTAAATCAAAACCTGCATTGAGTTGATCGAACGCTGAAAATCCATTGAAGGAACTTAGCTTATCAGAAAAACCTTTAGCAAGACAAGTAACACTAGCTAAGTCACCGCCTAAGAATTCTCCTACATCCCCAAGGAGTTGATCTGCAAGACTACTGACATCATTGAATACATCAAAGTCACCAATGCCCTCAAGCATTGCTTCTACATCTTCATTGAGTGCTTCTTCTACTGCAGCTAACGGATCTATTGCGTCAGCCAAAAGATCATCGTTATTCAGTCCCTCTAGTTCTGCTAGAATTTCTTCCTCTGATAGTGGAGTAGTATTGTCTACGGCATCAATAGCGCTATCGTGTTTTTCTTGAAAACTATTAACAACACCGGAATCACCTTTGCCATAAACATCGACTACTGCTAATTCGTCTTCTGGACCTGCAACGTACGTCGGGTCAACGAGTTTTCCTGTCATGTGTTAATCCGATACAAAAAAAAAAATAAAGGTACGGCATAAATGCCAGGGAGATCACTCCCTGGCACTTTATGTTTAATGCTTGATTAAACAAGCAAAATGAAGTACTGGAGCTATACGATTAATTAATCGACATCAACAGTAACTACATCGGCAGTATCTTCAACGACTACTGCCTGGCTTTCAGCAGCAGGAGCTTCCTGAGTTTCAGCAGGATCTTGCGTGACTTCAACTGCGGCTTCTTCTGCAACCACCGGCAAAATACCAGCTTCGGTATCAGCCTTTTCCAGTGCAGCAATTTGAACGCTAGCCTGAGTCAGGCCGTCGATGACTTCAGCATCAGCTTCCTTCGTAGGCTCTTCAGCCTTCACGATATTGCGCTCGTAGAAATACTCAGCAGCAATTTCACGCACACGAGCAATCCGGGCCACCACATTCGGAATCTTCTTGACTTCAGCGTAGCTGTCATCATCGAGCAGGTTGGTAAAATCGGGATACTCAAAGCCGCGCTTGAGAGCAGTCTGAATAGCCGTGAAACCTTGGATGAGCCAATAGCCTGGAACTGGACGCACACGCACGTCATTCTTCACACCGTAGTAGTCCAGTGGAATCTGCAGCTCAGTCAGCGCAGTAATCAGATCTGAATACTGATTGATACGCTGCCAGTGTGCATCAAGAATGATCAGGCGGAAATTGCGAACGTAGTCATGCGACTTGGTGTTACGCGAATGCAGGTATGCACGCTGGGGATTCATCACACGGAAACGATCGTCATTGTCGATCGAACGGATGTAATGCCAAAAGCCTTCCATGCTTTTGAAGGGACCAGCCAGAGAGTGATTGAATGCAAGCATCGAGTGGTTGCTCAGAAGCTTACCCAAATCAGTCCGGGCTTGACGTGCAAAGTTGATGTGATCCACACCGTCTTCACCGATCATGTTAACACTGGGCAGATTGATCTTCTGACCACGAGCTACAGTGTGCGGCTTGTTGTGATGAGTCTTGTGCGAATTAGTGCTGTTAAGCAATGCACGCAGGGGATCATTCAGAGCGTGGTTGCCAAGAGGACGGGGCTTGCTGGTTTGAAAGTTTTGCATTTTAGTTCTGCTAGTGAAAGGGGTTTCGAAGGGGATTACTTGATTTCTGCAATAAACGAGAAAAGTGGTACTTCCAGATAACTGATTGCAAAGAGAGCAACCAACCAACCGTTGTACTTAAAGGTATTGATTCGAGCTGCTTGTGTGGTTCCAGCCACTTCTACAAACATATCCGGCATTGCCAGATAATCGTCAGCTTCTTTACCACTAACGAGAGGAGCAGAATCAATACCAGCCAAGGAGATACGCCGTATGAAATTCATGTACGGTTCAATATCTCCGTTATAACACAGAGCAATTTTAATAGAATCAGAGAGATTAAGAACTAAATTCCGAATAGCGTCATTGGTAAAGACGTTATCCATCAGGTTAGACACTGCCTGTGGATGGCAGTAGGAATAGAGTTCTGGCTTCTTAGCAACCTTAACCATGTCAAGAAATACTTCACCTTGGTCGTATGCTTTACTAGCCACGTATTGCCGCTTAATGCAATTCAAAACAATCGTCATCATTTCATCTTGTTGAAGAAACGACTCGCTTGATTGAACTACTGGTTTTGTTTCCATATTAATGCTCTGGTTGATAAATTATTCACCACTGTCTTTTGCAGAATCTTCAGTCTCTTCGGAAACCCCAGCAATCTGAATCATTTGTGAAAATTCAGAAACCTGTCCATTTTGACTATATGTCGTGATCGTGATTTTGAACTTCACGAAATTGAGTACCCTCATTCCTTTACAAAATAACTTCCAACTCATTGTCGACTTCTCAAGCTCCTTAGCCAGATTGTTTCTGGTAGAAGAACGAGCGTTGCGATTATCAGGCACTCCATTACGAGGATCACTGATATAATCGTTGAGTAACTTACCAAACGCGTAAGAGGAACCACGGTCTCCCCCAATAGACCTGGCAGTTACCAAATCACGAATGTTTTTAAACAACGCAGAAAGTACATTAGCTACCGATCCAGTCGGATGCTGATTACGAGTTTCCACGTTTCGATCCCTCGTCTGCATGGGTCGATTCAATGGCATGGTTTAATTCTTTCTTGGTGCATTGGTGAAAGCTTGTAACAAGCTATCAACAAACCTATAAAAGACCAACATCTGTGCATTGATTGCACGTTTGTTAAGAACATCGATATCTGATTTTTTATCAGTATCGTCCAAGTAGTCTAGTATAAAGATAAGATCGTTCTTTATCTTTTCTAGCACTAAGTCATATTCAATGAAATTCCCAGCTTCATCTATTAGAAACCTACTAGCAATAATTGATGCATGGTTAGTTTCGTTGAAGAATAAACCAATACGCGAATTGGATTTTAATCCAAGCACTAACTTAGTCAACCACAGACTAGTGGCTACCACAGTTGGTAGGAATGTGTGAATAGTTGAGTTAGTCGATAGAATCCTCCTTTTCTTTATTAAGTCTGACGATAAAAGTTCTATTCCAGTTCTTATAGTTCTAGTTTCATTGCGATCTTTGAACTTCTTTTTGAACCACGAATATGCGTAATCTCTGATCATTTGATCAAAGCGTTCACTGAGTTTCTTCAGTATTTGCATGGAGTTTCCGTGTATAGATGTGATACATGATGTCATCACATACTTTAAACCATTCATGTGTTTTTTACACACGGATCATTAATAGTGCTCTGGTAACACAAAGTGATGATATATCATCGAATACTTTTTAAATTGATGAGGTAAAACAAATGTCTAATACTGAGACTGATTCTGGAGATCAAACTAATATCCCAGACGAGATTAAGGATCTCTCGTTTGTACGAGAAAAGCGCAAAGAACTCATTCGAGATATGACTGCTGAAGGATTGCCTAAAGATAAGGGAGACCGCATGGTACTCCTTACTGCTTTAAGTGATATGGATAGAGCAGCACTCACTAAGCTTCGTATCAAGTCCGATGATAAGAAGAACGAACAGAATGCTCAAGCAGCTAGTATTATTGCTAAGCTTCTGACGAGTGTGAGTCCGGCTAGTATTGCTCAGGACATTCCTGATAATGCAGTAGCTAGGCCACCCACCTACGAAGGATCTGTGGAGGGTAGTGCTTTCATTGATGGACAAACTGCCATTGGTACGCACAATACTACTTATGAAGAATTTGTGAAAACAACGTCTTAAGATCATAATAGCCAGTAGTACCGATAAGGGTACTACTGGCTTTATGCTGCATTGTAGCGTTTCTTGGCATCTTCAATAAAACCATCCGGCAGAACAGCGTTATAGAAATCAATACCAATAAACTCAAGTCCAATGATTGAAGCTGCTCCAATTTCAATAGACTTGAATATGCCAGGCCCAGTTCGATTGTGTTCAATGATCACATCTGGTGGAGGTTTCTTGGCAAAGAACAATGGCGGTACATAAAGAGAAACATCTGGTATCTGACAAGAACGAAAGGCTCCTGTTTTAGAATGTATTTCTAACCAGTCTGCATATTCGTACTTTATAACGAGTGCTATTTTTTCTTTAAGAAACTGCGGTGTGACTCTCTCATTTGGAAAGTTAACCACATGTACGTTTACTTTTTCGCTACAGAGTTTAAACAGAGCCTGAGCCATTTCGTTGGCAACTGTCTTATCCAACTTGTAAGGATAAATGTTTAGGTAGACTTCTGTTTTAGCAACCCATGGAGAATTGATATTCTCTTGTAGAGAAACAGCAAGGAAATTCTTAATGATCTCGATGATCTTGGTAGGCAAAGCTTTGGCCAGGATATCTTCATCACGACTAGAGTATAGTTCTTGAAACAATTCTTTATCAACAAAAGGAAATACATCCTCATCACGGATTTCGTACCCAGTAGTGAGTGCAAGATACGCTAGTCTTTCATCTAAGGCTTCAAGTGTAGCTAATCTCGTGTCGTACAAAGCATCTATATCAATAAAGATTCCCTTGTTTTCCTTTGCTACGAATTCTGACATTTCAAAGTGTACTTTGTAAATGCATACAGGTGAGGTAGGTCTTCAGGGCTTTCGTAGATTCGACACCAGACGCTAGGTGTTCAATGGATTTCATAGCCACCGTACCGTCTTTAGAGATCATGCGATTCATTGCATCAAATCCCTTAATGTCACCACCACGAAACTTCATGAGTTCCACTAGACTTTGGTCTAGTCCCATACCACGCATAATCTGTAACTCTGGATAAGAGATACGAGCGCTCTTAGAAGCACCAGTAGGTTGTCCAGTTAGTTGGTCAGAACTCTTATTGTGTTCTGGGATAGAAATCTTCTTTACCAATAATTGAGCCTGACGACGCAATGGTAAATCGATAACCATGTAAGGCACAGGTGTGAGATACGGAGCTTCATCCGGATCATCGCTATGGATTACCAGTTTCTGGAAGAAGTTGTGTCCCATCTTCTTAGCTACTGCAAAGAGATTCTCCATGGTAAGTTTAGTCTTACCAAAGTTGGGAACATATACAGGTGGCCGCGCTGCGCCAGTTTCAAAGTCTTGCATGAGTTTGTCAAAGTCTTTATCAGACATCTGATCAAAACACTGCTGGTACATTGCTTTGTTTTCACCACCAGGAGCTATCTGATCTATGATGTTAATCAGATAGTCCTGAGCAGCTTTGCGATCGCGTGCCATCGTTTAAGCGATGCCGCGCGGTAACTGATGTTCCTGCACGAGTGGAAGGACTCGATCACAAAAGAGTCGCAACCAATCTTTGTAAGAACCAGTATCAATCAGGCAGAACCGCGCATCTTGAGTATTCACTGGAAGTTGCATCAGTTGCAATGTCCAGAAACGATTGAGAAGAAACCGTTGTGCTTGTGGTCCTAAGTCCACGCCGTCCTTGATATATCGGTTTGAATCGAAAGCTGGTACGTTAGCCGATAAACCCGACTGCATCAAGAGACTACGCACTTCACCAATCAAATTGATTTCATTTTCACCACGAGGTTTGGTAAACAACTCCAAGCTTGTAGCTTGCTTGGGTTGCTCCAGTGTCATCATATCTTCAGTCATACAGACTCCTTGTTGTTTAAAGGGACAGCGAGTCCCATCAAACAATTATTTATTTTTCTTAATTTGTTTGTTATCATCCATCCAATACGGAGTATAATCTCCCTTACGCATACGCAAGAGATCCATAGTGGAGAGAAACGGAACAGGGTGTTTGTCGTTATCGAGAGTCCAATAACCACGGGTGTTGCTAAGGATTAGATCCCAGTCGTATCCCATTTTCTTGAGATCATCGTAGAGTTCCAAAGGAGTACACATGTACTGAGCCACTTCTGGCTCTGGCATGTATGTCTTCATTTGGCACATCTCAGATGTGATGTTCAGTGCACGGCGCAGCTTAGGGTCTTCATCAATCTTGGTGCGTACCGTAGTTCGTTGCAATTTGCATTCAGGATAGAGATCTAACGCATAGTGCTGCAGGGTACCAGAGATACCGAAACGATTCATTCCCTTGATGTAATGGAACTCAGTCAATTCAGCCAATACGCCTTCGCGCTGTGATACAATGATTTCAAGAACAATACCGCTAGGACCAGACTTACTACGCAGGCAACGCAGTGATACCAAATTCAAATCAGTATCCCCAGAGATAGGGTCTTGATCTTGCATGGGATATTCTGCAGCTTTGGTAGATTGGTTAACCAAAGGTGCTGCGTTATAAGCATGCCAGCAGTTGTTTGTAGCAAAGGTGAACTTATCTGTAGCACCCTTGATCTTATCACCGTTCTTGAGATATCCTAATTTCTTGGTTGGTGGTGCTGGCATAGGGCCAGACGCCATCATGGTTTCCTTACCCAACTGAGCAGTGATTGCTGTATAGTGATATGATCCACCCGACAAAGCAGGCAATTCCATTAAGACGCGGGTCTTTACCAAACCAGCACGCATGTGGAAAGTATTACCACCGCTGTCGCCCAATTCGTTCTCATCGAGCATCCGCATTTCTGCTTCGGATTGAAACTCAGTAATAGAGTCAATCTCTCCGAAGGTAGGAACCAAGATTTCAAGATTCTTACCCGCCTCACGAGAGATAAAAGGAGTAACGGCTTTCTTACCACTCTTTCGTTTATCTTTCATGAATGTCTTGAGAATCTCGAAGTATTCATTTCCTTGATAAACTGTTTTGTCAGTCACCACCCATTCGCCGGTTTGGAGAATGTTACGATCCTTAAAGTTTTTCATACGACGAGTAAGGTCGTATAAGTGGGATTCATGGATGTTAATCTCAGTATCGTACGTACTAAGAGAAGTGGTGTGAGTCTCCATGACTCGGGACATAGCCGAGAGCATCATGAAGTGGATAATCGTAGACTTAAATTGGTTACCAATTGCAGTCATTCCGGTGATGGCACCCAGGCCACCATTGAGAATACTCTCGCCATATTTACCACGCAACCATGTGCCGGTAGGAATATCTAGACATGCGCCAATGTTGATCATGACTTTCACATTGGGTGCCGGTTCGAATGCTGGTTTAAAGTCCATGGCTGTTTTATGTTGGTTTAAAATTGAAAAGCGAACGCCTTACTACAAACTATGTACGCATCCTAGTATTTTTTCTTTTAATTCTATAGTTACTTGTTTAACACCCTATTACTCCAAGGAAAATTTGACATGCAATATGAAACCTCTGTGATTGAATGCAATGCATACAAAGCGATCGCTTTGGAAGCTGAGATTCTTTCTAATACCGTTACGACGATCGGTAAGTTCTTCCCACAGTTTATGCAAACTGTTAATGCTGGTTTCTCTAAGCTCAACGCATTGAGTGGTTTCTCTGGAGACATGAAATCTGGAAAGATGCTCACCAGTGCTGAGAAGAACATTCTGTCTCATCTGGCGAATGTGGAATACACTGATCTGGAACGCCTGGCATTGGATGTGCCTGAAGGTTTTAAAGGTAACATCGTTTCTTATGTTCAGACTCTCTTGGAGAGCTTTCAATATTTCGATACAGAGATGCAAAAGAATCTTGATGAGTTCTATATCAAGGTTGCGTCTATTCTTACCAACAAAGATGCCAAACTGAGTCTTCGTGATGATAGTCGTGTTTATTCCAAAATGGCTAAGGAACGCCAAGACGAAAATAGCAAGGTGGGTAAGTACTTCAAGCCTGGCTCTAGCCAAGCGACACTTAACTACGGTACTTGCTTTAGCCGCAATGACGATGTTTATAATTTCTTCATGGACGCACATACTCTTGAGAGTAAATTGAAAGCCATTGATCTGAATGTGATTAGTTCTAAGACCAGTAAGATTAATGACGCACTTGAGTCGTTAATCAAGCAAGTCAACGCTGGAACTATTGAACGTGTTTCTCCTGAAGTTACGAAGAACCTGGCTGCTGGTGCTCACGAGATGGCTTCACAGGTTGAGTACTTTGCAATTCATTACTATCGCTGTATGGCGATTTTGACTTCTGCTAGTCTCGTCACTGAGAAGCTTGCTCGTCGGTTGGCGTAAATAAAGACAGCATAAAGGCCAGGGAGTAATCCCTGGCCAATATGTTGGTGTTGCATTATTTTGCGTTTTTCAGGGTTTGTAGACTACCTGATGTGTTCAGTAATTTGAAGATGTCTTGTCGCATCGACTCATTACTTTCATATCGAAGCCAATCAGGCATGTATTTGATCAACCGATTAGCAACAATACGCATCTGAGATATGGTCAGCTTTTGACTACCTACCTCAGACAGAGTAGAACAATTAACACCAGCGCATTTGAGTTCTGCGGTATCAAAACCACCCCAGATACGAGTAGAGACCTGCATTGGGAATTTCAATGCATTTGTATTCTCACTCAGAGAAAACATTTCATTGATCTTTTCCAATGTAGCATTGTCAGGATCATGTACATCTTTGATGTACGCTGTCAGTGAAGACAGGAATATTAAACGTTTTGCTCTAGGCGTAAGGAATCTACCTAACATAGATCCAATAAACCGAGAAGGTCCCGTTCTTGCAGTCATCATGCGCCTGCCGTTGTCTTAGAAAGGGTAACCGTTTCTAAAATTAGTTTAAATGAAAAATGACTCTTCATAGAGAACTCCAGGATTATTGCAAATTGATAAAATTTAAGAACGACTACTCTTTCTTACCACTGACCAAAATCAGGTTAGAGTGCCGTCCTACCCAAATCCCATAATCGTCCACATTATGAACAACCGTAGCATACCGAATAGCCGTCGGTGATTCATTCCAAACGATAATCTTAACCACTGGGTTAGTGGCTTCGAGTCGTTTTAATGCATTACGTTCTGGGATGTCTATCCCAAGGGTGAGGTTAATAGCTACCTTTGTGTGGTGGGTATCAGCTTCAACCTTGTGACATTTATATCCAACAATGAACTCGTCTTTGAGCTTACGCTCGACGGTAGTAGCTTTTTTAGAAACTTTAGTCACTGTTGTATAGAAATGTTCAGTGACATCTGTCACTATACAATCTACCAAGCTATTGTTCCTATAATTAAGGAGCATTGCTTTGAGATCAGAGATAGATTCAATAACCCTGCTGGCCAAGAGTTGAGGTTTCTTCTCTTCGCTAATAGGTGTCTTATCAATGAATTCCAGGTTAGCCTTCCTTAGATCTGGTTGGACTAAGATAGCAGGGCCATAAGTTTCTAGTTCCTGATGGCGATTGCGAGTATAGAGGTTACTAAGATTAACTACCACAATCGAGTCATAATCACCAGTGAGTTGGCTCTGGTAAGAACGAATCATTTCAATAGGTGGTTCAGGTGTTTTGAGCTGAACCACTGCATAGCTTGCGTTTGAGCTAGCTACTCCTGGGAATTCCGAATCTTCACCTTCATTACCAAGGAAGTATTCACCCGGTACATGAGAAGCCTTAAGAGTATTGAAATACAACCACGTATGGTTCAGTAGCGGACTCTTGTTAGATTCAGTCTTCCAGTAACCTTCTGGTGCGTTCTTGATTATTTCTACTTTGTTGTGTCCGAATTCAGAATTGACCCGGCCAATAGTAGCGAGCTTATCAGCTTTGACATTACCAAGAATATCAGCGTGTCCTTTGACCCACTTGATATCAAACTCAACACCCTTGTTGGTCATCAAGTCAATCTTACCAAGGACTTCTTTCCAGTGGTCTTGATTAGGTACTGGAGTACCATCTCGGCGAATCCAGCGATTACGAACCCAGTGTGGTGACCATTCCTGAATACCCTTACGAACATATTCACTGTCTGTTTTGAGGACTAGCTTTTTGATAGGGAAATCACTAGCAATATCGATAACGTGTTTTGCAGCCAAGAGTTCAGCTACGTTATTGGAAGCCCGAATGTCGGTACACCCGTATCCATCGAAATACATAAGAGGAGTAACTTCTTTACCCTTCTTCGTGATATCTGTTTTCTCTACATATCCGTAGTCTGTTGGATAATGGGTAGGATTACCAGAACCCTTCTTTGGAGCAGCAAGGCTAAATAAATAGCCATGAAAACCCATCCCAATACTACCAGTCTTAGCCATGGCACTACCATCACAGTAAAATACCATTGCCTTGTCGGTATCAGCGGTGTCTTTCGTGTCTATCGTTTCAGTTGCACTCATTGTTTAATCCTTGGATAAAAATAACCAGACCACCGCAGCGGTCTGGCTTCTATCTCATTAGGCGTTATTATTATTTTTTCTCATTGCTACGATCTTGGATCCGGCCGTGTACAATACCTACCAAGGCTTCTACGGTAGCTTGCAGAGCGTTATTACGCTCTTTGAGCTCTTGGTACTTGATTACTTGTTCTTTGAGCCTAATCACTTGCAGACTTACAACGTAACTGCGTTTAAATAAGTAATAGTTTGCTGCCAAAGAACCAACGAAAACAGCATACATCAGGTAACGACCCACAGTACCGAGTTTACTCTTGGGTTCTTTATCTTTCTTGTGTCCGAATATCACATCACGGATAAACGGTAGAAACGCTAATAACACTTGAATCATGTGAATTTCCCTCCTTTAGTTTTTTAGCAGTTTACCATAGGTTTGCTAACAATGCAAGCTATTAGTTAAACTACCCCTTGTTGTTGATTTAAGAGAAGATCAAACCATGCTCACTGTAAAAGGCTTTATTAGCCAGCCTCAACTTGCGGACAATCGGTTTAACACCACCGCTCCTTTTGGAGAATTGTCGAGCTATGCTCGTACTTTCTCTAAAGACATTACTTCACACACCGACAGCCGATGGCCAAACACTGAGCTCGAACTCTTTGTTTGTAAGCTCAGCACCACAGGACGTGTTTCTTTAAGCACAGAATTTGCGGATCAAATCATTCAAATCGGTAAATGGATTTATGATCTGTCTGTAACGGCTACTCCATCCATGGGTCGTAATGACTTCTTAACGGCTTTCCTCAATCAGTTTCACGGTAATATTACTACTATCGATTGTGGTGCAATAAAGGTAAACGGTACTTCACGTATTCCTGAATGGGTGAGTTGGAAGAAGACTAGCGGTACTCATGCGGATAACTACATCAAGGTCTGGTTTAGTTCTACTTCGTTTGAGCGTGACTACGACGAATACGAAATCGTAGTTGTACCACCTGTGTTGAACGTAGATACGTTCTTCCGTCCTTACTCTGAAGTAGTGGCTGCTATCAATGCTCGGTCTATGCCGATGCTCATGGAGATCGTTCAGCAAGCTAAGCAAAAGAAGCCAGAGACTCTTTTGCGTGTAGAACCGATCCAATATGTGAATCCAGGAAATAGTGCTCAGGTCATTGAAACTAATTGGCCTGTCATTATTTATGGTCCTGCTGGTGATACATCTGATAACGTTAAGACTGCAATCATTACCTACATTCTGGCTAACAGTCTGGAGCCTGAGAATTCTTGGAAGATGGTTATTCCTGATCTCTTCCGTTCTACTCAGATGTATATCCTACCTCGCTGGGATTTGTTTGCTATTCCTAACCGTACTGACCGTGTGGGTATCTATTCACCCATTATGTCTCCGGTTCAAGCAGTAGCACTTGCGAAGATCAAGCTTCCAATGTTGCCTACACTACACATTGATCAACATATTCAACTTACTCACCATAAGTTCCGTAGTATTGGATTGATTGCTGTTGGTAGTACAGATAACAAGGATGCTAAGTACAAACTTACAGACTATGTACCTGATTATATTGCTGAGTCTTCGACTCATCAAGATTTTAATCGTCAAAATGAGAAAACCAAACAATGGACTATCATGATGGATCGTTTGCTTCAGTTGGCAGAGAATGCTACTGAACTGACGGATCTTCCGATTGGTGTTCGTAGGTTGCTTGTTAACAACAAACTCTTCTTGGCTCAGAAGTTTGAGAAGGTTGAATACTTGGTTGCTACTAAGGCTATTTATAGCTAAGGGTAGGTTTACATGCCTTATACGCCATCAATTAATCAAAGTGGTATCTTCAAGCTGAAACCACCCTTTGATAGTCTAGTGACTCCACAGGTAGTTTATACCTGTAGGTCATTACGCACTATCAATGACGTTCTTGCTTCTGGGGAACAACCATACGAGAAGTTTTATAAACCTCTTAGTATATCTGAGACAGATTTTAATAAGGACGCTAAAACCAATGCTTGTATTGTAGGCTTGCAAGCCGGTACTGGTGAATGGATTTACGTACCTGATTCATTTATTCTGTCTGCTCCTTCTATGAACGGTGTGAAGTATTCACCGATTGTATTAGGTGTTTCTTTGGGTGCTATTCCAGATAACTTTAATCTAGAAGGTTTAATCTCTGCTTTCAAAGACATTACAATGTCTACGATTGGAGTCGAGCCACAGATCAAAGGAATGTTAGTAGCACAACCAGCTATGATTGATCGAGATAAACACGAGCGTTTAGAGATTGCTCGTAAAGAGAAGATCAAACAAAACAAAACTGATTTTGTACGTGTGAAAGAACTCACCGATGAGACAGCTGTTCTTCGTTTGAAGATAGTTGAATTGGAAAAGTGGATTCTTAATAACGTGAGACGTTAACGGCATATTGGCCAGGGAGTAATCCCTGGCTTTTATGCTGATTAAGGAATCAATTTATCACTACCAATTTCAAGGAAGTATCCCTGACTATTGTAGTAAGTACGATAAGGCAAACTATTGTCTGTGGCAGAGTAGAGATTTTCTACAGCTACAGAGTTAGATACACGATTGAACTTGTAAGCATCATGAACATTCACGCACCAATGCCCGTCGTCATGTTGTTTCCAATACTCAGATACCTTACCAGTAGAAGTAATGAGTGGATACTTTGGTTCTTCATAAGCAATGAAGATACCCGGCATGTCATTATGTCGGATATAGTTCCGTTGTGTATAAATCTGTGGTGTATCGAGAATCACAAGAAACGATTGTTTCATTGTAAGATATTTGATGAAGTGCTCATCCTTGAAGAAGTCACCAATGTTTATTTGATCAGGACTAGCTACATTTACCGGTAACCCTAAAGAACTCATATCGATGTATTTGAGTGCTTCAAAATAACGTTCAACAATTGGTACATGGTTGAAGTCAATCATGACAACGTTATCGTTGATTAGTTTAAGACTGTTGTTGCCTGGTAAATAGAGATAACCACCAATAACAACCATCAAGGTTTTATTAGTTAAATTACGACCAATCTCAATATAGGCATTATGTTTCAGAAACGAATTCTCGTTCTGTTTATAAACCATAGCTTCAGTAATAGGAACACATTCGATTTTACCAATAGGTTTAAAGTTAATGAAACCTAATTGATTCTGTCGAGACTTCAGTAATGACTTACCACCATCGGGGATATAGCAATGAACACCATCGGTTTCTGTCTTATGAAAGAAACCATTAATAGATACTAAACAATTGTCATAGAACGATTGCATGTCTGTATTAGGTCTACTAATACGTACTTCTGTACGATCGCCACGAGTAGCATTATTGATAGGGATAGACCCAGGAGTCGTTATATCGATCTTGTACCCCGCTCTAAAGCCGTCAGAGTACTCAATACGCTTGGTTTGATACTGAGGAACATTAGGTACAGTAACTAGAGACGTATTACCTAAGTCAGTAAGAAATTCTTCTACAGTCTTAGATTCATTTCCATACTGTGCACGAAAGATCTCAAAATCAACATTAATTGGATCTACTAAGAAAGTAGAAGTAAGGGTTAAATACAGACTGCGATAGAGCCGGTATAATTGATTCATTGGAATAGCCGCAACATCTGCACTAACCCAACGACTGTTTGGCTGACTACTCACTCCATAAGCAGACACGAGACTGTACATAAAGACCTCTTTCAAAAAATTCTGTACTATTAAATAGTGTTTAGAGTTACCCAGAAAAGACACGACCAAATAGTATAGCTTGGCCAGGTAATTAGTAGTACCTGGTGCTTTGTGCTTCTTTACTGGATTACCTATCGATCATCATAAAGATTTGCTGAGGACCACATGAGAATTTCTACTTTTAAATGTTTAGAAAAGGAGCCTGCACGATGAGTACAGGGCAATACAGTTACGCTCTTGATCTTACGGGTGCTCAACCGGCAAATAAAATTACCGGTGAAACGCACACGATCTCTCCGATCAATGGGCGTAATTATCATTTTATTATTCCTACGTTTGCACCGTTCTTTGCAAACTCGATGAAACTCTTTCAGGTCGTAGGTGTCAATCAGATTCCAATGACTGAGGGAGTGGATTGGCATCCAGCACTGCAGTTCTCAGGAGCTACACTTGCTACTGCAAAACCCATCTATGGTGCTGTATCATTTACTAATCTCCAGTTTGCTGGTGATATCGTAATTGAATACCAAACCCTTGGTGGCGAATATACTTTAGATGTTCCCACAATGGTTCAGGTCATTGCTGACATTGTGTATAATCCTCGTGGTGCTACGTGGGAGCAAGTGACTAACTTGCAGACCATGTTCCCGCCAATTAACCATCCGTGGGATTTCAACGACATGGTTGGTCAGACCGAACTGATCCAACAACTAGGCCGTATTGAAGATGCCATTATTGGTAACGTAGGTACTGGATTAGAAGATCACATTCGTAACTTACTAAACCCGCATCGTGTTAGTAAGAACCAAGTCGAACTTGGTCTCGTAGAGAACTTCGGGCCAGCTACTAGTTTGCAAGCAATTGCCGGAGCTAGTAACACAACCTTGATTACTCCAATGACGCTTAAGGCTGCATTGGAAGCATATGGTTTACTAGACTTATCTGAACTGATTGCATTGATTCGTGGTCACGTCTATAGTGAAGAAAATCCTCACAAGACAGACAAACATCAAGTTATTTTAGGACAGGTTGAAAATCTGCCTGTAGCCTCTCACAGTGATATCCTTGGTAAACGTAAGGTTCGTAAATACCTAACTTTAGAAGGCTTGATTGATTACCTTGCTCTGTATGGTTGTTCTCCTAATGATGAAGAACCTGACTATCCACCTAAAGACGCATTGCTCTCTACTTATTGTTCTAACGTCAATAAGTTAGGTGTATACGCTACTGGTAGTGGTGGTACTTACGAGAAGATCATTGAGATCAATAGCCGCGATTGCGGTTATGTTCCTCCTCCTCCTATGCCTACTCATCCACAGCAAGGCACGTTACTGAATAAGTATTGTGTTGGTTACGATCAACATGCTACGTATGCTGACGGATATGGTGGTAGCTTTACTCGAATGATTGGTTTCAACTCTCCTGAGTGCGGTTTTGTTGGTGGTACTCCTCCGCCAAGCGGTTGTACTGCAGCCGGTACTATTCTTAGCACTCGATGCGAAGGTACTACTTTGGTGAAGGTAATTGCTAACGGCAGTTGCGGTAGCTACGAAGAACGTGTGGTTGGTAGCGATCAATGTGAAGATGAAACTCAATGTCCGCCAGCTGGCCAGTTGGTTTCCACTCAATGCGTTGGATTTAACTTGAGTGGTCAATATACTAACGGTAGTTGTGGTTTCTATACTGCTATTGTGGAAATGCGTAGTCTGGATTGTGGGTATGTAGCACCAACTGTTACATTCACTACGACTCCTACTCCGACATATACTGTAACTAATACTTGGACCAATAGCACTCCCACCTTCACAACAACACCTGGTGATGTTCGTCCTGCTCTGAGTATCAGTATTGCTAATGGAGGTTTAAGTGTTGGTCAACGCACTACACTGACTACCAACATTACTTCTTTGATGACTGGTAAGAGTTATACGGTTGTTTGGTATCGTAAGCACTTTAACCAAGGTACTTTCTCTCAGTACTATAATAGTGCTACTTTCACTGCTACTGGTAGTACTAACCAACTAACATTCAACATTGATAACAATGGTGATGTGACTCAAGGTAGTAGTGAGTTCAAGGCTGAGATTGTTCTCAATAGCAACCAAGTCATGCGTGATACGTCTAATATTGCACAACTGCAGTATTATGCTAACAAGGGCATTACGCTCACTATGAACAATAGTTCTAGTAGTATTACTGCCACTGTTTATGACGAAGTAGCCACCCGAATAGACTTCCGTGATTTCCCAATCACCGGAATATCTCCAATCAATCCTTCTATTAGTTATAGTGCTGAAATTACTGGTGCAGAAAACAGAACTGTAGGACCGCGGACTATTAACACTAATTCGTCAGGCGGTGCATACTTTGAATTTTCTAACACGACTCTTCAAAGTCCGAACATACGTGGTCAGATAAATTATCGGATTGTTGCTACTTGGAACGAGTTAGGTGGTGGTACACAAACTACTTACTCTAACTACGTCGCTATTAACTGGGTGTTATGATCACCAGTTTCCTCTAGGTGCTAGTGCTACTTTCGATTTGGCTAATCTCACAGCCACGGCTATTTACACTACTTTTCCACCAGGGAATGGTAGTGAAGGTGGTTTTGGTTAATCTATAATGTTCTTTAACTGAGAGTCACAGGGTTTGACCCCTGTGACTCTTATGTTTCAATATCCAATAAGGAAAACAATGCCATCTCCAATAGTAACGTTACCGCTAGACCTTACCGGTTTGAATGCGGTAAATAAAATTACTAACGAAGAGCACATTTTGGTTAATTCGAGTTATCGAATGATTGTTCCAATTTTCGGTGCCTTCTTTAAGGAAGGTCTTATTGTTACTGACAATGAGACACTCCTTACGCTTACTGAAGACCAATACGTTTGTATGGATCTTTACCAGAATGCTAGTTTGCGTGCTGGTAAGGAAGTCTTCAATACAATCATTATTACTGACGGTACTGTTAACCAGAGCGTTAGTATTACTTACCAAGCATTAGGTGGTGAGTTTTGTCGTGATAGAGCTGGTTTAATAGCTTGGCTTGAAGAACGCAAGGTAAACACAGATACGCTGAGTTGGGATATCGTTACAGATAAACCTAAACAATATCCACCGAGTGCTCACCATCACTTAATGGCTCACGTCTATGGAATGGAGTATCTCGTAGCAGGAGCTAAGCGAGTAGAAGACGCTATCAATATCGGTAGCTCTGAAACCTATTCTCGCATTGTCGATGCTTTGGATGATAAATTAGAAGCTAGTAGAGTAAACGCACACCAGCAAACAGATGCAGCTATTGCTGCTCGTTTGCAGTGGTTCTCTGGCACTAGTAATAAAGAAGGCATTAAGTTAGGGTTACTCAATAACTTTGCTCGTATGAATAAAGCTATTGGTGCAGCTATTGCTAAACCTAATTTTGATCCAGCTTCTTTAGATCAAGACTACTACTCCACTATTCTCGGTTTAGATGGTTTCAATGAAGAACTCCAAGAACAGCTTGTTTCTAGATTGACTACTCACATAGGTGATAATGCACCGACCTATGTAGATCCAGTACGTAGTAATCTGATCTCTTTACCAATTGGTGGTGTTGTTACATTGCCAACAATGAAATCAGTTACTGATGATGATAGAGAGATAGACATGTTTGTCTATCCAGACGATATCTCTGAAGGAGATGAATTCGTTGTTACAAAACTCAACGGTAATGAAAATAACCCAGGTGGTGTTTTCTTATCGTTTAATAAACGAACCAGTGATACTTACATTGGTCTACTGCGTGGTGCTGGTTGTGCTGAGAAGTTCTCTTGGAATAAACTTGTATTCGAAGGTGAACTCAGTGAGCTGACTAAACTCATGAACGATCACATCAACGATACGAAGAATCCACACAACTTGGATAAAGACGATGTGGATTTAGGTAAGGTTGAAAATCTAGAGGTAGTCTCTGAAGATGAACTCATCAATAAGAAGTCTGTGCGTAAGTACTTGACTCTTGATACATTGATGTATTTCATGAAAGCGTTCCTCACGAATGCTAAACCTCCACCACCTCCTGGTCAAACACTTGATCCAAACGCACACACGATGGATCAGTGCCAGATTATCTTTTCTAACTGTAAGAAGGAACCACCACCACAGGTGTGGCCTGGTAGAGATCAACTCGTTAAAACCTTCTGTGATGGTAATGACAAGTTTGGTAAATTTACTGATGGTAATGGTGGCACTTACGATAAGGTTATTGAACTCAATAGCGACGATTGCGGTTATCGCAAATATCCGGATCTCGGTACATTACTTTCAACTTATTGTTCTAACGAGAGTGGTGGAGATGGTGAGGAAGTACCTAGTGGTAATGCATTTACCAGAATGGGTAGATACGCTGATGGTTTAGGTGGTACCTATAATGAAGTAATCAAGATCAATGATCCTGATTGCGGTTATAAACCTTATCCACCAGATGGCACTATCATTGCTGTGTTCTGCTCTGGTGTAGATAAGATGACTCGGTATGCAGATGGATTAGGCGGTACGTATGACATGCCGTCTGAACTTTGGTCTCCTGACTGTATGTCAGAAGCACCACCAACGGAAACACCTACTCCTACTCCTAGTTTTGTACCAGCTGGTACAGTCCTGAGTCATTTTTGTCAAGGATTTAGTTATTATGCTCGCATTGCTGATGGTAATGGTGGAATTACTGAATCTTTAGTGGGTAATAATCACGCTAGTTGTGGGTATTTAGCGACTATGCCGACTGGTACTACACCTGGTACTACACCTGGTACTACACCTGGTACTACACCTGGTAATACACCTGGTACTACTCCAACCACTACTAATGGTCCTTCTTATAACAGAGTTATTAATCTGTCTGCAAGTAAAAAAACCATTAACTCTGGTGATATTGAATGGTTGAGTGCAAGCTTGAGTGGGTATGAACCAAACTCTAATGTAGAAGTAGTTTTCTATTTCACTAAAAATGGTGTCGAACAGGTTCTTGGCAGTCAGATAGTTACTGTTGGTACCACTGGTTCAAAGATTGCCTCAATAAATCTTGCATCTTCTTATTTCGCAAGTAGCGGTAGTGGGTCTTGGCCAGTAGTTGCTAAAACTCATTTGTCTGTTATTACTGTTGTTTCTAATTCGTTAACTATGACTGTTAATGGTTGATCTGGTACACCTACTCCTACTAGTACACCTACTCCTACTAGTACACCTACTGCAGGTTTTGTGTACGGAAACACACTAAACATAGTCTCCGGCACCACTGCTAGATTTATTACTCCAGATCCAAATATGCCGCATCTTCGTGTTATATCTACATCTGCAGATGAACCGCACAATGGTGTCAAGTGTATCTGGAGTAATAGTACTACTGCTCCTATTCCTGAAAATCTCAAATCTATCCTTTGGGGTCGCTGCCTTTGGTTCTTACCAGAAAATACATTTGGTGGTACCCATCCTAACTTTAATGAGATTTCTTATGGAGTAGGTGCTGTAATTATTTATAAAGCTGGTGGGTTTGCTTATTCATCCCTTACTGCTACTTTCGATTTTGCTAATCTCACAGCCACGGCTATTTACACTACTTTTCCACCAGGGAATGGTAGTGAAGGTGGTTTTGGTTAATCTATAATGTTCTTTAACTGAGAGTCACAGGGTTTGACCCCTGTGACTCTTATGTTCGTGTGTAATAATCCAAAAATACTTATGAATGTACGCTTGCCGAAACAAACTTCAATGGGACCGTGAGAAATGACTCAAACTTTAATTCGGTATGCTCTCGATGTTACTGGTATCAATAGCGATAACCTAGTGCAAAACGAGAGTCATACTTTAGCGGATAAACGGGTGAGAGCCATTGCTCCACTCCAAGGCGCATTCTACACTGCTGGTGTACGAATTCGTGATAAACGTGATAACCGTATTTTGATACACGGCATCGATTATGTCTTTGCCGAGCTTTATCAATCGCTTACCATCAAGTATGGTAAAGAGATTGTAGGTGTGATTCTAATCATCAACACCAACGTGAGTCCTGATGTAGATATAAACTATCAATGTGTTGGTGGTGACTTCACACGTTCAGTAGAAACACTGGTTGACTTACTCAATACTCGATCTGATGAAGATTTCAGTACGTCGTTTTGGGACATTCGCAATCGACCACCGGCTTTTGTCCCATCGCCACATTTGCATGATCTAGGTGATATCTATGGATTTGAGCATTTAGTCTTCGCACTCGAAAGAGTACGTAATGCGATTGTCTGGGCAGACTTGGTGGCTATCGATTCCATCATGACATACGTCGATGATTTCGTTGCTAACCTGACTCGTCTTATCAATCACCGCATTGATACCGAACTCTTAGATGCTATTTTGCAATTCAAGCGTTCTATCACTAAGGAGTACGTAGGTCTGGGTAAGGTAGCAAACTTGAGTACTGCTACTGAAGCTGAAGGCAGGCAAATTGCTAATCCTGATTTTGTATTGGTCTCTGGTAAAGAAGACAAATACATTGCTGTCCAGGCATTGATGGGTTTCAAAGAAATCCTTTATAACCAAATGGTCTCTAGTGGATTGACCAATTTGGGTAAGAGTTATGGTGTTATTTCTCTGCCATTGAAAACAGTGGTAGCGTCGTTGCCTAACGGATCGCGTATTCTTCTAGATACATTTGAAGCCATCAAGATTTCTAATTCACCAGTAGATAACGAAGTTTATCCAGATCCTACCAAAGCCAAGGATCGCTGGACTATCGTTAAGGTATCTAATAACCTACAAGACCGTGGTGGTGTATTGATGGGTCTGAACATGAATACAGGAGAGATGTATTCTGGCTTGATGAAGATTCTTCCTAATAGCTCTTCTATTACATGGACTCGGTATATTACTGAGAAAGATACTGAAAGTTTCTTAAATGCTCTTATTGAGCACATGGAAGATCCTGGTGATCCACACGAAACTAAGAAACATCACGTAGGTCTTGGTCTCGTAGAAAATCTAGCCATTGCTACTAAGGAAGATATTGTTTGTCGTAAACCCGTACGTAAATATGTCACCTTTGACGGATTGCTTTTATTCATGAAAGCATTCATGACTGGTGTGACAGCAATCGGAGATATTGAAGAAGACGAAGATAGTCCTTCTGCTGTAGCTCGTTACCAAATGATCTTCGCACCATGTGGTCCTTGCGTACCAGGTGCTAGCTATGTTACTCCACCACCAGTAATCACAGAACCATCTGTGCGTCCACGTGGTCAGTTACTTACTTCTTACTGCATCGGCTTTAAGCGCATGGGTCGATACTCAGACGGGTTTGGTGGTTCTTACGAGGAGGTCATTGCTTTGTTATCACCTGAATGTGGATATAACGATAATGATAGTCCACCGCACGGTACATTACTCGAACGCTATTGTGTTGAATTCGATCGTTATGGTAAATACGCTGATGGCAATGGTGGTTTCTATACAAGGGTATTACAAGTCAACTCTGTTGATTGTGGGTATATTGCTAACTATACACCTACGTATGAAATTCGTGAAAGTGGTGGTGATTCTTTCTTGATTGGTTTGGGTTTTGCCTTTACTGATACAATTGATCCAGCAGCTACTGTCACGATGTATGATGAATCAAACAACCCACTATGCATGATTTATCCAGCATCAACACCTAATCACAGTGTTCAAATCCGTGATCTTGATAACACGATTATCGGTTATGCCGTTAATCCTGTTACTCCTTAAAGAGATTTTATAATGTCTGGTTATTTTGTACTTAAAGACGCCATTACTGATGACTTGTTACGTGCTATATCTGAACAAGCACCACAAGTTGGACAATTAGAAGAACTCCTAAGTCGTGAAAGCAATTGTGATTATAAAGCACAACTCATTGATGACTTACAAACGGAGGCTAATCTTTACACTACTATTTATAATGATGTTCGTAGAAGCAACACTAACCCTACGACTCTACCTCCTGCTAAACGGTATTTTATTAATACCAAGGAAAGTGCTATTAAATCCACAGGGGACCTAGTCCCTTGTGGTACTACTAAAGGAATAATGATTAACAAAGGAGTAAGAGATCTCATTACTTCTCATGAAAATCTTGATGATACTTTCCTACTTGACGAAACCTTAATAGATTCAGGCACTTGTAAATTCAGTTTTACAGATACTGGTAAGTACATCATCAATGTAAAATTAGCTCTTGGCATTGGTGGCACTGGATCACCATTAGGCGTAGGTCATCCTACTCCAGTGTTTACAACACCAGCTGATGACAATACACACCAAGCTAATGCATCTTCTATTCCTGTATCTGTTGTTATTCGTTTATGGAAAACTGGCGGAGTCATTGAAAACCATACACTGACAACAGTTAACTTTTATCGTAGTAACATTTCTGATTTTGATATCTTTCATGTCTTTGGCTCTCTTAGTTTTACTACTGCATCATCTGGAATGGATATTAATTCCGTAACAAATGCTCAGATGTTTATTACTGCTGGAAATAGCATTGCTACATTTAGTGGTGCTAATCCAAACGTATATTTCGTAAAACAAATATCTGCTTTGTCGCCACTGATTGATTCCTCCAATTACTTAGAAATGATTAAACTGTAGGAACAAAGATGTCACAATTCTATAACTTAATTAAATATACTCAAACTGGTAGGGGGTTTCTACAAGAACTCCAAGCTTACGACCAGAATCCAAACGACATCCATCCGATTAGAGAACACATGAAAGAAGCGTCTGAATGTAGTCCAGACCTTTTGTTTCCTGATCCAGATCTCGAAACTATGATGGATGTTTTTACTGATCTTACTACAGACCCGCATGTAGTCGACGCATTCATTCCTCTGAAGGAACCAATGCCTAGTGCTCAATATGGCAGTAGGAGCACCATTCGGTATCAGTTTAATGAAGACTCAGTAGAAAATGGTTCTAGTAGTATTAATGTTCTTGGTAACACTGATGGCATTCCTACACTAATGACTGAAGTTGTGTATCCAACAATGTTTGACTACAACGTTGGAAACAACTCTAGTGCACAGTTTTTAATACCTTCTAATGCAGTTGATTTCTGTACAGTTGCAACTGGTGGTATCTATCAGTTCAATGGTCAGATTAACTTAGGTATACTTCCTACTAGTTACATTGGTGATTACACTAGCTTGCCGATAACGTTTCTAAATAGTACTCAAGAAACTTACTTTAATTATCGTGTCAATCTTTACCAATATAGTTCTGATGTTGATCCAGACGGTAACTTTGAAAACGATATTGTTACATGTCACACATTGGCAGTCGGTGCTTTTAGTGGTAGCAATATTCTAAAACTAGCTCGTAAGGCTAGAGGTTTTAGTATTACTCTTAGAGCCCATCAAGGAGATAAATTCCGTTTGGGTATTGAGCGCGGTAAAACTATTGCGTGGTATGACAGTACTATACAAGAATCTTTACGTTTAGTTAAGAAGGTTGACTTAAGTAGTAGTAACCCTACTCGTGATACTTCTAACTACATGGATGTAATTTGTTTACTTGGTGAACGCCCATTAGCGTAATTGCACCATAAAAGCCAGGGATTGCTCCCTGGCTTTTATGATAGATTATTTTAATCCAAAAATACTTATGAATACACAATGGCCGAATTAAATTTCAATTGGACCGATTAAATGACTCAAACTTTAATTCGGTATGCTCTCGATGTTACTGGTAATAACGTAGATAACTTAATACAGAACGAGAGTCATACCTTATCTGACAATAGAGTGCGGGCCATTGCTCCACTCCAAGGCGCGTTTTTTACGGCCGGTGTACGGGTACGAGATAAACGCGACGATCGCATTCTCGTGCATGGCATTGATTACGTTTTTGCAGAACTCTATCAATCACTTACCATTAAATATGGTAAAGAGATTGTGGGAGTTATCCTGGTTATTAATACTACTGTAGGTTCTGATGTAGCGATTGATTACCAATGTGTTGGTGGTGATTTCAGTCGTTCTACTGAATCATTAGTAGATCTTTTAAAAACTCGTTCAGCTGAAGACTTTGATACTCTATTTTGGGATATACAAGACCGTCCTTCAGCTTTCGTACCATCACCACACTTACATGACCTAGGTGATATCTACGGTTTTGAACATCTGGTATTTGCTTTAGAGAAAGTCCGAAATGCTATCGTTTGGGCAGACGTAATAGCTATCGATTCAATCATGACATACGTCGATGATTTCGTTGCTAACTTGACCAGACTTATTAATCATCGCGTAGATACTGAACTGCTAGACGCTATCATGCAGTTCAAGAGGTCTTTCACTAAAAACTATGTAGGTCTTAGTAACATACTTAACTTTGGCACTGCTTCTGAAGAAGAAGAAGGCAGGCAAATTGCTAATCCTGATTTTGTATTGGTCTCTGGTAAAGAAGACAAGTATGTTACCATTAAAACCTTAATGGGTTTTAAGGCTGTACTTTACAATCAGATGGTTTCCAGTGGTTTGACCAATTTGGGTAAGAGCTATGGCGTACTAGCACTTCCGCTGAAGACAACTATACTTTCATTACCTAATGGGGCACAGATACTACTGGATTCTCTACAGAATATTAAAAACTCCAATTCCCCCATAGACAATGAAGTCTATCCAGATCTTACTAAACAAAAAGATCGCTGGGCTATTGTTAAGGTTTCAAATAACCTACAAGACCGAGGCGGTGTCTTGATGGGTTTGAATATGAATACCGGTGAAACATACTCAGGCTTATTGAGTGTTCTTCCAAATGGCTCTTCTATTACTTGGAAATGCTATCTAACTGATAATAGTACTCAGGGGTTCCTCAATGCTCTTATCGAACACATGGAGGATCCTGGTGATCCTCATAAAACCAAAAAGCAACACATTGGTTTAGGTTCTTTAGAAAATTTAGCTATCGCTACTAGAGAAGACATTGTCTGTCGCAAGCCATTGCGTAAGTACATTACTTACGATGGATTACTTCTTTTCATGAAAGCAATCATGACTGGGAAAACATCTATTGATGATATTGCTGCAGAGGACACTAGTCCTGCAGTAATAGCCATGTATCAAAGAATATTTGCTCCATGTGGTCCTTGTGATACCGGTGGTGAATATAGCAATGTTCCTATTCTTCCGCCTACTGAACCATCTGTGCGTCCACGGGGTCAATTACTTACATCCTATTGTATTGGTTTCAAACGCATGGGACGTTATACAGATGGAGCTGGTGGCTCTTATGAAGCAGTCATTAACCCATTATCTAGGGATTGTGGTTATAACGATAACGATAATCTTCCATCAGGAACACTGTTTGAAAGATTCTGTGTTGAATTCGATCGTTATGGTAAATATGCTGATGGCAATGGTGGTTTCTATACTCGCATATTGCAGGTCAACTCTGTTGAGTGTGGATTTGTAATAGAAACTCCAGCGCCAACACCGGAACCAAATTTCGGTACTGATCTAGACATTCTAGTATTTGACTCTAGTATGAACGAATTATCGCCAGTGGCTGGCGCTTCTGTTACAATTGACGGTGTTACCAAAGTCTCGGGAGAGGATGGTAAGGTACTATTCAGTAATCTCACTATCGGTGAGACTTACACAATCACTGCAACTAAAGCTGACTTCAATAACTATTCTTTAGAATATACAGTTTTACCTGGCATCAATACTTTAGATCTAGGTTTAGTAAAGATACTCGAAGAAAATGAATTCAGAGTTGTACTGACATGGAGTCAAGAACCTAGCGACTTAGACACGCATTTCTCATTCCCATTAAAAAGTGGTGGTAGAGCTAGAGTTTGGTATGATAATCTGACTGTACCAAACAGAGCTTCTTTAGATGTAGATGATACAACAGGCTATGGTCCTGAAACTACTACATTCTTTATACGCAATCCAGATACGAATGCCGTAATACCTGGTATTTATAAGTACAGCGTACATCACTTTAGTGGTTCTAGCAATATATCCAATAGTGGTGCTATTGTCAGACTTTACTTGAGAGATGGTTCTATTCGAACATTTACACCACCTTCAAACATCACTACTGGAACTGACACTGTATGGGTAGTGTTTGAGCTCACTGTCAATCCTGATGGTACTAGTACAGTTCTTGCTATTGACTCTCAGTACATCGCTAGTGCTAGTAATGTAACTTAACTTTAACTACAGCATAAAAGCCAGGGTTTATTCCCTGGCTTTTATGACGACTACACAATAGTAACGTGTCGGTTGTAAACACAGTCCTTAGGAAGATTAATGTTATCAGGACAGATTACACAAATCTCAGTATTGGACAATGCACCATACTGAACTACATCATGACTAATCATGAATAATTGAGTGAAAGCTTCTTGTTCCATGATACTATTGATAAGTGTAATGGTAGAGGCTTTGTGAGATGGATCCATGGAGTGACCAAACTCATCTAGATACAAAGGAAACTCTCGCAGATGCAAAGCTTTCATAGCGTTAATTCTAAACGCCAAGTCTACAACCTCAAGCATTGCGCTAGAACCCTTAGAAATATCATCTCTTATATTGTCAGGAGTATTCACCATGACTGGGAAACGATAAGTCAGATCTAACTTCTGACTATCTTCAACACTACAGGGTTGAACAATAAGAGGATAAGACCAAATACGTTTAATGAGGTTATTCATCTGACGAATAAACAACTTCATAAAACCAAACAATCCTTCAGCAATAATACCTTCTGTAGGAGAGAGTTCTTTCAAAAGAATCTTCAGGCACCTATCTTGATTTTCCATATGGATAATGTTGTTTTCAATATCCTGGATAATTCTCAATTGATTGTCTGACTCTCTCAATGCCTGTTCCTTACGAGCAAGAACAGATTGTATTTGACGAATAGCTGAGTTATAAGCATCTCTACGCATTGTCTCAATGCTGTTGTCTAGATTGGTTTTAGATTCTACTAAGAGTTTTTCAATATTATTTTTCAGGATTTCAATGCTATTGAAATCCGATAGAATTCTATTGAGATTATTTAGCTGTGTAAGAGATTCCTGATGTTCATTTTGGTTTTGCTCGATCTTCTTCTCTATTTCTTCTTTACGAAGCTTAACAGTATTGAAATCCATACCAGCAGTTTGTTCAGACAGACTAATCAGTGATTTTAATTCGTTGATCTTTTTCTCGATCTCGTGAATCTTAATCTCGTAATGGATATCTACTGTGTAAGATTCTAATTGCTGAAGGATTTGCTGAGGAGCAGTAAAGATATACTGATTTAGATTAATGTGTTCCCAGAAGTCCGTAAGAATAGGCCAGTTCTGAGTAACACGAATATATTCTTTATAGTTTTTGAAGTATTCTCTAATTTCTTCAATGCCTTTATCGATAGTTTCAATCTCTTTAGAGACAGTAGTCTTATCGATATTGAGTACTTCGAGTTGTTCTTCCAGATTCTTAACAGCTACAGGATCATAATTCTTGATCCAGGTGTGTTTACAATTAGGACAAATTGTTTCAGAACCTACCTTAAAACTATTGTAATGATTGAGCAAATTGGTTTTATCTTGGATTTGCTTATCTATTTTACTCAGTTCTATACGAGTAGTTTCCTGCTTGATTAGTAAGACATCCATAGACGCCTTAGAATAGTGTTTATCGGGGTTTGTAGGTAGAGTTGGTAGAATGTTACTCAACCACTCTTTAACTGTCTCTAGGGCTGTTTTAACCTGTTCTGGTTCAGACTGTACATTCAGTTGTAAACCCCGTTTAGATAAAAGCTCTAATTGCTCTTTCTCAAACTTAGTAATCTCTACATCAATGTTAGCTATGTTCTGAGTATGAGTTTTCTCAAGACTATCAAAAGACCTAGAAATTTCTTGATGCTCAGTAAAATACTGAGTACTCAAAAGACTGCTGACTTTAATCTTAGCTTTGTATTTATCAATGTCGTCTTGGACTACTTCTTTAGTCAACCCCTTGTCCTTACTGACAGATTGGATTTTCTTGACTAACTGAGTTCCTAGCGTATTGAGTTTCTTATAGATATCTTGTCTAGCAGCATCTAACGAGTTAATATCAAGCTCTACAGGTTTGCGATACTCAAGCATTGCATTGAGTACTTCATGAATCTCATTAGTCTCTTGCCTGAGTGCTTCTATTTCAACACTCGGTAGAATCTTAGCAGTCTCGGTGACTACACGTTTCTTAGCTAAACGTAATGCACCACCTATATCGTTAAAACGATCTTTAGTTCTGTTGTATAACCCTACAGCGTATTCGTAGTCTGTATCGGCTAATCTCATAAACCATTCACGGCGTTCACTAAACTTCATACTGCTAAAAGCAGTCTTACCTAAAGCGAGCTTAAATATTTCAGGAGTGAGTCGAAAGAACTTCTTTACCAAATCCAGTTGAACAGTAACAGTACCACCTGGGTTGAGTTCTTCTGAGTCTTTCTTGAAAGAGTGGTGATCTTTCTTACCAAACGTAGATGTGAGTTCAAAACTACTACCGTTATCAGATATCCAAATCTGTTTTGATCCTTCTTTCAAGTAATCTTTTGGATCAGGAGGCAATGGTGAGAGTTCTGCCATTACGGAAGACTTACCACTTCCGTTAGTCCCGATAACGATTTGTATAGTTTCTTTCGGTATGAAAGTGAATTCAGTAATCTGGTTTAGCTGGAGACGTTTATAGTGCTTAAGCACTAGTTTTTGTATCTTCACAGTGGATTCCCTAGCTTTTAATAATCATACCGTTGATAGGTTTAATAAAAAATCCTCAGGAGTTTCTTAATGATTCCACACTTGTCACAATTTCAGTTTTATTCATTAGGAGTCGTAGCAGCCAATAAGAAACCCACTAGTCGGTTTATTGAAGTCTCTCCTATGGAAGAGACTCCTATGTTTGATGGTGAAATTACTGACCATACCGAAATCTATAAGGCTGAAGGTAAGTCTACTGAAGATGAAGAATTCAAAGTAGAGATTGAAACCACAGCCAGTATCAAAGCTGAATGGATTGAGTTAGGTAACACGAACCGAATGACTGCGCCAGATGTACGACGTGGTGAAGTAGTAGCCATCTATCGCTTTGGCGATAGCGATGAGTATCGCTGGGTGGACCTAATTACTGATACCAAGCTTCGTAGGTTAGAAACGGTTGTGTGGTCATTCAGTAACATGCGTAAAGAGAACGAGAAGTTCGATGCTAAAACATCTTACTGGGTTGAAGTCTCTACCATGAAGAAATACATTCATATTCACACATCTAAGAATGATGATGAACCTTTTGAATATGATGTTCAGATCAATACTAAAGACGGATGTGTAACTATCAAGGATGATGACGGCAATTCCATGGTTATGGATTCTGCTGAGAGACGAATTGAGTTACACAACAAAGATGATTCTTTCCTGAGAATAGATAAACGAATCATTACTTTAGAATCCAAGGATAAGATTATTCTTAATACCAAGGATATTGAATTTAATGGAAATAAGTCTATTACTAGTAAGACTATTGACTACGCTATCAAAACCACTAACTACAAACTGAATACCACAGATTACAAGGTTAACGCTAGTAAGTGGAACACTGACGTACCTCGTGCTGTGTTTAGTAACGACATCCATGTTGGTGGTAGTCAAACCACTGTGGGTAGTTCTGACAATCACCATAGTCACTAACCAAAAAAAAAAAGAACGACATATTAGCCAGTACTACCGTAATTGGTAGTACTGGCCTTTATGCTGTAGCTTTTTAGCTATGTTTGCTGATCAAGTAAAAGTCATGACCAATCAATCCCCGATGGATTTCAAACACAACGTCATCTGCACACACAATGTAATGTGCTGCAAAGCCGATGCTGTTACGCTTTTTGAGCAGTTCAGCGTCAAGGATTGTGTTGCTTACAAAGTTGTAGAGCACTGGATGGATAGATTCAATGATGGCACCAGGCAAGCCAGGAACAAGTTCCAGCTTGAGTTCACTTGAGAGGATATCCAGACAAGTGATAGTCACTGCATATTCGGGACCATACACAAAGGGTTTGTACTTGGTATCGATAGCAGTATCTGCTGAAGACAAACACACTTCATCAGGATCATCAGACGAACTAATGTTCAAATACATCTTGATGAAATCGCTCTGCATATTCAACAACGCAGTCTGGTAGAGATCACCATGATCAGTCTTGATGACATCGAACGCTGGTACGATATCATACATGAACGAATCAATGGCAAAATCAGGAAGACTCATCTTGAACCGGAATACCGCATTGATTTTACTGGTCAAGAAAGTATCGAGCTTTCCAACCAATTGAACCAACTCAGGCTTAGAATTGATATCTTCAAATGCGATACGCATGTCTTTCGCCACAGCGAGCAGGTTTTTATATTTACCCAACTCATTGATGAAAGGACGATAGTCACCAATTGTAGCGAACTCTTTTTGCAGTATTACATCTACACGAAATGCTGAGCACTGGTAATTCTCACCCATGATGCTCTTTTGCAACCAACGTGCACTAAATACAGCACAGCTTAGATTCTGACATCTACCGAGTACATCTGACAGATACTGAACGTTTTCACCCACTAGAACGTCTTTGCGTTCTTCGATGGTCTTTCCTGCTACTTCATGAATAGCACTCACAACGTTACTCAAAGAGCTCTCAATCGCAGCAGCGCGGCTGATATGCATTGGTGGGACTTGCTTGAGAACCATCGCGTTCGTGATGATCTGATGTTGATTGCGGTCCACTTTTTCTCCTTCAGTTAAGATTTTATCACCATAAATAACTTCGATAGCGCCAGTTTCGTCGTTCTTACTGATGGTCTCTACCAACATGTCAGTTTCAGAATTGAGAACTGGGATATAACGCTGGTCTGGTACTGGTTTCCATTTCAACGGTTGTACCATCCCCGCTTTGTTATCGGGTTGCGTTGTTGAAACTGGCGTAGTATCAGGATACTTCATCATCGGTTTGCTAAACGTCTGAGTCTCTACAGTCTTTTGCTTAGCTTCAGCCAGATACCCATAGTTCTTCCCAGTCATAGTACTCACAATCGCATTGTTTTGCGATGGTGCGTTGACAGGAAAAATACCAGTGGTATTGACACCCACTGCAACATGAGCTGGATTATACTGGAAGTTACCAGCATTACCACCCACTGATCCACCAAACGCAGGAGCAGCACTACGAAGCGCTTCCGTCTGTTTAACGGTATTGATTTGTGCCAGCAGTTGCTGGTAGTTGTTAACCGTGTTAATGGTTTCCTGTTGCAATTGTGGTTGCATGGATGCCATCAATTGTTGGTTATTAACAGCATGCAATGCACAACGTGAGCGTACCACCAGTTCAGTAGCTGAGCTAACCAAGTTACCCCAAGTATTGCCAGTCTGGAACATAGCCAACTTAACGTAGTCGACTACCTCACTCATTGCCTGTGGGAGTTCTTGGTTATTGAAGTCATTCTGACCAAGCACATTGTAGTAATACGTACGTGCAAAGTTAGTCTGAGCCATAGAACTGGCAGTATTGATGATGTCGGCAATGATTACCGGCAAGGAGTTGTACAGTGCCGGATCCTGCGTGTAGCCTTGTGGGATAAAACCCGCTACCTGCTGAGGACTAACAGACACTGGCCTAACTACAAGAGCGTTAAACGGAATACTCATTATCTTCCTTCCTTCTTTTACGGGGTTCTTAGTTTCGTTTAATCATGGCAGAAACCTCATTCAATAAATGAATGCGGTCGGGGTTCTGCAGTACTTTACCATTCGGATCGAGTCTGAGGTATGGTGCCACACGACTATCACCTGTTGGATTACTCTTAGGGAGATTGGAGAAATTACCAACCTCAGCAAATGACACATGCAAACGTTTAGCCTTATCACTCAATGATTCAAGGTCATCACCTTTATTTCCACCAGCATTCTTGTTCTTCTGGGGAACCATCACTGTCGTAATCTTCAGGAGCTTGTTATCTCCCGAATAACTCATGTTACTCACACCAGTTGGTTGTTTGGTGAGGTAAAAGATTGACTTTGGCTTGATATACATGTCCATCAATTTAACGACTTCCTTCTCAGTCAATCCCTTAGCTGCAGCTGTCTTAAGCTTGAAGTAGAAATTGAAGATAGCAGTCGTCATTGGTAAGAACGTATCGTAGAGTACCGAGAGTTCCTTATCGTACAATGAATTAGTACGCTCTGGTGCTTGCATGATCCACTCATTGAGTTTTTCTACCGCAATTGCAAAGAACTGATAGATATCACTACAAGGTAGATTGATCATCTCGAACTTAGGCTGAGTCAGTGTGTCCACGTACTCATCTAACGATCGGATATGCGCGTCAATGTCGTCATGCAGACGACCCTCGCTCAACTCGTTTCCGAACAAGAGCAGACCCATTAGAGTCTTCCAAATACGAGTACTATTCACATACTCTGGAGAAATGCGATACGGGAAATGATCAACTGTGTAGAAAAAGCCAACCACCAAAGACTTCACCATTGGTGTAAAGTCTTTCTTACGGATAGCTAACTTAATTTTGGTAGGCTCATGATAGATACGACTACCAGTAGCTTTACCAACAGAGAACGAATAGGTGCTGCAAATCACCCACTCATTTGGTGGATAGTTCTCAGGGATAATAGCATGCGTACCAATTACTGGCAAGCAGTTACCAAACCTCTGGAACATCTCATCAAAACCATACCTGCATAGCAAGTAATGGACAAGTGTCGTTTTAGCGTTAGAGACTTTCTTTTGTTTTCTCTGATCTTTATTGACGTGATAGATCAAGGACCATGCAACAGATTCAGTTTCACGTACACCATCAATTGCAAAGTTGTGCTTGATGCGACGTATAGTGAACTTGTCACGCAGTAGACGCACAAAGATATTGTCATCTTCATACGACAGAATAATGTCTGAGAGTACTGGGGAAATAAAGAATCTCGAACCACCCAAGACAATAGAACCAGCCTCACCCACAAAAGGTAAGTAGATATACTTCGGAGGAAGGTCTTTACCTTCATACCGAAAGTTAAAACGCACTAGACTAATATCGCTGCGGGCAATATCGACTACACGTTTGTTATTTTTCTTTCGTGGTTCATCGTAGAACTCTTCAAACGGTGTGCACTTACGACAATTGACATAAGTTAGACCAGGCGGAAAATCCTTAGAGATACTTCGAAAGACGCTATCAATGTACTGCAATGCAAACGGAATATGCTTTACTGCAAGACCATTAGCGATGTCTGGATTCATTTGAGGAGTATCCTCACGAACCCTATCCAGCAAGAATCTGTCCATTGATTTCCCTTCTTTTAAGTTTACACTTAGGTGTAAAAATTACTTACTGCCGAATAGCTTTACGGCAATAGTAATTAAACCACCTATACCAATTAGTATCGCTGGTAAAAATTTCACTATCTCGCTGGAGTCTTTGCGCTGAGTACTGCGCTCTTCGTAGTGATCCTTTCTGTGATGACTCCTATCATCGTACGTATCTTTACGTATCACAGCTCTAGCGTCGAGCTGGTCCTTTAGAAAAATAGCTCTTTCGTTTAACAAATGCTGTTGCCTTTCTGCATTTTCCCTGAGTATGAGTTTTTCTCGCTCATGCTGGTCGGTCAATGTTTTTAACACAGCCTCATTGTGACTCAACTTGTTTTGCAGCTCAAACTGGGTCATTCGGTGTTGGTGATCCATTTCTTTGATTGTCTGGTCATTAACAATCTTAGTGGATTCCAATTCTTTTTTAAGCACCTGGTTAGTATGCTCAAGGGTTTCTAGTTGTTCCTTACGAACTGTTTTGATATCTCCGGCCGCAAGCGCCTCTTCAGGCGTGCGGTACAAGTTCAACTCTGATTCCATCTCCTCAAGTGAATACGTTTTCTGCGTTGCTCTAGGACGGGCTAAGTCTAGAGGATCTCTTTCCAGTGTTGTTACATACACACCGGGTGGTCGTCTGATATCTTTCTTTGGATGAACTATAAAGACTTTATTCGAAATAGCTACGTATCTAGGGACCAAAGGTACGTCACCTTCAATCATCTCAAATTGGATACAAGCATTGGCCGTAGGATCAGTATCGTGCTGATCGTAAGGAATACGCGACATGCGTGCAGCATCCGGATGATACGGATGTGGAGGAGCAGATAGGATATCGAGCTTAGAGACAATCATGTCACGACCACGATGATAAACACTGCTTCTGTCGAAGAAGTCTTTAGCTTCAATAACGTGATCAATAATAATTACTCGGCAAATCCTGTTATGATAATTATTGGAAATACTGTTTTGTTTCCTGATATCCCACTCAGCCTTGATCTTTTGGATCAAGTGATATTTGTTCTCTGGAAGACCACTGAGGAAAGTATCAATAGTGTCCCAGCAACTTGCATCAAATGTGATGTGTTGACGGATAATGAAACAAGGCTGAAACCGATAACCTTTAACTGGTGGCACCACATGACGCATGCCGTTACGGTCAACGACCGTTAAAGAGTAGGAGAGGCTGTTAATAAACGTTGTCTTGAATTGCACAGGTCCAACGAATACCTCTTTAATATCATCTGGTCCGCAAGCCGCCAGATGTCCATCACCTTCGTGTTGGAAAATGTCGACTGCAGTATTATTAAACATTTTTGTTAATCCCCTTTTCTTTTTGTATACTACTGAGCTATACCAAGAAGATGATATATCACTGAAATAGTTTTAACTATTAAATGACGTGAAGACGGCATAAAGGCCAGGGATTACTCCCTGGCCTTTATGATGTATCCAAATCAAGGATCCGAAGATCCAAGATTTAAGGATTAAGGAACTTCATGGAAGTCGATAGAGGTCTTGGTAGAGACCACACCCGGAATACCGGACACTTCGACCATACCCATGATAGGCACGTTCACGATGTGACGGAAACGTGGCTGCACGGTCAGTTCCTTGGAGATCTGGCCGGAACGCGACACTGGGATCACCAGAGTCACTTCAGGAGACCACAGCATGTTACCGAAGTGCATCGGGTTCAGGCGGTTCTCACCACCGGTGGGGTAACCCAGAGCGATCACCAGCTTGCCTTGCATGCGCAGGTCAGGCGAGGTCACAACCTTGTACTCGAAGTCAGGACCAGCCATACGCTGATCACCGTCGACCATCAGGTAACGAGCAGTCATCGGGTCGGTACCGACCATGATCACAGGGTTACCTTCAACGCCAGCAGCCTTCGAATCCACCACAGCTTGGAAGCCAGAGTCACGGAACAGGCGATAGCCAATGTCACGGATCTTGTTCACCAGCACGGCTTGGATGTCCGAGTTCTTTTCATGCGAACTAATGCTGTTGATCACAGCTTGCACGTCAAGAGTTTCACCGATGAAGGTGGGTTCCACCAGCATGCGAGCCACGCCAAACAGATCGGGAGCCACAGCGCCATTGACGCGGTTGTCCACGAATTCCTTCAGATGACCAGCGGTAGAGAGCAGCGTCGAGACGGCTTCGTTAGAAGTACGTGCAAACGTTGCAGACACCAGACCAGCCAGATCAGACGTATCCGTTTGTGCATCAGCATTAACAGGACGCAGAACCGACAGAGGACTACGCAGTGGCACAGCCCAAGTTTGGTTGTAGTACGTCGTATCCAGCAGTTGACCGCGTTGACGACGGTTCAGGTTGGTACGGTAAGCCTTCAGGTCGTAACCGATAACGGTTGCGTTGAAAGCAGCCACGATGTTCGATGCGGGAGCAGCATTCAGCGGCAGAGCATTGCCGGTCGTGGGATCAATGATGCTAACGATCTTGATTTGGTTACCGAAGACTTGGGTGTTGCCCAGTTCAACGTTGGTATAACCAGTCATGTCCAGAGCAACGTTCACCACCAGGTCACCAGTGACGACACCAGCCAGAGCAACCAGAGCGCTACCATCAGCAGCCTTGGTGTTCTTGTTGATCATCAGGGACTTCGTGTTGAAGTTCAGGTTCTGACGCTTGTAGTTGTCTTGCGACGAAGCCACAAAGTTGCTCAGAGCCAGACCGTCCACGCGGAAGCGCAGCACGTCTTCATCAATGCCGTTGACAACCTTCACGTACACGTTCAGCAGGTGAACAGCGGGATCCAGAGAATCCGTGGTATCCATCAAGCCGTTAGCCAGCAGTGCGTCGGTTTGCGACAGACCCAGCAGATCCAGTTCCACACCAACAGCCAGAGGCGCGGTATTGATGGACTCGCCTTCGAGCAGCACGGGAGCAGGAGCCACGTCACCAGGAGCGACGAAGTTAGCAGCCGATTGAGCGCGATGAACGGGGATGACACGGGTCATTTCGTTCTTCAGCAGCGTGCTATCAATCATAGCGCGAACGATGTTGCGCTTGTTGTAGTTAGCCAGCGAACCATTCACGTCACGCTTGAAGTCGTCGTACACTTGGACCAGACGGATCGAGACAGCCACGCCAACGTTGTCGTTGGAGACGGTCACCGTCGGGAAGAACAGTTCGCCGAATTCATTCTGACGACCAGCCAGGAAGTTGTAAGCAACCGAGTACACGACTGCGTTACGGTTATCCTTCTCGTCGTATGCTTCCATAGCAGGCAGACGGGTGGAGGATGCATCTTGCAGGCCTTCCAGACCAACGAAGGTCGAGAACTTATCGTTCGTGCCCTTGACAGTCACGGGAGTAGACAGGAATTGCTGGATGTTACCAGAGACCATAGCGGTCACGGTAGCAGCGTCGCATTGCGAGCTAGAGAAGCTTTCCAGACCCAGGGTCGTAGCGACACGCTTGAAGCTGTCTTGGAAATGTTCAACGGCGGTCGAGAGTTCTTGACGCTGGGAATCGTCAACCGATTCCATGGCCAGAATGCCGGAGATAGAAGTACGCTGGACAACGCCAGCGCTGGTGTTGAGCTGATCCTTGATGGCCGAGACCACCTTACCTACGCTGCTTTCGTCACGCGTGGGACGCAGCACCTTGCTAAACAAATTCGACATATGTTGGTTCCTTCAATTGAAAGGGAAAAGTTCCAGAAAATGGACGAGAAAAAGAGATTGCAGAAAAGCGCTTTTTTGGAATCACCCACTCAGCGAAATCAGTCAGCTGCGCGCAGATGTTCCAGATAGTTCTGGAAAATAGGCAATGCAGAAACCTCATGCGATTCGTGGTATCCATAGAATAACTTAAGAATGTCTCGGCAGCAATCTAATGCTTTCGCATTATCACGCATATCTTCGACAAACCCAGGCTTGATTACAAAAGCAAATGCCTCTCTCTCAAAATCAACAATACCGTAAGACTTACCATCTTGAGTCATTTCCGTATACGGATTGCGCTCAAGACGCTTACTGGTACTACTGATTATATCCTCGCTATACGACAGAGGAACCACGACAGAAACCAGCTCTGTCTTTTCGTCACTAGAACGGGTTTGTTCCCAGCTGCTGAGCAAGTAGGTATTGACAGCGGTTTTGAAGAGGTCAATCTTGTCGGCTCGCTGAAGGTATAAAAAGGCGCTTAGATCTTCAACCGACATCAACCCACGCATTTTGCCGTAGTTCAGCACCTCGGTGAATGCGAGTCGATTGCGTTTCAGAACGTTCTCTACCCAGTACGGCACGATGACCATAGCTTTAGTTTTCACACAAGACTCCTGATAAACGTCATAACCATGAATTGAGACTAACTACTTTAGTATCGCTACCAAATAAGAAGGGTGCAAAAAATACCCCTCATAACTATAATGTGTTGGCATGCGCAAAGCTAGTCACTGAGATAGTAAATAACCAAGCACACATTAACGACAGAATACATATTGATTAGGCTAATAATTCTTTGTTAGTCCTTCGATTAATGTGCAAAGGGAGGACAATATATCCTCCCTACCCTAATCATCAACCCACTTTTTTATCAACCCATGGACAACAAATTACTATTGGTGAAGTGCGTTACCTTGCTTTATCGTGAAAGTCTTCTGCCTAACCGCTCTGACAATTCTAACGATCTGGTACGCACTGTCCTTGAAGGCGTTAAAGCTCCCGAGATTTCAATCGGGATCAATAAAGAACGAGACGCAATCATTGCTCTTAAGAATACCACTCTTGAGATGTGTGAAAATGGTCTTGAACACGAATACGAGAAGTCTGAGCTCCTTCAACGCCTGAAGCTCAATACTTACGAAGACGATGCTTTGTATGAATCTTTCGTACAGGGGATTGAACCAGAGATGAGTGAGTCATCTCTTAAACGTACTATTGTCAATATCCGTAAGGGTTTACATAATCACTTTAGGGATCAGAAGATCGGTACGACGCTTCAGCAAGCGTCTAACAACTTTAACTTTCATCGGGATAAGATTAAGAACGTAAATACGTTCATTGCAGAACTCTGTGCACAGCTGGAGCCCTTCCAACTGAACACCATGAGCAAAGATCCTGCTGTGGTATCTGAAATCGATATCGGTGATGAGAACCAAACTGCCCAAGTATTTGAAGCTATTAAGAATCAGGAAACTGGTGCTAGTCTTTTGAAGACCGGTTGGAAGGAATTGAACCGGATGCTTCAAGGTGGCTTTCGCCGTGGTGAGGAATGGATGTTTGGTGCTTTGCAGCACAACTACAAAACTGGCTTTAGTCTGAGTATCTTTATTCAGCTGGCTTTGTATAACACGCCATTGATGTTAGACCAGAAGAAGAAACCTTTGCTGCTTCGGATTAGTTTTGAAGATGAGATTACGACGAATATGAATTTCGTCTACAAGTATCTCAAGTCTTTGGAACGACTGAAGAACATGCGTGGTAGTACCGATGAAGAATCTACTGATATGCCTATCGTTAGCGATGAGCAATTGGAAGAAGTCACTATTGGTGAGTTGTCTCAAGCTGAGATTGCTGCTTACGTCAAGAGCCAATTGCGTATTAATGGATACGAAGTAAGGTTTATGCGCGTAGATCCATCACAATGGACTTACATGCATGTCTGTAACAAAATTACTGAACTTGAAGCTGAGGGCTACGAAATCCATGCTTGCATGCTTGACTACCTTGCTATGCTTCCCACCACCGGTTGTACTACTGGTCCTGCTGGTACGGATATGCGTGATATGTATCGTCGTATGCGTAACTTTTGTTCTCCTCGTGGTATTCTCTTGATTACGCCTCACCAGTTATCTACCGAAGCAAAACAATTGCTTCGTGATGGTCGTCAGAACTTCGTACAGGAAGTAGCGAACAAAGGATACCTGGCTGGCTGTAGGCAGCTCGATCAAGAGATTGATGGGGAAATGTATTTTCATATTGAGAAGTACAAGAAGAAGCATTATCTAACTGTACAACGCGGTAAACACCGTGGAGTACCAGTACTGGATGATGAACTCAAATACTTTGCATTACCGTTTCCTAAGACGGGTCCAATCATCGATGATATCTGGAGGGATAACATAGCTGTGCGTAAGCTCGGTGGTGATCCAATCGGATCTGGCGGTGAAGAGATTCCATTCTGGGACTTTGGCAACAACGCTATTTAAAATCTTATAGAAAGCCGTGTGGTAACTCACGGCTTTTTATCCGATATTAAGCAAGACAAGAAAGCATCGCATGACAAAAGAATTCAACATCGATTTGGAAGAAATGAAACGCTTAGTAGAATCGTTTCAACCTAGTGTCTCTAAGAACTTGACCATCATCACAAAAAAAGAAGCAAAGCAAGATGTAGTCTACCATATTGCTAAAGCTCGTCAAAAGGAAATGTATCCTTTTGTGAGTAAGCGTGCAATGGAAGGAGAGGACAATAGTGTTCCTCGTGTACACACCAGTATGAATCTATTAGATTGCTTTATTGGATATTCTGCTGTAGCTTCTATTACTACTAGTGAAGTACCACTGGCATCTAAAAAGGATTCTCAAAAATCTGATGATCCTTATGCTAGTGATTATAAAGGTGGTTTTTACATTCATGAGATACCCTTCGAAGTAGCTCTGAAGCCTAATAAGAAACTAGTACCCGGTGCTAAAGAGTCTGATGAGATTTGGTTAGTCAAGTATAATGACCTGACTGCCTCTTATCCTGCAAGTATTGTTGGTAAGATGGTAATGAAGTCTGTTCAGTTTCTACCACGAGTAGGATTGATGCCAGAGGCTATTACTACGTTTGTAGCTGAGGTGACTGCTGGTCATGGTATCACTTTAGATTCTCGTAAACGTTTAGGTAAAGGCTACTGGAACGTTGTCTTCAGAGATAACACTGTAGATAAATATACCGCTATTACTAAACAGGAATATATGGAAACTAAAGAGTATTCAGCAGCATTGCTTTCTGAATACATTGAGGTTCCAAGGTTTCTGAAATGGTAGTAATTTTGAAAACAATAATATGAAAGTAAAAACTGCTAGTGGGCAACTATTGGTGGTTTTTCGCCATGGTACTGGGTGCTTGCGCTCGGTACTATGGTCTTTTTAAAGTATCTCATTTTAAACAAAAAAAAAAGAAGTAGCTAAAGGCTACACTAGGGTTTCCCCTAGTGTAGCACTTTATGCCGATTCTTTATCTTTATTCGGTAGCTGGCTCGCTACCGAAGATGGCATTCAGGGCTTTGGTGGCCAGGTAGACGCCAGTGACGGCGCCCACGCCAACCGCGACTGCGCTGGCCGTGTTGTAGCCGATGTCCTCCCAGGACTTCTCCCGGGAAAAGGTCATATGACCACCACCAGAGGTCTTACTCTTTTCCAGTGTATTGATGCGCTTTTCATGATCAAAGATAACGTCTTCGATCATGTTGATACGCCCACGCACATTCTTGACTTGCATGGGGACTTCGAGAGAAGATTGAGCGTCTTCCTTCCAAGCCGACTCGTTGCTGAAAAGGCGACTGATCGCCGATTCTACAACGGGTGCTGCCGTGGCAGTTGCAGTTGCTTCAGGTGCTACAGCTGCAGCTGGTGCCACCGGAGCAGCAGTTGCTTCAGCGGTGGTGACGTTGCCCACGATTTCGGTCGTGGTGGTAGCATTGGTAGTGGTGTGCGTTGTCTGGACAGGTGCGTTCATTTGAGTTTCTCCTTGGGGAACAATAACAGGGTTGGTTTTGGTTTGGATAGAAGGCATACTCACGTCACCACTCTTCATGGTAACATGGAACACGCCTTCCTCAGTGATGTCGATACTAGAAACACCAGTCGTATCAACGACACGGGTATTCTCTGCTGCGACCTCAGCAGGTGAGAGGGTGGTATTGAAACCGCCCTCTTCAATTAGTTTGCTAAGGGATTCGAGTCCCTTAGCGGTTGGCGTTTTAACGGGTTTGCCACCCGAATAGACTGCCATAGGCTTCTCCTTTTTAGTTGAGGGTAAATCCCTACCCACTCTCGTAGGTAGGGATTGGTGGTTATTCCGTAGCCTGTTCTTCAGGCTTGACAGCTGGCGCTGCCTTTTCGTTGCACAGCTCATCGAAGGCCTTCGCTTCTGTCTTGAGGCTGTTCATGTCGAACAGCCCCTTGGCAGCCTTCACCAACGACAAGACAGCATTCACCATCTTGTAGTAGCGGGCAACAAACTTCACAGCACCCATAATAACCTTCTCGTCAATGATGAGAGCTGCTTCCTTCCCGGTGGTCTCTACGCTCCAGTGAGCGTACTCGGTGTTAGATTTAAAGCCGATTTGGCCAGCATCGAAATCCTTGAGCTTTTTAGCTCCTTCGACATCACCCGCCGTCATGGCGAGTTCCACAAGCACCGGACGCATTTCTGCGATCACGTTGGCTGCCACTTGGGTGTTGATCGTAATGACCAAGGCGTTTTTAATGTTCGATTCCATCTGAATTCTCCTGTTGAGGGTTAATTAGAATAGATACCGTTACCTATTCACTGCTACTATATATGACTGAATATTTTTAA